CCATCTTCTAATATATTATTTATCTTTATCGATTCTTGATTTATTAACTAATTTAAATTTTCTTAACCTCATTTTATCAATTTTATTATTCAACTTTTCTATTTCTAAATCTTTCTTATTACTTTCTTTGTTATATCCATCTTCCAATAATTTTAATTCTCTTCCTAAGACTTCTTTATTCTCTATCTTAATAGATATTATCTCATTATCTTTCTTTTCTTCTAAGGTCTTAATATCTGCCTTATATTCTTTAATAGATTGATTTTTATTTTCTATTTCAGCTTTATGAAATAGAATTCTTTCAGTATCATTATTAATCTTATCCTGTAATTTTATAATTGTATTCTCTAAATTAATTTTATCTGTAGACAGTCTATTATTATCTTTCTTTACTTGCTCCAATTCTTTTTCTATTACTTGGTACTGTTCTTTATACTCTTTATATTCTGCAAGATTGCTTAACAACATATCATTCTTTTGCTTATATTCTTCAACTATTAATGTTTTATCTTTCAAATTACTTTCTAATTGCTCCATTTGTTTATCATTTTTTAATCTAATATTAGCTAATTCTAGTTTATTACTATCATTTGTCTTTTGTAACACATTTATTTTAGTGTAAACATCTTGTAATTCTTGTTTTTGTTCTGTAATAATATTATCTTTAATTAACAACATATTTTTATATTTTTCTTTTAGTTCTTGTAATTCTGAATCTTTAGCACCTAGAAAACTATTGCCCTGTTCACATACATTAATAAATATATTATAGATTCTTTGTGTTATCTCTTGTAACTCATCTGTATTAACTGCAAATATATTATTTTTCTTTACATTTTCTAATTCCATAAGACTTACAACTTTTTTAAAATATTCTTCTTGTGTTAATCCCAAACTATCTAATTGCCTTTTAATATCTGCTTTTGTATCCTCTTTAACCCTATAACTGGTTACTGTACTTTTATTTGGTTCATTTTCATTGCTCATGGTATCACCTCATAAATTAATTTTGTTTACGTTTTTATTTGAGTAAACATGTTGTAATTACTTTATTTAAGTGTATACTTTATCCAGTTTATAGTCAATATAATTTATAACATAAAAATAAGACTAGAAATTCTAGTCTTAAAATAACTTCTGTTAACATTTAGATTTTAATAGGTTGCATGGTATAAATAAGTATAATTATTATTAACCATATTTTCTAATTCCTTATCTAATATTTCTAATAACTTGTTTAATTCTTTTTCACGTGCCTCATATTGGCTTTTCGTATTCATTATATATTCATCATAATAACCAAGTTTAATTGTTTTTTGTAATTTTCTTATTGCTAATTTTAAAGAATCTAAGTTAAATAAACTTGCACCTTCTTCACAATAATCATCTCCAGTAGTTTCTTTTATAGAGTCTATTATAATTTGATTAAATAAATAATCATCAGTGTAAAATAAACATTGCTCAAACTTTTTCCATTTTTCTTTATCATCATTTAACACATAGCAATAGTAATGTTCCCTCCAATCTAAATAGTTTTCTCTATCTATTTTTGATACTTTTTCTACTTTATATTTGTTTAAGTCTGCATCTAATCCCATTTTTTATTCCTCCTTAATATTAATTGATAATCATTTTCGTTTTAAAATATAAGTTTTAAGTAAATAAAAAAGAACCCTATTAATTAGAGTTCTTAATCATATTTTTATAATTTTTCTTCCAACATCTTTTTAACTTTTTCAATATGTTTTTCGTCCATTGGTTTACCAGTTGTATTCAATTTAATGAAATATCTTAATTTTTGTTCCTCAGTTAAATTTTCTGATTCTCCCCATGATATAGAATGGTTTTCTATATAGTCTTGGTCTCTAGCCGATAAGTCACTAAATTTACATCCTTTATATTCAAACCTATCTTCATAATATTCTAATAATGTAGTAAGTCTTTGTTTCCCATCTAGTACTTCATATTTATCTAGTATATAATCAGGTTTAATAAAAGTAAATTTTCCTATATCCACATTATTAAATATGCTATCTATTAGTGTAACTTTATCTTCTAAATCCCAGACTAAACCTCTTTGATATACTGGCTCTAATTCAAATCCAAAATGATATGCATGGTTAAGTAACGAACCAATAGTTCTTTGGCTGTAATTGATTCTAACGTCGTCCTTTTTGGCAAATAATATTTTATTATTATTGAATTTTCTTATTTCTGTCCACATCCATACACCTTTACAATGTTCAGTAGTTATAGGATTTCCATAATTATTATTTATACTTGTATAGTCTACAACATAAAATTTTCCATCATCAATAATTTTATCTATTGTTGCATCTTTTAAATTTCCTATATTAACTTTATCACCTATGTTATATCTATAAGTAGGTTCTGGAATATATTCAAAATCTTCTTGTAGTCTTTTTAAATCACGTTCTACTTTCTCTCTTTGTTGTTCTTCAAATGTTAATTCTATCTTTTTAGTTTTCGCTTTAGCCATTGTATCCACTCCATTCTTATTATTTAATTATACTAAAATTTTATGTATCTGTCATTTCTTTATAGTGTAATATATTATTTTAATTTATTGTTGTAAATAATATCCAGTTAAAACAAGGATTTGATTGGAATTTAATTACTCATTAATGCTACATCATTCATAACACGTTTACCAAAATCAGTATTTTCAAACCCAATTTTTTCAGTTCTTTTCAATTCCTTTTTAATTTTTTCTTTATTTATTCTAAGCATATCTTCAATTCCTGTTTCTTCTTTTAATTCAATCTTATCAATTCCATTATACAAATACGCTCCACCTAAACAACTCTTATCTTTTATCATTTCTACATTATTGATTTTTAATTTTCCCATTCCATATTTTAAAAATTGTCTAAACACTATTTGTATAGAACTTTTTTCAGATTTACTAAATTTTTTAACTGGTTTACCATTCAACCATGCGTAATAATATATTCTATCCATAACATTTACCACCTTTTAATTTATTTTAATTTATATTGATTATGTATTTTCTCAACGTTTATCTTAATATTAGTATATCAGTTATATAAGGTACTGTCAACAAATTAATGTAATTGTTTTTAATAAAATAAGTTTTTTAATTGGATATTATTTATTCTATTTATAGGCTCATAGCTGAATTTTACTTATATAGGTGTAATTGTATTCCTTCATCCCTAATAGTGCCTTAGAATCCATTCTGACGTTATAATATTGCAGTAAAATTATTTTTTCTTGTAGTAGTTAAAATAATAATAAAAGGAACTATAAAAAATTTTATTTATAGTCCCTAAATCTATATTTAATTAAATGACCAATTAGAAATGAATGTACTAGCTGAACCGAAAACAAGTGGGTTTAAATCCTTATAAGAAGAAACCTCAAATTTTTCCGAAACATTAAGCCAAAGGTTTTTAAAATATTTTCTTGATTCTGTTTTATATAATTTACTATGTGCTCCACCTAAAATTGTACTTACTCTTTCTCTAGCTTGTTTTAATAACTTACTAGCTTGATAACTATTTATAGTTGAAACATCAATAAATGAATCTAATTTATTTTGTGTACTTGTTAATTTTTCTGTATTGTTAGTTATTTCATTTTTTAATTGTGATACTTCATTTTCTAATTTAACTATTTGACCTTTTAAACCAAAATCCTCAGCAAATTGTTCTTTCTGTTCATCAGTTTCAAAAAATGCTTTATAAAGAACATCTTTGCACTTTAGCTGATAATTTACTAATCTTTCAACCGCTTCTGGGTTTTCTTCTTTCATAGTTGGAGTTAGCGAAATCTTGGCAAGCCACAAAGTAACATAATATTCATGAATCGCAAATACATTTTGTTGACCTCCATTTGTAGGGAACGTCATATTTGTCATACCCTTTGATAAAACCACGTCATTTTTGATATTTTTTATTTGCCTATCTGCTTGACCTATTGTTAATCCAATATCCGTACAAGCTTTCTTTACTCCTAGCCACACTTCTCCTTTGTTGTCTTTAATTCCTAAAATTTGTCCGCCTTCAAAGTCAATTAATTTTTGTTGTAATTTTTCTTTTTCCATTTTATCATTCTCCCTTTATGTATTAATTTGTTAGCATATAATATGCTTGTATATAAGTACCATTCATAGATACTCATACGCCTACATATTATATTTGCTCTTTAGTTGCTTTGTATACTGTTTCGTCAGGCTCGAATAATGTTAATCCTGCATTTAAAATACTTATAGCATTTACGTTGTTTGTTTTATAAAAATCTAAATCTTGTTGCAATATCTTCATATATAATGTGCCACCACTATAGAAACACTCTTTATCCTCTATTGTATCGAAACGAACTTTTAAACCTATCTTTTCATATTTAATTATTGTTTTTACTACTTTCATTTTATACACCTCTTTCTATTTGACCATAAATCTATTATTAATATAATTTTGTTTGTTTTCACCAGGTAAAGCAGTAATTCCATTATTCATATGTTTAATTAATTTTTCTTTTTGTTCTTCTGTGATTTCTATCCAACCTCTAAATAAAGATTTATACATTATTTTCATAATTATTCCCCTTTTATTTATTTTCTTCTAGTAATTTCAACACTTCTTCTAATCCTTCACCCTTACCTACATAAAACCCTTCATCATAACCACTTGAAGAAGTTTTAATATGTTTATTTACTTCTTCAAGCATTTCTTGAATTTCATTTATTAACTTATCAATTTTTTTCATATTAATTCACCTCAGTTATTTTTCTATTATACATATCAACTAATTCTGGTTTTAAAAATCCCTTACAAGCTCCAATTCCATTTAATGCTCTTTTAACCCATTCTTTCTCAGTTATTTTATGTGGTGTTTTTAATTCATCTAATCTATAAATTTCTATTGCTAATTCTTTTCTTGTCATCTTAATCAATCTCCTTCATTCTTTTAATTTGTTTCAATCTTGTTTATTATGTATTTTACTTTAAAAGTTCCTCAAGCATTGCACTAGATTTAGTTTTCTGTCTTTACTTGATTGCTTAGAATTGTTTGTTCCTTGTCTATGTATTAAGTATATAATAAATTAATAGAAACATCAAGAAAATTCATTCGACAAAATTCTATTAAAACTGAGTTTTTATCAAGAGTTGATAATTATTTTCAATTACTAAGCTGATAAACAAAAAAGAGCTGAATCTCTTCAACTCTTACATTTTATAAGGTAGCAAACCAATTAACTCATTTTTGTTTATTTCTATTTTAACATTGGTTGTAACTGGTTTCCATTCATTATTAATTTTTTGCTTCATATCTTCTGTTTGTCCAATCTCAATAATTCCATTTGCAAGATTCTTAATATATATCTTTTGGAATTTATTTTGTTCGATTATTGTGTCCTTTGAACTATTTAATAATGATCTTAAATCTTTTCTATCCATTAAGATTCCTTCTTCATCATTTAACCATATTCCTACCATGTCATTACTTCTAGTATATTCAATTTCAATATTATTCATTTAAAATCACTCCTAAATATTATTTTTAATTTGTTTAACTTCTTGATACTAGTATATCAAATGTACACTTCATTGTCAATGAATTAATAGAAGAAAGTTTAAATAAAAGTTGACTTTTAATTGGTTTTCATTCTCATTCAGTTATGGTCAAAAAGAAAAGGAACTATTAATATTAGTTCCTTACTACCTAGTTATTTTTCTTCTTTCTTTTATATCTTTACTATTTGAATTGCAATAATGAAAATGATTTAGCCAATATAATAAATCACATATTACTTTATCTTTAATATTTATATTATTATAAAATTCATATTCTTCAAGTGCTAGTTGTATGTATTCAGCTAAGTCTTTGTAATTAATATTTTTATCTATTTCTTTTTTAATTATTCCTTCTTCTAAATCTTCATATATTGCTAACTTATCTATTAATCTTTGAAAATACTCTCCATCTGGACAATTAACTTTTAAATAGGCTTTTCCATTTAATATATTTGTTAATCTCTTTATTTTTATTGTATTAATAGAGTTGTTTTGTACTTTCTTTATATCTTTAGTTATTGAATCAGTAATATCACTAATATCTAAATCCATCTGAATAACCTCCTTTAAGCTCGTAATTTGTAGCTTCTAAATATCCATCTATGAATTGTATACAAGTATTACATGGTTTTTGATTACCATTTTGCTCACAGTATTTGCAATCTTCGCACAAATTCTCTGATATACTAAAACCTCCTTTTTTAATTTAATACATATTTATGTCTTTAATGTCACAAAAATTTAACCATGTTCCATCGTATCCAACATCAATTAATATCCAGTCATCTTTAATAAAATCAATAGATACTTGTTCAAAATTTTTACCACTCAACATTTCAATATTAACTATATTTTTCACTTCAAAATATTTATTTTTAACTCTTAGCACTTCAACTTTTTCTACTATCATTCTATTTTTCCCTCCTTTCTAATAGTTTTAATCTTTTATTAATTAAATTCAGCTCATCAGTAAAATATTTAATTTGTCCTATATTCTTTAATTCTAATATCTATAGATTCATCGTATCCCACATCTTTTCCTCTAACACTTACTTGTTTAGATGTAATATTATTTCTTTTTAATTCTGCTCTTATACTTTATGCCTTTTCTTTTAAAGTTAATCTTTCCATGTTAAAGTACCACCTTTTGAATTATATTTTATTTTTATTCCTCCATTAAATCTTTCATATTTTTATTTTTCAAAAATTCATCATTTTTAATTACATTTCCCCAATATAAATTCTCTCCACAGTTTGGACAATAATTACTTTTATACACTATTCTATTGCATTTACAACTTTTACATTCAAACCAATGAATGTATTCATCATCACTGAAATAATATTTAATATTTACTTCAGTTTCGAACTTAATAGGTTTACATTCTATATATTCACTACACAATTTTGCATCTTTACAATTATGACAATTAAATCCTCGCCCTCTGCAATGTAGTCCTGTATCTTTTAAATCTTTATTCATATTTAAATTCCTCACTTTCATTTATTATCATTTATTTTATTTTCAGATATTCATAAGCCTACATGTAATTTTAAGTTATATTTTGTCTATATTAGCTTTTGTCTTTTCATAAAATTTTTCACTTCTGAAACGTCCCAAATTTCTTTTTCCCATTCTCCAATATTTTTACTTAATGAAGCTTCTACATAATCAAACTCAACTGTAACTCCTTCTTTAATTAATTTATCAAGATATGAACCCTGTCTATATAATTCCATTTGATACATGTTATTTTGACTATCTATGATAAATGTACCTACTTTATTTTTTCTAAAACATAGTTTTAAACCTTTTGTTTCTAACTCTGATATTATATTGTTAAAATTTACTGTAATATTTTTTTTCATTGTAAAAACTCCTTTTCACCTTAACCGCCTTTCGGTCGGTGGTTTTTATATTCTGTTAATTTGTTTATGTATTTCTTAATATTATAATATCATACCTATATATCAATTGCAAGAATTATTTTAATAAATTAATATAATAAAACATTACTTAAAATTCTTATTTTATTTACTCTTATGTTTGTTATGTCTTTTTGATTGCTTTGACCAATGTGGTTTGCTATAATCATGGATTCCACATTCTTTACATTCATCCCATAATAATATTGTGCCGTCTTCCATCCAATCACCAATATTTAAATACTTACAATATCCAGATAACTGTTTATGTTTTGTTTTATTAAAACTTAACCATTTACAGGTTTTAATATTTTTATTTTCATAACAATAACAAGTATCTTTAGGTATCCATTTTTTCATTGCTCTTTTTTTCATAATTGATACTCCTTTAAGTATAATTTAATTTCATTATTTAATATATCAGTAGTCTTTATAATTCTAATGTCTGTATTAAACCTATCTAAAGTGATCCACTGGTCAAATATACAGTACTGATTATCTTTAACAAATATATTTGCGACTTTTCTTATATCATTGTAATAATTTATATTATTATTTCTAAAAACTTATTCCTAAACCTTGCTTAATCTTATTTCTTCTCTACGTTCTTTGAGTAGATGTTTAAAATCACCATTTCAATCACTTTTAATGAGTTTGATTCATCAACATAAATATTTTCATAGAAATCAACCTCAGCTTTTAAATTATCTTGTAAAGGTACTATAAATCTAAATTTACTTATTAAACTATTAGGTTGTCTATTTTTATATAAATCTTCATATGTATCTTTTGATATTTCAACTTCATACTCTTCTCTAATCTTATCACCTTTACTTTAACAGTTAAATAATATTGCCAACTATTAATTTCTCATATTCTTACTTCTGGTGTGTAAGATAAATAACTTTGTTTTATTAATTTACTTGGATACAATATCCACATGTTTTCAACGTTTCCATTGAATAAAAACTTTCTTTCTATTTCCATATTATATACTCTCCCTTATTTTTATTTAAATAATCCATTTTTAATTTTGTTTTTTATATTACAAAACATCTCCTTATATTATTTATTTTATTTACAAAGGGTATACTACTATTAAATAATATACCCTTATATTTCTACCTGTTTGCAAATTCTGCTGGAATTAATGCTTTAAAATTAATGTATGTTCCAAAAAATACATGCATAGCACTTTTAATTTCTGATAAACTTGGTTTTGATATATTATAAATATTTTCAATTGTATCAGCATCTGAATTATTTACATCTTCAAGAGTGTTAAAACCAGCTCTTTTTAATGTATTAAATGTTCTTTGGCTAATATATCCATCACTTAATAAATATTCCACGTTGTGAACATCTGACAATGTATATAATTTTGTTGATTTTCTAAAAGTCTTAGCAACTCCACCGTTTTCTTTCCAGTGGCTTTTAAAACTTGAGAAATCACTTGCTAAGCGTACTGTTATAGATTTTTCAGTTTCTTTTTCAATTTTTATAACTTCAAATAAAAATCCATCTGTTTCTGGAATTTCCATTCCTACCTTTAATTCACTTGCATTTATTGTTATTATCATTATAATCATTCTCCTTTTTCTGCTTTAACTCCGTGTAGGTGAGTAGCTATTACTTATTAATTTATTTATATATTATTAATTTAATATTGTTGCTTTTCTAGCTACAAACCACATAGGCTCTATTCTGTCCATTATCAAAGTTTCATCTAATGTCATTTGATAACGAGGATTGTTTTTATTGTATCTATCTAATGACTGTTTTCTTTCTTCTATTGTTTCTAAATCTATAACTTTTAATGTATATTGTGGTGTATCACATGCCTCTGAATATGGTTCAATTCCAATTACTTCATATGTAGTATTTCCCATTTTGCATTGAGTTCCTATTTTTACAGTTTTAATTACATTTTCAATTTTCATATCAATCAATCTCCTTTTATAGTCATTTAAGACTTTTTTATATTTATTAATTTATTTCCTTGAGATAATAATACTACGTTTTGATATGTTTGTCTATAGTTTTTAAACAAATTAATAAAATTATTTTTATATAAAACTTATGTTTTATCACTTCTTTAAATTGTGCCAAAATTTATAATCTATTTAATTTTCTCCTTATCATTACCCATATATTTCATCAACTCCATAAAAGTCAAATTCTATTTCTGATAATTTGCCATCATATTTATCATATTGTTTTGTATTTTCTAATATCTTCTTGACTTCCTCTAAAGATTCTGCTCTAATTAATAATATTTTTATGTCCCAAACTTCAAAACCAGTCTCTATATACTTAAATAATTTCATAAAAAATTCACTTCCTTTACCTTTTTATCTCATTTATGAGCTTATTGTAATCTATAATTTATTTAAAATTATATGTTGTTTAATAATGTCCAAATTCTTGTTCTGTATCATACTCAAACCAATCATTAAAATTTTGTTCTTCTTTTGGAACTCTTTCTATTAATGGTATGGCATGGTTTTTGTTATACTTTATTTTGGGATTCCCTTTTCTATATATGCTACCACTTACATGACAACATATCACTACATCTTTAAATTTCATAATTTTAATTCCCTCTTTCATTTATTAATTTGTTTTACTTATTAATATAATTATATCAAATACGCTGAGAACTACAATGGTTTTTAAATAAATTAACAGAAAAACAATTCAACATATACTACTGAAATAATCATTTTATATATTAAATTGCTAAAAGAGTACTTATGATTTCATCAATAACTGAGATAGGTGTTTTATTTTCCTTGTTTCCTGTATTGCCAATATTAATATATTCATCTTCATCAATAAATACATTATAAATATAAACTTCTTCTCCATTGTCATCATCTTCATAACTTACGCCAATACTAATATCACTATTATCTATATTTTCTATTGTATTAGTTTGAAAAATGCCCTCATTCTTTATTAATTCATTAAAAAATATTTCTTTATTAATAAATTCTAAAATCTCAGATGAATTTTTTGTAAATTTCATAATATCTACTCCCTTATGTACCTTAACTCCCTTATAAAGGTGAGTGGCTAATGTTTTAATTTGTTTCTATAATTACATTATACTCTCATTCTATGGTAAGTCAAGTATTATTTTAATAAATTAATATAATTATTTTCGATTAAAATACTAACTTTATAGTAATTATTTAGCTTGAATTACTTCATCATTCTGCGTAGTCACTGTTAAACTATCATCTACTTTATAACTGTCATTATCTGCATAGAATGAATATAAATTATTATCTATTTTAATTACAACTAAATTATTTTGTTCTGGATAAGTAGCAACTACACTTGCTTTATATTCACCGTTTAACGCCTCATGTACGTCTTTAGATTCTAAGTCAAGTATTATTCTATCTCCTTTATTCCATTGCTCATGGTCTTCTATAGCACGTTCAAAATTATATACTTTATTATTATATTCTGCTTGGATAAAATACTTATCAGAATTAATTACAGTTGCATTTACGTCTTGTGCCATTACTGGATTAGATGTAGTTAATAATACTATAGTTGCTATTACAAATGATTTTACAAATGTCTTAACTTGTTTAACAGTATTATTAGGTTTAGTTGTTTTTGTGGTAGCTTGGTTTAATTCTTCTAATTTGAATGATAACCAGTCAAAGTCTTCTCTGTTTTCTACTTCTTGTGATAATTCTGTAAAGATTCTATCTGCTTCAATTTCTTCTTGAGTTCCCTCTATTGCGTTTCTAAAGTTTGCTTTTGCTTCTTGATATTTAATGTATAGTTGTTCATTTGATAAGGTTTTAATTGATTCTTCATTTGATTTATTATATTTTTTTAATAAATTTTCCACGAATTCTTTATTTGCTGGAGTATTTTCATTTATTTCTTCATTATTAATCATATCATGAACATCTAATTTCATTTCACTTGCTTTTTTATCATCATATCCCATAATATTTTTCCATCTATCTATTTCTCTTTCAAAATTTAATAATATATCTAATTTACTTATTGGATATTCGTTCCATGCATAAGATTTAACTTTAAAATATTTATTTATTGTTGTTTTCATTTTAATCATACTCCTTAATTTAATTATTAAATATTTTTTATTTGCTTTAATTTATTTAACTTGTCTGTTTTATATGTAAGTTACAACTTTTAACTATTTAAATTTTATACTTGAACTATCCTGCCACGCATTCTAGCTTGGAGACTTAAAAGGTTTTATTAAGTTGTAACCTTGTCTACATTTATAATTATAAAGGATTGTTTTGTATTTGTCAATAAATTAATAGAAATACTTTGAATTGTTTTTCACACTGCAACTTGTTCTGATTTCTCTATTTCTGATAAATAATAATTTAATATTATTTTAGCATCTTTTAAAGTCGAACAACTACCCTTTTTAAAACTATTTCCATTTGCATCAACTGCAATAAAAGTTCCCCAAATATTTAATATATAATAATCTTGTGCATTTACTATAGTTATATAAGCAGTTTTTTCAACCAAGTTACTACCTTGAAAATAATTATTTCCATTTGAAATTGATACATTAACTTGTTTTTTAATTCTCTTATATTCATATTCTTTTTTATTTGATAATACTGCATCAATAAACTTTTTATCTTTTTCTTTTATTATTTTACCTTTTATATCCCCTAGTTTGCTTTTATATTCACTCTCTAGTGCTATTAGCTCTCTCATTAAGTTATCGTGTCTAGAATTCATTTTAGCGTCTTTACGTGCATTTCTTCCGTCTCTACCTGTTGTCATCCAGCTTGGGTTGTCTGCATTATTTCTAAGTAGTTTATAATAATTTTCATAGTAACGTTTCTTATAACTATTTAACCATGATTTATATTTATTCTTAATTGAATTATCTTCTAACTTATCTAATTCGATAATAAATTTATTTTGATAATTATTTAAATAATTTAATATTTCTTGTTGGTGGTCACGTTCTTTAGTTCTCATAACCCAATGACCATCATTTTCTCTTTTGCTTATTTCTTTAGATATTAGAAAATTTTCAGCGTTTATATTATCAATGTTAATTTCTATTGGTTCAACTTCTTTTAACTCTGTTGTATTGATTGTATTATTTTCTTGTTGCCCTTCATTATTTAATAAACCTATTGATTGCAAAAATTGTTTCGCTTGCTCTGAGTCTTTAGTATACCAACATTTATTAAATTTTGCCCACCTGTAACCATTTGCTTTTAACTGATTTCTAATTTCTTCACTTGGTTTGTCATTGAAATATAATTCTATTCCGTTCTTTTCTGTATTAAATTTAACTTCACAACCAATTTCATTGTTTATAGTTTGTTCTGTTGATTCTATTGTTATTTCTTGAATTGATTCAACTGCTGAAGTTTCTTTTGTTTCTGGTTCTGCAACAATTTCTATAACTTCAACTGGTTTAGATTCTTTTATTATATCACCTTTTTTAGTTTCTATTTTATTAAGAACTTCACAAACTTTTATTATTTCTTGAGTTAATCCTATTGTGCAACTATATTCATTACCTGAAGAAATAGTTTGACCTTTTTTTCCTAATTCCTTGATATATATTGTTTTATTTTCTCTAAATTTAACTAACCATATAGTTCTATTTCCTATGTATTTTTCTCCAAAAGTTCCAAATTTAATTCCATTAGGAAATTTAATAATTGAACCATCTTTTACTTCTTGATTTTCTGATTTTACAAATTCAATTACTACTTCTTCTGAGTTAATTCCATTTAAATACTCATTAACTTCCTTTTTAGCTTTCTTCAAATCAGTCACTATTTCTATATTCATATTTGGGTCATTTTTGATTGATTTTTCATTGTAAAAATAATATCTATATCCACCACTTTTTTCAGTTCCATCAAGTTTAACTTTAATTAAGCAATATTCATTTTTTACTATTGAATATCTAGCATCTTTCTTTGTGTAATCGTGAGCTACAACATATATATCATTTTCGCCTTTAACTATAGTTCCTGTTAATTTAACAAATTGACCTTCTTGTAATTGTAACATATCAATCTACCTCACTTCAATTATTTTAATTTGTTTACTTGTTCCCTATGTATCTATTATAAGTCACGACTTATATATCTGTCAATAACTTTTTTAATAAATTAATAGGATTATTTAAATATATTTTTTATTGCTTATAGATTGTTATATTTACGTGCTTTAACTTCTTTTATTAATTCCTCAATATCCTGTATATCTTCAAATGTTGCTTTATTCTTAATAAAACTTTTACAAGCTGATTTACTTTTTGTATAATTAACTTTATCCTTGTTCTTATCTTCCCATGCCTTAACTGCTTGTAATTGTGCCTTAGATGTTTTTATACCCTCCATTATTTAAACCTCCTTACATGGTCTTATATAGTCTTTATTTGCTTATATAATTATAATAGTATTGTTACATATTTGTAAAGAAAAAGAAGCTTCTCAGCCTCCTATCTTATTAATCAATAAACCCTTCTAACATTAATATTATTCCATATAACGCTTTTCTTTTTTCCTCAATTGAATTTGTATCGTTTAAACCATTAAAACAACTTCTATAATATTCTAATACTTCTACTGCTTCATTATTGTTTATTTCATTTATTAAGTCGTTCTTAAATTCTTCAATATTACCTTTGTAATAAAATACTAACCCTTCTTTAAAATTGCTTTCATATTTTACTATTTCATTTACTACCGCCATATTATTTTTCTTCATTTTAATCGACTCCTTTAATATTAATTAATTTATTATGTAAGTAGGTTATATTCTATTTAATATATAACCATGAAAATATTTTAGCTTTAGCAACTTGATCTTTTAACATTCTTTGTAACTCTTCTGCTTTAACTTCTTTGATTGTTCTATCCTTGTAGACTATAACTGCCATAAATATCATTCTCCTTTAAATTTATTAATTTGTTTTACTTGTTGCTAAGTTCCCTTAGCTGATAATATAATTATAAGTCATGACTTAGATTTTGTAAAAGTTAATTTAAGGTTATTTGGGATTGTTTATAACAAATTAATAGAGTTATACTTTGTTTATCTCTTAATATCTCCGTTTTACTATATTTTTAATTTTATTTTATCTTAATTTATTGATAAAAGAGTTGTTTTAAAGCAATATTGATTATTAGTATCATTTATAAAAATGCAAAAAAGAAAACTGGATTTTACTCCAGCTTCATCATATTTTTATTTAATTGTTTTATATTGCTTTTAAAAGTTTATTTTCTTCAATTTCATTTTTGAATTTCTCAATTATATCTGGATAATCTTTTAAAACTTCATTAGATACGTTTAACCCTGTCCATATTGCATCCATTATAGCAACTTTGTGTTTTGCTATCTCTGTTTGTATTCTTGTTCTTATCCATCCTTCTGGTTTTTCTATTTGGTCTAACCATATTTCTTTTTTATGTTCGCTTAAAGTATTATAAATACCATTTAAATATTCTTTCTTAGTAACTTCAAATATATTTTTCATATTAATCATTCTCCTTTTAATTTATTATTTATCTAATCCACCATTTTTAACACAATATTCTTTTATAATTTCCTGTGCCTTCTTATGAGCGTCTTCTAATTCTCCAGTATGTAATTGGTCTCCATTCTTTAGTGAAAACAGTACAAATTCTATTGTTTGCATTGCGTTTGTTAATTCTTTAATATCCATATTTATAACCACCTTATCTTTTATTTTATATTAATTTGTTTTCTTGAATTAATAATACCACTTTTTAATATTCCTGTCTATAGTTTTTAACAAATTAATATAAAAAGTTTTGATAAAAGGTGGTTTTTATTGGAAGTTAATATTTGTTAATTTATTAAAAATCCAATTATCTGACCGTAAGGGAAGAAAAGCGTAGCGGTAGCTACAAGACTGTTATCCACTAAATGTTGTATTATCACCTAACGCCCTAACGGTTGTTCTTTTGCTCGTCTTTCAGACTTCACAAATAGAATTGATTTATTTAATTGAAAAAGTGCCTATTTTAGTTAATATATATTATTACTTTTATATATATTCTATTTAACAGACACCACCTTCAACCCTAGTCATAGAGCCATTCTTTTTTGATTTTATAACTTCTCACTCTTTTAATTTGTTTAATTGTATTTGTTTTAATATGTAAAATCCTTTTATTTCTTTATATTTTAATTTATTTTATAACTTTTTTAAGAAAATAGGTTATAAAAATTTTCATCTTCAAGCCATAATGTTAATAAGTTTCTCATTCTCTTTGATGGAATATAAATTGTAATAGGTTCATAACGTCTTATTCTGCTTCTCCATAGCCATTGTATTAATTCACTTAAAGCATATAAGTCTTGATTGATTGTAATGTCTTTAGACTTAAAGAACTGGTCTATAAAAGGCTGATTAAATATATTAATGCAATAAGCTAAATTATATCTTTCTACATAATCATTAGTTGCTCTTAGGTTACAAGCAATAAATCCTTTTGTATATCCTTTTCCTTTTAACTTACTTTGTTGATCTTTAAAGGTTGTCCATAATACAGTATCACTTTTTGCTTTTAGTTTATTGATAAAGAAATTTGTTATATTGCTTTTTAATTGTTTAACGCTTTCTTTGTTAGTATCATTTCTAAACCAACTATGACTTAAATTATAATATTCTTCACCTACTGCATTAAGTTTTTCATCATCCATAAACGTTATATTTTCTTTTAACTTATCCTTTACTTCTTTTTCAATAAGTTTGTAGTTGTCATCTTTAGATTTAATTACATATGTATTCAATTTATTTAGATTAGCATAATAGTATTCGTATTTGATACCATTCATTTGATAATAATAACATTGTTCCTGAGCTTCAAATAAGTAAGTCAATATGTAAGCATCTTTAAAAGCTTTGAATATTTCAACTGGAAACATCCATATAAGTATTACATCTTTATAAACTATTATACTTTTGTTTATTGCTAAGTATTTAATATTTTCAAAAGCTCCGGTATATTCTTTTTGTTCATTCCATATTAGATAATCATTTTCAATTTTTGCATAACCATCATTTATTATCATGTTAACATCATTCTTACTTATATTACATTGCTCTATAACGTTAAATACTTCATCAAGGATTAATATATAATCATTACTTTTTAATAGTTCTACAGTCTGCATATTAGCTTTATGAAATAGTGCATGAGTACTTACAATATTTTTACCTTCTGATATTAATTTGTTTAAGTTGTCAAATTTGTTACCGTGTTGATTATATTTAGGTTCTTGGAATCTTCTTGACTTACAATTCTTTTTAACTCTTTCAACTTCACTTAAAAACGGTGTAATATAAATATACTTATTGTTTGTTGTGTCATGATTAATCATATTTATAATTGCACTTGTTTTTCCACTTCCCGGTATTGAATCTACTATCTTAATTCTACACATTTGTTTTATTCTCCTTTTTAGTTATTATTAAATGATTCCAATTGTCGTTAGTAACTTTTTTATATTCCATATTATAGCCTTCTAAATGATTTATAACTTCATGTATTTTATTACGGTTTAACTCTTCCCATAGTTGAGATTGTTCCTCCTTATTGAGTTCTACATTTAAATACTTTTCTATAATTGGTATATATTTTTCATATGTTTTTAACTTTTCTAAAGCAATTATACATTGTATCTTAAACCTTGTTCCTTCTAATGCTTTAATTTGTAATTCTAATAAGTTAACTTGTTCTTGTAATTCATTAATATTAATCATTATATTTCTCCTTTCTTTTATATATTGAATGGTGTTTCTTTGTAATTATCTAGTACAATATTAATATATTTCTTATCTGCTGAATAAATAATGTCATAGTTTTCAAAATATAAGTTATTCATTTCAAATACATTCTTATAATCTAATAATCCATCCTTAGATATCATTGATCTAACTGGATATATTACTAATTTGTCTAATGTCCAATTTTGTGCTAACATGAATCTGAATCTTTTATTCTTCTTATCATAGTATAAAATATCTTGTGTCAATATATCTACTCCATATTGTAAAGGCATTTTGTCAGCAAATATAATATATTTTCCTTTCTTTAATTCACTAACTATATGTAATATACTTGTTAGTTGAGTCATTTTAATATTGTTGAATTCTTTAATTTTTATCATTTTTCATTCTCCTTTTATTCTATTAATTTATTAATAATATTACTTTAAGAGTTACAACTCCAATATTTTTTGAAGCTATAACTCTTTATCTATATTAACCACTTAAAGTGGATTGTACTATATTTATTTATATTAAATAGATTTTTAATTATTTAGCTGATTAAAATTTAATTTCAATTGGTTTTAAGTCAGTTTCATTGAAAAAACCACCTGCTATTGAACCATCCTTAAATATAGTAAAATTCATCACACCTTTATGATATATACGTGGTATAGTCATAATTATATTGCCTATAGAATTAATTTTGTAAGTGATTTTATTTAAGTCATACCCCTTATTTTCAGCTCTGTTTAATACTTTCTTAATTTGATTTTTAATTGATTCATTAATCATCTTAATCAATTCCTTTCAACTGCCTTAACCTCTAAAACTAGTAGGTAGCTTTATTTTATATTTTCTATTACTTCTAGTTTTAATTCACTATTTAATAAATATTTTACAGTCATTTCAAATGGATATGGACTACTTGAATCTTGAAATTTGATTTTATCTTCATTAACTTCTAACACTAAAGCTAATTTCTTAGTTTCGTCTTCTTGTAAATCTTCTTCATCTTCAAATTTTAAAAGTTCTTTTGTATAGTCTATTAAAACATTATCACCTTTTTGGATTTTGCTAATTAATTCTTTTTTATTCATTTTAAAAACTTCCTTTCATTCCGTTAATTTGTTTATGTACTTCTTATCTCTTATATTATACTATATGGATATTGAAGTCAAGCTATTTATTTTTAGTTCTTTTAATTTGTTTTAATTATATACTATTCACATACTCTATATAAAGTATTATCATTAAAGAATTCAATGTCCAATTCTTTTAATTCTTGTATTATAAAATACTTTATATCCTCATTAACATTCCAGTTAAACAACTCACTAACATTATAATAGATTCCACCATTATAAGTTAATTGGTTTCTTATAGCTCTTGCAGTTGATTCAATATTGTTATTAAAGTTCTTATACTCTTCTTTAGTCATGTTATTATCTTTACAGTATTTTGCCATACTCATACCATATAACCTCTTTTACTTCATGTTAATTTGTTTTAAGTTTGGTATTATTGTTAAGTTTCTAACCACTATCTTAACTGGCATTCGTATCTAATACCCTTGACACGCTTGTTTTATTTTATACTAGACTATATAAGTTCACGTCTCGGACTCACCTCATATAACTCATTTTTGTTCGGTCTAGTAGGATAGCTTATTCTGGTCTCCTGTCCAGAAATGGTTTTTTCAGTTAAAACCGTTATTCTAAAAACTATAGCTTTTTTGTTTAAGAAAGCCTAAAACTGCTATGTAACTCTTACACACTTGAGAGATTATTTTTTACAAGTGGTTAACTTATATCTTGTCTACATCTATTATTATATATTAATTTGTTTATATCGTCAATACCTTTTTTATAGTTTTCTTAATTTATTTAAAATATATTTTTGAACTTATTTAATATTTATTATAGTTACATTTATATAGTTTATTTGTATTATCTTTTATAATAGCTCTAATGGATTATATAAGCCGTTAAACTGGTTTTATAATATAATTATATTAATACTCTATTAGTTCCAATATAATATAGCTATTAGAGTTTATATGACGTTATACTACTTTAGTTATGCAATTGTATTGTTATATAGTTAGTTGGTTATATAATCTTATTCTATACTTATATCATTTGTAGTTCTTATATATGTTAGTATAGATTATAGATATATAGTTTCATTATATAGTATTGCTATAAGTTCTATTGTATTGTATAGTAGTTTACTATGTTGATGCATAAGAGTTCTAAAATGGTTTTATAATTGATCCTGATATATTAGTTACTTACTTATAATATGTATTCATTCCAGTTAATATATATTAGACACTTATATAATATTGCATTGTTAGTTATTAATAAGTTATGCCTTATATAGTCTTTATGTTAGGTTATAACGTTGTTAGTAATGCAATTATAAGTGTTAATATATAAGCGTTGTATGAGTTTGTTAGGATTGTTATAATAGATATTACTATAATACAATGGTATCATATTGTTATTACTGCTTTATATAGATAGTTATTCAATATAGTTTCTAGATGTTAGTTGCATTATGATATTCTTATTAGTTTATATAGTTTTATATGTGATATACTATTTAATTATATATGTTATACTAATAGATTGAATATCGTTAATATTGTATACTTTATGTTAGTTATGGTTTGTTTAGTGTATACTATTGTAGTTGTGTATGATATATTAATGGCATTGTATTAGTGTTTATATTATACAGTTTGTTGTTGAATGTTTATATATGTTATACTTTATATGTATTGTGATATACTATAAGTGTTATAACAACCTCAGTTGCTTTAAAACGAAAAATAAACCAGTAAATTCAATAATAGTTCGTATTTTAAAAATCAGACCTTGACCAGTTCCCTATCGTATGAGTAGATAAAAGATTGATTTTAAGAATAGATATGTAACATTTGATACAATATGAGCATGATAATATCTAACATAAATCAGTAATTATATGCAAACAAGTTATATATGTACTATATTAAATATACATTTAGTGAAGTTGGTTTGTAACCGTTTGTATGACTAGCTTTGCAGGTTTTAATGTGCTAAAAAGTGGTATTTTTATGGTTTAGTTGTGTGGTTTATTGGATATAATTGTGCTGGTTTGTATGCTTATAGGTATAGGGGGGCGTGTTTTACATTTTAGTGTTCATTTGCTGAACGTAATAGTGCCACATCACATTATGTCGGATATGGAGGTTGGATTTTGACGATAGCATAAAAACACGAACATTAACCATTTTTAACATCGTTAAAGCAATCGTCGAGGCTTGTCATACCAACATGTTGAACTATTTAAAAATTAAAAATTTGAACATATTATCTATTAGATAATCCTCGAACCAAGTCATACCAACCTATAGAACGATACATACTAACAAACTTATAAATATAAGTAATCTTAAATACGCATTAACTACCCTTAACCTATTGATATCACAAGCCTAAGACCAATTATTTACATACAATAAAAAGAGACGCACTACTTGTCCTTATCGTACATCTCTAATTTCCAATTTATATATTTTAATTTATTATAGAATCTAATTTTTTGTGCAATCCTTGAAACCCACATTTTAAATCATATGGATATATGTATAAATGTTTATACCCTACTTTCATCAATTCTCCATATTTTATATATTTCTTTTTCATTTTATCCATATAATACTGAACTCCCGTAGATTTACTAATATCACTATTATTATACATTCCCCAGTACTCTACAAGATACGTACCTTTATTTAAGCAAACTATCCAATCTGGAGTCATTCCATTAATGATTATAGTATCTGGTCTATTTCGTTCATTATGTATTATATTACCCAATTTACTTCTTATCTGTTCATCTACTTGAGCTTCTTCTAAACTATCAAAGTTACTTCTATATGGATTTACATTAAAGTCCAATTCTATAAATTTATTAGGATAGCAATCATTAATCCAATCAAATAAAGTATTATAACTTTTTTTCTTATATAAAGCGTAATATAAAGGGCTGGCATTTTGATGTAATGCTGACTTTGTAACATACAAAGGTATTTTATCTATCGGAATATTTAAATCTTTCTCTATATAATATTTCATATCAAAAATCATATTGCCTTTGTTTTTATAATAATTAGTTGACTTCAATATAAATTTATATCCTGCAAATTTATTATTATAATATTTAACAATAAATTCTAAGGCTGTCCAATTACCACCAGTAAATTGAGCTAACTTTGCTCCCATTAGTAGTTTTTCATAATCTTTAAATGTTAATATATCATCAATATGTACATTATTTTCTTTAATGTATCTCTCAAATATATCTTTCCCCTCATCAAATGATAACTTGTCAATTGTATAATTAGGATATGACCAAGGTCTATTTTTGCAATCATTATTGCTAATGAGTTTGTTCAATTTTATATTGTCAATTTTATAAAATTTAAAATTAAAGTAATTTGTTATATAATCTTTATGTAATTGTTCCTTATTTATTAAATTATTATCATAATACCATTGTATTATTTTTAATTCATTATCAAGACTACCTTTAAATTCAAAAGATTTATTATGGCAATATGTATTATAAAATTTTATTATGTCTTGTTTATATATATTAAATCCATCATTACCAAACGCTTTATAGATATTTCTAACATATGAGTTATTACATATAATAGGATATGTACTAGTTTTGCAATTCTTACATCTATGAGTATAACCATCATCTACCCTATCATCTGGAAGAAAGAATTTATTATCTAAGGGAAACTTTCTCTCACATTTAACACAAGTATACCATTTTATATCTTCATTAATATGTTCAGACATATATTCTTCAATACAGTATTTCATGTAATCATCATATTCAACTTTTCTAACTATATCATATTTATTCTCGCATCCAATATAATCACAAAATATATTATGTCTTTTTAATTTGTTAATATCCTTATTCTTATTTAATTTACATTCACTCAAATATTTAATCCAACCATCTTTATTCATACAATTAGTCTCTTGTGGGCTTGTACCTTTAAAAGTATAATCAATAATATATCTTTTCACATAATACTCGTGTTTATTTTTTAAAATAGTAGGATTATAACTTTTTAATAGAAATTGCTCTACTACATACTTAATCGGATACCATTTCTCACCTCCTTCCTCACAATAAGGAATAATAACACCGTCTAACTCAATTTGCTTGTCCTTCATTTAACCACTCTCTTTCTTTATTATTTATATTAATTTATTAAGTTGTAAAAACCTTTTTTGAACAAATAGAAATCTTGTCCGTCTATTATATTACAACTTTTACCATAGTGTGTCAACTATTTATATTAATTTGTTTAAACGTACTAATTCATCTAACATAAATCCATAAAAATTTCCAATATAAATTCTAATCACTCTCTCGTCAATTCTCCCACTTTAAATTTAAACGCAACTACTATTACCTAAAATTCAAAATACCCTACTTACATTCAATGTATAAGCCTGTCTAAATTCTATATTTCAAATAAATAATTCAAACAAAAAAGAAACCATCTCAAACTAATAAAAGTTAAAGACAGTTTCTTAATAAGGGTTAGTGGTTAATATATCTAAAATATTAAAAACAAAAAAGTAATTGAGAATAGTATAATCTACACACTTAAATTATATACAATAACTCCAAGTATTACTATAAGAAAATAATACCATTTAGAATTAATATATGACGTATGACCGAGTCCAATATAGGGAGGGGTATATTTTAAAAATTAGAATCTAAGTACCTATATATACTACACTAGGTTATCATTTATTTAGTATAATTCTAGTACATGATATTCATTATCTATTTCATAATTTTGAGTATGATACAAATTTTCAATTACTTGATTCATTTTATCTACATCGTCAATTTTAAATTCTTCATTTGGATAAGCTTTTTGAAAATCTCTTTTAAAAGCATCAAACATTACTATACTACCACTCATATAAAAACCTTCTTTCGTTTATGATATTGTTATCTTGTGTAATAAATTAATGTAATATTCAAGTTATTAAAAACTATTTTATCCTATCTTTGATGGCAACTTAGTTATAAATTTAGCATATCCATCACTTGTCTTTATAAGATTTAAACTATGGTATCTTTTTAAACTCTCTAAATCTTCTAATTCATAAGGATCAAGCTCCTCTTTCATTTCATAATAATTTTCCTTAGTACATCCTGCAATTAGCATATAACTTGTATTTGCACTCTTTAATTCTGGTCTAATATATTTTATTTGCTCAAGTGAATGACAACTTATGATAGGTTTACATGTCTTCTTTGCTATTTGATTAAGCTTAGTTTTAAGGAATGTTTGAGTTGTAGGAACTTGATATAATTCATCAAAGAATAAATTTACCTTAATTCTGTCTTCTTCCTTTATGATAGAATGACGTTGTTGTAATGCTCCCCAAATTTTATTCATCCAATAATTACAATATACATCACGCTCTTCATCAGTACTAAACATTGTCTCTGGCATTCTAAGACATATCAATTGTGGTTTTTGTATTTCTTTTATTAGATTAATATTATGACTACAATCCTGTTTTAACATTAATTCCATATAGGTATTGCTTTTAATAGTATCTAGTCGGTTTAATATGCCTTGAATAAATGAAATCTTAGTTCCAATTACTTCAGATGGATCAGCTTTAGTACCCCTACTTTTATCATCTAATTCTTGTAATGCCAAAATATATTCTTCTAAATTTTCTAATTGATTCTTTGGTATTTTGTTCACAAAATGTTCTCTAATTTTATAGTTTTCTAACACATTAAATACATCTTTAATACTACCTTTTTGAATAAATACAATTAATGATGAAGCCTTCAAATATCTATTCATTCTCGGTTCTAATTCACTATTAATATTAATAGAATTGATATAGCTTACCAATTGTGATGTTTGCATTTTAGCACTTTTATATATTTCAAATTTATCATTACTATTAGTAAATAGTTCATTGAATCCTAAACCCTGTAGTTTATTGAAATCTGATAAATCAATATTTAAAATTTTATTTTTATCTATAATATTTGTAACATCCTGAGAAAATTCGCACTCTCCACAGAAATCAAATAATATAACGCATTCTCCTCCAATTATAGAATCTCTTGCTAAATTTTTTAATAAGTTAGTTTTTCCACTTCTAGTTGGTGCAATTATACATAAAGTTAAATTTCGGAAATCTTTATCCGTAGATATATAAGCTTTTTGAGGTATACCCTTACAAATATTATCTCCTATACACATTATACCTTGTCTTAATTCCAAAGGAACTTCGGTTTCTGTATTTTCTATATGGTCAATTTTATAATCTTTTAATAATGTATCTGCTGGTATTTGAATAAAGTTTTGACATTCATCACTACTACACATAGATATATCTGTTTTAAAATCGTAGTCTTCTATGTTTATATTATTTTTAACTTTTTTGTATACTAATTCATTATCTTCATCTAACACATGAAATGCTTGATTTACACTTAAAGCATTATTCTCTTGTCTAGTTCTATCAATACTTTCAGAGATAACTGCAATTTGAGTATTGATAATAGTAGCTTCCTTTTTAGATTTAGTTGCTTTAGATGTAGTAGTTTGTTCAGATAGAATAGACATAACTGATTTATATAGACTTACATCTTTATCAGAAGTATTTCCTCCGGTAAAATCATTCAAGACATCTAGTACACAATCTAATGTGGTTAATACAGTTCCTATAAGTGTTTTTACTATAAATTCAAATGATGTAGCTTTTTTTTCTAATGGTTTACTATCTTTAACTTTTTGCTCCATATCTTCATATCGTTCTCTCCAACCAATTTGAGTTATGGGCATAAAATTATAAGCTATTCTCACCTTGTCCTGTTCCTGCATTATATCCATAACATTAATAATAGAGTTTAAAGGTTCATTACTTTTTTTATCAACAGTTAAAGATAAACAGTCATTTTTTTTGTAGCTAAGTGAGTAAGTGGAAGAATTTAATGAAAATGTTGGTATTTCTTCCACTTCTTTTACTGTAGATTTATTCCATATTTCTGTAATTTTTTCTAATATAATAGATTTATAAACCGTTGGTACTAGAAAATAAAAACTAGCATTATTTTTTACTATATCTACAATATAACTTATTTTGAAATTAGTTTCTAAAAATATCTTTTTTTGTTCTCTATGCACTCTTTTATTTATTGCTTTGTAGGTATGGCTGATAGCTTTAGCTATATTAGAACTATTGTAATTTCTAATACTCCTATGTGGCATTATTTGAATGTATGTGTAAGTCGGATTTATTAATTGAAAATAATTACTTAATTTCAAAACTTCCATTATTTTATCCCCATTTTAATCGCTTGAGATAGTACATAAACAATAAAACTTATACTTGCAGTTCTTCCTGCTTTTTTAGAACCTGCCATGTAGAAAATTATTGCTATCATACAGACAAATAAACATATCCAGTAAGATGAACCTATTAGTCCCAAGGCTATATCCTTAAAAGTTGCAATTATTAAATCCTTTATCATATTAAAACGCTCCTTTCACTAAATCAAATAAATAAGGCATAAGGTATAAACTTGCATAAATCAATAGATATTTCATTATTATTTTTCCTATTTCAGCCGTATTATTTCCACCACGCATACCTGTTTTAATTATATCTGTTAACGCTGATATTAATGCTATCCAATAACCAACTTTTCTTATTATATTTAAAAATGTATTCCCCAATGCATCAATAGATCCAAGGTCAACTGCAAAAACATAGGTTGGATTACTAATTATAAATAAAGTTGTTGCAATTCCAATTACTAATTGTTTTTCGAATTTTCTACTATCTTTTATTCCTAAGTTTTCTAATTTTATATCGATTGTAGTTTTGCCACCATACTTCCAATCTAAAAATTGAGTACGATTCATTACTACTTCCATTAATAAATTCCTCCTGAATAATTATTTTGAATTTGGTTAGACTATAAATATTAAATTATAGGAGTTGATTTTATGACAATACCATTTGCAATTACATTAGGATATACTATCGCATACGGAGTTGCTTGTTTTGCAGTTTATTTTGGATAATATTAAATTTTTGTAACAATTTACTTTTTATTTTCATATACTTAGAGTGTACACGTACATTCGAAGTTATTTGGATAAAGTCTACTCATTGATGGGGTAGGCTTATTTTTGGGGATATTCAGGAGTTTTTAGTTCTTTTCCTTCAATTAAAACCTGATATAATATAGTTTTTATTGTTTCAGATTTTTCTTCAAGATTCTTTATTGCTAGGTAAAGTTCTGTATCTTTTGTAGTATTTTTATACGAAAATGTTGTTTGTCTATTCATACTTAAATTTTCCTTTCATACTTCTTATACTAATATTTTATGTAATACTTAATAAAGTGTTACTAAATTTATCAATACTTTTACCAAAACTTACTAAAAAACATTGAATTTTACATAATTATCAGTAGTTTTTATTAAAAAAGGTATAAAAATAGCACCTACTCTATTTTACTAAAGTAGGTGCTTGGACTTTAGTTATCTTTTGAAATCATTCATTGCTCTACTAAATAAATTATCTATATCATCATCATCTATAATATCTTCAAATTTAGTCTCTTCTATAGTTTCAGATTTTTCATTAGTTTTAGTGTTGTTAGTATGTTTGGATTTAAAAGAAAAACCACGATTTTTATTTTTTCCTTTTTTTAATTCTCTTTCTGTTAATTCTGATTCAATGTCTTCTATATCGTCATTTGGAGTTTCACAACCACCAAGACAAATTAAGTTACTTTTTCCATAAGTTTTAAACATTGTTTTATCAGCATTTATTAATTCAAGTATATCTGCTATATTGTATTTTTCTGTAACATTTATAGCTCCATACTCACAGTCTAAATCATTTGGCAGTGCAAATACACTTTTTTCTTGAGCTTCACTTATTGCATCCTCTAATGAACTATAATTAGTTGGTAATTGCAATACAATTCCATATCCTTTAGACGTAGTAACATTAGTTAAATTATCCTCATCTATACTACCAATTGCATCATGTCCTAACATACTATAGGATTTATTTATTAATTTAATTGATTCAGTATTAATTTCTTCATATGTGTCACGTTTGTTATTATTAATAAATTTTATATCATTAATTAAATTAGATATTTCTGATAATTCTTCACAACATTCTAAAGCATTTTTTAATTGTAAGTTGTCTTCCTTAAGACTTGGCAAAACTCCAACAACATTAATTATCATATTAGGAAATATCTTTTTAATAGTTCTTATAAATTCAGGTACAGTACCTGATCCAGTCCCTCCACCCATTGCCGTGAATATTAAAATATATTTAAACTGAGCATATTTTTTTAAAAAAGAAGCTAATCTAACTTGGTCATTTAATATAAATTTATTTGCTCTTTCTCTATTTCTTCCTGACCCGTCTGCTCCACCATAAATAAAAACATTACTATCAATATCAGCAAAACGAAGTCCTTTTATATCTCCTAAACTTGAATTAATATAAATACTTGTATATCTTTCATTTACTGTTCTCATTAAATCTGCTAATACATTACCACATTGCCCTAAACCAGCTATTAATAGATTATCACGTTTCATTATTTAACATCTCCCTTTTTACTATATATTTCTTTTAATCTTTCTACACCTTTAGGTAGGATATAATAAGTTTTTGTATTCACCAATTTTACACCTTCAGCTATTAGTTCATATTCCATTAAAGCATTTAATGCACGATTTACTGTGCTTGAACTTAAATTTATTTTTTTAGCTATCATATCTTTTGTCATTCCCCTAGCTTCACATAAACCTAAGTCGTCTTGCTTGTTCCTAACAGCACTTAATACTAAAAATGAGTTACTGTTTAAAATAGACACTTGGTAATACCTCCTTCATATGTTCGTATTTCTATTATATTCAAGTTATTATCAAAATGCAACCATAACTTTTTAAATATTATTATATCTATTCATGTATTAGTCATTACTATTCATAAAATAGTCAAATTAACCTATTAACTATTCATGTTTTGACTACTTTGTGAATAGTAATGATATTTATTAGAATTTTTATAGTTTTATATAAAATTATTTGGATATTACAAGAATTTATATGATTAATATATAGTTATTGTATAATTTATGTGATAATTATTTGAATAATTAAATTAAACTAAACTAAAATTACCAATATATTAAATTAAACTAAATTAAATATTTAATAGTTATAATGTAAATTAAACTAATACATCTAAACTTTTAAACTAATGTAATGTTATAATTTTACTAAATTAAAGTCAATTAATTTCTTTACTTTAATTTAATTATATGTTATTTTTATATTAATTTAGTTTAATAGGGAGGTATTATTAATGAATTTTGATGATGTTTCTTATGTAGGTGTGCCAGATGATTCTGAATGTATAAAAAATGCCGTTCAAATAGGTAAAGAATTAGATATACCACCTCATGTAATACGTTCATGGGCTGATGAATTTGAAGAGTTTTTATATGTAAAGAAGATAAATGGTAGACTAACGTATACTCAAAAATCAGTAGATCAGTTTGAATGGATAAAAGCTATGCGTGATAAGGGATATGGTATAAAACATATTAGAGAACAATTAAAAGTAAAAGGTTTTACTGATAATAATGATTTAGGCTTAATAAATACCAATGATATTAGTTTAATGGAGTCAATACGAACAGATGTGGGAATCGAAGTTAAAAATCAATTGAAAGATTTTTTAATGGAATTTAAAAATTTACAAGAACAAATTGAATTGCAAAAAGAAGAAAGTAGAAAAATAGAATTAGAATTGGTAATTGATGAGCATAATCAAATGTCTGAAGAAAATATGAAAAAACACATTGATGAAAAGATACTAAATCAAAGTAGCTTAATAAAAAATGAGTTTGAAAAAATCAAAGAAAGAGATGTAACCTTAGTTGAAAACTTAAGAGAAACACTTAAAGATGAGAAGATTAAAGCTTTGGAATTTGAAATAGAACAATTAAAAAATCAGCAACCAAAATCTTTTATATACAGAATATTCCATCTGAAGAAGTAATTAAGTAACATAAATATAATATTGTCGATTAAGGAATTATATTCTGACACTCTAACATGCTCTAGGAATAGAGATAGGAGTTTTAAGGTAATAGTTGTTGTCTTAAGATTTGAAGGCTTAGAAGTTACGATAAGGTGGTTTTAGTCAAAGGAATAATTATAAGCTATTTTAGTCGGTATTCAATCCAATTATTATTTAGATTTCTATTTTATAATGACTAAATACCGACTTACTATTTTAGGAACAGAAAAGAGAAGAGTTGTGTTGTTTTATTCCTTTTTAGTGAATAGTCTAAAGACTATTTTAAGAAGAGAATAGTTTAAATAGAATATAGGGGGCTGAAAACAATTGGTATAAGACACTTTGAAGTGCATTCGGTCGGTAATCAATCTACTATTGGTCGGTATTTTATCTGTTAGTAATGTGTTAGTAGTCGGTATTTTATCTATGTATAGTCGGTATTTTATCTATACAATGTCGGCATTTTATCATATAATATTACTTATAAACACCTAGATTCAACATAAACTGTGGAAAACTTACGCAACATATTGATATTATCGTAATTTTATTGTGGATAAACTTGTGGAAAAGGAGATTCTTATGGGTAAATCTAGTAGCAAAAATAAAGAAGCATTTAAATCAGTAATTGGAAAAACTAAAGTCATAAAATTAAGGAATGGTGAATCTATAATGGACGGAAACTCAGTTCAAACTCCATTTTTAGCACCATATCGAATTGCAAAAGATGATAAAGGAAAGCCTATGCCAATAACATTTGTTGAATATGAATGGACTGCTATTGAAGATGGTGTAGAAATAAAAAGGGGAATTGAAGTTAGTGGTCATGGTGCGTTAGGTGTACCTACCTTAAAAGACAAAGAGACTTTAAGAGCATTACAGGACATTTATGTATGGAGTAAAATAGATAAAGGTATACTAGAATTAGAAATAGATGAAAGCAAGGTTACTGAGTCTGACTTGATGATAGATTTTATTTCTATAGATAATATAGCGACCTCATTAGGATATAATAGTACTAGTGGGCAACAAAGAAGTGCTATCAAGGAATCTATTGAAAGATTGGTAGGTACAAAAATATCTAGCAAACACCATGGAGGATTATATGATCCAGTAAAAAAGAGATATATTACCGACTCAAAAAAAACTTTTAGTTATTTAGATAGTATGGAAAATTATATTGAATATGATTGTGATAATTGCTTATATTTTAATGGTTGTCATAGGAATACTGACAATTGTTTAAATGAAGAACATCAGAGAAAAGACGTTACTAAAATCAAAATGAGTATGTTTTTATATCTTAGTATAGCTAATAATTATAGACTTTATTATAATAGAGATAAAGCTAATGAAATCAAAAATCTAATTTCTAAAAATATATATTTAATTTCTCGTAAATGGCTAGGAGACGGGTATATATCTAGGGCTAATATACAAAAGTATATGGATAGAATACCTATGAATGCTAAACAGGAGAAACATAGAAAGCAAGCTATTAAAGAAGGTATAGATATTTTAAATGAATATGATTTTGTTGAATCTTCTATTGAAAAGGATATAATTAAGATTGTTCATTTGGATAAAAAACCGACTAAATTTAAAGAAGTCGCTTTGGATAAAATGCCGACTAAAGATAGTAGTTATTTTAAAGATAGATACTGTACTTTTAGTGAACTAAGAGAAGGACTATTAGAAATAGGAATTACTGAATTGGAATTTAGTAGTATTGTAGATGGTAATATTGAGAAAATAGAATATATCAAGGCTTTACTTAGATATGTGATGCTAAAAAATGCGTATAATAAAAATATAGATCCAAGGGAGTATTTTTTGAATTGTTGGTATAAAGAAGGTGGGATTACCATTGATAAGAAATATTATGATGAAATTAATTAAGTCGGTAATCAATCGGAATTTCATGTGTCGGTATTTAATCTAAGAAAAATATAAATAAAAGGACTAAATTTAATAGTCTTTTTATTTATAAAAAAAGAATTGATTTGAAATAAATTAAAGAAAATAATATTTGACATTTACATATAAAAGGAGTAATATATAAGTAAGGGATAGTTTAGACTGATCATCTAAATAAAAGACGTTTTAATCAACCTACGTTTTCCCTTATTCGTAAATAGGTTGATAATAAATTAAACAAGAAAGGTTGATTTAAAAATGAAAGAAAAAACAGAAATAGTAAAAAAGGAATTATCATTAGAATACCTACCACATAGAGGTAAGTTAATTAACTGGAAAGAATTAGTAGGTAAATTTGTACATTTTGTATATGGAGACATTGAGGGATTTATTGAGATTGTAGAATATTATATAGAAGAAAATAAAATTAAAACAAGATATAAAGACATAGAATATATAACAACAACTAGTAATTTTCAAAAAATAAAAATCTCGAATTGTTTAGGGATAAAAAGAAAAAACAGTAAAAAAGTAGGGTTTGAATATAATGTAGGGGATATTATAACCACCAATAATGGTAAAATTAAAATAATAAAACAAATTAGAGTTGGAGAAAAAAATATAAGAAGTTATGAGTATAAGTGCTTAATAGATGGAGATATAGATACCATAAGAGAATATGATTTAATTAAAGGTTGTGGTTGTAAAGTTTGTTCAAATCATAAAGTAGTGAAAGGTATAAATGACATTGCAACTACTCACCCATATTTAGTGAAGTATTTCAAAAACATAGAAGATACTTATACTCATTCATACGGAAGTAAAGATAATTTTATATTCAAATGTCCAGACTGTGGTTGCGAAAAAGAAATGATAATAGTATTTTTTATTAAGCAAAATTATTGTTGTCCTAAATGCAGTGATGGAATTTCTGTGGCACAAAAGATAATGTTTAATATTTTTGAACAGTTAAACGTAGATTTTATAACTGAATATAATCCTGATTGGATTAAACCTAGAAGGTATGATTTTTACTTTAAAATACAAGATAAAAAATACATACTTGAAACAGATGGTGGTTGGCATATAAAAGATAATAATAGAAGTGGACAAACCAAGGAAAAATCTAAGTCAATAGATGATTATAAGGATGAGCAAGCTGTTTTAAATGGTATTGAAAAACCAATTAGAATAGATTGTAATTATGGAAGTAAGGATAGATTTGAATATATCAGACAAAATATATTAAATAGTAAAAAACTAAATAAATTATTTGATTTAAGTAAAATTGATTGGAATAAATGTTTTGATTTTTCATTATCATCAAGAATAAAAGAAGCTTGTGAATATAAGAAAAATAATCCTAATATGGCTACTGGTGATATAAGTAAAATAATGAAATTATCACAAAGTAGTATAACAAATTTTCTCAAAGTGGGAAATGAAATGGGTTTATGTTATTATGACACTAAAGAAGAAATTAAAAAAAGTGGAAAGATAAATAGTAAAAAAGTTATTTGTTTAGATGATGGATTGATTTTTGATTCAGCTAGAGAAGCAGGACGATTTTATAAATGTCATGGAAACAAAGTTTCAGCAGTATGTCGTGGAGAAAGACAGTCTACTGGAGAGCGACATTTTTCATATAATAACATAACCAAATAACACCTTATATCAGATTCATTTACTTAAACATCAAAATAACCCTCAATTTCAAGACTTGTCCCATCAAAGGTATTAGTTGTTGTCTAAAAATAGAACGCCTTAGAGAGCCAAATGAATGCGTTTAATCCCTATATATAAATATATGCGAGATGTAGTAGAAATATTACATCTTTTTTATGTTTTTAATTATCTTTTAATAAAAGTAGTTTTGTGTAAGAAAAATCATAGATTAATAAATTAATAGAAATAAGTATTGAATTAATTATAATAATATGGTAGTATAGGAATTAGGAAAGGAGGGTAAATAATGAGCGAAAAATTTATAATGATACCTAATGACTTTATAAATGGAGATAAAAAATTAGAATCTAATAAGTTATTATTATTAACTATATTACTGCAAGGTAGAAGTGGAAGTGATACTTGTTTATTTAGTGTGAGATACCTATGCCAAAGATTAAATACAACTACTGGCAATACTAATAGAACCAAATATATTATAGATACTTTAAAGTATTTTCAGGACAATGAAATATTATTCTTTAGTGATAACATAGAATGTGATAATGAAATAAATATAGAAGAAACAACTAAACAAAATAAAACAGATATATTCTTTGCTGAATTAATAAATGATATGGAGAATAATTTTACCATACTATATTATAAAGAGTTGAAAGCAATATTGGATTATTGTAATGATCATAAAATTGACAGATATTTAATTACACATTTATATCTATACATAATGAGATTAATAGAAAATAATGAACAATCAGAAATATATAAATTAGCATTTCCATCAATAGAAGGAATAGCCGTATTATTAGATATAAGCGAGAATACAGTATTAAAATACATAAAGGCTTTAAAAGATGGAATGGGATTATTATATTATGATAATATAGGCTATAAAATAGTTAATGGAAAATATAAAGCAACTAAAACATATTATTGCAGAATGGTAGATAAAGAATTATTAGACAATAGAATATTAATTGAAAATAAAGATAAGTCTGTAATACCATTGAATAAGCAAGAGAAAAGTAAAATAAATAATAAAAGATCATTAAAACAAAAGATTAATATTTTAAATAAAAAGGTAGATAAGACAGAAAATGAAATAGAAATATTAAAATCACTAGAAGACCAATACAAAAAACTAATAAAATAAAAGACACAAAAAGAAAAACTAATGCGTCAGCAAGAAAATCTTATTAGTAAATTTAGTTATATTAGTATTTAGTATTATTAGTTAACTTCATTCTGAATGGGTCTCAGACAAAACGACTCAAGTCGGAGTTTGCTGATAACAATAAGGTCTTATAAAATAGATATAGTCCTTTATGCTCTCAGACTAAAATGACGTTATTTGACTTGATAGTGTTAGCTAAAAAAGTGCAAATCAACATTTAAACAAATTAAAAGAAATAAGCTTGACAAAGTTAAATAATAGTAGTAGAATAAAGATATGGAAAAGATAGTAATTAAATCACTAAACTTCCATAGTAATCAATAAACAAATTAATGCGAACAGAAAGAAGGTGAGGATTATGAGTAATGTAATTCAATTTGCATCATTTAAATCAAGAAAGGAGGAATTAGACTTATATGAAAGGAATCAAGCTAGATTTGATGAATTGAAACCAAGGAGTTTTAGTCAAACTTTGAATTCTGAAGAAGAAATTGAGTTTGATGAATTATATAACTGGTTACAAATACATAATACAGACAAAAATACAACAAAAGTGGCTTACTAGAATAAAATAAATTAATAGTATTAAAAAGGAGTGAATTAATTGGTTATTGTTATAGATTTAGATAGTACAACCATAGATACTTGTAAATCAATAATTAACTTACATAACAAACTAAATGATAAAAAGATATTATATCAAGATAATTACACATGGAACTTCTCACCGATGATAAAAAACAAGGAAGAATTAAGTGAATTGTTTAAATTATTTGACCATGAGGATTTCTATGGAGATACATTAGTTGTATTTAATAAAGCTATAGAAATAATAAAGGAGTTATCTAATGACAACATTGTAAAAATAGCAACAAAACATGATATGTTAAGACGACCAATAACACAAAGATGGATAAAAGAAACTTTTCCAAATGTAGAATTAATATTTTTAGACAGTTTTGATAAATCAAGCGTAGGTAAATGTGATATATTCATTGATGATAAAATAGAAGCAATTGAGAGCATGAATGGTTTAGCTGATTATAGAGTAGTATTTGGAGTTTATGACTGGAATAAACAATACAATGGTTTAAGATCAAGTGATTGGAGTGAATTATATAAAATGATTAAAAATATTGAGAATACAATAAAAAATAACAAATTAATAGAAATAAGTAATAATAAGAAAGAAAAGGATGGTATAGAAAGATGGGAATTTTAAAAGTAACAGAACAAAGGAAAAATTTTAATAGAGAATGGAATCAATATTTAGGAGGGTTTTACGATGATTACAGTTATTTAGATGAATATAGTACGGGGAGTAAGTGTGATTGGATGACGGAGGCATATCTACTGGGTATAGATGTAACAGGGAAATTAAAACCATCAGACATACATAAAGTTAAGAGATATAATAAAGATAAGTAATACATATTAATAAATTAATAGAAATAAGGAGGAAATATAATGTTAAAGTATCGTAATACATATAGGGTGGTAGTTGAGTTCGATAGAAATACATTACAGCCAGCAAATAAAGAAGACTTATACATATATTGTAGTAATAAAGGACAAGTTTATCGTTATAATGAGAATACGTTGGTATATTATAGGGATGGTGTTCTATCGAATAAACTAATAGAGAAACTAGATAGTTTAAAAATTAATTATAAAAATATGACTCAATCAGAAGTATTAATACATTTTGATGAAAAAGATTTAGATAAGTTAGTAGATGTATTTAATATAAGAACTAGTGGAGCAGGAATAAGTCCATTTAGTCAAAAGAATTTAAAGTTATTTAAATGGTTTAGAAATAATGAAGATACATATAGAAAAGCTGGATTGCTAAATGAAAATAAAAGAGAGTTGTCTGATGAAGAAAGAGAAGTATTAAGACAACGTATGATATTAGCTAGAGAGAAACGTAATAGGTGTTAAAAAGTATTTACTCAGATTAAAACATTTAGTCTATTTCAGGTTCTAGCATACGTAGTCGAATAAGTTGTTAAGTCAATATTTTTATATTAAATTCAGATAAAGTTTTGATTTAATTATATATGTTATTAAATTAAAAATATTTGGGTTTTAATTTTAAAAATTAGTTAGTAATATACTTTGTTGACTAAGTAATAAAAACGTCTTAGAATTAAAATCTTTTGGTTTCAGTAAATAAAAACTGATAAAGAATAGTGTATTGTATAATGATTAATAAATTAATATAAATAAAGTTTAAATCAAATGCGTGTTTTTTTGGGAATTTAAAATAAATAAAGAATGAAAAATAAAGGAGAAATGTAAAATGGAAATGAGTAGTAAAATAAAAGAAATATTATCATCAGTAGATAATTTGGTAAATGAAATTAAAAGAAACGGGTTTGATATACTAGATGAATATAAAGTATTAGATAATAAATTTGAAAATGGAATAATACAAGACATATGCTTTGAATTGAAAGATAATCCATTAGATAGAGATTGGGATTACAACGGTTGTATAATTTTAATATTTGAGTATAAAGATGATAAAATTCAATGTCAAATTCAATCAGAATCAGTAACAGATGATATAAATTATTCTAATTTTGCAAAATATAATAATTATTGTGATTCTGAAGAAGAATTGCCTGATTTCAAGAATGAAACTGATTTTGACAATAAATTTTATTGTAATTTTAATAACCATTATGATACAAAGTATTTTAAAACTATTAATATTTTTAAAAATATAACAAAATATGTAATCAAAGCAGACTTAAATATTAAAGAATGTATTGAGACTCAAGAAAAAATTGATGAATTTGAATATAAATATTATGAAAAAATACTAGATTTAGATTCAGATAATAAATATGGAAAAGCTTATGATGAATTGACAGAAGAAGAACAAGAAGAACTTGATGATGAAAGAGAGGGTATTGCAACTTATAACATGATGGTAAGAGAAGGTTGGATTGATGAAGATTAATCATAAAAAAATTAATTTATAATAAAGGGAGAGTGACAGAATGTCTAAGCAATTGTATAGTCAAAGATTTATATTAAAAATCCATTCATCAAGATTAAAGTTAAGCAAATGGAGCTTGGATATAAATTTAAAAGAAGCTAGAGACAATGAAGAATTAATATCATTAGGGGATGGTCAGTTATTAAGATTCATAAGAGAAATACGAAATATTAACAACACAGAAAAACAAATTAAAGAAATCAAAAAGGAAATTAAAGATGTAAAAAATGATAAGAATAGTAAAAAAAATAAAGAAAAAATAATGGAATTATATAATGAATTGGATAAAATGTTATATATCAAAGATTATATAGCAATTGTATTTGATAAAAAATCAGATTTTGATAGAGCAACTGGAAAGAAAGGTGTATTTATAAATGGGAAGAGATATAAAAGATTAATTGGTACTACTGGAGGTGTAAAAGGAAATACAGTAATGTTTTGTACTGAGGAAATACATAAAGAATTAAATGATAGATTAGAAAATGGAAGAAAAAAAGACGTTCCAATAATACCAGCAAAGTTTGAAGCTTATAAATCATTATCTGCAAGTGTATCTACTCCAGTAACTCAAACAGATAGAATATTAGTTATTAAAGATGGAACTACTCACATAAAAGATAAAGTTATTAGAGTGTATGATAATGATAAAGGTGGATTTAAAGTAGACCATAATGTTGAATATGAAGCTGACAAAGACTTTACAGATGGCGGAGGAATGGTAAGACCTTCAATTATGGAACAATGGGCTATTGACTTGGGATTAACTAAAGGAGACGATAATGGGGATATAGTTGCTGATTATATCCCAAGTGGAGTAAACTCAAGATGGTCATATGAAAAAGGAATGCTAGTGACTTATGATTTTGAAATGTTTGCAAAAGAAATAGCTGGTACATATGAAGTTATAGATGCTTGGGGAAATAAACATGACATTAGAAACATTGATATTATATTAACTACTAATATGCTAAAACTATGGAACGCTTATGATGATATAGACGATTACTTGAACAATTGTAAAAAGAATAATTTTTTACTAAGTGTTACAAAAGTTACTCCTAAAGAATTAGAAATAAAAAGAAATATGAATTATCAATACTTACAAAGTTATAACTTATCAGATGAAGATATTACTGAATTAACATCCGAAACAGTAAATAATATAAAAGATGTTATAAGTGGTGATTATATAAAATCAATTCTATTTTCAAAAGGAATACATATAACAAAAGGCAATATTCTGAAATCAGATTATGATTATATAAGAGCTTTAACAATAGATAAAAGAGTGTTACAAGATTCATATGTTAAAAGTAAAATATATAAAATGATTGAAAAAACAATAAAGGAAGCTAAGAAAGGTGTAATTCAAACTAATGGTTCGTACTCAATAATTATAGGCGATATGTATGCACTCTGTCAGTCAATGTTTGGATTACCAATTACGGGTTTATTGAAAAAAGGAGAATTCTATAGTAGGACTTGGTCAGATAGGGGGAAAAAAGAAATAGTAGGATTCCGTTCACCTATGACTTCTCACAATAATGTTAGAAAACATAAATTAGTTGATAATGAAGAATTAAGAAAATGGTTTAAATACATAAGAACTATGACAGTGTTTAATGCTTGGGATACTACAACAGATGCTATGAACGGGGCAGATTTTGATTCAGATGCAGAAATAGAAATAGATGATGATGTCATTACTAGAAATACTAGAAATGAATTAGCTATTATTTGTGAACAAAAGTCAGCAAGTAAAGTAAAAGTTACTGAAAGCTTATTAAAAAAATCAAATAAAAATGGTTTTGGTGATGATATTGGAACTATTACTAATAGAGTTACTGCAATGTTCGATGTATTAGCTTCATTAAAAGAAGGAACATTAGAATATAAAGAATTAATGGATAGAATAATATGTGGACAAGCATATCAACAAGAAAGTATAGATAAAATAAAAGGAATTCAAGCTAAGCAAATGCCTAAACATTGGTATGATTATAAATGTAATAAGGTTAAACTTGAAGATAGTAAAGAAATAAGCGAAGAAAAAAATAAGAATATTAAATTAATGGTAAACAAAAAGCCTTATTTCTTTATTTATAACTATGACAATTTATTTAATAAATATAGAACATTTATTAAAAATGTTAAAAATAACTCATTAATTAAATTTGGATTGACTTTAGATGAATTAAAAAATAAGGAAAATAAAACTGAAGATGAGATAAAGTTTTTAAATTCAATACAATATAAAAGTCCAGTATTTTCAAATCCATGTACTATGAATAAAATATGTTGGAAAATTGAAGATGAATTCAAAGATATTAAACTAAAAGTTAATAACTCTGATGGGTTTGACAAAGAGATATTAAAGACTAAGGTAAAATATGATAAAAATACATACTTAGAAATTGAAAATCTATATAGAGAATATTTAAGACAACAAAAGCAATTTGGGCAAACTGCAAGATATAAATTAACAAAGGAAGAAAAAGATAGTCAAAGACAAATATTTGTTGAAAATTTTAAAACTAAAGCCATTGAGATGTGCTCAAATAGTGAAATATTATGTAATATTGTCATTGATATAACTTATAAGGGCAAGAACCACAGGCAATTTGCATGGGATATTTGTGGGGAACAAATCATTGAAAACTTATTAAATAAGAATGACAGGAAATATAAATATCCATTACAAGATAAAAACGGAGATATTGAATGGCAAGGGTTAAAATTTAAAGTAATAGAATTGGAGGACAAAGTATGCGAGGAGTAATATTAAATGAATTGGAAATATATAATAAAGCTATTGATAAAAATGAGATATCAGATAAACCATTAGAAACGCTAAGAATATTAACAAAGAATTATTTCAAGGATGGTATGGATAAAGAACAAATAGTTGAAACATTACATAGATTTATGGCTGGAAATTATATAGGTTATAAACAAACTAAGTGGCAACCTGTATTGGAACAAATGATAAAAAGCGTATCAAAATATGATTCTTATGAATTATTAAATATTAAAAGAATCTCAATAACTAAAGAAGAATGGAATAATATATTAACATTAAATAATGACATATTAGAAAGAATATCATTTATAATGTTAATATATCAAAAGATAAATATTATAAAAAATCCAAAAAGCAATGGATGGATAAATAATTGTATCTCTGATATTTTTAGGGAAGCAAAAGTTGGATATACAGGAGACGAACAAAAGAAGTTTTTATACAACCTATATGAGAATGAATATATATTAATGAAAAATACATGTGATTCAAGTTCTCTAAAAATAAATTATATAAATGTAGAGAGTGAAGAATTCATATATATTGATAACTTTGAAAATGTTATTAGCTACTATTATGAATATAAGAATAGTGAAGTTTGGAAAGAATGTGAATGTTGTAAGAAAAGATTTAAACTAAAGACTAAAAATAGTAATCAAAAATACTGTAATAAATGTGCAAAACAAATAAAAAACGAACAAAATAAAAAGTATTATTATAAAAATAATAAATTTTAGGAAAACGTAAAACTACAACAAACGTGATAACCATGCGTGTTTGAATGGTGTGAAAATCAAGAATTCCGATAATCTAATATGGTAGGTAATAGTATAATTTTCTAAACCTACAAGTCACTATATGTAGTCATAAATGTGGCGATATACTTTTTAATTTTTTCATAACATTTCATTTTACCCCTTTATTTATTTAACTTTTCTCTCTCCTAAATGGACGTTCGGTTATATAACAGATAACTGGCGTTCATTAGAGAGAAAGAGTAAAAAATAAATGTGAACGAAATAAATTAATAGAAGAATAAAAACCAATAAACTTACAGTTTTAATGTCTAATTCAACTGAAAAGTTGTTTTAAAATATATAAGGGTAGTGACCAAGCACTAAAGGAGAATAGATATGAATAATAAGCAACAATTAGAACTAATTAAAATTAAAGAAGATGCTATTATGGATGAAATTGAAGAACTAAAAAGACTTTATGATTTAGATATTATAGAAGAGTATAGAAACTTTAATAATGTATTTATATCGTCTGTAAAAACACTATCACAAATAATGAGAAGTACAATAATATCTAGATATCACAGTAATGACATCATATCTACTGGCAAGTTTTGTGTAAATGGAGAAGTTGTTGAAGAAGAAATGAAAAATACACTTACAAAAATAAATCCTATTATAGTTGATTTTATTAATGATATGATTAATAAGTTTACAAATAAGTCAAAAAATTTATTGAAATTAAGACAGAATGCAACAAGTGAAGATTTTGATTTAGATGGTATTATGTATCCAAAGTATGCAAAAGGTTATAAATATACTCAACAAATAATAGATGATTATATGAGACTATTAATGGATTAGTAATTAAAACAAATTAATGTTTTAAAATATATTTAAAAAGAAGGAATGTTGTATGTTAGATAATAAAGAACAAGAATACTTAAACAGATATGCTTATTTAGATTGTGGAGGTATTAAATTTTCTAAATTTGATAAAGAAGAATTTAAAATCACTTGGCAGAATAAAGTTATGATTGATAAAAACTGGAATTCAACAATTATATTAGTCAAAACTGTTACTACAAATGATGATTTAGAAAAAATAAATATTGGTGATATATTTGATTTAGAATTAAAATTTGCAATAAAAAATACAATTAATAATAAATTAGACATTAGATATAATAAGTATAAATTAATGTATTTTGTAAAAGAATTAAGAATACATACTGGTGATACTTTGATAGATACAGTAAGGATATTTACTGATAACAAAGACGATTTAGATGGTATAGATTCAATTATTACAAGAGAAGAAAATCAACAATTAAGAAATACTATGTATAAATTAAGACCTAACAATGTTACATATAATGTAAATTGCGATTTTAATGATTTAAATACTAATGCCGAAAAATTTATAGAAGAAATTAGTAAAATCACAGAGAGACAAATTAAATATAGATAAAATATAACTTTTAAGTTAATAAATTAATAGAACGATAATTAGTAAATATCCCTATCAAGGGTTATAAATAAAAAATTAGAGAGAAGAAAGAGGAGATTTTAAAATGAACAAAGAAGGATTATTAGAATTAACAAAAAATGCATTAGGACTAGAAACAAAAAAAGAAGCTGAGGGTTTTCTAAAAGAAGTAGATGCTCTAATGGAAGCATTATCTAATGGATTAGAAGTAGGACAAAAAGTTAAGGCTGGTAAATACATAGAAGTAGAAAAGAAACATGTTGAAGCTAAACATTCGGATGCTAGAGTAGGAAGAAATCCTAGTACCGGAGAACCAATAAATATTGATGCTAAGGATTATCCAGCATATGATAAAGTTACAATTAAAGCAACTAAAGCTTTAAATAAGTAATAAGACATTTGAGAAGGATTAGATTAGAAATGATTTAGTTCTTCTTTTTTATTAAAACAAATTAATAAAATATTGATAACTATACTATTATATGTTATTATAGTTATATAAGTTCTAAGAGGTATCTTTAAAAGCCCCTTTCAAATATAGAGACACATTGAGGAGTCATGACCTTAATTAAATAGCTTATCTCAATCGGCTATGTCTCTATTTTTATTAATGATTGAGAAATAAATTATAGAAAGAAGATTGAGAAATATGAAAAAGACAATAGTAGATTATGATGAAACTTTATGGATGATACCATACTTTCAAGGTGGGTATGACGAAGCTAAAAAGTATACTCCACATACTTCAAAGAGAGTTAATTTTAAATGTCCTATTTGCGGAAGAGTAAAAGAGAAATCCACTACAATAAATAGTTTATGTAATACTCATTCAATAGGCTGTATTTGTAATGATGGAATCCCATATACTGAAAAAGTAATATTTAACATTTTGGAGCAATTAAAAACTGATTTTATATATCAATTCAAAAAAATAAATGATTTATGGTGTGAAAACAAAATATATGATTTTTGTTTTGGACTAGATGGAGAAAGATATATTATAGAAACTCATGGAATTCAACATTACGTACAAACTAATAGAAAAAATGCAAAAACATTAGAGGAAGAGCAAGAAAATGACATAATTAAAAAAGAACTTGCTCTAGCAAACGGAATTAAAAAAGAAAATTATATAGTAATTGATTGTAGATACTCAGATTTAGAGTTTATAAAACGCAATGTATTAGACAGTAATTTGGCTACTATTTTTGATTTAAGTAAGATTGATTGGAATAAAGTAGAAGAGTTTGCATTATCAAATCTAGTAAAAGAAATATGTGTTTATTGGAATGATAATGGTATTACAATGAATGAAATTGCAGTAATGTTTAATTTATGTCCAACTACGGTGTCTAGATATATAAGTAAAGGAATAAAATTGAATTGGGTGAATAAAATAGAATTCATAAATAATAAAGATTATTCAATGAAATTAGCACAGAAATATGCAAAACAATGTAATTCTAAGCAATTAAAAGTGTTCAAAGATGGAGTATATTTAGGTAAATTTAACTCAACTAGGGAACTAGAAAGAATATCATTAGAAAAATTCGGTGTTAATTTTAATCATAGTGAAGTATCTAAAGTATGTAAAGGTAAATATAGACAATATAAAGGCTATACATTTGAGTATGTAGAAAAAGAAGCATGTTAAGATATGCTTCTTTTTTGATATAAAAAATAATATACCGTAAGACGGTGGTAGGGAAAGTGGGTAAAAATTATGGAAAAGGTTAAATTTTATGATACAAATGAATTATTACATAGCATAGATGAAATAGAAGGAAAGATATTTTTAAGTTCAATAACCCTTCAAGAATTAGAACATATTAAAACTTCAAAAAATAAAGATGAAGATGTTAGATTTGAAGCTAGAAAAGTAACTAGATTTTTAAGAGAAAATCAAGATAGTTATGAATGTATAGTTGTTGAAAAGAAACATTATAAACTATTAGATAAAATGAATTTAGAACCTGATAATGATAATTTAATAATTGCTTGTGCTAAATTATTAGAGAAATGTTATGATGTAGAATTTTTTACAGATGATATTTGTTGTTATAACATAGCTAAGAATATATTTGATTTAAAATGTAGTGGAATTAAATCTAATACAAAAATCGAAACATATAAAGGTTATGTTGAAATCATTATGACAGATGAAGAATTAGCAAAATTTTATGAAAAAGAAAATAAAGAAAACATTTATGGATTAGAAATAAATGAGTACTTAATTATAAAAGATACATTAAATCAACCAATTGATGCATGGAAATATATTGGTGATAGATTTGGATTTGTACAAGTGGACGTAAAGCCTATACAAAGTAAAATGTTAGGTAAGTTGAAAGCCAAAGACTTTTATCAACAATGTGTTCTAGATAGTTTTCAAAACAATACTATAACAGTAATTAAAGGTAAAGCAGGTAGTGGAAAATCTCATCTAGCTATGAATTTCTTATTTAGTCAAATGGATAAGGGTAAGATTGATAAGATTATAATGTTTGTTAATCCAGTTGCTACAAGGGGTGCTGTTAAACTAGGTTACTATAAAGGAACTAAAGACGAGAAGCTTTTAGATTCAACTATAGGTGCATTTTTACAAGGGAAATTGGCTGATAGTCTTAATGTCCAAACACTTATTGGAACAGGAAAGTTATTATTACTTCCTATGAGTGATGTTAGGGGATTTGATACAAGTGGTATGAATGCAGGTATCTATATTACTGAGGCACAAAATATGAGTATTGACTTAATGAAATTAGCGTTACAAAGAATAGGAGACGATTGTATTGCTATTATTGATGGTGATGTTGATACACAAGTAGATGATAAGCTATACGAAGGTTCAAATAATGGAATGAGAAGACTTTCAGAAGTGTTTAGAGGACAAGACTTATATGGTGAAGTTGAGTTAACTGAATGTTATAGAAGTAGAATTGCTAAAATAGCAGAAGAATTATAAAAAATAAATTAATATAATAAAAGGAGAGAAAAATAATGGCAAAAGCTAAAAAGATACAAGAAAAAATAGTAACTGATCACCAATTTAAAGCAGAAGGAATTTTAAATGTAGATAATTTACAAGAAGGTATGTTTATTTTAGAAGTTGAGGACATTGGAGAAGTTGATTTAGTAAAATACTTTAAAAAGTTTAATGAATCTAATATTAAATTATCTATTTCTGATAAAGATGAGTCAGAAGCTAAGGAAGAACAAGAGTAAAACATTGCAGACACTCATGTGAGGTTTGACAATTTATTAATTTTATAACGAATATTAAACGTGTAACGAGAATTGCATAGAAGTAGAAAATGGTTCTCTACAGACTCGAAAGAGTATCTCAGATGATGGATACACCGACCATCCTATGCAATTTAATAAAACAACTATTTTAGAAGGTATTTAAGTGAGGGCTAACACTCATTCCCCAGAGTAATTTTTATTTACTCGTCACTCCTTGAGGGGACGTTAAAATAATATTCAAGGCAAGGTTAGAATAGGGCGTGAAAACCTAACAAAGTGTTGAATTGAGTTATGATGACTTTAACAAAAAAGTAGGCGATTTGATAATGTGAAGTTATCCATCGCCTATATTTCTAAATAAATATTTATAATAGAGTCTGAACGTTGAAAAACATGCAGATTGTTAATGAATATTAAAGTAAAGAGTAAAGGAAGATATAAAATGGTGATGAAATTTGATGGACGTGAGAGTAATAAATCTAAGAGAAAAAGACATAAGACACAAAAGTGTTCAAGTTGTAAAAATACGCTAGATATAGATACCTATATTGATAGAAATGACTTTGATAGAATAAGTGAAGACACTATTATTATATATTGTGAGAAATGTGGAAATGAAGAATTAATTAAATTATAACAAATTAAATAAAGGTGAGGGAATAATATGGAGGAAAAGTTTAGAAAGTTAGAAAGTGAGTCAAGAGAAAAGTATATACATAGAATGTATTCTAATAAAATACAATTTAATATGATTAATAGAGAAATTGCAGAAGTAATTAATCAAGAACTTGGAACAGACTTCCAAGAGAGTTATTTCCGTGGTATATATAAAATTTATGAAATTGCATGTTCTGAATGTTTGGAATCTTTAAAAGGTGACAAAGAAGTAAAAAACAAAATTGATGAAATTGCTGAGTTAATTGGTGAATTAGATGTAAAGAAAATGCTAGTTAGAAATGATACCACTAAACTTAATAAGATAAAAAGAGATTTTGTTAAGACAATTGAAATAGCTAATGATTTAAAAGAATGTATGCTAGAAAATTATACAGACTTTCCTAAGTTTGAATATGAAATAATAACAGATGTATCAAATAATAAATTAATAGTTCAAGTCAGCGATTGGCACGTGGGTTATGTTATTAATGGATATAAAGGGAATTATTACAACTATGAAATTGCAAAGAAAAGACTTAATAAATTGCTAATTGAAATAGACAAAACTTGTATTTTATATAATATTAATTCAGTGGTAGTTGTAAATTGTGGAGATGCTATAGAAAATCTATATATGCGTAAAAATCAAAGTTATGAATGTGAATTTGATTTATCTCATCAAATAGCATATGCATCAAAATTATTATATAGCTTTATAACTCAAATATCATCAAAGAAAAGAAATGTTGAAGTATATTCAGTGGGTGGTAATCATAGCCGATTGAGTGAAAAAGATGCAAATGTTGAAGGCGATAATGCTAATGTAATTATTAATGAAAACTTAAAAACGTTTGTTGAGATATCTGAAAATAAAAGAATACATATAAATGATATTGATTATGTTGATGATAGTGCTTATTTTAAAATTAATGGAATGAATGTAAAAGTTATTCATGGAGATAATAGAATTTCAGATAAAAAGAAATTATTTGATTCAGAATCTACAATGGACAACACAGAATATAAACTTATTCTAAGGGGGCATGACCATAATTTCAATATAACTTCTCAAAATAATGGGGGATATGTTGTTACAAGTGGTTCATTATTTGGATATAATCCTTATTCTGTTAAGAAAATGAGTTGTACTACAAATGCTAGTCAAACATTAATAGTTATTAATGAAAATGATATAGAATGTATCAAGGATATAAATTTGCAAATAAATTAATTAAAATAACGAGGTGTAATATGAATACAAAAATCATAGTAAATCCAACTATAGCAAGACAACTTTTACACAAAGGACATGCTATAGTAGATATTAAACCTAAAAAAGAAAATAAAAAAGAAACTGTTTTTGTATTTGAAAATACAGAGCAATTTAAGAATGATTTGACTTCTATTAGTAAATAGGAGTCTTTTTATTATAAAAAATTCATAGAAAGAAGGAATTGATAACAATGAAAATAGGAAATTTAGAAGTGTATGGTATCATATATAAAATAGAAAATTTTGTCAATGGTAAAGTTTATATTGGACAAACTATAAATGGGTTTGATAAGAGATATCCTTATAATGGAGTTGATATTGAAAGAGTTTATAATTATTCTATTTATAATAAAAATAATTACAGAAATTATAATGACCATTTATTTAAATCAATTAAAAAATATGGATTTGATTCTTTTCAGATTAATAAAGTGTTTGATATGGCATTTTCACAAGACGAACTAAATATTAAAGAACAGTGTTGGATAAAATATTACAATTCTGCAAATGGAAATTATGGTTATAATAATGATGAAGGTGGAAATAGTGGGATTCCTAACAATGAAGCAAGAGAAAATATGAGAAATGCACAAATTAAAATTCCAATTATTCAATTAGATTTAAAAGGAAATCTAATAAATGAATGGTCTGGAGCAAGAGAAGTTTCTAAAAAATTAAATATTAATCAATCTTGTATATGGGAATGTTTAAACAAAGGAAGGAAAACTTATAAGGGATATATTTGGATATATAAAACTGAATATTATGAATTAAATAAGAAAGTAGATTTAGATTTTTATACTTTTAATAAAGGACAAAAGATAGAAATTGTACAATTTGATTTTCAAAGAAATATAATTAAAGTATGGGATAGTGCATTATCCATAGAAAAAGAAACTAATGGATGTTTTGATGCAAGCACAATAATAAAAGTATGTAAACATAAATTATTATCTAGTAAAGAATATATATTTTTATATAATAAAGGCAATATTAATGAAGAATTTATAAATCATATAAATATATATAATAAGTCACACAAGAAAAAAGTAGTTTTTCAATTATATGATAATAAACTAATTAAGATATGGAAGAGTGTAAAAGAAATGGTTATAAATTTTAATGATACGTCTATATATAATAAATTAAATGAAAATAAAGAAATATTAAAGGATAATATCTTTACATATGAAATTTAACATAGTGTAGATAAACTTCAATGTACAACACATGCAAGTCAAACTCTAATTGTAGTTAATTATGATGGAGTTGAATATATAAGAGATATAAATTTACAGATAAATTAAAATAAATAGTAAAGGGTTAAAGGTGAATTATATGGGAGAGTATCAAATAGTAAATAGATTGCTAGAAGAAATGAAAAGATTAGATTATCTTAATGATAATACTATATACCTTGATTGTGAAATAGATAGGGAATCCCAAGTAATGTTTTGTAGGCAGTTAAGAAAATTAGCAGTTCAGGAATTAAATAAACCAGAAAAAGATAGAAAACATATAAAAGTTAGAATATCAAGTTTTGGTGGTTGGGTATGTGCGGTTTTCGCAATGATATCTGATATGGAATATTGGCAAGAACAAGGTATAATAGTTGAAACTTATTGTGATGGATATACAGCAAGTGGAGGTAGTAAAATACTTATGGCAGGAAGTAAAGGGTATAGATTTATAACTAGATATGCAACAGTATTAATTCATCAATCTAATAGCTATAAACAAGGTCAATCAACATTACAGGAAGACATCGTAGAAGTTAGAGAATCTTTAAAAGATTGGGATACAATTTGTAATATATTTAGAAAACATACCAAATTAACTGAAGAAGATATTTTTAATTATACTGATAAGAATGTTAATTTTACTTACAGACCACAAGAATGTCTTGATAAAGGCATAGTGGATAAAATAATATAAGGATATAGGTGAGAAATATGAATGAAGAATTAAATCAAGAACAAGAAGTGATGGAAGATGACTATATTGGTTATGAAGAACAAATGGGATTAGTTTCTGTAGATGAAGAGTTAAAAAGAATAGTTATTCAAGATAATCCTACATCTGAAACAAGTGAATATACCACGAACAGTGATTTCTACCAAGAAAATATGATTTATATAGAAACTATAGGTGAATGTTTTCAAAAATTAATTGGGTATGGTATTGATTATAATAATGCAGTTAGTATTTCTAATAATGTATATCAAAATTCAGTTAATGAAAAGTTAGCAAAGATTCAACAAATTGTAGTAGAACAGAATCAACCATAAAATAAAGTGAGGTAAAAATAATGAATAATAAAAATATAAACACAGAAAAAGTATATGAAGATTATTTAGATGCATTGATGAAAATTTTAAAGGATTTTGATAATATTTCATTCATACTGTCAAATGATAAGGCTTTAGAATTAGTTGAAAGAATGGAAACTTTAGGTTATAAATTCAATGAATATGATACTTTTAGTTTTAAAGAATTTGAAGAATTATATAATACTGATATATTATTAATTTCTAAATCATATTGGGACGATGAAGAACATTATAGTTTAGAAAGTGCTTATGGATACGACCATTTAAAAACTATTGAGGGACAAGATGTAGTATTTGTTGAAGAAGACTTAATTGATTCTGATGAATTAAAAGAATATATTAATTGTCCAATAGTAACTTTAACTGAAAAGGAATATTCTGAAGACGAAGAAGATGAGTTAGATAATTTATTTGAGGAGTTAACACAAGAAGTTTTTGATGATATTATAGAAAATCAAGATGATGAAGAATTTTGTCTACATTGTTCAATTAAAGATGCTATCATTAAGGCTTATGAAATTGGTTTGATAGATGGAGTAAGTAACAAAGAATAATAAATTAATGTAAATAGAATAAAAGTAATGTTTTAAAGGCTTTTACTCTACGAGGTGTTTCAGCTAAAGCTGATTTGTTGTGGCGTAATCAAAGATTACTTACAACATAGAATTAATTAAATATGGTTTAAATGGCTAGATGATTGAGGTTGTCTAGTCTCTTTTATTGTTTTCTAATATCTATCTAGATGGTAGGTAGTTTAAATAATAAAATAATGTTTAATTAGGAGGAATGTAATTATGGCAGGAGAATATACTGCAAAGATTAGAGATTATAAAAATATAATCAAAAGTAATGGAATTGTAACAGAATATGGTGAGGTAATAGAAAATATAAGCGATAGGTCTTTGGAATTAATTGCAATGGATTTTATTACTATGGAGGAACAAGGTAAAGAAAAGAAATTAGATATAATACAAATGAAAGAAGAGCAAACTGAATTTCAACAATATTTATTAAATTGTTATGGTAGTTTTTATTTTAACTTTTATAAACGATTTGGAAATATTGAAAAACAATTCTTATTCAGATTTATATATTTGGCAACTTTTATGAATTATGATAATCTATTATCAGATGGAAAGAAATTAATAAAAGAAGAAAAATTAATAGATATATTTAATTTAGGGAAAACTGAGTTCTATAAGACTAAAAAGTATTTAATTGAAAATAAATTTATAACTATACAAGATAATAAAACAATATTAATTAATGATAAATATTGTAAAAAAGGTAAAATAAATAAAACTAAATCAATTGAGGTGGTAAGAATGTTTAATGACGCAATTAGAGAGTTGTATGAAAAGTCTACTCCAAAAGAACATAAAAAATTAGCTTTATTAATAGAAATATTACCTTTGATAAATCTTAAATTTAATGTGATATGTCACAACCCAAAGTGTGAATATGAAGAAAATATAGAACCATATGCAATGTCTGATTTGTGTAGTGAATTAGGATATGATAAAACACATGCAAGTAGACTAAAGAAAGATTTATTAAAATTAAAAGTAAATAATGAATTAGTTATTGGAATATTCGAAAAAGATAATGGAAAAGCAATTTATGTAAATCCATCTATATATTATAAAGGAATTAAAATGGAGGATATTAAAAACCTACAATCAATGTTTAGGATATAAAAGAAGACCAAGAATAGCTAAATGTTGTGAGTGTGTTGATATGACAAGTCTAAGCTAATTTTCATGTTCATAAAAAGGCTAGTTCGATTTATATAGTTCACAAAAAGGCTAATTAGCGAATAAATTAATGGAATTAGTATTGAAATGTATACCTATTTATGGTAGTATAAGTATAGAAACAAATTAATAAATAAATAGGAGTGAATTAATATGGAAAAGAAATATTTCAAGGTAGATTCTTTAAGTTTGGCAAGAGCTATGAATTATTTATGTTATAATTTTATGAAATTTGAGTTAGATGGGAAGACGGTTTATAGTTTTGAAGATACCGAAGAATTTAGAAAAGATTTAAAAATATTAAATGGATTAAGAAAGAAAAATAATAAATATAATAAATAGTGAAATAAAATAAGTAATATTAGATAAGAGAATTTTAGATGAAAGAAGGAATTAATTATGGGAAAAGGACAACCGTGGTTGACAGAAGATGAAGAATTTTTAAGAGAAAATTACATAGAATTATCCAAAGAAGAATTAATGAAGAGATTCAATACAAGAACTTGGAAGGGAATAAAACATAAAGCCAATGATATGGGAATAAAGAAACAAAATAATTATGAAGATATTCCATTTGATGAATTATATGAAATAGAAAATGGAATAAAATATAAAAAGTGCAAATGTTGTAGACGATATTTGCCATTTGAAATGACATATTTTCCAAAGGATAATGCTTGTATTGATGGTTTCAGACATATTTGTAAAGAATGTAAGGGAGAAAATTTTGGATTGTCTAATGCTATTGATTGGACGGATAAAGATGTAAAATTATTAAAAGAAATTTATTCTGATATGATTAATGAAGATATTATAAAAGAATATTTTCCAAATAGAAAATTAAAACATTTAACTGATAAAGCATGGAAATTAGATTTAAAGAAAACCAAAGATATCTTACAACAAAGTAGATTGATGAGTGATGAAGGTAGAATTAAGGTGTCAAATGCTAGAAAATCAGAAGGGTACTTTAATGGCGAAAATAATCCAATGTTTGGGTCTGCTAGGTTTGGAAGTCTAAACCCTAATTATAAGGGTGGTATTAGTAATATAGAAAATGAGTTAAGAAGAAATTTAAATCAATGGAAAATAGATAGTATGAAAGATTGTAATTTCAAATGTATTTTCACAGGAGAAAGATTTGACCATATTCATCATTTATATAGTTTTGATAGTATAGTTATAGATACTTTACAAGAATTAAATATTCCAATATATGAAAATATAAGTAATTATACAGATGTAGAATTAAAACAGATTATAAATAGATGTATAGAAATCCACTATAGATATCCATTAGGAAAATGTATGAAAGAAGAATATCATAAAATATTTCATCAAAATTATGGATATGGAACAAATACACCTAGTCAATTTGATGAATTTTTAATTAGATTCTTTAATGGAGAATTCGATGAGCAATTAGAAGAAGAATATAGAAGTAATAAAATATTAGAAAATTTAAAAGTCGCTAATTAATCTTAGTGGCTTTTTATTGTGTAAAAATAAAAAAAGTAGGTGAAAAATATAATGGCAGATTTCAAGACGAAAGATTTAGAAGAGCAAATGAAGGGAAAGACTAGATGCACTAAATGTGGAAAGATACTTGCTGATGGTAATTTTTATACTTCTAATTCTAAATTGAATAGACATACAGGAAGATTATCATTATGTAAAGATTGCTTAACTAATTTTTATATATCATTTTTAGAAGAAACAAATGATATTAGAATATCTATATATAAATTGTGTGAAATAGTTGATTTTGTATATTTAGAAAATATATATGAGAGTTCACTAACTGAAGCAGGATGGAATAAGAATTTTACTGTGGTTGAGAATGGACTTGAGGTATGGAAAAAATATATAAAAACTATCAACTCTTTAAAAAACTATAAGGGTTATGCTTTTGAACATGGGGATAAAATTTATAATAATTGTGAAAGTAATTTACCATCAATAGAAGTTATAGAAGAAAATGATACAAGTCTTAAAAAAATTAAAGAATTATCTGACGATGATATAGAACAAAAAGTTAGAGATAAACAGAATAAAGAAGACATAATTAGAATAATTGGTTATAATCCATTTGAAAACGAAATAGAAGAAGATAAATCAAAAATGTATGCTAAATTAATTAATATGCTTAATGAAGATACTCAAGAGGATGAATTAAAACTAGGTGCAATCATTAGTATTATAAAAGGTCAAAATCAAGAAAATAAAATAAATGATGTTATTACAAGTTTGAGTTCAGATATAAAAAGTATAAAAGATAATATAGGAACTATTAAAAGTTTAACAGATACTAAAGAGAAACTTAACAAAAGTTTACTAGCTTTGGCAAAAGATAATAAAATAAGTGATTTGTATAGTGGTCACAAAACTGTAGGTGCTAATACTTTGTCAGGTATACTAAAAAAACTAAAAGAAATAGATTTACAAGAAGCGCAGGTAAATTTATTTGATATTCAAACATCAATGGGAATGTTGCAAGTTGCCAGACTATCTGCTCAAGCTATGGTAGAGAATTTAAACTTTGGAGATGATGATTTAATAGATATTGGTAAATTTCAAAGGTCAAAAATTGATTTCTATGAAAGTGAATATAGTAAATTAAGAGAAGAAAATAGAAAATTAAAAGTTCTTTGCAATTTTAATGATGTAGATTATTCTCAAGAAATTGAAGAAACTGAATACGCAGATGTACTTCAATATACAGAAATAGAAATAAAAAAACAAGAAGAAGATTTAATGGCTTTTAATAAAATGGTAGAAGAAGTATTGCCAATAGATACTGAGGATTATGCAAGTTTTGTTATTGAAGAAAAGGGAAAAAAAGAAAAGGAAAAGATACTGGAAAGTGTAAAAAATGGAGAATTAATTTAATAAATAAGCTTAGATAATTGAAGGCACAGTAATGTGTCTTTTGTTGCATTTGCAAACTTTATCTATATAAAAAAGGAGGTGGTCTTAAATGTCCATCACAGTTATAAACAAAAGTAACTTAACTCAAAAGAAATTAGAGGGTTATTTAAAATACAGTCAAATAATAAACTGGGGACGTCGAACGAAATCCTGTTAAATTTGCGGAGTACGCATTTGGGTTAGAACTAATGGATTATCAAAAATATGTATTTCAAATGTCTTGGGAAAAACAATTTGCATTATGGTTAATGGGGAGAAATTCTGGAAAGTCTACTTTATCATCTCCATTTATTATGACAAAAATGATGCTATTCCCAAATTTTCAAAGTTATATTCTTTCATTAACCGCATCTCAAAGTCAGGATACTTTTTTAAAATTAGAAGCTATTGCAAAACAACAGATTGAGTCATTCTGTGGATTAACAGATATATTTTTAGGAGAAGTATCAGCTAGTGCAAATCATGATGGATTTGTACACTCTCCACAGGGATTCCGTTGTAAATTGTATAATAATAGTCAAGTGACAACCGTATCAGGAGAAGAAGATAATATTAGAGGTAAGAGATTAAGTTTGGTCTCCTATGTAAGTAATTACATAGATAAAAGCTTTAAATTGCTGGAACACCCTTAGAGACTTATAAACTACAACGTAACTAGAAATGGTATGCGTGAATGTTTGAAAATTATAAGTATTGGGCAATCAGCATCGAAACTCCTTAAATGGAGGACGTTCAACGACTATAATAAGCTATCCTAAATAGGATAAAGGTATAGTCTACTCCGACTCTTAATTGAGTGTTAAAGTATTAGGAAACTAACGGTATATATGCAAATTTAAACCTCTATGATGAAAGTGGATTCATAAGTGAAAATTATATTTCTACTACAAAAGCATTTACAACACAAAATTCAAGTTTCAAAATTTCCAAAGGGTTTGATGCTTCATTATTTCCAGATAATATACCTAATCAGTTATTGTTTTGTTCTTCTGCTAGTAGTACGGATTCTGCTTTTTATACATTATATAAAGACTGGGCTAAGTTAATGTTTGCAGGAAGTAAAGAACATTTTGTTGCTGATTTGAACTGTGAAGTTGTTATTGGTGCAACAATGAATGGAAAGAAAATGTCTGTACCATTATTGTCACGTTCAAAAGTTGATGATGATTTAAGATCGAATGCTGAAAAAGGAAATCGAGAATATTTTAACCGTTTTGATAGTGATGGAGGAAATCAACAGAAAATCAAACGGGCAGTAATTATGAAAAATTCAAAAGTAAGAAAACCTTTGTTAATAAATGAAGGAGATATAAACAGACATATCGTACTAGCATATGACCCTAGACTTGTGGGGCTATAAGTAGTAATACTTGTAGATAAAAACTCTGTTAAAAGGGCGAAGTTTAATATAAAGAATAAACTGATAAGAAATTCTAAGTCCATATTATGGATAGTGATAACCCCTTGCTAAATTCTATGAAAACATAGATAAAAGCCTAACGACTATCGAAAGGATAGCTATTAACTTAATAATAGTGAATAACCAAGTAGAGTACACTTAAATGTGGAAAAGCAGAGTATCTAAATATAGTTATTTAGATAATGATATAGTCTAAACCCCTTAATAAAATATCGGGAAACCGAGGGTATTAATAATTGGCACATGATTACGATAATTCGGCAGTCTCAGCCGGAGAATATGTCTATGATGAACAGGTAGGTTGGAAATTAATAATTCAGAATTGTGTTACTTTAGTAGATTTAGGGAAAAAGAAAAAAACTCCTATGAGAACACCAGAACAGATAAAAGAAATAAAACAAATGTTATTAAATTATAATGGAAAAGGATTTGCAGATTATGAAAATATAGATGGATTAATGATAGATGCTGGTTCTGGTGGAGGTGGAGCACTTATAAGTGATTATTTTATGGAGGATTGGAAAGATGAACAAGGAATACAACATAGGGGATTAATTGATAAAGAAGTTTGTGCTGAACATGTTAATCAGTATCCCAATGCTGTTGATAAATTAAAATTAATATCACCTAAAAAGTACAGAACAGAAATGTATGATGATTTTATAGAATTATTAAATTTAGGATTAATTGAATTCACAGATACTTATGATATGAAAGGGTATTTAAACTTACCACAAGAAGGAAAAGAAATAGAAGAAATCGACGAAGAAACTGGTGAAAAGAAAAAGGTTAAATCTATTGATTTCAAGGAATACAACCTTTCTTGGGATGAAGAATTAGCATTAAAGCAAATAGATATTGCAAAAGAAGAGCTAATTGCAACTAGAAGGTTAGGAGATAATATAAATTATAAGTATGACTTATCACCTGATAAAAAAAGTAAAATGCATGATGATAGAGCTTATACTTTTGTAATGTTAGCATGGCATTTGAAAAATTTAAGAAGAGATGGAATAGTTAATAAAAAGGTAGAACAAACAGATTGGTCAACAGCCCCAACATTTGTATCCTCGATAAACTTTGACCGAATATGAACAAATTAAAAAAATCAAAATAAAGCAAGAAAGGAGGAATCCACTTGACAAAAAAACAATCCACAGAAACTCCCCTCCCACAACCACAAAAAATTGATTTAACAATACCTATATTAGCAGAAGGAGAAGCTAAACAAGTATCTAATATTGGTGGAAATTATATCTTGTCAGATATAGAAACATCTACTAGTAAAGATTATTTTGATGCTAATTATATACAACAAGCTACATATGATGCACAAAGATTAAGTCATATATATAGTACTGTATTAGATAAAAATACATCATCTTATGTTACAACTATGGATGAATTATCTTCATTAGCACAGAATACTCAAACTAGTATAGATAAAATAAAAAAAATAAATGGGATAGTTAAATATTACATAAATAAAGAAGATTTAATTGGTAGAGTAGTTGAGACTATAGAAAATAATATAAATACGAATTATAAAATTGATTATCCATCTCCTAACGGTAAAAAAGGAACTAAACTTAAAAAAGAACAAAAGATGGAAGATGAATTAAAAGTAGTAATAGAAAAATTCAATAAGCAAATAAATATACCTAAATTAATAGCTGATAATGCAGTCATTACATATACAGAAGGTAATTTTATATTCTATTTAATGGGGGATAGTGAGAATGGATATTCTATAGTAAATTATCCTATGGATATTACTGAAATCACACCTATGAAAATAGATGATGATAATGTTGTATCTTTTAATGTAACTGAATTATCTGTAAGATTACAAGAAAGTAGAACTAAATACGGTAGATTAAAAACTAATAAACTTATTGATATTGAGAAAACAATAGAAGATGAAGTTAAAAGAAGTTATCCTACTGAAATATATGATGCATATAAAGGAAAAGACCAATACGCCTTATTAAATCCACAGAAAGTAGGATTGAATAGAATAAATTACTTAAAGGGATTATACGGATTAACACCTATTTTTAAAGCATTGTGTCCTCAATTAATGTTGGAAACAGTTGATAAAAGTGATCAAAAAGTATTAATACAAAAGACTAAAAAGATTTATTTACAATTAACTGAAAAAGAATTAATGGAAAAACCAAATGCTATTAATATGATAGGTCATGCACATGTGAGCTTACTTGAAGCCATGTCTAAAGATACTATTATATATACTGCTGATCCACAAGTTCAGGATTTGAAATTAATAGAACCTAAAACAGAATTAACAGATGAAAAAACTAAATCAGGCTATAAATTGAGAATACTTGAAGCATTGGGTATATCATTTATTAGTTCAGAAGGTTCTAAATCTATAACCACTACTAAAATAAATTATGATGAGTTATTAAAAATGGTCAATAGAATGACTAAGAATTTAGAGCCAATACTCAATAAATATTATCAATTAATATGTGAAGAAAATGGATTTCCTATAGAATACGCACCGACTATTACAATACAATCTACAAAATTATTAGACTTAGATAATATTTTGAAAGTTGCAGATATTATGTTTTCAAAAATTGGTTTGAGTTATTCTACTGTATTAAATACATTAGGATTAGATTATGAAGTAGAAAAAAAAAATAGAATAAAAGAAAATGATGAAGGTGCAGATACAGAAGTATTTATCCCACATGCAAATTCATATACTTCAAATTCCAACGATTTAATAAATGATAGTAAAAACACCGATTCAACTACTAATAAGAACAATAGTAAAAAAAATGAAAATGTAGATAAGCAAGAATCAGACCAATCACGTAAAGAAGCACTAAAGGTATAATTTGAAAGGTGGTGATATAGAAAATGAGTAATGAAAATTTATTTAAAATAAATGGTACTTTAATTTCAGTTGCAGAACAAGAATCTGACCCTTCTAGAAAGGTAGCTAAGTTCTTATTGTGTCCTTTGGATGAAGCAAATGTGAATGGAAAAGGAATAAAAGAGTCTGATTTGAGTGAAGAAGAAATGAATACATTAATGGGACAACCATTAGTTACAAAAGTAATCTTTGATGAAAAAACAAAAGAATATAATTTCTCAGGACATTTAATGACAAAGAAATGGAAGTATGATAAAGATGGTAACTTAGTAAAATTTAGTGATTTTACATCTACAAGTCCAATTGGATATCATACTTCAGTTTCCATAGAAGACATTGAATTTGGAGATATAACAAAAAGATGTTTGGTTGCAGAAGTTATATTATGGACTCGTTATTATAGGGCAATGGAGGTCATAGAACGACTAGGAACAGAATTGCATACTAGTTGGGAATTATCTTATAGTGAAACATATAAAGAAGATGGAACAGATTGGTTAAAAGGAATACTATTTTTAGCTAACTGTGTTTTAGGTTCTAATGTGAATCCTGCATATAAAAATGCTGGATTATTGGAATGTGCTGAAGAAGTATTAATAGAAGAACAGGAAAATGAGTTCACAGAAGCATTTATAAATGACCTAAATGAAATAAGTCAATCAGAGAGACAAGAAAACATAGAAATAAGCATTCAGTCTGATGAAAATTCAGTTGAAAATAAATTAAATCAAAACATAGAAGAAAAAGGAGGAATTGTCGATATGGCAGAAAATAAAAACAAAACAGAAGTGTCATCTGTAACTTCAAATGACCTATATAGCAAATTAAGAGTTGCTATCAATTCTATAGATTCTAATAGATGGATTTGTATATCAAGAGTATATCCATATGAATTTAGAGCAATAGGATATGATTGGAATGCTGAATGTGAGGACGATTATATAGAATTCTCTTATACAGTAGATTCAAATGAGGTAGTTTCAATTGTGAGCGAGACACCAACAAAAATGGTATTTGTTCCAAAAACACAAAATGATGAAATACTTGCAGAACTACAGTCTCAATTAGACAATGCAAATACGTCTTTATCAGATAAGGAAACAGAACTTTCAGCCAAAGTTGATGAGATAGTAAAATTAGGAGAATCATTGAACTCGCAAAAAGATATTATTTCAGAAAAAGAAGCTATAATTTCAGAATTAGAACCATTAAAATTACAAATGGAACAAGCTGAAGCAGAAAAGAAAGAAGCTGAAATTGCAGAACAAAAAGAAAACCTAAAGAAAATGGCTTTATCAAGCAAATATTTTACTGAAGAAGAAATTGAAACTTGTGAAGCACTTAAAGAAGCAATAGAAAAACTTGACGATAAACAAATTAAATGCTTAATAGCCGAAAGAGTTGTTGAACAAGCTTCAAAGATAGAAACACCTATAAAAGAGGTAGAAATAAGCGAATTTGAAAAGAAAACTATTTCTGAGATAGAGATGTCAACAGATATTAATACAAACAACTATGAATACAAAGACGCTAGTTCTGCATTATTAAATTATGCCAGAAGAAACATTAAAAGATAATTAATAAATATTAATTATATAATAAATTAAAATAATAAAAGAAAGAAGGAATATTAATATGTATAGAAGATTACAAGTAAACGCAGGTAAAGTATTTAATGCTCAAAACACAGTAAAGGTTGATATGAAAAGGGGGACTTTTGTAAACGAGAGTTACGATTCCGCTAACAAAATTACTACATTAATAAAAGCAGTTGCAGATGCAAATGTTTTAGGAATTTTAACAAGAGATGTAGTTGTTGATGTTGATGTAGCAATGGGTGTTCCAGTTTCAAATTATGCTACAACTCAAGACCTTATCAAAGCTGGTGAATTTGCTGGTGTTGAAACAATTCAAAAAGGGGAAAGATATGCTACAGAAATTTTTGCTTCTGCTTTAGTTGATGCCGATGTAGTTGAAGGTTCTCTATTAACTGTAGTAAATGGAGAATTAGCAAAAGGAACAACTGGTTCTGCTTTTTATAGCCTTGGTTGGGTTTATGACGCAGGACACAAATTATTAGGATTCAGATTAGTTTAATAAATTAAAATAATAAAAGAAAGAAGGAATAAAAAAATGAACAGAAATATAGAATTAAGCGAACAAGAAATAGAAAGAAAATATAAAAGTGGTGAAGCATATCAATGGGCTAAAAATGTATATGCTAAAAATGTATTACATGAAAAAGATATAGTATTATCAGAAGACGAAGAAGCATTTTCTCAAGTAATCAACAACACTGTTAATGATGCTTGGAAATATGGAAACACACAAGCTAGAGAGATGATATCTCAAGTAATTGTAGATATCATTGAACCAGTTGTATTTGGCGTACCAAATGAAGTATTAACTCAATTCTTAACAGATAAGGGTTCTTATGGCGAATTTGATATGGTTAGAATCAGAAAATCACCAAAGAACACATTAGTTGCTAGACAAGTTGCTAACAGAACAGGTAACGTAGACAAATCTTATTTAGATATTGCAGAAGGTAATACAATGGAAACAGTTTTACAAATTGAAACTGAAATCCCAATGTCTAATTTAAGAAGAGATGGTGCTACCGGAGTTGCTACTTTAGCTATGTATGCTATTGAAGAATTCGATAGACAAAAATTCAAATCAATACTATCTTATGTTGATAAGTTAATAGTTGGTGGAAGTCAAGTATTTGGTGTTACTGGAACTTGGACGGCAGGTGCTTCTCAAAGTTTAACTGATTATACATATGATAATGCAGTTTCAGGAAAAGAACCATTAATTGTTGGACTTTCTAACAGAATAAGAGAAATGTGTAGAGCCGTTGGTTCTGATTTTTACTCTGAAACAATGAAAGGAACATTAAATGACTTATCAATGTTACAAACATTAGGTGGTTGTAGATTAGTTCCAGTTTTAAAAGGAAAGAAAACAGGAGATGACAAGACACTGTTACCAGAAGATAGAGTATTCGGTTTCTCTGGAACAATTGGAGAAATGTACACTAAAGGACAAATGATTACTAGAACAACTGAAGAAAACAATGGAGAAAAGATTTCATTCAAATTCTCTGGTGTTGAATTTGGTATCTGTGTAACTGATACTCAATATGTTTCTAAAATAACTATTTCTTAGTTATAACATTAGGGCATGTATTAATTTACATGCCCTTCTAAATAAAATAAATAAATTAAAATTCAAGGAGAGATAAAATATGGAAATGATAAAAGATACTGATTATGTTGAAGTATACCACGATTATGATTATAAAACATACATAGCAAGTGAAAACCCATTAGATGCAGGATATGAATTGCCACCTAAGATTGATGGTGAACCTTATTATGTATCTGTATTATGGAAAGATATTATGAAAGCTAATATGAAATCAGACAATTTTAAAAATCAAGCTATTAGATTTTCACCAAGTATTGAAGAACAAGTCTATAAACAATTAAGAATAGACGTTAATAAAGACAAGAACTCTTATTCAAGAGATGAAATAGAAAGAATGATATTACAACCAAACGATACAATTTTAAAGAAAATAACACAAATAGATAAATTAGCAACAATTGATGCTTTCTTATCTCTATTAGTATATTTGAAAAATACTAATAAATATCTTATTGCTGAAAAAGTAGAACTATATATAAGAGCAAGAAAAGAAGAAATAGAAGAAGGTATAAGAAAGTCAGAATTAGAAGTTGACGAAACTGAAAATATTGAATTAGCAGTAGTTCCAGAAAGCGAAAATGTTGAATTAGTAGAAGCGTCTAATGAAGAAGTAAAGGAAGCTAAAATAGCTAAAAAGACTACTACACCTAAAAAATAATAAGGGAGATATATAAATCTTCCTTTAATAAATTATAGAAAGGAATGATTATCTTGACCCCTTATTCAAAAGTAATAGATAGATTTGAACGTAAAATAAAAGAATATAAAGAATTTTTTTGTTATGAAAATGTTACTGACGAACAATTTATAGAGATTACAAATAGAAGAGAAATGGGATTATTAGAAGATGCAATAAGTGAATTACAGTTGGTTGTATCTATTTCTCAGAATGTAAATTTTTTAGACAAAGATGATAATTTAGAAGCATTTAATTTTGATTTAGTACCAATCGAAGAAGATTTAATTAGTGATTATATGGTTGTAAAGATGTTCGATGAAGGAATAGTAAGACTAAAACAATATCAGAAATATTTTGGTGATGATATAAAAATGCCCAATTCTAATACAGAAAGGACTACTTATTTAAAAGTTGCTGAATATAGACAAGCACAAATTGATAAAAAAGTTGCTAGTTATAACAGTAAGGACAGAAAAACTGGTAGTCATTTAATGGCATATTGATATGAAGAAAGAAGATTTACAATATTATAGAATAATAAATAAAATTTCTGAAAATCAATCTTGTAAAGAATCATATATTTCTGAAATGTCTCAAGACTACAACAAGGCAAGAGAAAATGCTATATATAGATTTGATGTATTAATAAATTCAATTGATGCAAAAGATGTATTTATAAATGAATTAGAAACTTCAATCAAAGGAGTTATCGACATCTCAAGGAAACAAACTGCTGATACTGAAATGGAAGAAAGATTGCAAGTATATCCTAATCTAATTAAGCGAGGCGATTATGTTAAGTTCAAAGTCAATGATACTGATACTCTTAGAACATATCTTATTAAATCTAAAATAGATAAGAAAAATGGATATGATGAAGGAATATTTGAGGAATGTAATTATAATGTGAAGTTTATTTCAAGTAATGAATTAAATAAAATTATGGCAATTGTATCTAATAATACAAAATATACATTAGGGATTAAATCTTTAGTTTCAGGTATTATTGAAGCAAATGGAATGTTTGGATTAATAATGTCAGATAATTCAATATCACAAAAAATAAGTTTAGGACAAAGATTTATAATTAACAAACAGGCTTGGAAGGCGACTCAAACGGACAGAGTGACGGTACCGGGAATATTAATAGTTTTATTAGGTGAGTCTAATATTAATGTAGAGACAGATGATGTAGTAAATGAAATAGCAGATGCTCTTACGCATAATTATACAATTGCATTAAATTCAACATCACAATCAATAGTTGAAAACGGCACATATGAAATCAATCCAATAGTTAAAGATAATGGAAAAGAAGTAGATAATTCTAATGTTACATATTTATCAAGTAATCCTGAAATAGCTACAATTGACTCAAAAGGTTTAGTTACTGCTTTAAAAACAGGAACTTGTATTATAACTTGTAGTATTGGAACTGAAAAAATTGATTTATCGTTAAGTGTAATTGCTAAGACAACAATACCTGTAATAAATTATACAACAAGTTGGACAAATAATAATGGAAGTTTATTAAAGTTAATGAGTTCTACAACTACCTCAATAGTTAAGACAGTTGATGGTATAGCTGATAATTCTTTAGTTGTTAATTACAATTTTGATTCAATAGGGCAAAGTTTAATATCACAAAAGAAATTAACTATAACAAAAGTTTCAGATACAAGTTTTACAATTAAGAATACTAATACCAGTGTTGTTACAAATATTAGTATAGATTTAATTGATTCTAGTAATGGAACTATCATTGAGACTAAAAATATTCAATTAAAAGGAGTGAGTTAAAGTATGAAAATAAATATTTTAATAACTCCTAATAAATTAAAAGCCAATAAAAACGTAATTTTAAATGGACAAGTAATTAATTTAATTAAGTAAAGGAGGGTAATAAGTATGACATTAGATGATTTAGAAACAATTAACAATTTTCAAGTATTTGAAGATTTCATTCGTGAATTTATAATTTTAGATACTGACTTATTTAAAATGATTTATTATCCTCAAAAAAATCCGTTAATTCAAGCAGATGAGGAAAATCCTTATAAAATATTTGAAGAAAGTGAAAGTAATGAGCATGGGGTAGTCTTATTTGGTGCGAAAAATAATGAAATTTTGAATACTTCTAATATTGTTATTTTGATAGATTTTGAACAAACTCCTAAAGGAAATTTACAAGAATATAATACAGTATATATTATAATTCGTACAATTCTAAAAGGAGATGTGCAAAAATTAGGTAATGGATTAGATAGAGCATTTATAATTGATAAACTTATCGAAAATCAATTAGATAGGTCTACTTTGACAGGATTGGGTGAAATAAAAAAGACAAGTTTTAAACCACTTCCATTGAATGAGCAGAATCAAGGTTATATAGCTATGTATAAGGCAACATCATTTGCTTATGATTTTTTGAACAATAAGAATATACAAAAGAAATATTTTGGTGGTGAATATAATGAATAGCGATTACTTAAAATTTCAGTTGAATAGGGGACTGGATATTATATTTAAAGATAAGAACCATCAACAAATTAAAGTTAAACAATCTAGAATTTCTGATATTGATGAAATAGGATTGCTAACTTATTTAACTTTAACTTATATCTTTAGAATTCAAAAAGAACAGTTGAAATTATATGAAGATATTCAAGATCAATTGAAAAGCAAATCACTATTTGAATCTATTGTAATACATGAAAATATATTAAATAGCAAAAAAGATTTTAACATTTCGGAATCAATGGTTATGTTACTAATACAATCATTGGCTTTCTTTTTAGATATTAAAGATTTTAATAGGATTGGAGTTTCTAATAATGTAGACGCTATAATTGTTTATGATTTTAAAGAACTTGAAGGACAAGTATATAAAGTTCCTATATTTGAATTAAATAATGATAACTTTGAAGAATTTAGTGAATTAATAAGAACGATAACTTGTACAGATGTAATTCAAGAAGAAAAAGAAGAAATGGATATGTTAGAACATTATGACGATGAAGAACTACAGAGACTTCTAGAAGAACAATATAGAATATACAAAGAAGATAAGAAAAAGGAAGAAAATGAAAATAAAATAACTATTGATGAAGTTATAGCTTCAGTTTGTATGAGTGAGAATAGTAAATATAATTTTACTAATATTTCAGATTTAACAATTTGGCAACTTAACTTCTATTTTAATTTCTTGTTAGAAAAAGAAAATATTGAGATAGTTAAATCTCAATTTACTTCTGGAAATTATAACTTTGAAAAAGCTCCAGACTTAAATTGGATTAAGAAAACTAAAATTAAATTAACAAAATGTAAAAAATTATTAAATGAATAAATTAAGTTCCTATAATTTCCATAGGAACTTTTTTATTATATAAAAATGTAAAATTTAAGGAGGAATATTAATGGCAACTATTAATGAAAGATTTGGTATTTTAAATGCGAGTCAAGTAAAATTGAGAAATAGAACAACAAATAAATTATTACTTAAGATACCACAAGCAAACAAATGTACATTTGAATACAAAACTACGGATAAATCAGCAAAGGAACAAGGTATAGAAAAACTATTTTGGTCAACAACACCAGTAGCAACCTACAAAATGGAAACTGAAACTATATCTTTTGCTCAACTTGCAGAAGCATTAGGTAGTGATGGATTAGTATTAAATACTGAAAATGAATCTTACTATAAGGAAGAAGTATTTGTAGTAACAACAGATGGAACTTTAGTTCTTAATTTAAAATCTGAACCTATGAATGGAACAGTGATTAATTTTAATAAATTATCACTTGGTGGAGAATTAGACATATCACTAGTTGGTGTAGTAGATGCTACTGATAAAAAGAAATTTACTATTACTAATTCAGAGTTAAGAATTGGGGATAAAGTTGAAGTAAATTATACAGAAGTTTTATCAGCAGGACAAGTTTATACATTTAAAGTATATGGTAATAAACAAGTAGATGCTAAAGAACTACAAGCAACCGTATTAAGAAAAAATGTTGCTACAAATAAAATAGAATTAATGGATATGATTATTCCAAATGTAGTTATTCAATCTGGTGTAACATTATCATTTGACGCTGAAAACCCATCAAAATTTGAACTGAATTTCAAAGTACTTGGAGATCCGTTTAATACTGATGATGAAGGTAATCCATTATTCTGTGAATTTAAAGCAAAAGCACCAAAAATTCCTGTAACTCCAATTGCTGATTTAGCAGGAGTATCAAATGTATCAACAAAAATTGATTTAACATTTACAGCACCAACTTCTTCAACATCAGTAGTATTAATGTATAAATTAAGTACAGATAGTACTTATAGTGCAGTGGCTACTAGTGGAACAACTGGGGTAAGAATAGCTTCTCCATTAACTGATACAAGTACTTCAACTCAAGTATTAGGGCTAACGGCTTCAACATCTTACAATTTAAAAATTGTAGTAACAGGTGGTATTCATGAAGGTGAATCTAATCTTGTAACAATTGTAACTATACCCTAGTAATCCTACTAATATAGTAGGTCAATCAATACTAGGAGAAATGATTGTTGGATAAAAATATAATCCAATATATTGTTGATTGACAAAAGAATAAATTAAATGAATATTAAGAATGAGTATCTATATGGTACTCATCTATTAGTATTATAACAAATAAATTAAAACAATATATAAGGGAAGTGAATATATAAATGGACTTTAATTCAATAGGAGAAATGTATGCTGAATTAGAAAAACAAATTAAAACGGATTTGATGATAGAAGCACAAAAAATACATTTGGCAATTCAAGATTATATTATATCAGATATATACCAAACGTATAGTCCAAAATTCTATGACAGAACAGGAACTCTTTTAAATAGTATTGAAGTATCTCCTGTTAAGAAAAATGGAGATGAATATACTATTGAGATATATGTAAAAGATGAATTACATGATATAGCTTTTTGGGAAACAGGTGAACAAAGAACATTGACCGAAATACTAGAATATTTTGCTGAAGGGCATGGATATGGTCGAGGTGGAATTAAATTAAATCCAATGCAATCAGTATGGGAAAATGAGTGTAAAGATGTAATTAATAATCTTTTAGACTATCTTAAAAGGCGTGGTTTTGATTTTACATAATAAGAAAATAAATTGTTCATTTTATTGCAATATAAATTATTTAAACAAATTAAAAGAAATAGTATTGACTTTATTTTTAAAATGGAGTAATATTACATTAAAGATAATTTAATGTATAAATAAATAAAGTCAATACATAATTTGAAAAACGTATATTTTAATGATGTTCTCCGACATCAAAATTTATTTAATGTATGTATGAGTAGTTATGACTAGGGGTAGCTCCCTTAGTCAGATTATTCTAATTAAATAAATAATGGGGAATATGATTAAAATGTATGTGAAATTAATACATACATTAAATAAATTAAAATAAAAAGGAGATGTTTCATTATGGAACAAAATAAAATTATTAAACTATTTACAGATGAAAAAGTAGAAGTAAAGGAACGAGAATTCACAAAAATTTTAGGTGGTTTTTCAGAAACAAGTCCCGTAATTACTGATAAACAAATCGGAGATTTACTTGGATATGCAAAAGGTGCTAGGCAGGTTAGAGATCAAGTTAATAGTAATTTACAACATTTTACGAGAGATGATATTATTGATTTACAACGTGGAGATGGGAGCGACACGTTTGCTGAAGTATTGAAAACACTAGGCTACGCAAAACAATCTATAACACAAGCTAAAAATATTTATGTGTTTTCTGAAGCAGGTTTTCTATTATATTTAAAGTTTGCCGAAGGTGATAAATCAGTAGAATTATACAAAGATTTTATTGAAGACTACTTTAAAACAAAAGCTGAGAATATAGTAATGGAAAAGACATTAGAAGAAACTAAGCAAGCACTAATTGATGAAAGAAAATACATATTAGGTAGTGTTATTTTTGAAACTGATACAACTAAGAAAATGCAACTGTTACAAAGAGATAAAAAATTAGAAGAACAAATAAATGAAATAGAAAAGACTTTAGCTAAGGAAGAATTAATGGAACAATTAAAAGATAAATTAGCTATTGCATATGCATTTGAACAATCTAATAAAGAATATAGTATTGGTACATTTGCTAGATTCTTAAATATTAAGAATTTCGGACAAAATAAATTATTTGAATGGATGAGAGATAGCGAAATATTAATGAAAAACAATGAGCCATATCAAAGATTTATGAATAATTTTCATGTTATACCAGTTAAGAAAAATAAATTTACTGGTAGTAAAACTTTGATTAAAGCAAATGGAGTATCATACATAGTAAAGAGATTAATAAAAGATGGTAAAATTCAATCTAAAACTTACGAGGAAATTATAAATGATATCAATGAAAATTTACAATCAGAAGCTAGTTAGAAATAAATTAATATAAATAAAAATAAATGACTACATAGAAATGGACTAAATTAAATATGAATAAAATTATTAGACTAGATACTAAAAAGGTATTCTAGTCTTTTTATGTAGAAATTACAAAGGAATTATTGACTCTATCCGAAAATAGTATTATTATATATCTATAACCAATACATGAAAATAATGGTATGGAATAATAATACTAAGGGGATGAATAATTATGAATAAAATCTTTAAAAAGTTTATTGTAATGGGAATAATAGCTAGTTCGATAAGTATATTGCCTTTGACAGGAGCAAGTGCAGAGTGGAAACAAGACTCTAAAGGTTGGTGGAATACTGAAGGAAGTTCATGGTCAGTAGGTTGGAAGCAAATCGATTCTAAATGGTACTATTTTGGACAAGACGGTTATATGGCACATGATACTATTGTTGATGGATATAAAATTGATAATAATGGAGTATGGATTCAAAATAACACTGTAAACAATACAACAGAAACAAGTACAAATGTTTCGAATACGGCTAACAGTAATAATAGTTCTAATACTAATTTAACTAATAACATAGATAATAGTACAAGTAGTAATTCAAGCGTTACATTAAATAATACTGGTGTGATTAATGCTAATACAACTAATAATGTTGCTGTTGATAACACTAGTAAAGAAGAAAAAGATTATTATAAAGAATTGAAGAAAAGTCAACAAAATGCACAAGATGATTTAAAAGCATATTATCAAAAACAATTAAATCAAGCTAAAGATGATTTAGCAGAAGCGAAAAAAGGATTAGATAATGTTAAAAGTCAATTAACTATTAAGACATTAGCAAAACAATCGGATGGAACTTGGCAATATGTACCTTCTGTCGATACTTCAAAAGTTGCTCAATATGAAAAGAAAGTGAAAACTTATCAAGATTTAGTTGATTATTATGGGAAATTAGTTAAATAATTATAAACTTAAAAGACTTTAGAGATTATTAAATTAATTCTAAGGTCTTTTATTTTTATATAAGTAAAGTAAATAAAATGTGTTGACAGATAATAGTAAAAGAGTATAATAGAAATTGTAAAGAAGTTAAAACTAAATTATATAAATGTTTCATGCGATAAGATGCTTAGTTCCAGTAAGTATCTTATTTTTTTATATGTAAAAAGAACTTTCTATATTGCTTCATTACCACCTCACATGAGTTCCAGTCACGCTTTTTAACTCCACAATATTTACTCGTTCTTATTTCCAACTATTAAATTTTTCTATTTGTTATTTAATTATTGGGATATGTATATTTAAAACTGATGCTATCATATTAAAAAGTCCACCTAAGAAGATAAGTACTGATTTCAACAATTCGTTATCTATAGTAAATTTCTTGCAATGTTTCATGCCATCGCCTCCCTCCCAATTAGGAATATTCGAGATGGCAATATAATTATAACATTGTATGGAAGTAATTACAATTTAATGGAAAATATATTTGGTTGTAAATAAGTATACAATTGTGATATAATGGAGATAATAAATAAGAAAAAGCCTAGTGTTGAAGCACTAAGCCAGTCCTATAAACAATATCACGTTTTTACAGGTTTCAAAGGACTATTGAATCGATATGTAAATGAATACTAAATCACTGATAAAGCACTACTTGGATGGGGTGCTTTTTTCAGTTGTCTCAAAATCAAAATCTTTGTAATGAATTTTAACTAGGTTTTCGGAATTCAGTGCTTTATATAAAACTAATATAATACCTAATATTTCAATTACCTTAATAATAAAATCAAACATATCCAACAGCAACACCTCCTAGAATTATATTTTCAATAACCCTTTGAGGTGGAAAACGTATAACCACCGTCTCATCCATAACGGCATATATGATAGAATAGTTTTACTATATTTTATAGATTTAAATGTTAAGTAGATTAATAAACCCCTTTATTTATATTAACTTTTCTCTACAGAATATAGTAAGATTATTATACCATAAAATTGGAAATATGGATATTATTATTTTGATTAATTGATTGTATTAAGAATAGAAGATTTTAGAAGTGTATTCAATGATATGATTAATTAGATTAATTACAGAATTTGATTTAAAAATATGTAAGACTAGCGATTTTTAGTTGCTAGTCTTTTTTTATAGGATAATATTGATTTATATAAATTAACGTTTGTGCATTTATATCATTTACTGATAATCTCAAACATTCAATAAATAGTTGTTGTTTACTATCAGTTATCTTTTTATTACGCATTACCATTTCAATAACCTTTTCATCTATGTTTTCACCTTTAAATATTTGTATAAACGACGAAGTTTTATGGTTTTGTGTTATTGAAAAGGACGTCAACCAAGTTATAATTCTTTCTGCTAATTGTTTTGGTTTATATGTTTCTTCATAATAATTATCATAATCTTCTATAGGAAAACGACCCTCTAATCTTTCAAAATATTGTTCCATCATATATTCAATTTCTTTACTTGGAGTTCTTTTATCAGTAATGCTTAAAAATTCTATATCACTTTTCATTCTATCCGGAAGTGTAATTATTATCCTTGACTTATCATTTGGGATTGCCATAATGCTCTCTCCTTTAATATGTTTATTTTGTACACTTATATTGTAACATATTTATTTAGAAAATAAAAGTGAATATTAATTATATATTCTGAAACTTTTATATTGACAAGGTGTACACCTAGGTAGTATTATAAATACATAAGGTTGGTAAACAAAACCAATCAAATAAAAATAAGGCAACAACATAGAAGTTATCACCTAGTGTCTCGCAAATACTAGTATAACACATGTTTCAGCCTTAATCAAGGGAGATGTGTATTGTGGGACAAGTATTAACAAATCAATATCCAAGGGAAGATTATTATGTAGGAATGCAAATTGACTGTAGGAATATTTTTATCAATTATGGTCACTGGTTAGAAAAGCAAGGTATTGAAAACGAAGGTGATATATCAGATTATGAAACATTTTTAAAGAAATGGAATGAAGAAAAAGAATTACAAAGGGATTTAGAATATAGTGATTTGATGGCTTTTATAAGAGAAAATGAATTTGATAACTTGAATTTGTACAAGCAAGAAGATTATTACGATGAAGAGTATGATAAAGTCACCTGTATATATGGAGAAGAATTCTTCGATATAATAGGTATTAAAGAAAAGAAGTTTAGAAATTTGTTCGTGAAAAGCGAATACATAAGTGAGTATGAAGACAGAATGAATATAGTTATTGAAACAAATGGCGGAAGACAAGGATATATATTAGAAGTTTCTTAAAGTGTAATGTTGTTAATTTATAGGGTTTATTTTGATATATGTAAGACTAGATGACTTCGTAAGTATGTCATACATAGATGAAGGTAAAAATGATATAGAATTGATGGTTAAGTTTAATAGAATTAATCAAAGATATATTATCGGAGTTTAGATAATATATATAAGGGAGATATATAAATAGAGTTGTTAGTTATATCTGTTATTGTATTTCATATTCTAAATTATGGTATAATAACAGATATAATATTAATATAGAAGGTGATTATTTTGAAAGTCAAAAGAAAACGAGGATGCCCAATTAAATCTATTAAATCAGATAAGCATAAAAGAATAATAAAAGCAACTATAATAGAATCAAAGACTAAAAAAATTGGGGGTGTTGTTATGATTGAATTAACTAGACCGTTAAGTTATGGATTTATTGTAAGAGAAGATAAAGTGGAAGATTTTTTAAACCATAAAAGAGACAAAAGTAAACTAGAAAGAGTTTTAAGAAAAGCTAATAAACTAAGAAAAAATATGGGAGTACACGAATAGATGTTGTATGGGGAGAGTATTAACTTTAATATATTTAAATTGACTAAAGAGTACTTATCAATGGTTGAAAATTTTACATGTGGTAATGATGAAATAGATAAATATTTAAAAACAAAAGCTTTTGAAGACTTAGAGTTTGGTAATAGCTTTACTAGAATTATTATTAATAAAGATAATAATGAATTGATAGGTTATTATTCTATTAATTGTTCATCTATAGTAATGGAAAATTACAATCATAGGTATTTTTCTCCTGCAATAGAAATTAAAATGTTTGCATTGAGTGAAAAATATCAAGGGATTAGACTTTCTAATGAAGACGATGATATGTTTAGTGACCAAATTCTATGTGAAATAATAAGTAAAATAGTTGGAATTACTGAAGCGTATATATCAGCAAGGAGTATAATACTATATTCAGTTCCAAAAGCTAAAAGTTTTTATGAAAGAAATGGATTTGAAGCGTTTGTGGAATATATGCTTAGTAGTGACGATATGTATATTAAAGATTGTATTCCGATGTGGTTTCAATTATAAAGTTGATTATAATTTGCTCTTATGAGTGTTATAATATATATAGGAACAAGTTAGTTAATGGGGTTGCAAACCTGTTAATTTAATTAAAGGAGATTTTACTAACCGTCTCCGTTCCTATTTTTTAATATGGTTAGTAAATAAATTAAAGCGAGGTTAGTGTTATGAGCAATGAAGAATATCATAGAATTATAGAAAAATTCAAAGATGAAAATAAGGAATTAATTGAAAGTGGTAAATATAAAAAAATGTTTACTGAGAATTTACCAAAATGGAATAATGGGTGTTATATAGGTAAAATAAATTGGGAAAAAAGTATTGGATATAAAGTATTTTTTATATACGATAATTTAATAGGATGGATAAATATTATTAAATATATTAAAGGAAAACAGCCAAAAGTAAAAATTTTATACAAAAGTAAGGAAGCTATGTTATTAACAAGTTGCTTTAGTAATTGCATAATAGGTGAGATACTAGGAAAGAAAACAAAAGATTTTAAAATAGAAATCGGAACTCATTATAAAGATAGTCAAAGGGATATAACTATTACGGATATGAAGAGAGAACAAAATGAAAATGGTAAATGGAGTAAATTATATAAATACACTTGCAATGTTTGTGGGTTTGACTGTGGAGAACACTACTATCCTAGAGATAAAAAATACAAAGACGAATTATGGATAGGGGAAAGTAATTTATTAAAACATAAACAAGGTTGTTCGTGTTGTCATAGTGTTATAGTAGTAAATGGAATAAACGACGTTATAACAACCGATCCTTGGATGATACCATATATAGGTAAAGAATGTGCTAAGACTCATACGCATGGGAGTAATGACAAAGTTCAAGTAACTTGCACTGACTGCGGAAGAATTAGAGATAAGAAAATAGAAATAAATAAGATATACACTTACAAATCTATCGGGTGTTCTTGTAGCGATTCAGTTAGTTACCCAAACAAAATCGCATATTCTTTACTAGAACAATTAAATCAAATATATAAGTTTGATTATTTAGAACATGAATATTCGCCTGAATGGATAGGATTAAAAAGATATGATAATTATTTTATTTATCAAAAAAAACAATATATACTTGAAATGGATGGCAAGTGGCATTCTAAAGACAATAAAATGAGTGGACAAACCAAATATAAATCCAAAGCTATAGATGATTATAAAGATGAACAAGCTAGATTACATGGTATTGAAGTTATTAGAATTGATTGTACGATAAGCGATTTAAATTTTATTAAACAAAACGTATTGAGTAACAATAATATAAATAATTTATTTGATTTACGCAAAATAGATTGGCAAAAGTGTGAAGATTTTGCTTTATCTAACTTAGTCAAAGTGGTTTGTGAATACAAAAGAAACAATTCTAATATAACTGCTTTTAAAATTGCAAAAATAATGAAATTATCTCAAGGAACAATAAGAACCTATCTCAAAAAAGGCAGAGAATTATATTGGTGTGATTATGATGCTAAAGAAGAGCAAAGAAAGAGTATAGAAAAATATAGATTAGATAAAAGTAAAGAAGTAAAAATATTTAAAGACGGAGTTTATTTAGGGAAATTTATTTCATGTTCAGATTTAGCTAGAAAGTCAGAAAAATTATTTGGTGTTAAATTAAAAGGTGGAGGAATTATTAGAGTTTGTAATGGCAAAGCAATACATTATAAAGGATATAAATTTGAATATGCAAATATAACAGACAAGGAACATATAATTATAGAACAAAATAAGTCTATTTTAAAGACAAAACATGTTATATGTTTAAATAATAGAATTATAACATATAATGTAACACAATGTGCTAAGAATAGTTTACAATTATTTGGGATTAAAATATCATATTCATCAATATATAATATTTGTAATAATAAACAAAAAGAGATAAAAGGCTTTATGTTTAAATATATTCAAGATTTAACAGAAGAAGACTATATAACATATGATATAACTAATAAGCTAAAAGAATTAAAAGCTATATAAAATAATTGGAATAATTAACTAAATCATGTTATAATCTTCTTATAAAGGGGTGATTGTAACATGAAAGAAAAATTATATCTTTATAAGAAGAAAATTATTTTAACCATACTTAGTATAATGATATGTATAAGTATTGGATTTGGTGGATTATATATTAAAAGTGTTAATAGTGTAAAAGATTACAAATCATTTTGCAATAGTTATTTTGAAATAGATAAAAATATTTCAAAGAATGAAGAAGCATATTTAATGTATGTTAAGGCGATAAAAAATTATGTAACCGTATTTACCAAATATGAAGGTCATGCGAAGCTTTCTGATGATAATAAAGTTAATATAGAAAAAGAAACTGAAGAGTATAATGGTTATATTAATGAATTGAAAAAATTAAATCCACCACAAGAATTTAAAGATGATTATAAAAAACTAATAGACTTATATGATAAAGATAGTATTCGTAAAGAAAATATTAATAGAGATTTTACAAATAACAATGCAAATAATATTAAAGATGATTATTTGATCGATAATAAAGATTTAACTCAATTAAGAAATGATTTTCAAAGCAAAATAACTATAATATCAAAACAAAAAGACATAAAATTAAATTAATAAAGCAAAAAAGAACAACATCTCACTATATTGTTGTTCTTTTTTTGTATAATGAAGGAGATAATGTAATGGGAATTAAATTAAAAGAAAAATACATAAAAAACAAATTAAAAGATAAGTTTGGAGAATTAGAAGTTTATAACCCACAACATAACAATAAAATACTGATAGAATTAACAAAACTGATTGCTGATAATTCAAAAGAAATTCAATTAGATAATAAACAATCTGATATAGAAGTAATAAATACAATTAAAATTATGCGTTTTTTAATTATTAACTGTACAAATTTAGAAAATGAAGAATATTGGAATAATATTGATGATATTAGATTAGAAGAAATGTTAAACTTTGCCGATGGTGATTTTAAAAAAGCAGTTAATTCATTATTAGATATAATGTTAGAAATAGGAAATGATGTTAGAATTCAAAGTATTAGAAAATTAGATATTTTACAGAATAAATTAAATGAACTAGTTGAATCGGTAAAGGCTGATAATAATATTAATAAAACTTTAGCTAAGTTTGGATTGGATAAAGAGAAACTAATTAAATTACAAAATGGTGATGAACACATTGCGAAAGAATTTCAAGAAAATATGATAAAAAGCATTGAAAGAGAAGTAAAACCCAAAAGACAATATAATAAAAAGAAAAAATAATGGAGAGTGATTTTATTTATTGCTCTCTTTTTTATGTGTAAATATGAAAGGAGAGAATAATAAGATATGGCTGGTGAATATAAAAGTTCGATACGTCTTGGCGTTCAGTTAGAAAGTGAAAAAGATGTTAGTGGAAGATTACAAACTTTAATAAATACTTTACAAAAAGAAAAAATTAATTTAGATATAAATATTGCAAATTCAGATGTAGCTAAACAATTAGAAACTTTAACTACTTTAGCAAATAATTTTAAAAATAGTTTGGGTAGTAATGTTTCATTAGGTAACGTGAATGAGATTATTAATCAAGTTACCTCTGCAATGGTTAGTATGAATGACCAAGTATTAAAGACATCAAGAGTTGATATAGGTGATGGAATAACCAAACAATTAAAACAAACTGCTGAAGGTATTGGTGTAGTTAAAAGAGAATTACAATTATTAGATAAAGATGATAATAACACTTCTAAAATAAAACCTACAACTACAACAGATTATAATAAAATAAGACAATCAATAGAAGATATAACAAAAGCACAAAAGCAATTAAATGCCTTAGAATCTAATGGATTTTCTGATATTAATAAGATTGCTTACTTAAAAACTATGCTAAGTAATCCAAATAGTATAGGTTCAGATAATGAATTAAAAGGTTATTTAAATCAAGTTAAAGAATTGTTAGCAACTGAATCAAAAGTTATTGAATATTCAAATAAATTAAATTCTCTGAAGTCTAATATGACTAATTTAACCGATGAGAAATATTCAAATGTTTTAAATACACAATCATTTGAACAAATAATTAATGAGATAAATAATGCTCAAAATGGATTGAAAAACTTCGATGGTATAAATTTAAACGGCTTAAAACAACAATTTGATGAGTTGAGTGGAACTGTTTCTAAGTTTAGCACTGAAACTATAAGTTCTCAAAAAGCAGAACAAGATAATATAAAACAAAGAGAAAAATTAGAATCAGATAGGATATCTCAAATTCAGAAAGAAATAGATTTAAGCAATAAATTAGTTGAAAATGAACAAAAGAGACAAGTAAAAGATGATTCAGCTAATTTAAAGCAATTAGAACAAGAACAGACTCTGTTACAAAAACAAGCAGAAGCATACCAACATATAGACGCATTAAAATCAAACGGAATAGTAAATGAATCAGATATATCTAAACTTGAACAAATGGTTAAGAATTCTAAATCACTTCAAGATGTACGTAATGCAATTAATTCTATTATGAATACATCAATGATGAAAGAATCGTCTATTGTTACTATGTCTAAACAATTAGATGATGCACAAATTAAATTGGATAAAATGAAGCAGAGTTTCGGAAATAAGTTGCCACAAGGCTTCGTAGAATCTACACAATCTGAAATTAATAAATTAAAAGAAGATTTAACTAAAGTAGATAGTATGGGATTCAATGGTCTTAAAAATAGCTTGAATCAAGTTAATACTAATATGAAAGTAACCACTAACGAAACTCAACAATTAGTTAATTCTTTGAAAGAAACTAACAATGGTTCATTCTTTAGTGGAATCTCTAATTTTTTAGGTAAAGTTGGTATTTTTTATGGTGTTCAACAGGTAGTTCAAGAGATTAGTCAGCAGTTTAAAGATGCTAGTGAATATACTCAATCTTTAGATAAAAATGTGACAAATATTGAAATGATCACCTCGAAGAGTAAGGAAGAAGTTATTGGATTAACTAATCAATTTAAGGAATTAGGTGCTCAATTACATATAACTAATCAAGAAATGTTAGCAGGGTCAGAAGAACTTTTAAGGGCAGGTTTTGACAATAACACTACCAATAAAATGCTGGAAGCAAGTTCGATGGCTAGTAAGATTTCAGGTCAAACTACACAGGCAACAACAGAACAATTAATTGCAATTAAGAATTCTTTCAATATGACTGGCGACCAAATGCAACATGTAATTGATGTTATTTCTAAATTAGATAATTCTAGTGCTACAAGTTTCGCTGAAATTTCTTCAGCAATTATGAGAACTAGTTTTAGTGCCCAACAAGCCGGAACAAGCTTTGATACGCTTTCAAGCTATGTAACTACAGTAAGTGAGAAGACTCGTAGATCGGCAGAGACTATTGGAGAAGCATTTAAGAGTATTTATAGCAGATTAATGATAAAAATAGTCTGCCTATACAGTAATGTATAGATAAAAACTAGGTGAACCTGTAAATATAGGGTGTGCTATTAAATATAGTGCTAACGATGAAAGTCTAAGTTATTTAATAAAATAAATAATATGATAATATCGTGCCAAGTCTAAGTAATTAGAAAGGTGTAACGACTAAATTGGATTAATAATCCTAAGAGGTTTGAGGTGAAATTCCTTATTCCGTAGTGCCTAGCCCTCATGTGAGGTGAAGAGATAGTCTACTCCCACTTTTTAATAAGTGTTAAAGTATAGTGAAAACTAGGGTAAAAAGGATTATAACATAAAGTTAGGGAATATTGATGAGGATGGTAAAAACATAAATGACGTTGAGAAGGCAATGAATAACGTCGGTATTGCAATTCGTTCATCTAAGGGTGAGTTTAAGGATTTCGATGAGGTTTTAAATGAATTTGTGAATAAATATAAAAAAGGAACAATGAGTCAAGTTGATTTCTTAGCTGGAATAAACACGCTCGGTGGTTCTAGACAGAAAGAGACGATACTTAGTTTAGTCGAGAATTTCGACCAAGTTAAAAAACATCAAGATGATTTAACAAAAGCTACTGGTTCAGCTAAACAAATGTATGATGTTTATTCTCAATCTTTAGAAGCAAGAATATCTGATCTAAAAAGAGCATTTGAAGGATTGTATGAAAAAATAATGTCTTCGGATTCTTTAAAATGGCTAGTTTCAGAAGCTACTAATTTAATAACTGCACTATCAAATCTAGATGGAAAATCAATAACATATATAGCAACAATTGGAACATTAAGTTTAGCATTGTCAAAATTAGTTAAAATTAACAAAGAATTGATGCTATTAACTACAGAAGGTGGAATAGTAACTGGATTAACTAAATTTATTGGATTAGCTTCGGGAATGGTATCTTTAGAGAATGGGGCTACCGGTGTAGCAACTGCATTTGGTGTATTAGGAACTAGTATTAAAGGAGCTACTGCATCCGCTATGGGTTTTATAGCTACGCCAATTGGTTTAGCTATAACTTCAATCACTGCTGTTATAGGAGTTGCAATTTATGGATTTGTTTCGTATCAACAACATCAAGCTGAGTTAACAGAACAATCTAAGTCTCTTAAATCAGCACTCGATGGCGTTAATAATTCTCTAAAGGGTGGAGACACTACTAAGGCACAAGAAGAAGCTAACAAAATGAAATCAGCACAAGAAAAGTTACAACAATATATTGAGTTAAGAAAGAAAGCACAAGATACTGATTCTAAATCATTAAATCCTACTGCAAGCGGTACAAACCAAACATCTGTAATAGAAGGGTTTAATCAAAAAATTAAAGAACAAATAAAAGTACTTACCGATGCTGGTTATACAGTTGAAGAAACTACTGGGAAAATAAAAGAATTTACTGACGCACAAGATAAAATATATAATACTAAAATAATAAATAGTATTAAAGAACAAACAAAATCACAATTAGAACATAGAGAAAATTTAGACAAAGTACAAGCTGAATATAATAATTATATTTCAACAGTTAAAAATTTGTATACAGAATATCAAAACTTATCTGCACAAGAAAATTTGTCGGCGGAACAAAAAACTAAACTACAGGGTACAGTAGAACAATTACAAGGTAAAATGAGTGGATTGAATGTCTCTATTGATGAAAATGGAAAAGTATTAATTTCAAATTCACCATTAATAGAAGCAAATATTCAGAAATTAATATCAGAAGGACTTACAGTTGATAATTTATCAGCTATTCGTATAACAGATTCTAAGGTAAATTCTCAATGGCAAGTAGGGAATTCTCAAGTTACATATAATGAAATAACAAATAGAATTGAAATGTATAAAGCTGAGATAAAAGCGATACAATCTGTTATTCAAGCAAGAATGGCTGGGGCATCTGATTATTCAACGATGAGTATAGGTAAAGCACAAAGTCTAGAAGCTGGTTCACCAGAATTTGATAAACTAAAAGAAGAAACTGACCAATTACATGCGTATGAGAAAGCGAAAAAAGAAGCAGATGATTTATATGCTGGGATAGGAAGTGTTGCATATTCTGCTCCTAGTGGAGGTGGTGTACAAACACCATCTAATGGAGATTATATGCCTTCTGGTGGGGATTCTAGCGAGAAAAAAAAGGCAGAAAAAGAACTTGAAGATTCAGAAAAGAAAATGTTATCTAATATCACAGATGCTTATAAACAAGCAAAAGATACTATATCGAATAATATTGAAGAAATAGATGCAAAGATAACTGGATTAGGTGATATAGATGATTCTAATTTTACTCAAAAAGTTTCACTTGTAAATGATAAAATAGGTGAACAAAAGCAAATAGTTGAAAAAGCACAAGAACAGTTAGACTCTTTAAAAAATACAACGGTAACAACGGCAGATGCACAAAAGGAACTTGAATCTGCAACTTTATCTGCATCGAAGGAATTACGACAAGAAAGTTTAGAAGTAGCAAAATTACAATCAGAAATTGAAAAAACTGATATTGATGAACTAAAGAAAATGTATGAAGATCAACAAAAGATTGAAACAGAAACTTTAGAAGCTAATCAAAAAGCACAAACAGATAAAATAGAATCTATTAAGAAAGCACAAGAAGATGCACATAATGAGATAATGGATGACTATGAGGATGAATTAGATGCTTTAGATAAAAAATCTAAGAAATTAGATGAAGATAATGACAAGATAGATAGAGCTAATGAATTAGAAAAAGAGAAAAATGATTTAACAGAAAAACAAAAAGAGTTAAATAATGTTAAAAGTCAATTAACTAATCAAGTATATCAAAAGCAAGCAGATGGAACATGGCAATTTGAGTATGTTGCAGATACTCAAAAGATTGCAGAAAAACAAAAAGAAGTTACAGAAGCACAAAAAACTCTTGATGATACAAATAGAAAAAATTCACTAGATGATGCTAAAAAAGAAATAGAAGATAAAAAAAGTGTTATTGAAGCTGATAAAAAAGCAGAAGATGAAGCATATACAAAGAAGAAAGCATATTTAGATGAGTATTCCTCTTATTTGAAAGAATCACAAGAGAGAGACACGAAACGTCTCGAGAATCATTATTCAGATATTGAAAAAATGGCAAAAGATACATTAAAGAAATTAGAAGAAGAGCATAACAATGATTGGAATGCTATTTCAGATTCAATTTCAGCTACACTAACTAGAACTAAAAAAGCATTAGAAGACTTAACTACATTAAGAGCTAATTTTACAACTTCGGAAGCAAATGATGCTATTAATAGTGGGGATGTATCAGGATATTTAACAAAAAATAAAGATAAAATGAATTTAAAAGCAAGTGTAGATGAAAGTGATATAGATTCTCATTTAAATTCTATTAGTGACAAAGCAGATAAGGCTAACAATTCAGTTACTATATTGAATAAAACTTATGACGAATTATTATCAAAGAAAAGCATTAATATAACCGAAGCTGATATTAATAATAAGAAAGTTCAAGTTCAAAAGCAAGTAGATATAGATAATGAAGGTTTAACAACTACTTTGAATAATTTAAAAGCTATTAATCTAGCAATTGAAACAGAAATAGACTCTCATTATTCAAAGGTAATTGACAAGCAAACTCAAGCACAACAAAATGAGATGACTAGCTTACAAAACTTTGCAAAAGAATATACTATTTATTATAATAAATTCCTAGAATTAGTACAAACAGTTAATGACTTTAGATTTAATAATATTGTAGTGAATGTACAAGCATCTGTAGACAATGTATTACAAGGATTAGAAGTTATAGCAAAGGCTTATGAAAAATATGCTAAGGCATATAATAAAATGCACCCAGACGATACTATTTCTTCTAGTATTGATATATCAGATGTACAAAGTGCGAATACATCCTATAAAAAATCCGTAAGTGATTATCAAGCTAATGTATTGTCATCATATTCTGCCGAAGCTTTTGAAAAATATGCAAGTCAAATTGGAAGTGGAATAGGAGATAGTTTATTGAGTAAGTTAAATAATTATAGTAGTTCTACTAGTAATATTAATAACACAAATAACGCTTCCACAACTAATAATAGTAATAAATCTACAACATCTAATACAACTAATGTAAATATAAATCAACTTGATGTAAATACAAAGGACGCACAAAATTTATTAAATCAATTGTTAACAATAGTTAAAAATAAAACAAATTTGAGTTAGGATGTTTATTTGTCCTAACTCCTTTTTATATGTGAGGTGATAATTAATGAATATTAATTTAAATGAAGGTGCTGAAATTCTTATAAATGCAATGCAAACTCATTCAAAAAATGAAGTAAATAGAAACTCAATTCAAAGTATGAATAGACAAGGATATATAAAAACAGTATTAGGAAATGATTTATATACAGTAGTCATAGATGAAGAAGAATATACAATAGAAGCAAGGCAAGGTTTAACTTTATCTGTAAAAGATTTAGTAGTAATAATGCTATACAATGGAGATATTAGTAGACCTTGGATAATAGATAAAAAACCGAAGAATTGGAAATAATAAATTAAAATAAAATTGAAAAGGAGATGCTTATAATGGAAACTAATAATCAACAACTATGTGGGCTATCAAGAATTCGCAATCTCTCATGTAGAGTTGAATTACTAGATATAAATTATAACATAGTAGATACATTACAAGGAGAAATTACAACAGGAAGTATAACATTGAATAATAATCATTCAAGTACAGATGATAATGATAATAGTAATTTTGCTAGAATTACTGGAAGTATGGAGTTTATTCTAACATCTGATTTGGCAACAGATTATTTTAAATTGGACTTAAAACACTTGATACGTATATTTATGATAATTACGGATAAGGCTAGTGGAGTATTTGCAGAATATAATATAGGTGTATGTTTAATCAATTCTCCAAACATTATTAGAGGAATAGACGGTAATAATAAAATAACGATAAGCCTAAATGATTTAATGTCAAATTATAATGGAGATTTCAATGGAGAAATTGAAAAGAAAATTACAATAAAAACTAGTAAAGATTCAAGTTCAAACTTATCTCAAACAATATATGATGTAGCTACTAATGCAAATTTAATGGGCTTAGATTCAAGTAGAGTAATGTTTGAATCTAATCCATATCAAATATTATCTGAAGTTACTTGTGAATCAGGAAATAAGATAACTGACTTATTAAAATCATTAATGGATTTATATAAAGGTTATGAATTATTTTTTAATCCTGATGGAATTCTTATATATCAAAGAATAAAAAATCATAATACTGATGCAATAATTCAAGAGTATGATAATAGCCCTAATATTGTAAGTTATTCTATCAAAAAAGAATATACAAATGTAAGAAATCATATTGTCGTACTTGGTTGTACAGAGAGTGATACGACTAATAACAATGTGGGAATACAATATAGAGGTGAGGTAAAGCAAGAAAATATAAATCATCCTTTAAGTATAATAAATATAGGTGATAAAAAAAAAGTTATTTCAGATGATAAACAGTTAACTAATGAATCATGTTTGTCAGAAGCTGAATATTGGTTAGACAAATATTCAAATTATGCTGATACACTTGAAATGCAAATGATACCAGATTTTAGATTAGTTCCTAATAGAGTTATTAAAGTTGTGTATTCAGACGATAGTATTACTATTAATGGAAGATATCTAATAAATAGTATAACATTTGGGCTTAAAGCTTCAGATTTATCTACTGTAAGTTGTTCATTATTATATAATTAGTTTTATAAATAAATATAAATAGTATATTAAACTGAGGCTTGGGTAAATCCAAGTCTTTTATCATGTATATAATATTAAATTAAAACAAAATAAATCATAGATTTTAAAAGGAAGGTAGGTGAATAAATATATGGCTTTTATAACTCGTTTTGGTTTTAACGGTAGTCCATTCGTTGAAGCTTGTCATGTATCTCGAAAAGTTTCATACCTGATGGCTAGTAATGGTGTTTTTGATGAGATAAAAATAGATGAAACCTTAGATTCTACGAATTCCATCAAAAAAGAATCTTGGACGTTAGATACTACCTTTTTATCTAAATTTCAAAATTCACTTGAAGCAGGTAACATAATAGCTGGTGGAATTAAAATTCAAAAAATAAGATTCAAGAGAAGAAAAATTGGGGAGTTATCTTGGCAAACAATGATAGATGTCCCTTTTAGTGATGATATAGAAAATTATGATACCCAAGATTTTTTTGTGGAGAATACTACAGATTATGAATATTCTCTTGTACCAGTAATTCAAAATTTTGAGGGGGTAGGAGTTACTGAACAAATAACAACTGATTATCAATCTTTGTTTTTAACTGGCTTAAATTCAAAAGGAGAATTATGCAATTATCCATTGCGTTTTGATTTACATACTACAGATATTAGTTTAAATTTTGACCAAACAATCCAAAAGACATTATCTTCTCAATATCCTGCTTTATTATGTGGAGAAAGCAAGTATTATAGCGGAAATATAGCAGTTAAATTAATATCTCCAACAACAGAAGCCAATGGTGGGAAAGTGGACATGAAAGCTGAAAAAGCATATAGAGAAGCATTTGAAGATTTTATACATGGTGGTAAGCCTATGCTAATTAGAAATCATTCTATGTATATTTTGGGTGTCTTAACTGACCCTAAAAAGAATCCAGCTTTTGATGAAGAAGTTGCATTTGGTATATATGACTATAGTTTAGCTTTCAATGAGGTTAATAACGCAAAAGATATGGAAGTATTAAAGCAATATGGACTAACCTATGATGTTAGTGCAAGTTAATCTATGAATATAAAATCTTATAATTTGAACTAAATTAAAAATATAAAAGAAAGGAGGGTGATATTTTATGGCTGTTCAAAAAATAGTACAAGGAAGTTTGTATCAAAATGGTCAACAAATACAGTTCTCATCTGCACCTGCAACATATACAAGCAATGCTGTTTTAGAATTAAGATCAAGTGGAACGGATATAGAATGGTTAGTTATAAAAAGTGGAGCACATGAATATTTATTATCCACTAAAAATTTATTGAGTGGTATAAGTTATAATCAATTAAATATCCAAGGGTTCGTTAGTGGAAATTCATTGATTGCAATTGGAGATTCACAGTATAAGATTAGATTAATTACTAGTCAAGAATGGGATAATTTTGTATTAAATCAAATAAATTTAAATTCATTATTAACACCGAATGCAGATGATTTAAGTGGAAATTATAATTCTATAACTATTACTAGTTCTGATACAAACAACTTATTACATTGGTGGAACTCCCCTTCATTAACTAAAAATATCAGTGGAAGTAGTGTAATTGTAAGAGGTGGGAATGCAATTGGAACATCTAATAATATATCAATAACAGATAATTCGAATTACAGAATTGTATTAGAAAAATATAATCTACCACCAGTTATTAGTGATAGTGATAGGTTTTTAGGTAATTTTACATCAAGTATTATACAAGAATATTCTATAGTAGACCCTGAAAATGATTTATTTAAAATAGAAGAAATTTTAGATGGAACAGTGACTAAAACTCTAGAAAATCAAACAAGTAAAACTAAATTTACATATAGTTTATCAGGAACTCCGTGGAACAACCTATTAGCTGGTCAACATAATGTAAAAATAAGAGTTACGGATACATGTGATAACATTGTAATTAGAAATTGGACTTTTAATAAAATAGTAGATACATCAACTGGTACGTCTGCAAATCTAACTAGACCAGTTATAACAACACCTATTAACTCCCTTTCTTTAAGTCCTATAAATGCTTTAGTAGATAATAAAATAAATTTCACAGTAACAGGTGGTGAACTTGTTTACACAAATGAAATTAGTATAGTAGATAATTCTGATTCATCGGTAATTGTTTATAATAAAAAGTTACCTGAATTATTTGATTTTTATAATACTATTCCATTAAATACATTAATTAATGGAAAAACATATCAAATAAAAATTCGAACATATAACTCAAGTGGACAATATTCGGCATGGTCTGATACTGTACTGGTAAAATGTTTAACTCCACCAAATTTAATAATAACAACAATAATTGATGGAATGATAAAGAGTCCAAACCCTGTAATGATGGCAACTTACAATCAAAGTGACAATGATGAATTGTATAGTTATGTCTATAATTTGTATAAAGATGGTGCTTTAATTTTATCTAGTGGTGTTCTATTAGATAAATTAAGACAATATCAATTTTCAAATTTAGATAATAAAACAAATTATACAATAGAATTAAAGGTTAGAACTGCAAGTGGAATGGAAACTAGTATTTCACAAGATTTTTATTGTGTATTTTTACAATCGAAATTACCAGCAGTTATAAAACTAGAAAATAGTCCAACCACTGGTAGTGTAAAAATAACGAGTTATGTAAGGCAGATACGAGGAAGGATTTATAGTGGCGATAATATAAATTATATTGATGATGAGTGGGCAGATTTGCATAATACGGTAGTAATATGGGATAAAGATGGAGCATTTCGTATAGAAGGTGATTGGACTGCTAAAATATGGGCAAGAGACTTGGAAGACAATGATGTAATGTTAGTCAAATTTAGTTTAGACGATGGTACATATATTCAATTAACTAGGTTTGAAAATATGTTTTCATTAACAAAAATAGTTGCTGGAGTAAAACTATATGAATTACACTCATTTGTTTTAGGAGATATATTACTTACAGACCAACTATATTTCTTTATTCAAAATGATACAAATTTAGGATTAATGAATTTTGATGTAAAAAGAGTTACAGAAGGAAGAACTACTTGGTTTTCTAAAACATATAATGATGATACTATGCCAGATTACGCTAGTGAAAATGGATTTTTAAGTGGTATAAATGACAATTTAAAAAATTCACTACTTAATAATAATATTGATGGGAATGTAATTAAAGCTTACATTCCAACACTTGACGAATTATTACAATTAGATAATAATGCAAAGCTGGGAGAAGCAATAGTAGGAGCAATGGTTTTAGGAAATAGTGCAAGTTCTATAGATATTAATTCTGATGTAGATTATTTTACAAGAACGATTGATAGTATGAATAATAATAAATTAAAAGTAGTAAAAGCTGATGGGACTATTGGTAGTGATTATCCTAGTAGTAAATTAGGAATAAGATTTATAATTAAAATTTCAAATATAACAAAAGTATCAACTTATAAAGATGTTGAAGATGATTGTTACAATTTAACTTTTAAAATATTAAAATTATTTAGTATACAAAATATTAGTAATTTAAAAGTAGGAGATAAAATAAAAACAAATTCAGTTAAATATAAAAACAAAATAATTAAGTTTACTATTTGTAAGAAAGATGATACATCAGTTTATTTGCTATCAGATGTCATAACTGAAAAGGAATTTGACAATTCAGAATCAGTATATACAAATGGAAATCCAAATTGGAGTTTATCAAATATAAATCAATGGCTAAATAGCAATATAAAAATAGGCTAGGAGAATTTCTCTTGGCTTATTTTATTGAAAAAATAAGGAGGAAAAAGTATGGCAACTTATATGACTGACGATTTAGTGCCAAGATGGTCAACTTTTACAACAGATAATGATTTAAACCCTGATACTTTTATAGTATTTCAAGATGTTGATAAATCACATTCTGATATGATTGAGAGATATTATACATTAAAGAATAAAACTTATACAACGGATGCTGAAAAAACTGAAATGACACAATTGGCAGTAAATTTACAAGAATATCTACCAACGAGTGATACATGGAATAAATTATGTGCATGTATACGAGGAATGCAAATATATATGAGAGATGGTGTTGTAGTTTTTTATGAACAAAAAAAACAAGAGTTTGAAAATTTACTTAAACAATACAAAGATAGAGGCGATTGGAATGCAACTACAACTTTTGTTTTAGGTAATTTAGTAAAACATAATGGATATGGGTTCATGAGTACATTTGATGGAAGCAATTTAAATCATGAACCAAATGAAAATGTGTCTAGTGATACATATTGGACAAGATATACCATCAAGGGAGATAAAGGAGACCCAAGTTTGAATATAAATTATAAAGGTGAATATTCATCAACTACAACTTATGCAATAGGAGATGCTTGTAGTTTAAATCAGATAATGTATTATGCGAAACAAAATGCAACAATAGGAATATCACCAACTGATAATACAAAATGGGCATGTGTTGATAAATTTATTGTTAGTGGGGCACAACCAACAGATATACATATTGTGTGGTGGGATACTACTGTTAATAAATTAAAAAGATATAATGGGAATGATTGGATAATTCCAACAATTAATGCAAGTGATGTGTTAATAACTGATAGTGCTAATTATTTTATAAGTACAAATGTAGAAGGCGCATTAAGTGAATTAGGCTCAATTTATACAACAACAAATGTGGGTAATGTTTATTCAATAACTGTTCCTAATTTAATATCATTAACAGATGGATATCCAATAACGGTTAAATTTAATGTGGCTAGTACAGGCAGTATTGCGTTAAAAGTTAATAATTTAGTTTCTAGAAGTATAGTAGATTATTTTGGAAGTTCAGTTACAAATGTCCGTGCTAATTTAATAGTAAATTTAAGATATGAAATTATAAGTAATTCTTTTATATTACAGGGTAAAGGAGGTGATGGGAACGCAACACCAAATCAATTGTTATTAAATGCAACTGCAACAACTAAAAATGGACAAATTGTTGGTACAATGCCAAATAAGGGAGATATGATTATAACACCTACAAGTCAAAATATATCTATTCCTATGGGATTTCATGGGGGAAATGGATATGTTCAAGGTGTTACTCCCAAAAGTCTAGGAGGATATGGTGTCTCAGATTATATATTATCTAATAATATTGAAAGACAAATTATAGAAAAGTTCACTATTAATATTACCACTGGTACAGGGATTATTCGTACTCAAACAGATGGTTTAAACAATTGTTATATATTCAATACTTCCGGATTGATTAAGTATGATTTTATTGGTAATCAGATATGGAAAAAAGATATATCAAACAACTATTACAAGAATTTATGTACCGATAATTCTAATAATGTTATTATATCAATTACTAATACAGTAACAAAGTATGATGCTAATGGTTCTCAGTTATGGACATACACACCTCCAACTTGTGAATCTATAGATAGAATGAAAACAGATGTTTTTGGTAATATTATATTAGCAGTATATAACTATACAAATCCATGCAGAATTGTTAAATTAAATACTAATGGCTCAGTGGTATGGGATATATCTATGACATATGCTAATGTTAGTTCTAGTGGAATCACTACAGATGAGTTCGGAAATGTATATTATATGGCTAGTATGCCACAGGATAAATACGGAAATTCATTCTATTATTTCACACGTAAGATTGGTTCTTCTGGTAATATAATAATTTCAACTAGTACATCATCTGCTCCTATTGACAATGCTAGTTTAGTCTATGTTAATAATTATTTGTATGAGGCTACAAATGGTACTTACGATTATGGTACAGACCCAGCAGGCATTGGTAAATCACAAAATGATTTCACAGCTCTGCCTACTGATTCCTATACTTATCATGCGTATGATGGATTTAATATATATATAGGTGCTTGTGCTAAAGATGGAAAATATCTTTATTTAATTAAGAGACCCGGAGAATTCACAATGACGGGTAATCAAATAATAAAAATGAATGTTAGTGATCTTACAGAGTTATGGTCATATACTGTGCCTGATAATATACAGGATATAACTGTAGATAATAACGGGGAAGTATGGTATGTGACATCATCAAATAAAATAGGAGTAATCTCAGAAAGATATCTTATATTAAAATAAAGTTAAATTTATAATTAGTATATCACTAGTTAAGAGTTAGTTTTTTAGTTGTATAAATATTTAACTCCATTATTAATACAAAGATAAGATAATAAAAATAAATTAAGACAAATAAAATTATCTATGAACTCAAGATGTTTAAGATAAGTGATGTTTAAATTATCATTTATTGAATACAGATACACAAAAGATATAAGAGTATTAAATCAATGTTAATTAACTTATGATGTTAGCTTAGATTAAGTAAATTTAATAATGAATTAATAAAAAGACTTAGAGTTAGATTTATTCTCTAGGTCTTTTATTATGTAAAAAAAATACAATAAAGAAAGGAATGAGTTTAAAATGGCAGATATAATTTTAGACCAATTAGGACTTAAAGCAGGTGATATATTTAAACAAAGTGATGTCGAAAAAATTGATTCAAACGCAACTAAAACTCAAGATGCAATTAATTTGAATTTTAATAAAATTGGAGTTTTAACTACTAACGGAATAACAGAACCAGACTTAGCTACTGCTATAAAAAATGACCGTACACAATTATCAGGTATTCCGAACCAAACATATATAACCGAAAAGGCAAAAACAATAGATGTAAATAATGCACTTGCATTAAAAGCAGATAAAACATCATTGGATTCTACTAATGCTAATGTAACAAATAATACAAATTCTATAGCAACACATACATCACAAATAGCAAGTTTATCAAGTGGATCTCCAAAAGGTGTATATGCAACATTATCTGCATTACAAACTGCTTATCCAACTGGAAATGCAAATACTTATATAGTAAATGGAGATATAAAAGAAGTTGATACATTAACAGTTACTGCTATTCCAACTGTGGCAGGAAATATCACTATTACTCTTAATGGAGTTGCTTTTACAGTAGCATTAACTTTAGCAATGACAACAACAGATTTAGTAGCTACAGCTATAAGAGGAACTACTTTTAGTGGATGGACAACAGGTGGAAGTGGTTCAAATATTACATTTACAAAGGTAACTAGCGGAACAAATACATCACCTATTTTTAGTGGTGGTACTACAACTTCAACGGCTACATTTACAATTACAACATCAGGTGTTAATGCAGATTATGGTTGGTATTATTGGAGTTTAAGTGCATGGAATAGAGGCAATACTTACCAAAGTACAAGTTTAGCAGATGGAGCAGTAACACCAGTAAAAACATCTTTTTTCGTACTCAATGCTATCAACCTTTTAGACCCAACTAAATTTGTCGCAGGAACATCAGTCAATTCAGTCAATGGTGCAGTAGTAAACGATGCAAACTATTGTGCAAGTGGCTGGAGAATAATTAGCCCAAGTACATCATATTGTGGATATAAAACAAAATTTTATGCTTTTTTTGATTCGGCTTTTGCTTATATTTCTGGTGGTGCGACATTAGATTCATACGTTACGTCACCATCAAATGCTACATATATGCGTGTGGCATTTTTAACCGCTGACACAAATAAGGCAATATTAGTGCAAGGTACGTCATGCCCTGAAAAAATAGTTTATAAATTTCAAATCGAAACGGAAGTCAATGAAAATATTATTAAAATGCAATCAGATATTATTGGACTTAAAGGGAAATGGTATGGCAAAAACGCATTATGTATAGGTGATAGTTTAACAGCCGCAGGGGTGTGGCAACAAAAACTGAATACCATACTTGGAATGACTGTAACAACTCACGCACTGGGTGGATTAGGATTAATAGAAATGGTTGATGGTGGTACAAATTCAAACGGTACTTTAGCACCTCTTACGAGTAGTGATGTAGCAAATAAAGACTTAATAATAGTTTATGGAGGATATAATAACCGAGGAACAGCAGATGGTATTATTGGAGATATTTATCCTACAAACAACACGATAGCAGGATTATTGCAGTATGTTGTTAATAAGATTTATAGCCTATTAACAACAGCAAACAACTTAAAATGTAGAATTGCAATTGTAACACCACATTGTGCAGGTAAATATCAATTTATTGACGCTGACGGATATACTGAATATGCACCCGGTACAGGCAGAACAATGAAAACACTTGCAAAAAAGATTGAGGAAATTGCAAATCTCAACTCACTACCATGTTACAATGCTTGGGAAAACAGTGGTATTAATAAATTTACTTGGAATGTATTTTCTGCATCTCCTAATGCTTATGATGCAAGTGGTAGCCAAGGTGGTACATATCCTAACAATTATGACCAGTTACATCTTAATTCTTCAGTTGGTTATCCACATTTAGGAGAAAGAATTACTAGTTTTATTGAAACAATATAATTCGTAATATGAATAAATGATGTACAAGCTTAATAAGAAGGTGAAGTAATTTTTACCTTCTTATTTTATACTCAAAAATTAAAATAGTGAGTTGATAAATTGGACTTTTTATCAAGAGTTTATGCATTTAAAATAACCATTTTAAGTTAACTTTGACTTTTAAGAATGGCTCTATGACTAGGTTTGAAGATTTAGTTTCCGTAACAAATGTTATGTCACTCACTCAAGATAAGACTTAATTCGTAGTTTATCTATTAACTCAAAAATCAATAAGAAAAGCTAATTTTAAAGGTTTGAATGAAAATTTCAAGCCTTTTTATTATGTAAAAAATTAAAAAGGAAGCGATGTATAAATGAATGAAGACTTAGGTGAAAATCTAGGTCTTTTACTATGTCCAAATTTAGAAAGGATGGTTAATTACGAACAAATATTTTGCGATAAATCAAAGAAGTTTAGCTGACGCACTTGTATTTTTAGGATTCAATTACATGAAGTTTGATGATGAAAAATATGGAAAAGTTTATTCTTTTGTTAATTCTGAGAAGTTGCAATCATCAATTCATGAATTAAATAATTTAAAAAATATGACAAATAATTAAGGAGTGTGGATAATTATGAAAATAGGAAACTTAGAAGTATATGGAGTTGTATATAAAATAACAAATTTAGTTAATGGAAAAGTTTATATTGGACAAACTATAAATGGATTTGATAAGAGATATGAAAGTAAAGGAATAGATATTGAAAGAGTTTATAACTATTATAATGGACGTGAAAGTAGAAAAAATGAAAATGAGTATATAAATATTCATCTATTAAAATCAATAAAAAGATATGGATTAAATAAATTTAATGTAGATAAAGTTTTTGATATTGCTTTTTCTAGAAATGAATTAAATATAAAAGAACAATGTTGGATTAGTTTCTATAACTCCACTGATATAAATTTTGGTTATAATAGGGACAGTGGAGGAAATAATTTTAAACGTTTAAACGAAACCAAAAGAAAAATTAGTGAATATCAAAAAGGGGAAAGCAATGTAAATTCTATAAAAGTCATTTGTTTAAATACAAAAGAATTATTTATATCTGCAAGTGATGCAGGAAGAAAATTAAAAATTATTCAAACAAATATTTGTAGATGTTGTATAGGAACATTGAATTATGTATCTTCTCAAAATGGTGAAAAATTAGTTTTTTGTTATTATAATAATTATTTAAAAATGAATGAATATGAAATAAATAAATTAATATCAAAAGCTTCTAATGGCAATAGTTCTAGTAAACCTAAAATAGTTATTTGTGTAAATACTTTGAAAGTATATTATAGTATTGGAAAAGCCAGCAAACAAACAAATGTTAATAAAGGGCATATTGTTGATTGTTGTAAAGGTAAAAGACAATGTGCGGGAAAGCTTGAAGATGGTACTAAATTAGTGTGGAGATATGTAGAAAATTTAAGTCCAGAAGAATACATAAAATATGATATAGAAAATAAATTAAAAGGAGGAAATAGCGATGAACCAGTGGAAATGGTGCGTTGAAATTGATGGAAAAGTTATTAAAGGATGGTATCAAGATACTAATAACGATAAATGGTATCATTTAAATGAGTCAACTGGTGTTTTAGATACTGGATGGTTTCAAGATAAAGACTCTAGATGGTACTATCTTGATGAACAAAATGGAGATTTAAAAACAGGATGGATTCAATTAAAATCTGTATGGTTTTATCTTGAATCTTCTAGCAATGGCTATATGGGAGAGTGTTATATTAATAGAACTGCAATAATTGATAGTAGGTCTTACACATTTAATGAAAATGGACATATTATTGAAGATAGTAATGTTAGTGATTCTTTAGTTTCAGAAGATTGTATTTCATTCGTGAAATCTTTTGAAGGATTTTTCCCGAACAAATACTACGATTGCGTTGGTGTTTTGACCCAAGGATATGGACTTACCGGAAAAGAAATTGCTAATTTGCCCGATGAAATTACAGAAGAACAAGCTAGTAATTTATTAAAAGAATTAATTAACTCTAATTATGCTCAAGTAATAAAAGATGATTTAGATTCTAAAGGCATAACATTAACTCAAAATGAATTTGATGCATTATGTTCATTTGCATATAATTGTGGAACGGATGCTCTTTTACATCAATCTACATTATATAGAAACGTGTGTAATGGAATTAAAGATGCAGATACTATTACTTCTAATTTTAAAGCATGGTCTAATGGTGGAGGTAAAAGAATAGAAGGTTTATATCGTAGAAGAACTAAAGAAGCTAACATTTTTAATAATGCAGATTATACAGGAAACAATTAAATAAATTAAAACAAAATTTTAAGGAGGAATATATTATGGACAGTTTTTTAACATGGGAATACGTTGCGACATTTGCAGGTGTGGTATTTGCTACAAATTTATTTGTTAATTTTACAAAAGAACTACCTTATATTAAAAATATATCAACTAAATATTATACATCTTTAGTTGCTTTTGTATTAATAATATTATCTAGTTTGACATTATCTACTTTTAATTTCAAAGATTTACCTTTAGTAATATTAAACAGTATATTAGTTACTTTTACTGCCACTGGGGGATATGATTTTACATATAAGAAAGTTACTAATACTGAAATTGTAAATGATAAAACTGCCACAGTTCAAGAAACTAAAACAGTAGAATAATAAATTATAAGTAAGAAAAACACTTTAAATCAATTCTTTTAAAAGGACTTAGATGCAATATTCTAGGTCTTTTTATTATATTTATTTTTAATGGAGTTCATCTATATATGGTGAATTACTAAAAAATAAATCAAATTGGATAGATAGGAAGTCATGAGCCTATTGATAAGGGGTAAATTCCTACACCCTTTCCAATGTATTAAAAGTAGGAAAATAAATCAAGAAAGTAGGAATAAACATGTATAGTAAAGAAGAACTAAAAACAATGGATAAGGATATTAAAGTAAAGAAATTCCTTAAATTAATTTATAGGGGTTTTGATGAAGATGAAGAATATATAAGGATATTTCAAAATAATGAAACTAGAAATACTCCAGCAACAGAAACTAAAGTAAAATTCTATAATGATATTGATAGTGTTGTTAATTATGTTACAAGTGGTACTAAATACAATAAAAATACATATTTTCAACTAGCAACAGTTGATGATAGTGGTGAAGGTAAAATTGAAAATTTGCTTTATCGATATTGTATTGGACTTGATTTTGATAAAAAGGAATTAGGTGAAGATTTTGACCATTTAGATATATTAAACTTGTTCAAGCAATATAAAATTCATTTTCATTGTCTCATAGATTCAGGTAATGGATTTCATGTATATATTTGTATTAATAAAACAAATAAACTTGATATGGTTAATGAAGTTCAAAAAGCATTATGTGAGAAGTTTGGAGCGGATAAATTTGCTATTAAGAAAACACAGATTTTGCGAATTCCATATTCATATAATATTAAAGATGAGGATAAAACAAAATTAGTAAAGATAGTTGCAATGGATAACAGAGATGAAATTAGACCATATGATATAGAATTTTTATATGAAAAGAATTGTAAAAATACAGTTATAAATAATCCTAGTGAAAAGAAAATTACCTATATGATTAATAATACTAATATTCCAAAATGTATAACTAAAATATTAGAAAATGGAACTATTGAAGGAGATAGATATTTAGATCTCCAAAAAATAGTTATTAATCTAAGACAAAGAAATAAAACAGTTGAAGAAATAATATTAGTATGTAAATCATGGGCAGAAAAGAGTAGCTATAATGACAACTTAGAGTATAGAATCAAAAATATATATGACAATTTAAAATATGTACATATGGAATGCAAAGAATGTGATAATAAAAGTGAATGCTTTAATTTTACAGAATCGGAATTTGACTTTAATTCATTAGCTGATGAAGATGGAGTAATTTATGAAACTTATCAATTAGAAGATAAAATAACAAAGAAAATTAGAAATAAACAAAATGGAGGGATTAACATGTTAAATGGAAATGAAATTTTAATATTAAATGTATTAAGGTTAGAATATGATAATCCAAGACCACTTACCAAAAATGGTACAGATATGAAATTATTAATGAGAAGTATAACTCATAAAAATAAATCTTGTTTATCTGAAAATACAGTAAGAGAAACTTTGATTAGTTTAATTGAGAAAAAATATGTATTAGAAGAGATTGGGTTAAGAAATAAAAAACATTATAAATTTAATCCAATAAGAACTACTTTAGATAAAACAATAAAAATAAGTTATATGGCAACAGTATTATGTATTTGTAAACAAATTAGTACAAATGAATTAGCATTATACATATTAATGAGATACTTACATAAGCAACAATTATTAGAAAATAAAACAAAAGGAAATCTATTCACAATGACTCAATCTGATTTAGCTAAAGCATATTATGGAAATAGTACAACTGAAAATCAAACACATATAAGTAAAATGATAAAGAATTTATTAGATTGTCATATTATTGATATTTATGATATTGAACAAAGTAAGAATAATGGATTTGAATATTATAGATATAGACTTAATAGCTAGTTAGTGTCAGTTGATTGTTAGCCAACTAATATATAATGTACTATATAATATAGACCAAAGTTGAGGTGGTAAAGTTTAATAATGGCTATATCACTAGGTTTAAATAGTATCATAGAATGTAATTTATCTATACCAAAAACATGAAACTGAATAAATTAATATAAATTAAGGGGTAATTAAATGAGTGGAGTATATATTTTAAATAATGTTAATAAAAATAAATCAGACAAGCTATATGTAAAAATTGGATGTAGTAAAGACATTTTAAAAAGAATATCTCAGATAAGAAGTTCATTTAGGTTTAATGGTAACTTAGATGAACTTTATTTATATAAAACTATAGAATGTACGGAATATAAACAACTTGAGAAAATTTTACATCAAATAATGAAGTCAAGAAAGATAACTAATGAGTGGTTTCTTACTGAGGAAAGCTTTTTACTGAATAGGTTAAATATGGTTGATTTAGGTAGATACAAGTAAATAAATTAAGAGAATGATAAAAGGAGATTGAATAAGAAATCTAGTCTCCTTTTATTAAATGAAAAAATCCACTTCAAATTCATCTTTTAACAACAGTTATTTTTATAAGATTTATTAAAATTAGTAAGTCTTATAAAATAACTATTGCAAATATTATAAAAGAGTCAACTAAACGAATAAAAATATAAAGGAGGAATTAATTATGGGATTTGATGAAGTACAATACGCTTTAGGTAAAAAAAATAGAAAAGTAACATTGCCGAGTAATACAAATGTTCCAGTTGGTGGAATAGATATTAATACAAAAATTAAAGATGTAGATATCAATGATTTATTTACAAATATGCTAATAAGAAGTTTAGCCCCAAAAACAAATCTTAAATTTTATGATTCATTAGGTGATATTATAGATACTAGCTTAATAAGAACCACAGGAGTTCCACTATTAATAAAAACAATAAAAGCAATATCAGAAAAGTCTACTGAATCCGATATTATAGTAAGTATGCAAACATATTCAAATCCCATAATAAATGATTTCTCTAAAATAGACATAGAACCAAATTCAAGTTTAAATGAATGGACTTTTAATAATATAACAATAGATGAAACAACAACATTTTCTGTTACAACAAGTAATGAAAAAGGTTTTATTGGAAAATATAATACAGTTTTTAATTTTGTAAATTGTTGTTATGTGGGACTAATGCCTATTGAAACTACAATAGAAACAATAACTCAAGAAGAAATAAAAAATGGTACAACTATATTACAACAAAAAAATACTATAAACAATTTGTTTAATGGAATTGGTAAAATATTTTTTGCATATGACTCTACTTGGGGAAATGCTAAAACAATAGTTGATGTGATGAACAACGTTAATATTATAAGTGCATTTGAAAAAAAGAATTTAGTGATTTCTAATGAAAGTGGAACTGTAACATATATCCTTTATCTAGCCAATGTAAGAGGTAATTATAGTGATAGTGAAGTATCATTAAAATTTTAGAAGATATTGAGAGGTGAATAATATTAGATGAGAAGCATTAAAAATTATATAAAAGAATACATTAAAAAATTTATATTACTTTTATTACATGATTATATTGAAAAAACTAAACGAGATATAAAAGAAGAGTTAATAGAAAATGGTAGAGTATATATTGAAGAAAATATATCTAATAAGATACAAAGCAACATAGAAGATATAAATAAAAATAAAAAGAGTATTGAAGAATTGAAAGAAAAAGAATCTAACAACCACTATGTATCACTTCCTAATGAAAAAATTATAGGGAGTCAAGAAAATATAAAAGATGGAACTATTTCATACGATTATTTAGGTAGTAAAATTATTGAAAATATATATTTGGACGGGAAATGGATACAACTGAACAACAATAATAATATAAAAGAAGTACAAACAGTGAAAAATTATGTGAATATAGATAATGGTTTAAGAGAATTTGATAAAGATTTAATATTTTCTAAGGATAAATCTATCGTTATTACAGATAGTTTGAACCACGATGATAAATACAAAATAACAATAAAAAGTTCAAATCTATTTTTAGAAAAGATAACATAGAAAGGAGGTGTTTATAAATGAGTGATTTTTTAAAAGGTAATCCGTTAATAATGCCAAATTATTTTCTCGGAGATGTACCAATGGACACAAAAACAAAAGCATCATCAGTATCAGAAGTTTTAACAACTCTTACAAAAGAAAATAGATATACAGGATTAAAAATATATTGTGAGTCGGAAAGAGAATTTTATTGTTTTAAATATGGAATCGAAGACACTGATTTTATAAAAATTAGCGAAGTAATTCCACATATTAAGGTTGATAATTATGCGTCATTACCTACTATCAATCAAGATACAACAGTTGTATACATAACATCAGATACAATGATTGAATATACATGGGATGGTAGTGATTGGAGTACATTTAAAAATATAGCAGATAATATATCGTTTAACAATAATCCAAATGGAACTGACATATACCCAAATGATTATCAAACTGTTCAAAAGGTATTGGAACAAAATAAAAAAGAAGTTGATTCAAAAGTAGATAAAGAAATTGGTAAATCTTTAATACTAGATACCGAAATAGCAAGACTTCAAGGAATTTCAACAAATTCAAATAAAGTTGAAATTTCTAATATAAATGGGAATATTAAAATAGATGGTGTAGAAAATATAGTTTATACTTTACCAAGTAATACTGAAACTGTAGAAGGTAGTAACTCTAAAGTAGATATAGCTATTAATAATATTAAAGATAATGTTACTAATGATGGTAATACCTTAGCTAAACTTAGAAACCTAATAGGTGGGATACAAACATTATTAAATTCTGACGATATAAACTTAGATAGCTTACAGGAAATAGTAGGTTATATAAAAAATAACAAATCATTGATTGATGGTATTACTATTAATAAAATAAATTATACAGATATAGTAAATGTTTTAACAAGCATAGAAATAAATAAACCTTTATCAGCCAATCAAGGAAAGATTTTAAATGATTTAATTACAACTTTAGCTACTACTACTCAATCAGCTTTAAATTTAAAATCTGATATATCTTATGTAAATCAACAAGACGCCACAAAAGTAGATAAGGTTACAGGCAAGAGTTTAGTTTTAGATACAGAAATATCTAAGTTGGCTACTATTTCAACTGGGGCAGAAGTAAATGTACAATCTGATTGGAGTACTGATAGTGAAATAGATGACAGTTACATAAAGAATAAACCTGATTTAACCTTAAAACAAGATATAGTAGATAATCAATTAAATACTGCAAATAAATCTATAGTATATAGTATAAATGAAGTAAATAGTGACTTAATAAATAATGGCATAAAACCAATTTATCAATCAAATCCATTTGGATTCGATTCACCTGTCACAGAGTCACGAATCCAACAATGGTTTAGTGACAACGGTTCTCCTATTAATTGGCAAGGATATGATACTAATAATCCATATAAAGACTGCAAAATGACAATGGGAGTTAATGAGAGTTATGTTCTTTGGATAGGAACTAATTATTGGTACTACGGAAAATTCGAAAATGGTAACTATTGGGAGAATATGACACAAATGACTCCTAGTGATTTTACTCTAGGATATATTAGTATGATTGCAACAGGGAATAAGTTTTTATCTGATAAAGCTGATTTAATTCATACTCACACTAAAACTGATATCACTAATTTTACGCACACACATTTAAAATCAGATGTAACAGACTTTCCTCATATTCATGTTAAAACGGATATAACTAATTTCTCACACACGCATGTTAAAAATGATATAAGTGATTTAGCAAATGCAACTACTACTGTAAGTGGATTGATGAGCAATACTGATAAAACTAAACTAGATAATATTTACTCATCATCTTCTCCCAGTAGAGATTTTAAAACTGCATATAGTGCTAGTGGCGTATATAGGATAACAAACCCACTTAGTAATATTCCCCCAGGTTATGAGCAAGTATACGGTGATTTTTGGGTAGATGTTAAATATCTTGATGCTAATAATCAAAACCTGACTGCTTATGATATTAAATCTTCTGCTATTTGGAGATTATCTTGCGTTGCTGGAACATGGAGTGAATGGTCTAGATTAGACTATGGTAATTCAGCTTCTTCTGATAAAATAAATTCACCTGATACTAGATCACTATCTGGGTATTCACTTCCATCTGAATACATATCAAAAGGAAAAGGTGTTATATATGAATTTAAAAACATTACAAATATAGCATTAAGTCCTACAACTTTTCCAGTAATAGGTACAATGTCATATTGTCAAGTAGAAACAAAAATACCTTGGAATGACGCTAGTGGCGGTTATCCTACACAAACAGCTACTTGTTTAGGATATGTTTTCACAAGAACTGGTACTAGTAATTCAACTTGGAGTGCTTGGAGTCAATTTATGACAGTTCCATCTAGTATTGACTATGTTATAGAAACATGGCGTAGTGGAACAGAATGGAGAAGAACATATAAGAGTGGTTGGGTAGAACAAGGTGGATATGTTACTATTAAATCAGATGATTGGACGTCGATTACTTTGCCTGTCACTATGATAGATGTTAACTATAGTGTTAGTGTATCTGTACGTGCTGACTCTGGTGTTGGCAGTAATGGTTCAGATACTTGCTACTATGGTAATATCGCTACTACAGGGTTTAATATAGCCAGTGACTATAGTGGTGCGTCATATAAAAATGGAATAAGATGGGAAGTTAAAGGACAAAAAGCATAACACCTATATTAACATAAATTAAAGACTTTAGTTTAAAATTAATTTACCACTATGATAAAAATGTATTTATTAAAAATTGAAAATAGAAAGGATTGATAATTAATGGCATTAGATTTAAATCAACAAGGACACTTGATTAATTACCCAGTAAAGCAATGGACAGCACATTCATTAGATGAGTTTCCAATAGAAAGTGACTCATTATCTATACCTCATGGAAGTTTTTGTACATTAGTAGCAAAGCCAGATTATATTGTGTATGTTTATGATTCGATATTAAAAGAATGGTATGAATTATAAAAAATAGCAAAGAAAGGAGTGATAATTAATGGAGGGAATAGTTGTTTATGCTTTACTTAATAAAAAGTTAAAAGCACTTGCAAGTGGAATATCAAGCATTGTACCAATATCAAATGGATTAAGATTTACAACTACTAATGGTACGAATATAGATGTAACATTGCCAACTCATACACATTCTAATTTAGATACCATTTTAGAGAAATTTACTTTAGATGGAAGTAATAAATTATTATTTGATGGACAATCTTTAGATAAGCAATTAGATTTAACAAATTATGTTCAAAAAGAAACTGGAAAAGGATTATTTACAGGAAATTATAATGATTTAATAAATAAACCAGCCTCACAACAACCTAATAAATCAATTTCTTTTACTTCAAGTGATTGGGTTCAAGATGCAGTTGATTTAGATAAATATACTTTAGAAATAACACATGGATTAAAAACCATTGATATTGTAGGAGTTATATATAATTCTTCAGGGGAAGAAGAAACAATAGGCTTTAAACCATTGGATATTGACAGAGTAAGATTAACAAATATCTCACCTACCGATGGAAGGGCAGTTCTAAATTACACTAGCACAATAAATACTGGTACGAATACAGGAATTTCAGACTTATCAGGATTTACAAGTGATGATTTATCAGAAGGGACAAATAATAAATACTTAACACCTTCCGAAAAAACAATAGTTGGCTCAATAAATTTAACATCTCCTAGTGATAAACAGGTGTTATCTTATGATAGTGCTACTGGAAATTTAGTTAATGAAACTATTAATGATGAAAAGGTTAAGTTAACTTCATCTAGTACAACGGCAGAATATATTGGAGATTTAATAGATAATTCAACCATACAAATATCTGGAAATAAAATAGTTGCGAAGAGTTTACAAGGGCAAACGGTAACTTTAACAGAATTGAATTATATTAGTGGTCTTAATGAGAATATTATGACTAAATTCTCTAACTTTCTAAATGGTGGGATTCAGGTTTATACAACTAAAACTTTTAGTTCTTATAGTGAATTATTAAGTTTTAATTATGCAACCTTGACAACAGGAAAAATATATTTAATGTATGTTTCAAAAGATGAAACACATAGCAATAATGGAACTACATATATGTGCCATTCTACTACTAACACTACAACTAATCTACCATATTATTGTGGTTTATCTACAGCTACTCAAAGGGATTTCGGTGTTGATAAAGTTGATTTGACTAGTGAAGTAAAAAATCAACTTCCCCAAGCCAATATAGATATGATAGGAATTTTAAAGACAATTGATATAATTGATGATTTAACTCATACTGATACAGATAAGCCATCTAGTGCAAATCAAGTAAAAATTTTAAAAGGATTAGTTGATAGTAAGACTCAAACTAATGATATTGGTATTGCCGGAAATTTAACTGATACATATTCTATTGATAAGATTATTGAATTGTTGAACAATAAACAAAATAAAATATATACACAAAGTACACAACCTAGTTCTCCAACTATAAATACAATATGGATTGATACAACAAATAGTACAAATTATACGATTAAATGTTATAATGGCACAGGATTTATCCAAGTAGGTAGTTCTGGTGGAATTACAATTGAAAATTGGTCTAGTTTAACATCATATATAAGTAATTCAAGTTTTGTTATATACAATAGTAATTTATATAGATGTAAGACAACACATATAAGTACAATGACTTTTGAATCTGCAAATTGGGATTTAGTAGGTGGTGATGTTACTAAAACATATCTTGAAACAATAATTAATACAATATATCCAGTTGGGCATATATTAATGACAGAAAATAGTGCAAATCCAAATACATATTTAGGCGTAGGAACTTGGGTAGCTTATGGAGCTGGTAGAGTTCCGGTTGGTATAGATGGAACACAAACTGAATTTAATGCCATTGGTAAAACTGGTGGAACTACGAAACATACGCTTTCTATTGAAGAACTTCCAAATCATACTCATGGTTATTATTATCCAAGTAACACTACAGTTGGGCGAGAAGGTGGTGTTGTAGCTGAGGATACGGCAAAAGGTACAAGTTATACTACTTTACAAACAAGTGCCATAGGCTTAGGACAAGCACATAATAATTTATCTCCATATGTCGTATGTTATATGTGGAAACGTACAGTATGATAAAATATTACATAACAAATTAAAAGAAACAAAAACCCATTAAATGACTCATTTTAATAATTGCATAAACCAAAGATTAGAAGGAGGATTCAGATGAAATATTTTGAGTCCTTTTATCTTATAAAAATAAAGATAGAAAGGAATGATGAATATTGGAGAACTTTGAAATAAACAAACAAGTTCAGTTAGTAAAAGAAAAAGAAACTATATTATCTAAATTAACATTAGGTAATAATGAAAAGGTCTTAATAGATGGCGAAGCAATTTTAACTAGCAGTTCTAGTGATTTAACTGAATATATAAAAACGGCAGATGCTGATTTAAAATATGAACTAAAAGATATAGCTGGGTATGTTCATACTGATAATAATTATAATGACGTAGAAAAGGCTAAGGTAGAAGCAATGACTAATGGTTCAAAATATATTGGATTATTTCCTACTTTAGCTGAAAGAGATATTGTTACAACTTTAAATATTGGCAATTGGTGTACAGTAGATGTAGATTCTAGTCATAGTAATAAAAAAACTAAATTTTATTATGATGGAACTCAGTGGATTTACGATGGAGAATATCAAGAAGATTCTTTTGGTATTGATGATAATTCCATAGACAGTACACAAAATGGGTGGTCTGCTTCAAAATTAAGGAATGAGTTAGCTTTAAAAGCAAATAAAGATGGAACAGATATTGATTTAACAACATTCCAAGGAGATATAATTCCAATTACTAATGGAATACAAAATATTGGTTCTCCAACTAATAGGTTTGGTACTATATACGTAAACGAAGCAAAATTAAGCACAAACACTTTATATATAGGTGATACGCCTGTAATCGGAACGAATCAAGATACTATAATGGTTAAAGCAGATTTAGATCAGAGTTTAACAGTTAAAACTACAGGAGTAGGAACTACAAAAGTCATATCAGCGAGTGGAGTTGAATTATCAACATCAGGAATGAATGCAAATATAAATGTACAAGCAACAGGACAAGGTGCTAATGCGAATTTAAGTGCAACCAATCAAGTTAATTTGAACTCACCAAATGTAAATATTCAAGGTTCTACAAATGTAACTGGTGGTATTTCAGTTGATAATTTAACGGTACGTGGAAATGTAGTAATGAATGGAGAAAGTTTTATATCTAATGCTACAACGGTTCAAATTGAAGATAATATAATAGAATTAAATAAAAATGAAGTTGGGTATGGAGTTACTTCTGGCAGGGCTGGTATAAAAATTAATAGGGGCGATGCTGACGATTATTTGTTAATATTTGATGAAACTGATGATAAAGCTAAAATAGGAACAGATTCAACATTGAAAGCAATTGCAACTGAAGACTATGTAAATGCATTATTAAATAACAAATTATCTTCTAGTAATATAAAAGCTGGTTCAAATATTACTATAACAACAAATGGTAATGATATAACGTTAAATGCTACAGGTGGTTCTGGATTATCTGCTTATTCTGAATTCGTAATATAAAAAAGGGTGTGAGAATAAAATGGCAGATATAACTTTAGATAAAATAGATAAAAAAGATGGACAAGTAGTCACACAAGAAGATATTGCAAAAATAGATAAAAATATGTCAACCATAGAAACAGTAATTAAAGACATTGGAACGACGTTGACTTATTCAGAATTTGTAATATGAAAAACAAATTAAATAAAAAGGAGATGATGCTAAATGGCAAATCCAAATATTAATATAGGTGTTATAAATGAATCTTCGGTAGCGTCTCAAACACAAGTCGGAAAAATCCTTTTTACGGAACAAGGAAATCAATACATAATAAAATCAGATGGTAGCAAATTAAAAATTAGCGATATTATAGTAGTTGATACACTTCCTAGCACAAACATTCAATCACATAAAATATACATTTTAAGCACCCAAAATTACAGTATGAACTATTATGACGGGTCAGCTTGGCATATATTAGGTGGTAGTTCAGACAGTCAAATTTCAATAGGTACAACACCACCAACAGATACAAATAAATTATTCATAGATATTACAGATAAAACTAAACCAATACTTAAATGGTACGATTCTACAACTACTTCATGGATTAATATTAGTTCAACTCAAATTCAAAGTGATTGGAATCAAACTGATAATTCAAAAGCAGATTTTATTAAAAATAAACCTAGTGGAAGCAATGCAACTTCTATAAATAATATTCTAGTTGATGATACAACTAGAACTAATGGTACAGGTTTGTTTTACAACTCAGGTACTGGAAAATATGAGAATGCAACAGTTAATATTGCTGGCATTGTTGGTTCTAGCCAAATCACAAAGGCTGGAGAAAATGTTACAATAGCTAGTGGCTCTGAAGTTATTTTTAATCATATTGCAAGTGAGAATATAGTCCCAAGTATAGAAGAACAAATTGCAGGAAGTTCTGTTACAGATACACATGTTGATTTTTCAGATAGTAGTAAATATACATTACAAGATAGTGGAAAAATACTAGTTGGAAATAATAAATCCGAATTAGATATTTATACTAAATTATTAATGCATATGGACGATAGTAATTTTACAGATGTTTGTGGACATACTGTTACAAATAATGGTGTTACTTTAGATACTAGTATTAAAAAATTTGGAACAGGAAGTGCTAAATTTAATGGAACTAGTTCTTATTTAAGTTTACCAACTTCAATAGATTGGAATTTAGGAAATAGAGATTTTGAAATAAAAGCTAATGTGACATTAAATTCAATAGCTAGTACAGGAACATTGTGTGGTATTTGGAATTCTAATAAATATTCTTTTATCATACAATTTTCATCAAATGGTCTAAGCTTTGTTGTAACAACTGATGGTACTGGTAGCACAGTTACAAATTATACGGCAACTTATACATGGGCAGTTGGTGAAAATTATCATATAGCAATAGAAAGGTATTCTAATAATTTATATATGTTCGTAAATGGAGTACTAATATCTACTTATTCAATTACAAAAACTATATATGCATCAACTTCTCCTTTAGATATTGGTAGGAGCACCGATTCTGGTGGATTAGCATATTTAAATGGAAATATAGATGAATTTATATTAAAAAAGGGTAAAGCTTCTAATATAACAAGTTTTTCACCACCAACTTCGATATCCCCTATTCCATATTTAACATCAAATATACCAACATACTTAAAAACAACAGGAACAAGTAATTTTAGTTTAACAACAATAGATACAATAACATCGTTAACTATACCGGTAACATTGCCGAGTGCCAATACAACTTGTAAGTGCTTAGTATCACTTGATAATGGTATAAATTGGTTATATAGGTCTAGTGGAATCTTGTATAAATATACTGGAGATTTAACCACAAGTTGGACAAGTTCGAATTTAAATACTGATTTACAAACTTACTTTTCGAATATAAATTTAAATACTTTAACTAATGATTTAAGTAGTTTAGGTATAACTCCTATTAGTTTAAATTTCGCTTTCCAACTTTCAACTTCTGATTTAGCTCAAACACCTTCAGTATCTGCAATTACAATGGTTTATGTTAATAAATCACATAATGAATTTGCAAGTTTCGGAAGTTACTCAGATAGTTATAGCATGTACGGAGTAAAGAGAATAAATTCTTCTAGTATAGGTGTAAAGAATAAATCGGCAGTTACTAAAGTAATTAAGGTGAATTTAGTTACTAGTATATAAATAATAAATTAATATAGATAGGAAGTGGTCTAATTGGTTGGATATGTATATTTTTCTCAATCAAAAATTATAAATAACAAAATAAATAATGTTGAATATATAGATTCAGGTTGTAAAGAAATTAAGGGAACGAATGATAATGGAGATTCTATATGTTCTTTATTTAATGGAGGTTCAGATTTTATAATTCTTGAAAGTGATACTATTAATAAAAATATAGGTGAAGAAATTAATTTAGATAGTTTGATAGATACTAGAGATTTTTTCTTAAAAGGTAAGGATTATTGGTATCAAGAACAAATTAAAAACAATAAAGAAACTATTAATAATCAAACTGAATTAGTTAATTCATTAATAGAAATGGTAATAACAACAACATTACCAACTACTTAATAGGAGGTGAAAGGAGGTGATACAAATGGCAAGTTTTAAAAAAGTTTTAGAATATGACATAAATACTAATCATGCAAAACATGATAGAAGTTATTATGAAACTGTTATTGCAACATGGTTATTAAAAAATTATTTAACTTCTGATGAAGCAGATTCTTTATTAGCTTTATTAGATACATGTTATCCACAAACAGAAACTCAAGCTCAATAAATTAATAAGGCATTGTAAAACTAGCATTTTATTCAAAAATAAAATAGAGTAGTCGATATCACTACTCTATTTTCTACAAATATAAACAAATTAACTAAATAATAAAAGAAGTTGATTAAATAAAATCAATCTTTATTACTCTTTTAGTTTAACACAAATTAATGTGTTTGTAAAGTGTAAAATTTTATAAAATAAAAAGCAAGGGCTTGAATCTTGCTTTTTAAATGGAGACTTAAGACTGTGGTTTATATCTTAAGTCATTGTTATTATAACATATATTTAATCATTTGTAAATACTGTAAATAAAGAGTAAGACGAGCCATCGTGGGTTAACTCTTTCCTACTCTTTATTTTGTGCAATTTAGTATTAAATAATTATTATATCATAAAACTAGTTATTCGTATATGGGTTTTAAATTTAATTTAAAATTTTAAAAACCTATTATACCTATAGTTGTGTTATAAAAATACGTTCAAATTCATCACTAATAGTAAAAGATAGTCAAAGTCAGTATAAAATAAGTAGAAAAGTTTAATACTCTCCTACTTAATATTTTCTAACCATATCCATAAAATTATCGAATGTTTCTTGGCTTTGTAAATGTGGTTGCATAGCTACTTCTATAAGTTTAGATATTGGTATTCCCGTATTGTCTTTTATGTATTTAAGTTCATCGATCAATTGTTTGTCCAAAGTAGTGTTAAAAGATTTTCTGATTGAATTTTTACAATAATTGAATTTAAATTTAAAATTTAGCATTTGTACCCCACCTTTTAAGGGAATTATACCATAATTTTAATGAGGATACAATAAGGACTTATATGCTTATTTGCGAAACGTCAATTTAGAAAACAAGGATGTTATAAGGATTAACATGAGGATATATTTTTAAAATGAGGTGAATAGGAGGGTGTAGTGGGATATATTATGAGGATAATTTGCTATTAAATATTATTACTTTGAGTTTGTACGAAATTGTACAGGCTCTTTTATTATGACAAAAATAGAAATTAGAAAGGAGAAATATATGGAAGAAAAACAAGTATTAAAGTTGACATTGCCTTTACCAAGTTCAATTAATCATATTTATGGTAGAAATAAGTTTGGATCAACTTATTTAAAAAAAGAAGGAAAAGATTATAAAAGTATAAATGGAGAATACATAAAGCAAGAAGTCATTAAACAAGGTTGGGAAAAGTTATTAGAATTTGAATATTGTTATCTTGATGAAGTTGTATATATGAATAAAAAAGGAAGAGATTCTGATAACTTAAAAAAATTAACACAAGATACAATTACAGAATGTGAAGTAGTTTGGTTCGATGATACTTATTGTATGCCTAGAACTAATAGGATATACATAGATAAGAACAATCCTAGAATTGAAATTACTTTAACTCCTACTAATACTGTAGGAATATTTGATAACAAGGCTGACTTTGAATGTTTCGAAACTCAATGCAAAATATGTAGTAGTTATAAAGAAGGAAGATGCTCTGTATTCATAGAAAGTAAGGAAAATAAAATAAATGAACATGTTGAGTTAGTTTATAACAAATGGAATTGTAATAAATTTAGAGTTAGCAAAAAGAAATAAATTAAATGGAGAGTGGAATTGATGGACTATAAAAATCAATTATATGTATGTAAAACTTTGAGAATGATGAACTTTTTATGTAAGAAATATGATTGTATTAAACTTGCAGATGATAAGGATAATACTAAGTTTAAAGTATTTTTGTTTAAAGATAGCAATGAACTTAGAGAATATTTAAAAGAATATGATAATGAAATAAATAAGTAGATTAGGCATTTCTAAGAGAATTAGAGTGCCTTTTATTATGTCTAAAAATAAATGAATTATAAATAAGAAAGAAGGAATTTATATTATGGGAAAGAAAAAAAGAACACATGAACAATTTGTAGAAGAAGTATTAAATATTGTAGGTCATGAAAAGTATGAATTTTTAACTGAGTATCAAGGGTGTGATAAGAAAATAACAATTAAATGTAAAGAAGACGCATATAGTTGGAGTATACAAGCAAATGGATTTTTAAATAATGGTTGTCATTGCCCTAAATGTAATAATAAAGTAATGAATAAAGATACTGATTATTTTAAAACTCAATTAAAAGAATTATATGAAGATGAATACATTTGCTTAGGTGAATATACTGGAGCTAAGAATAAGGTTCTGATAAAACATAATATTGAAAATTGTGGTAATGAATTTATGACAACTCCTGACAGTATAGTAAATAAAAAGAATGGCTGTCCAATTTGTAATCACAGAAAAGGTGCAGATAAATTATTTATAAGTCATGAAGAGTTTTGTGATAGAACTTCTAAACTGTTTAATAATGAGTTTGAATTATTATCACTATATAAAGGTGGTAAAGAAAATATTACTGTAAAACATATCCCTTGCGGTAGAGTATATGATAGACAAGCAGGAGATATTTTACAAGGAAAAGGTTGTAAATTTTGTGGATTTGGAGCTACAAAAGATACTCAGTGGTTTAAAGAAAAGGTATATGAAATGTATCAAGAAGAATATACTGTTCTAGGTGAATACATAAGTACAGACACAACGATATTAATGAGACATAACAAATGTGGAAAAATGTATTCAATTAGACCAATAGATTTTATACGAGGAACTAGATGTAAATGTGAGTCAACATCTAAAGGAGAAAAAATAATTGAAATATTTTTAAGGTTTAATAGGATAGAATTTAAACAACAATATACGTATGAAGATTGTAAAAATAAAGCAAGATTGCCTTTTGATTGTGCCGTAAAAGATAATAATGGACAAGTTATATTTCTGATTGAATTTGATGGGATTCAACATTATGAACCTATATATGGAGAAGAACAATTTGCAGATACAAAGTATAATGACGCAACAAAGAACTCTTATTGTGAGGATAATAATATTCCACTAATAAGAATACCATTTTGGGATATGGACAAGATAAATAATATTTTAATAGATTATTTTAAAATTATAAATATTGATACAAATATGCCTACGGAAGGTTTAAATATTTGGGAAGAAGGTAATCAATTTAAATTGATTAAACTTTTAAAAGAATTACCTAATGGAATATATCCTAAAAGCTATGTAATAGAACAGTTGAATTCTACAACAGTAATAAGTAGTTTAGCTAATATATTAAGGATAGATTGTATAAAAGAGGTTTGTAATAAATTAAATATACAATATAATAATAAAACTATTACAATATTAAATAATTATACAAATTATGATAAATACAATAACTTAATTGAAACAATTAAAACATATAGAATTACAAAATCAATAAATATGTTTGCAGATTTATATACTAATATGAGTAAAATATTGGATAAATGTTATAAAAAAGATATATTCTGTAGTATGAATTGTTTTCATGGATTAGATAAACAATCGTCTGAATATAAATTTATAGAAAATTTTATGGAAGAAAATAATTTATATTTTGAACACAATTATGTTTGTAAAAAACAAATTAAAAATAGAAAGGACTTGATTTAATATGGGCAAAAGAGTACATATACATTATTTCACAAAGGAGAAAAACGATTTAGTAAATAAAGATAACAGAAAAAAATATGACAAATATCTAAAGAGTAATATTATAAAGAACAAGGATGTTAAGGAAACAACTTATCTCGTTTACGAGAATTATTTCAACCAATTTTTGGTTTATCTTGCTGAGGAATGGGAAAACCTTGATTTATATTCAGAAGATTTTAGTGATAATGCTATTGATATTATGGAGGGGTTCATGTCTTTTTGTCAAGATACACTTCAAAATAATAAGAAAATAATTAATACTAAAATATCAGCAGTATCTAGTTTCTTTTTATGGAGCGTTAAAAGAAAGGAAATTAAATTTCATCCCTTTCAAGGTCAATTAGATCGCATGAAGGGGGCGAGAGAAGAACATATTATAGGTAATTATTTTTTAAATGATGAACAAATATTAGCTATTCAAACTGGACTAATAGAAAATCCAGACAATAAATTTGATTTATTAGATATAGTTCTATGGAACGTTATGTTGGATTCAGCTAATAGAATTGGTGCAATTGATAGATTAACACTATCTAGCTATGATGTAGACGAATGTTGTTTTAGAGATATACGTGAAAAAGAAGGCTATATTATTGACGTATCTGTAAATGAAAATACAGTGGAATTAATTCATACGTGGTTAGAATATAGAAAAGAACATATGGATAATTTAGAAATAGACGCTTTATTTATTAGTAGATACGGTGGAGTTTATAAAAAAATGTCTAAAGGAACTTTACAAGCAAGAATTAAAAAGATGGGTACTATTATAGGGATTGATGACTTTAGGTCTCACTGCGTCAGAAAAACCGCATCTAATAGTATGTTATCTAAGGGTATAGATCCTTCTTTAGTTAGTAAATATTTAAACCATAAACTACAACTTGTGGCTTAATGGAGTAATCCATTTCGAATAACTCGCTTAATACGGGGAAGGCTAAATCTTTAAAGAGACATGCTAACCTACCGTGCTAAATTATTCTATATAAATAAATTATTAGAATATAAAAGCCTAACGACTATTCCTTCGGGAAGTACCTATAAGTATAGGGAAATGGTGAGTCTCCTACTAGGAGAGTGATATAGTCTAATCTTATGGGAAATCATAAGCAGTTCATAAGAGAACGGTATAGGAATTAACGAACCTATATGAATATAAAATGAAGGATGTTTCAACCACATTAGCATTTTATCAAAAGCCTAAATCTTCAGTTGAGATAAGAGATGCTATAAAGAAACAAATTAAATTACTATCTAAAAAGAAAGAAGAAGGTATGGAAGATGAAATTGAAATACCAGTAGTAGTTGAATCACAGTCTAATTCATTTGGGAATAAAAGAAACTTCTAACTCTGTTTAAAACACGAGTTTTAGAACAACCACATAAAAAGCCAATTTTAAAAGGAAATATATCTATATATTGTGGTTTTATATATAATAACATACTGCATATAGTGTATAAAACCAATCTCATAGTCAGTCTATCCAAAAATTCTGATAAAAAATATTGGGTGAATGTTTTGCCTAATTAAATAACTATGAGATTAATCTATAACTAAAAATAAATATAAAGGTAAATTATTATGGAACTAAATTTAACAATACCATGCATAATATTAATTTAATTCTATAATTAATATTATTTACATAAACCAAAAATTTTATACAATACTACAGAAAAATAAAATAAAATAGGAGGAGATTTTATTCATTAACTAGGAGGTGTCATAATTATGGATAGTACAGACCTAATTAAAATATTATTAAATCAAGTAAAAGAAAGAGATGATTTAATAAAAATCCTTTCAGACAATATAACAAAGTTATCTGATGCTTATATAGTAAAAGATAAAGAGAAGGAAAAAAGATATAACAACACATTAAGAATATCAATTATATCTTGTTTAATAGCAATGACTGTAATAATAAGTATTTTTGTATGTTCGTATTTTTGGAGTGATTATCCAATAAGCACGATAAATGGTAATGGAAATTCTACTATATCAGGAAATAATAATACAAATAATCAGAATGGAGGTGCAAATTAATGAGTTGGTGGAGTGATTTATGGTCAAAAGCAAAAAAACCTAAGAAGCCTAAAGAAGATGATGATAATAATAACTAGGAGGTGTATTAATTATGAGTGAAAACGAAAGAATGGCAATTATTGAGACAACATTAGATACAATTAAAGGTGATATACATTTATTATATAAAAAAACCGATGAAATAAATTCATTAAATACTGCTATAGCACTTCTTACTGCAAGTGTAAATGAATTAAAAATAACAGTTAATGCTTTAAATGGGAAACTGGATCTTGCTACAAATGAGCCAATAAAAGAAAAAGCAAAGAATTGGAATAATATAATTAATACAGGAATAAGTACAGTTGTCGGTGGACTAATTGCATATATATTAATGAAACTAGGATTAAGCAAATAAAAAGAAGTCAACTTTTACAAGCTAACTTCTAACAAAATACCATCAAGAGAAATACCAATTACAAATTAAAATTTCTCTTAATAATATTATACAACATTCACCATAAATGTCAATGGATTAAATGAGGTACTATACAATAATTTCTAATTAATTTTAGAATTTGTATAGTACCTCATTTTTTCTGATTTTCTGAAAAGCAAATGGTTAATCACTAATATTAAAACTTTCTACCTTATTAATATCTACAAATATATGGATATTATACATGGTTATTTAAATTTTGAATAATATCCATTTACAGTCTTCAATCATGTACTTTATTTCGCAAATCTTTTGTAATCCATCAATATTAACGTTACAAGTAAATACCCAAGACCTGTTTCCGCACAACCTTATTACCTTTACTATATTTATAACCTTAAATCCATTATCTTCTTCAATTTTAAATCTAATAGGTTTAATCTTTCCAATCTTGTCAAAGTGGCAAATAACCTCAATATTTTGGGATAATACCTTCACAAAATGCACTTCCTTTTATATTATATATTAATATTATACAGAACATTTGTTTGTTTGGGAAGTGCAAATTAGTGTTAAATTTATCCTTTTATAAAGACTTTAATCTCTCATAATCATTTTCTATTCCACAGAAAATTAATTCTTTAGAATAAGGTAATGTTGTACACCACTTACAGAATACTTCTTGCCATTCATATTTTAATCTATGATGTTTTCTTTGTTGTATAATATTACTTATAGTAGCATAATTTGTATTAACAGTTCTTTTATTCTGATAAGATTCTGGTAGTATTCTTTTAGCTGAAGATAATACTTCGTCTTTTTGTCCTTGAGTATCACATTCTTCAAAAAATATATCTCTTAAAATATTTAAATCTTCTATTATATTTGACAAATGTCCATTTTCAAATGCATCAGCAGAATGACATTCAAACATATCTAATGTAATCTCAGTATTTTTATCAAATAGCTTATGCATTGTTGAAGTTGAATTTGCAGATGTTCCTATTTTATAAGTATCAAATTCTGACCACCAATACCTAGGTGCTGTTATATCACACCAAACTTGTATTTGTCTAAAGAATTTGCAATGTTCTGTACCAGCTTTAATTAATGTTTGTGCTAGTTTTAAATCTTTGTCACCCATAATAAATTCCTCTATATTAATGTTTGGGCTATTTAATAGTAACCCTTTGTAACTATCACTTAAATTCCAACTATTTTTTGGATTTCTCATTCCTCTAAAACTTGCTTTAAATCCATAAACCTCTGTATTTTCTATTTTCATATCATATCATTCTCCTTATCTATATTAATTTATTTATTATACAATTTTAAAATATTTATCAGCTATTGCATAAGCATTCGTCAATTCATATTCACTATATTCATCATTTAATTCTGATGATTCTCTTTCAAATAAGGTTTTATCATAACTTCCAACTTCTAATTCATTATGTAATACTTCAATGTCATTTCTTAACTGGTCATTTTCTTTCATTAATTCTAATTTATCGGCTTTCAACATTTCATTTTCTAGTTTGAGCCTATTCAATTCTGCTAATATCTCCATAAAGGTTGATTGTTGAAACCCTATTTTACACTCTTCTATTTCTTCTACTTTACATTCACACATATTACTCATTTTAATTCGCTCCCTCATAATTTATTTATATTAATTTATTTGCATTGAAGATTTATACTAAACATTAGTATATTTATCGTCACTTCCTTTTATTAAATTACATAAATTATCATTATTCATGTATAGTTTATAATCTTCATTAAGCCATTTATGTATTTTATTTAATCTTACTTCATTATAGAAATCTTGTCTTATATACCAATCTTCTAATTTATCCGTACACTTACTACTATTACAAGTTTTACAACTAGGTACACAATTGGATAAATTGTTAGCTCCATTATGGTCTACGTGTTCCCTATGAAAATCAGTATGTTTTAATTTCCCTGCAAATGTATTAAAATGTTCTTCAATTGGCAACCCACAATAGGCACAACAATTATTGAAATATTCCTTACAAGACAACCATTCTTCTTTTGTAATTGTATGTTGTTTATTCATTTCTCGATATTCTCTATATTCTTTCAACTTGTCAGGATTATTTCTTTGCCAGTTCTTTAAGTTGCCTTTTGCGCGACTTCTTCTTGACACTTCTCTAAAATATTCTCTTTTATCAGGGGTATATTTTCTTTTATGTTCATTTCTTTTGTATTCTAAGTAATGTTCTCTATTATCAATTTGTTGATATTTACTACTATTTCTTACATTACATTTTTTACAATAAGGGAATAAACCATCTGAACTTCCTTTGTTCTTATAAAAATGTTCAGTATCATACAATATCCATTCATCTTCATCTGGAAAATATTCATTATGCTTACTACAATATTTATAAATAACTCCATCTATTTCTTTATGATTCTGTTCATAATATATACGGTTTTTCTCTTCTTGATTCATTTAATCACTCACTTTCTTTTATTATAAAAATTCCAATAATATTTAACTTTTATATTCTTTTAATTTGTTGATTATCTAATTTTGTTTCTAGTTCGTTTACCTTATTAATCAATTCATTGATTTTTTCAGTTTGTGCATTGCATACCTTGCAAGCAAGTATAATTGCTTCAGATTTATTAAACATACCTACAGAACCTATAATTTTTGTTTTTAATTTTCCAATCATATCTAATGCTCCTTAATTACCTTTTATTATTTGTAAGAATTCATTTTCATTTATAATTGTTATATTACTTTTACCACTTGCATTGTCATCCATTGCTTTTTTATCTTTGCCACTCTTAGACATATCATGTCCACAAATAAGGTAGTCTAGTTTGACTTTGTATCCTGTTTCTACTATAGCTCCTAAACTTTCAAGTAATTCTTTTAATTCTTGTTTTTTTATATTAAAGCTACCAGTCGGATACACTTTTTTGCCTTGGAAGGGCGTTTGTTGAGTTATTATTACTTCTTTAGGTTTATCTTCAATAAATGTTAATTCTATTTGTGTTAGATATCCTAATACTTCTATATTGCTTGAATCATGAAACCAGTTATAAATACTATTTGCAACGACTTCTCCACAGTCATCCATTTTTATTAAGTCTTTAATTTTCAATTGTAATATATTATTTATTGTATCTAATGGAGTTTCACCTTTTACAAATTCAACTAAAGTTTGTGCAGTTTTAATTCCTACATTCGCTATACCTAATGCAAATATAAAGCTAGGTAATTTACATTTTTTAGATTCTTCTATAGCTTTGATTAGTTTATTATATGAAGGTAATTGAAATCCTTCTTGTTTAAGTATTAGTTCTTTATTATTATCTTTCTTTAGAATATAAATATCTGCTATTGATTTTAATATACCTAATTCAATAAATTTTTCAATTGTCTTTTCTGATAAACCTACTATATTCATGGCTTGTCTAGAACAATAGTGGTCAATAGATTTTGATAGTTGTGATTTACAACTCATAGTATTTGTACAATATACATATCGAGTTTTATTATCTTGTCTTATTTCTGTATCAGCACCACAAGAAGGACATTTGCTAGGTGGTATAATATCTTCAACATCTAAATTATTTAAACTTTCTTCAACTACTCCCATAACTTCTGGAATTACATCATTACTTCTTCTTATGAAAATTTCAGAATTAATCTTAACTACTTTTCTTTCAATATCATCTAAATTATTTAAAGTAGCACGTTTTACTGTTGTTCCTCCTAATTCTACTGGTTCTAATAATCCTGTTGGTACAGTCTTTCCTTGTCTACTAGTATTCCATTCAACTCCTATTAGCTTGGTTGTAGTTTCTTCTGCTTCATATTTATAAGCCAACGAAAACTTAGGAAATTTAATTGTGTAACCCATAGCTTGTTGTGTCATTAAATCATTTATAGTTATTACCGACCCATCAATGTCATAAGCTAGATATGGTCTTTCTTTCTCTATATTATTGATAGCTTGAATAACTTCTTCATATGTATTACAAATATCATAGTCTGCAACGGGAAGCCCTCTAAATTTTATATAATCTAATTGTTCTTGATAAGTTTTAAAACAACCGAATCCAATTTCATCATTAATTTCATTTATATTATAAAAATATATGATTGGTTTTCTTTTGGCAGTTTCCGATACGTCTAAATTTCTTAATGCTCCAGCTATACCATTTCTTAAATTTTTAAGTGGAGTTTGTGCAGTTTTGTTATATTCTTCAAATGATTTTTTAGTCATTAATTCTTCACCATGAAATGATATATCTTCTATTCTATTATCATTATGATTTAATTCTAATGGTAAATTTATAGTAGTTTTAACTTGTTTTGTAAAGTCGTCTCCAATTATACCTGTTCCCCTGCTAGATGCTTGTTCATAACTATCTTTTACATATTTTGTTTTAACAGTTAAACCATCAAATTTCTTGAGTACAAGATATTTTGGTTGTGGTAATTTTATATTATGTGTTTTGTTATACTCCTTAACAAAGTTTTCACAAATAATCAACCATTGTCTTACTTCTTCTAAGGACTGTCTTTTATCCAATGACCATAGTTTATTTTTATGTTGTACTTTTTCAAACCCTTTTAAAGTTTCACTACCAATTTTTTGTGAAGGACTATTTGGTAATATAACTCCTGTTTCTTTTTCTAGTTTTAATAATTTAGAATATTCTTCATCCCATAGTTTATCACTTACAGGTGCATTTCCTAATGTATAATACTCATAATTCCATCTATTTAGCTTATTTACTAATTCTTTTATATCTTCCATTTCATATCTCCTTTATTTATATTAATTTGTTATTAAATAGCTTCTTTTAATTCACATTTACTATTTTCTTGCCTATTATAAGCTTTGGTCATTTCAGCATACTCTATTGAATAACTCCAATCATTATAATCTCCTTCTTTTTCACAACCTAATTCACCAGTATTATTGAATTCATTCTTTAACATAACATTCACTCCTTATTTAATTTATTAATATTTATGTAATTTACTCTGGGAAGTTTGTCCTATTTACCTTAACTCTTCCTTTAAATTAATAATACTACTTTATGGATAAACTGTCAATGCCTATTTCTATTAATTTATTAATTTAATTGTAAGGAAATATATTGACCTGTATTGGTGGCAACTAACTCATCATATTCAAAAGGTTTAAATCCAAATTCTTTTACTAAATCTTTTTCTTTGTCAGACATATTATTATATCTTTTAGCCATAAAATCATCGGGCAACCAATTTTTACCCTTTCCAGCTAAGATATTAAATTGCTTTAATAAATTTTCATCTTTATACTTTATATGTATTGTCCCTTTTTGATAAACATCGAGATAAAAGAATTCCCCATCTATATTCTTTTCACAAGATTGTATCTTTTTTCTTATCACATCAGTATCTAATATAAATTTCTTCCCTGTTAAATTATTAAATATTATAGTTAAATCTTTTAATACATCTGGAACGCATTGATATGAATATTCTAAATAACAAGGTATTATATTTTTACCTTTTATCATATAAGCATTGTTTGTCTTCCAGCCACTATACATATGTATATTTTTATTCCATGAGGCATAGGAATAACTATATTTACTAGTTAATTTATCAAATACTTCTGCAACAGTCTGCTCATAAGATTTTGGAATAGAACTCATAATGTTTTCATAAAAATATCTACAATTTTCTATCGTAAAAGGTATGTCTGCTTGTCGCTCCATATTATACGAAAAATCATTTTTTAACTTAGATGGAAGTTTTGACTTAAAATCTGTTTCGTTTATAAATTTCTCCCAGTATTCTAGTGTCAATTGTGATATATAATCATTAATTTTAATATGTGTTTTTGGTAATGTCTCGCTACACATTATTCCTATTTCTTGCTTTATACTTAAACCTTGAAATAAATATTTAATACGTTCTCTTTCTTCATATATTTTTATTATTGAATTCTTACAAATATTAAACTCTAATAAAAGTTGTTGCAATTTATTCATTTTAGGAATAACAGACTTAAAACTATAATCTGAGTCAATATTTACATTTTCTCTTTTGAATTCTTGTTCAAACATTGTTTCAGTATTTTTCATTGGTATTTTTAAATATATTAATGCAATTTCAACATCGGTTTTTCTTTCTGCATAAATAAACGCTTCTTGTATATATTCTATATCTGCATTATATTCTCTTAATTTATTTGACAACTCTATTCTTTCTTTAGAATAAGGATTTTTAATCGTTTCTGCATTTATTATACAAAGTATCTTACCACCTATTCTTTCTTGAATACATATTGATTTTAATAAATGTTTTGCTCCATTACTAAAAGGAACGTTTTGAATTATTAAGTCATAAAATCTTGGTGGATCAAAAGTTAAATAGTCATTCCATATAATATTATAATTTTGTCCTCTTAACAAACTATTTAATGTTTTGTCATATTCTATAACATCAAATTTTATATATTTATCTGTATTTGTTTCTATATTGCTATATTTTGTGTTATATTTGTTTCTATCTTTTAAATAGTATTCTTTATAGGCATTAACAATATCCCCCTTTCCACACTCTGGTTCTAATATGTATTTACATTTATTAAGTCCATAGTTATCAGATTGTAACTTATCTAGCATTTTGAAAACAAGTTCTTTTGGAGTCGGATAAAAATCTTGAGTATCATTAAACATCTTTTAACAATCCTTTCATATTTATTTATATAATTTGTTATTTAACTTTCTATATCATCTTACCACTAGTTCCAAATTAATGCAATAGATATATGGAACTATTTTAATTTATTCCCATATAAAAAGAAGCAGTTTTTGTTACTGCTTCTAAAGATAAATATGTATTTATTTGATTATTTGAATGTCAGACTGCTGAACAACATCGAAATCACTTATATCAAAATGAATTGAAGTATCCTTTCCAACAACACCTTGCAATAAGTCTTTTATATCTCCTTGAGTGTTCTCTAATGCTTTATACCGTAAATCTTCATTGGAAAGGACTGAATTGTAAGCTAATTGCCTAACTCTGTAATTTATATTATTAATTTCAGTAGGAGTAAATTTACTTGTTAACCACCCTATCCTTTCTTTACTTTGTACACTTGATAACTCGCATTTGGTTAATGAAAGTCTATTGGGACTAAGTTTAATATTTATAGTGTTGTTGTAAATATGTATTGGGATATCTTTTAATGAATAAGAATACATAAAATCAAATTGCGATTCAACACTAATATCTTTACTATTCCATTCCGATAATTTAGTTCTTAGCCATGTAATATTTGGGTCATTGCTTGATAGATTGTTGTTACTAAAAGTAGCATTTGTGTTGGTTGTACCACTTAGACAATTTAAACTATTCTCTAAATTTAATTTATCAATAACAATTTGTTTATCAATAACTTTGAAGGTTCGCTCTTGCTTATTTTGATTATTTAAATTTTGTTGAACTTTAAGTTGTTGGTTGCTTTTATTATATAGGTTGTTAGTAAATATACTCAGAATACTAAGACTTATGAGTAATCCTGCAATAATAAACTTGATTAACTTATTCTTCATCTTCTTCAACCTCATCATTTGTATTGCTTAAGTATCTTACCATTTCGTCTCTAGCCTTTATAATGAGTTGCTTATCATCTTCAGTTAAATCTTTCATTTTTAAAAATTTATTATATTGTCTTTTAACCCAAAATATATCTATTTTATTTTTAATTGTTGGGATTAAAAAGTTATCAATGTAAATTATGAAATCTATAGCAATTCCAAACATTAATACTAAGTAATAATAAAGCATTAATATTCCACTGTTTTTAGTATGTAAATTTTGTCCTATGAGGTAAACTATCGCGCCTAATAATTGGTAGATTAATATTGAATATAACATTATTAACATTTTAATACACTTCCTTTATTTAATTTATTATCACCTACTTTCTATACTTTTGTTTTTGGGAAGGTAGAAATAAATCTACCTTATTTAATTTTTACTTACTTTTCCATAGCTTTAAAACTTGATTCCGAATCAGTTTACATTATTGTCACCTACTTTATTTTATTTATATATTCATCTGTAATTACTTTTGCAAATCTACCAAATGCACTAACTTCTTGCAATGTTAAATCTACTGTTTTTAAATTATTTTTATCTGAAATTTTATAATATGATGGAAGATTCACATACTCACCTAAATTAACATCATTTTTATCTAATACTACCCAAGAGTTTTTATTTTCTGTATTTATTTTAAATAAAGTATATGGTTTTTTCTCATGTTCTATATAAACCATACATTTATTTAAAGTTTCTGAATTCAAATCAGATTCATATTTTCCACTTAATAATTTAGTAATTTCCATAATATTATCTGAATTAATGTTTTCTATAGGAATAATTTTATCCATAAAATCTAGTGTAGAATTAGTAATGTTTGCAGTTCCAACATGTGCTATGTCAGATAATAAATCTCCATATACAACATAGCAATAGCAACTGTTAGATAAAACTTTAATGAGAATATCTCCAGTTTTTATTCCTCTTTGTCTTAATTCTTTTTGAGTAATTGATTTTAAATTTGTAATATTCATATTCATTCTCTCCTTTAATATTTTTATATTATTTTAATTTATTGCATCATTTTAAAAGTATGATTTTAACTGAGTATTGGGAAATCGAGGCTAGTGATAGCCTCATTCTTAAATCTAGTTTTTTGGTATTTTCTGATTATTTTGTTCCAGAACTTCCAAATCCCTTTTCATTTCTTTCACTTTCATCTAGTTCATCTACAACAATTACTTCATCAGTTGATATATAACCTATAACCATTTGTGCTAACTTTGTTTTAGCAGGGATGTCAACTTCATAATCTTCTTGATTATAGACTATGATTCCTATATCTCCTCTATAATTGGAATCTAAAGTTCCTAATTGTACTCTTAAATATGGTGAGCATTCTGTATAAGTAGGTGGCATTTCAGTAGGAGGATACATAGTACCAAAACATCCACTACATCCTTTTAATGTAATCCCACTTCTAGGTCTTATAGTTGCTTCTTGATTAGTTTCTAATTGTACTGATATTCCTGTAGGTATTACAATTGTTTGATTGGGTTGTATTGTCGCTTCATTTAAGGTAAATAAATCAAAACCAGCATCGCCTACTTTACCTTTGCATGGAATTATTGCATTTTCATTTAATTTTTTAAATTTTATCATTATATATCTCTCCTTCAAATTCTTATTATTTTATATTTTTAATTTATTTCGTTTTAGCAACTGCACTTGTGAATAAGTGTGTCGGTCAAGTTGATAATTATCTTAAATCATCTAAAGCATTTTCAATAACGTATAATTTATCATCAATAGTATTTGATAAGTCTTGTATTTGTTCTATTAATTTTTGTGATTCTTCTAAATCAACATAGTCACCATTTAGAATATTTGACAAGCTATTTATCTTATCATCTAATTCGCTAATTAATTTTGTTCTCATTTTAATATCTCCTTTATAATTTATTTAACAGTTGATAAATTGTAGTATTTAACAACTTATCTCACATCAAATTCAATCATCATTTCATGTATAATAGCTAATCTATGTGATGTACTTTCCCAATCATCAGTTATACAAAAATGATATTTGATTGCATTTAATTGTTCTTTTATTAATTCTTTTTGTTCTTTAGACAAGTTCAAATTTTCTCTAAACTCTTTAATAGAACAACCTTTATATTTACTTTTTAATTCTTTTAACTCATCTGTATCCAATAAACTACCTCCTTTAACTTGGTATAAAATATCTGTTTTAATAACTCTGTAAGTGTCTTATATCCTTATTCTTAAATTACTATTTCTTGATATAATATAGCAATAATCCACCTAATACATTAGATATTGTTACTATCACTAATGATATAATTACATTTATAATATTTAAATTCATTCCACTACAAAATCCTAAAGTATAATAAGTCATATCTGCAATACTGTGATTAAATCCACATATTACAAACACAGTGATAAAGAATCCACTTATTAAATGATTACTATACATTTTGTAATTAGCTACTGCACAACATACAAGAAAATTACATACAATACCACCAATGATTAATTGTATTGGATTAAGTGCTAATTTAGTATTTACTATTTGTTCTACATTTGGATGTAATACTTGAAATAATGCTATAGTCGTTATTACTGATCCTATTAAATTTCCAATCCAAGTTTTAGTTAATGTTTTAATATATTCTTTAATTGATATATTACTTTTTGAAAAATATTGTTGTGTATATGTATCTGTTTTTAAACTTAATACTTGTCCAGTAAATAAATCGAATCCAAAAATCATAACTAAACTTAAACCTAAATAGAACATAATACTTGCTATAAATGGACTATTTGTCTTTTGTAATGTTATTAAGTAAGCAAATGTACCTAATGATATAGAAACACCTGCCATTATAGAATTTTTATACTTACTTATCATATATAACTACTTCACCTTTCTTTAATGATTTTTGAACATCAATTATTCTTTGATTATAACTACCTCGATATTTTAATTTTAAATCTTTTTGTTCTAACTCAAATTGACCATCTACTAGAACATCTATATATTTTAATATTTCTAATTTATCATCTTTAATTATCAGATTCTCAAATAAACATCCTGTCCATGTCCAAATAGTAACAGTTGTTTCCGATTTAATTCTTTTTACTAAATTTAATATCACTCTACTATCTTGATGCATGATTTCTCCACCTAATAAATTAGCATGCTTAATTTGTTTATGTTGTAAGTATCCTATAAACTTGTCTTCTATTTGTTTAGTCCAATCATACCCATAATTAAAATCTTGAGCAATTTCATTAAAACAACCATTGCACTTAAAATTACAACCTGAAACAAATAACGTACTTCCTATTTGAGGAGAATTAGCAACATCAAATTTTTTTATCTCTGCATATTTCAAAATCTAAACCTCCTTTGAAGGGAGAAATACATCTCCCCAATATTATAGATGAATAACTCTTTCTTTAATTTCTTGTGTACGTCCTTTTGACCATAAGTTAGTACCTATATATCCACACGTTCTTCGCATTACTTGAAGTTCTGTTTCATCATCATTACCACAATTAGGACAATACCATTTAAAGTTTTCATCATTTTTCATTTCACCTTTATATCCACATTTATAGCAAACATCTGGTTTGGTATTTATTTCAGCGTATTGAACATTATGATACATGAAATTAATTATTTGCTCAATTGCTTCTATATTTTTTGTCATATCTGGAACTTCTATATAGCTTATACATCCTCCAGAACTTATTGCATGAAACTGAGATTCAAATTTTAACTTAGCAAATGCGTCTATTTCTTCTTTTACATTTACATGATAACTATTTGTATAATATAATTTATCAGTTATATTATTAATCTCTCCAAACTTTTGTTTATCTAACCTGCAAAATCTATAAACTGTATTTTCCGCTGGACTTCCATACAATCCAAAACCTATTCCAGTTTCTTTCTTCCAATCGTCACATGCCTTTCTCATTCTTAGCATAATTTCTCTTGCTAGTTTTTCACCTTCTTCAGTAGTATGACTTACTCCTAGCATTGCATAAACCATTTCATATAAACCTATATATCCTAATGATATAGTTGAATAACCATTATGTAATAACTTGTCTATCTTTTCACCTTTGTCCAATCTTGCTAATGCCCCATGTTGCCATAATATAGGTGCTACATCTGATAAAGTTCCTTCTAATAACTCATGTCTAACCATTAATGCTTCCTTACATAATTGTAATCTCTCATCAAATATTCTCCACATTAAATCAATATCTTTATGTGCTAATATTCCTATCCTTGATAAATTTAATGAAATAACGCCTTGATTAAATCTGCCATACCATTTGTAATTGCCATTTTCATCTTTCCATGGACTTAAATGCGATCTACAACCCATTGGTGGGAATGTATTTCCTTCATAATTTTGTCTTAATATTTTAGCTGATTGATAATCTGGAACTAATCTTTTAGCGTTACATTTTGCACAAAGCTTAGTTATATAATCATATTTACCACCTTCTAGACAATTATGAGTATCAAGTAAATAAACTAATTTAGGAAAAGCTTCACCTATTTCTTGCCCTTTATAGTTTTTCATACCTTCTAATCTTTGTTTAATCATTTCTTCACAAATCATAGCTTGTTCTTCTTCAAATTCAGAGCCTTCTTCAATTTCTAGATATATTGTAGCAAAAGGCGATTGCCCATTAGTTCCTGAGATTGTAGATAGTTGATATCTAATTGTTTGAACTCCACTTTTTAGTTCTTTTAATTTTATATCTTTTGCTAATATAATAGCAGTTTCTTCATTGAAATTCATATTTTTATAATGTTCCAATGCTTTATCATAAGCAACTCTTAAATAAGGGGCTAAATGTCTAATGGTTATGCTTTGCCCTCCATATTGACTGCTGGATACTTGTGCCATAATTTGAGTTGCTACAGTACATGCAGTTTCAAAAGATTTAGGGGTTTCAACTAATTTTTCATTGATAACTGTTCCATTAGTAAACATATCTTCTAAATTAATTAGGTCACAATTATGCATAGATTGCAATGTATAGTCCATATCATGCCAATGAATATCTCCACTTACATGAGCTTGAACTATTCTAGTTGGAATAAGTTTTCTTTTAGATAGATCCTTAGATACTTCTCCAGCTATTAAATCTCTTTGCGTTGAAACAACATATCCATTTTTATTTGAATTTTCTCTCATGACATCTTCATTTGTTGTATCTAATAATTTCAAAATACTTTCATCCGTTGTATTTATTTCTCTTTTGTATTCTTGTATAACTCTATATCCTTCATAAGATTTAGCAGTTTGAACATGTCCTAATTTAATTAATGTGTCATAAATATAATCTTCAATCATATGTACTGTTGGAATTTTATCATCCATAGAAAATACTTTTTTACATTCATATGCTATTTTATCTGCAATAGATTCTTCTACTATTCCACTGCCATATTTCATTGCTTTCAAAATAGCATTTCTAATCCTTTGTGTATCAAAGTCTACCTTTGTTCCGTCACGCTTTATAATTTGCATTAAATCCACTCTCTTTCACTTTATATATTTTGTTATATATACTATTTTCATAGTTATAATCTTTAAGTAAATAACCAAATTGCATTTTTACATTTATCACAAACAATACCTACAACATCATGTTGTTCCCAAAACTCAAACCCTTCTATAGTTACATATTGTCCCTCATCATCAGTAATTCTAGTAGATTGCCCTGTTTCTTTATCTGTAGTGTTAAATTCTTCTTCATTTCCACAATCACATATTAATTTCATTACAGCATCTCCATTTCTCTAATTTCATAACGATGTAATATATCCCACTCAATATTAACCCAAATATCAAATTGCCATGCTTCATCATGTTTATATTTTTCGAAGTTTCTTACTCTGCATTTATCTATAGAAAATCTATTATCATGTTTATTGCATTCTATTAAATCATCAATACATAGTTGTTTACACTTATCTAAATCTGAACTTACTGCAAAAGTTTCAAATCCTCCACAATCTTCACACCCAGTATCTCTTTGACATAAATACACTTTCATTTCAATCTCTCCTTTCTTACTCATTAAATATATTTTGTCATTTCCCAATAAAATCAGCATTTTACGACATTATTCAACCTCTGTAAGCTAGTAATAGCCCCATTATTGAAAATCAATTTTTTAATTTTATAGTAAAATCCATTCTTTGCTATCAATCATAGGTAAAGATAAACATGTGATATTAGGCTCACTATATAAATCAAAATATAATTCTTCACCTTCAACCCAATATGTACAATCTTTAAGTTTAGCTTTGTTGCCTTTACTCATATGCTCACGTGCAGTTACCCAATCAACATATAAGTCATCGTTTTTTAGTTCAATACAATAATTATAAACATCTTGAAGCCATTGTATTAATTGTGGTAAATTATTAAATGTTATAGATTCTCTTATAAAAACATTGGGATCAGCTATGTATACTATTGGCTGATTTATTTTTATTACATCTAAAAGTCTTTCTATTCCACAATCTAATTCAATACCTTGTATTGGTGAATTTTCAGAAATATTATTCACTTTAATGCACTCCTTTATATTTTATTAATTTATTTAAGTCTACATAAATCTATTCTTTTAAATTATAATTCACTTAAATTATACATTGGAACTAAAACTTCTTTATTATTTATGTATACGTACATTGCTTGATATCCTTCTCTAGAAACTCTAACTACTTGACCAGATGGGTTGTGCCTAACGAATTGTGTTTGTCCATTTATCATAACTTATTCACTCCCTTTCTATATTGTTATTTTATACCAAATAATTTCAAAAGTCAATTCTTATTTTTATTAATTTATTTAATTTTATATTGTTTCTTTTATATGACATTTTTTAAATTTTCATTATGCAATCCTTTTAATTTATTTGCTATATCATATTTTATATATTCTTCTGGGGTTAAGTATTCTATGTATTTGAAATGATGTCCTTTATGATAATTTCTTTCTTCTCGACAAACTCTAGATATTCCCCCATTATTCATTATCACTCCAAAATCTTTTAAGCTTTTATTTGCACATTCAGTAGCAGATATGTATACTTGTTTTGTTTCCAAACAAATTACAGCTTTTGAATTGATTAATTTATTGATTTCTGTAGCTTTTTTATATTTGTTAATATTAGCTTTTTCAGAGTCATAATTACACCAATTAAGCCTGTTACCCATTTTTAAGTATTTTTGTGCAGTAGAACCACTAATATTCATAGTTTTTCCTAAATCTGTAGCGAATTCAAAATTATATGTATTCCATATGTCGCAAGCTTCTTTAACTCTGTTAGAACAAGCAAATTCGTGGCATTTTAACCAATCAATAGCATTTAAATTTATTTGACTAGCTAAATTACTTTTTAATATATTATTTTTTATCCAATCTAAATTACTTAATCTACAGTCTATAATAATATAGTTTTCTTCCTTGATATCATTTTGCAAAGCTAATTCTTTCTTAAATCTATCATTTTCTTGTTCATCTTCTAACGTTCTACCGTTTTTCATTGTATAAAAAGATTTTTCATAATGTTGCTCTCCATTTGCTTCTATGATATATTTCTCATTATTATATTTAAAATAAAAATCATATCTTTTAGAGTTTGACCATTTTGCCTTATATTCTGGTTTAAAAGTAAGATTTAATTGTTGCAATAAACTAAAAATAAATTTATTTGGATATGATAATCCATCATTGCAACACCCTAATTTTTTACTATAAAAATGGTCTATTTTTCTTAATTTTTCACATCCACAATATATACATTTAAATAATATTTTTGAATGTGACTGTGATTTGTATTTATATGCGTCTTCTTTATTAGACAACCATTGAATCATCCAAGGATCTGTTGTTGCAATATCATTTATACCTTTCATTATTGCACTATGACCAAAACAGACAGCACAATTTTGTCCAGCTTTAAAATTACTTTCAAGCCTAATGCCAATATAGCCACATATAGGACATTTATATTCATAGGCTCTTACATTTGTACCATTGCTAAGTTTTTGTCTTGTACACTTTATAATTTTAACTCCATTAACAGTCTCATTTAGCTTATAAAAATATTCATTAGTTCTTAATTTTAAAATATGAGAAAGTCCACATTTCTGAAAATCACCAGTTCTTATGAAATATTTTTCATCATTATAATATAGTTCTAATTGTTGTTTTTTAGAATTATAATCAAATATAGTTATATATCCCTCTATATCATCATAAATGAATTTAACTTTATACCCTTTAGAATTCTTCCAATCTGTTACTTGCTTTTTTGAATTTGCTCCAATTCCTTGTTTGCATGGCAATTCTTCTAAAAATACTTTCCTAATAGTTATCACTCCTTTTGATTAATAATTTTCCAACAACCTTTCTAACACCTAATTTATTTATACGTTTTTCATATTGATAATCTGTCTCATAACTTAATCTTTGAATAAATACATCTACTTTTATGTTTCCATTTGATAATGTTTTTATATAATTTGGATTTCCTCTGTCTGTTGCAATATATTCTATCCCGTTAATAATTAATTTGCTTCCAAATGGGATATCTTTTGGAACAGCAACCTGTCCTTCTTTTACAGGTATTCCACTAGCAGTAATAAACTTATTGTTTCCACACTCATTATAAGTTGCTCCATAATAAGATATTATAAAAGTTTTCTCTTCCCATTCAGGTTCATTTTTCTGTTGTTCTTTTAGTAATATTTTAGCTTTTTCATCTTTCTTTTTACCAAGTTCAATTCTATCTTTTTCAAATTGTTCTTGAATCGGATTAATTCCTAATCCAAATCTATCTTTATGTACCATTATATCTACATTAGCTTCTTCTTTAATATTATTCGCTAATGGTGTCATAGTGGCTGTTGGTATCGTAAATAGTAAACTACTTGATAATAATACCATAGACAGACACATTGTCCTATTTCGCATCTAATCAACTCACTTTCTCTTCTATATATGTTTTTTTATATACTCATTAATTCTGTAAATTCTATAACTTTTCCAGTTTCATTTGCTATTTCAACTATATTGGTAGCAAGTTCTTGAACTGCTGAATTTGTTTGTTCCATGCATGCACTCATTGAAACACATCCATCATTTATACCTTCTATACGAGATATTCTAAGTACATTGCTTTCTTTTAATTTTTTACTATTTTCTTTCCCCGTTTCAGTTTTTTCAAGAATAACGTTAGCCATAACTTGTAATTCTTTTATAATTTGACTTATCATTATACTAGAATCTTTAGTTTCTTGTGCGAGTTTTTTAACTTCATTTGCAACAACTCCAAATCCTTTACCTGCTTCACCTGCTCTTGCAGATTCAATATTGGCATTTAATGATAATAAATTGGTTTGATTAGCTATGTCTTTAATCACATCTGTTATTTTATCAATGTCTTTCATTTTAACATGTAATTCATTTGCATTATTATTGATATCAGCTATAGCATCGTGAAATATTGCCATAACTCCACTATTGTCTTTAGCACTTTCATAAGCAAGATTAACTTCTGAAGAAATATTAACTATATTCGCTGTTACTTCTTCTACCGTTGCACTTATTTCCTCCACTGAACCTGCTTGACCTGTTATATTATTACTAATTATAGACATCTCTTTTAATAATTTTTCATTTGATTCGGATGTTGACTTCTTATATTCTTCGAATGTTTTATCTTTTTCAATTAATGTTATATGTAGTTCTTCATTTTGTAATTCCAGTTCTTTGATTTTACTATCTTTCTTTAATTCAAGTTCTTCTAGTTTATCATTCGTTTCCTTTTCTAAAGTTATTCTTAGTTCATTTAACCCTTTTTCATTTTTAAATAATTTTTTCATCATATTAATACACTCCCTCATTAATTTATTACTTGTTGGCTTTCAATACTTTGTCAACGCTAAATTGTCAGGAACTTGTATTATGTTTAGTTTTATGTCATTAATACTTTTATCACCTCTGTTTATATTAATTTATTATTAATCTTTTATATACCCACAATCACAACCATATTTATATACAGTTTCATATACTTCTCTACCTTGCATTTCTCCTCTTGGCTCGTCCCGCTTATCAATTACAATTAATTCATCTCCACATTTGGGACATCTACTTAACTTTTCTGCAAATTCTTCTATTTCTCTTGTTAGTTCAACTATAAATTTTTTGGGATTATTATTAACATCGTCTATTAATTCTTTTATCATCTGAATTGTTTCTCCTACTTCATAACAATCTCTATTTATTATTTGTATTAATTCATATTTATCCATAATATCCACTCCCACTCCTCTCTTATTCATCTTTAATTTCGATTTCTTTATTTCTATCAAACACATAGTGAGTATGTTCGTTTATTGTTATTTTACTTTGAAAATAAAATTTATTATTACAATTACCATTCATACATCTAGCTACAAACTCAGTATATTTAGTTCCATCTATTTCTACTAATTTATAATCATCTGTTAATTGATATTTAGATTCTTTACATTCAGGGCAATATAATCTATTGTCCTTCAAAATTGCTTTTAATATCATCTTAATCCGCTTCCTTTATTCATATTCTTTATATGTATTAATAAATAAGGTATTTAAATTATGTATTTCATCTTCATCTATAGATATATTATTATTTATATATCCTAATTTGTTTTTGTCTATTACTTGATAAACTATAATACTATTATTATTCACAGCGGTTTCATCATATACTTCATCTGAAATAATAGATTTAAATATTAATTTGTTATTTTGTTTTTCTAATACGCAATATCTTAATTTACTAGAATTAGTTCCTTTTTCTAATATACAATAGATACTATCTTTTGAAGCGGTTATTTCTTGGATACTCATCTGCTTTCCATGATATATCACATGCATAATGATACCTCATCTTTTAGTTCTATTTGTAACTTCTTTTTAATTTGTTTTATTCTATAGCGAATGCATTCTCTAGTTTTATCATACATCCTTCCTATTTCAGCGTAATTTAATCCTTTCATAAAGTGTAAATTAATCATATCTTGTTCTTGACTAGAAAAAGTTTTTAACACTTCTGATATTTTTTGATTAGTAATATTTAATAATGCAGATTCTTCACAATTACAATTATCATCTTTAATTGTTTCAATCATTTGTAAGTCATCAGATTCATCAACTATACTATATATACTGCAAGTTTCAATATCTCCACCACGTTTTTGTCGTTTATCTCTTTTATATGTATCAAATATAATGTCTTTAATTACTTTTTTCGCATAAGGTACGAATGACATATTCTGTGAAATGTCGTAATAATTATAAGCTTTAATTAACCCAATATATGCTATTTGAATCAAATCATCTTTTTCATAATGTGAACACCATTTAATTACATCTTTTGTATGTGTCATTTTATCAAATTCTTTTACTACTTCATCTAATGTCATTTCTTTATTTATACCGTTTTTACATCTTATTAATTTTTTCATTATTTACTCTCCTTTTTTTATTTTAATTTGTTAATGTAATAGTACTATATAATGGATATGTTGTCAATGTTTATTTATATTAATTTATTTTATTCTTCGTTATAATCATATCTAACTTTATCAATTTCATAAACATCTTTATATTCAAATCTATATAAGTTATCATTCTGTATTAATTCTTCAAAATCAATAATTTCAATTCCATCTTGGTCAACTTTTTCTTTTAAAATCTCAAGAATTACATCTTCTAATAACTCTTTGTCCTCAATAATGCCTTCTTTAATTGTTATAATTGTATCTCCATTTAATTGAATATCTCCAATCCAGTATATAAACCTTACTATGTAATCAATCATTATTTATCATCTCCTTCTTTTGAATTACTTTTTATGTTTTCATAAATTGATATACTTAAGAATAAAGCAACTATACTATCTATTCCGTTTGGATTTGCATTTCCATATGAGATCAACTCTGCAAATTGCCAACATATTGCTATTATCACATATAAAAATATAAGACTTATTAAATAATCTAATCTTTTCCTCATTATTATCTCTCCTTATATCTATTAATTTATTAAAACCTTATAAAATTTCTCCTTTATTTAGATTTTGGATAATTTAAATTCATTTCACATTCAACTCCCTTATTTTAAATCTATATTTACATCTTTTATAATACTGTCTTTTGGTATATGGAATATATAATCTGTTTCTTTATCATTAATTTCACCCATAGAACCTTTAAATAAAAATTTGCCTATATTATTTAATTCGTAAGTATTTTTTTCGTGAGTAACTTCCATTATGTTTTGATTATCTTCATAAAATCCTATGTGGTTCATATTCATATCTTTGGATTGAATTCTTATAATATTATTACCATCTTTATAAGCATATCTAATGTTATATGTATCAGATTTTTCACTATTTACACTACCAAAGAATAAAAAGTAATTTCCATTAAGTTGTTCCTTTAATCCAGTATAATCATTCAAAGCTACTAATTCAGTTTTAGTTGTATAGGTTTCTTTGGTTGAATAGTTGCAAACAATATATGTTACAATACATAATATTAAAGATATTACAAACAATCCTACTGCCATCATTATAATGGTAATTATTGTTTCAGCTACATCGTTTATTTCTAAAAGGCTTCTTAAAGTCTTATTAAATATTAAAAGTAATCCTATTAATATTCCAATTCCAATTGCTATAGTCCAAAAGTTATTTATTATCATTTTTAATCATTCCTTTCATTTCTATTAATTTATTAATATTATGTTAAAATGCGAATTTGAAAAGGTTATTATCCTATAATTATTCGCATTAGTAATATATAATCCCGTAAATTTTAACAATTTTAAAAGATTACGAATTACATTGTTCGTGTTTTGTTATTCTAAAACATTCAAAATTATTACAAGCCATACCATCACAAGCATCGACTTCTGAATTATCTATATCACAAAGACCTTCTCCTGCAAATTTACCTTCTATGTTTTCATATTCATCTCTATAGTGCAAACAAAAATCACAAATTGAACCAATATCTTTACATTCCTGTGAACAAAATTTAGCCATTTAATTTATACCTTCCTATAATTCTATTTTCAAAATTTCATAGCTTGTTCCAATTAAATTTAGTCCATTGATTAGATTGCTGAGAAATTCTCCATTTGAATAATCTTCTTTTTCAAAGTCATCAACTATTTGAACACCATTTGCAAAAGTCTTAATATTATTCTTATGCTTTTCATATGTAAATATATCATTCTTTTTAACTCCATGTTCCATATTTGTTTCTTTAAATACTATTTCTATTTTCACAACTTCATTCCTCCTAAATAATTCTAACGCTTTTTCTAATTCATTTTTGGTAAATCCATAATAGTCATTACATTGAACTAATCTATATTCCAAGTCTTCCACATCATTATCATCATCTAAAATTACATAATTTATATCCATATTAGAAAACATATATAGCCACATTTCTATTTCTTCACCTCTAGTTTTTCTATCTAATATAGGTGTACATGAGAAGAATCTATTTTCCAACCCATATAATTTTAAATTGTTACAAATATCTTTTATGCCATTATCAGTATTTCTCCATGATGAACTTATAACTATGTATGCATTAGTTTTGTCTATTAATTCTTTTAAATTTTTCATACAAATTGGATCAAAATTAAATTGAGCATTCCAGCTATCACATTCAAAACATTTAACTTGATAATCTTGAAATCTCCATGTATTAAGAACTCCATCAATATCTAAAAATATTATATTTGTTTTATTTTGCATAGTATCACCTACTTTCCTAGAATTATATTTAATTCTTCTTGAGTTAGTTTATCTTCACTTATATCATATGTGACATTTTCTTTTCCATATTGTTTTTGATAATTTATATAATTACTACCAAAGCCGATCTCACTCTGATTAGCCATCTTAAATTGTCCATTTACATAAATTTTATATACTTTATTATCTCTCATTCTTTTCACCTCTTAATTTTTCAATTATCTTATTATTAAATTCTTCATTTTGCATTTTTATAGTTGATACATTACTATTTTCATTATGTAATAATTCTTGTGGAATGCCACATTTTTCTATTATTAAATTATTGACTTCATTAAACATATTTTCAAACATAGTATTAAAATTAATATTTGTAAATATTATAAAAACCTTCTTTCTATTAATTTGTTCAAAACCTATTAAAACAAGCTGTTTAACAACTCTCACGACTTCTACAATTACCTAGAATAGCCATTCTTAATTTTGTAAAAGTTCTGGATTCTGATAAATATTACCTAAAACTTTAAAATCTTGTCCTAATTCCCCAACTAAATCAGATAAACTTAAATAAAAACTATTTTCGTAATCATCTATAAATATAGCAAATTCACATGTATAATAAATAACTGGTACTTTTATTGCTTCTACTTTTCCATTACCTATATTAAGGTTGAATTCTAATATATAACCTTCGTAAACTTCTTGTTCATTCTTATCATCTAACCCTGTATATTCTAAAAGTTCAACTTCTCCTTCAAAGAACTGAACTTCGTCAGTTAATTCAATTCCATCTATGTATTTCCCATTAGGTATTATTACAGTAACTACTAATGGATTAAAATTAATTGACTTGACTTTAAATATACCAGTTCCATGTATAGGATTATTTATATAAGCTTTATATTTATATTCTCTACTCATTATTCCTCAAACTCCTTTTTCATTTTTATATATTCAGCATATCTTTTTTCTTTCAATTTCCTTTCTTCATCTTTGACTTTCCATTTTTCAATATCTAATAATTTTTTTACATAGTTTTTATCTACCATATTATTATCTAATAATTCTTTTCTGAAATAACTATCATTAACTAATTTTTTATCCATTTGTTCTTTGGTTAATGCAGTTACGCTAACATCATCATCGAAATATGCGTTCAATATTAAAGCATTTCCTTCTTCTGTTGCTATAATTGAATTTTCTAAATCACAACCATGACCTATATTACAACATTTAATAGTTTGTCCTATTAATTCATCACCATATTTGACTAAGTTAAAATCTTTATATGTAGTTTGAATGAATCCAAATTTTTCTTTAAGTAAATCATATATCTCTTTATCTATGTATTCTTTAATTTGTGGTAGTATATTTTGGTCTTGATATATTAATGCAAATTGTCCATTATCTAATGTTATAACCATTTAATCATCACTCTCCTCTGATTTATTCCAGCTAATAGCTATTCCCATCATGCCTTTTTCAATCTTAAATCCCTCTTTTTCTAGTTTGCTTTGATTATCTCGTATGCAATCATATAATTTAATATCTATTATATTATTTAGATAAAATGAAGTTTTCCCCAATCCAGCTTCTTCATTAATTTTATCTAATATTAATTGTGGTATTCCACAAGTTTTTTGATACATCTGTTCTGCTAAATTCATTTTTGTTATCTCAAAACATTTGTCTATTTTATATTCCTTATATCCTTCTTCTAACATTTTAAGTTCAAATTCTTCTACTTCTGTTTTGTAATGCTTTTTTCTTAATGCAAAGAGTCTATCTAAATATACATCATTCATTATTTGTAATTCCTTTCTTTATTATATTAATTTATTATAATGCTTTAAAATCCAAGTTTTAAATACACTATAGTTTTTTAATTCCTAATTCATTATCTTCTCTTATAAATTCAGCTTTACCACCTAATAATACTGCTCCTATATCTTGTTTGTTCGCTAACAAATTACTTATAGTATTTTCTATTCTGTTAATAACTACATTCTTTTCTTCATCATTAGTAAATCCAAAATTTAAACTTAAATTAAAGCCTATTATCTTATTATCCTCCATTTATAATCACTTCCTTTCATAAACATATCTTACCATAGATTTCTAATTAATTCAATATGTTTCTATTAATTTATTAATTATCATAAGTTATCGCCTTTAAACGAGTGCTATTCCTCAACTCCTAACTCTTTTCTTAATAAATTTCTAAATTTTTCAAATAAATCCCAAAATCTAATAACATCTTCAGTATACTTTGTTGTAGTACTAAAACTTTCATAAGGACACTCTATATTATTATCATAACAAACGTCATAAAATTCTCTACAAAGATATTCTTCAGATATATCATCCTCAAATTCTGCTAATGCATCCCATAGATTTCTAGCTCGTTTTTTAGTTAAACTACCATCTCTTCTCCATTCTAAAATAGTTTCATTCCAATCTTTTATTGTAGCTTCAAAATCTATTATTTCATCTTTGTCCTTTGTAAGCTTATTTAAGATATATCCTTTGTTAAATCTCAATATATTATTCTTATGATTATCTGACCTGTCCCAATAATGCTGATAACAACCATATTCAGTAACAGCTTTAAATAATCCAGTTCTACAATTAATTATAAATAAGTTATCTCCAATTCTATATTCTTGGTTATGATATTCTTTTCTTTTAGGATTCATATATAACTTTTTCTTTTTGATTTTCTTTAATTGTTTTTTATCTTTGTCATTTAAATCAAATAAACTAAAACTAGCTTCATTATTATAATCAGAATCATTTAATATTACCCACCACATATTATTAATATTGTGATAAACTTTACCTCTTTGCAAATAACCATCTCTTGTTCTAAAGTATTTAATTTCTCCATTATGTATAATCTTATTGTCTCTATCTTTGTTATTATAACTTTCACAAGTAGTTCCATCTAAATCTGATAATTTAAAATTCATATCTTTAATGTCAGGATACCAATGTGCTTCAACAAATCTTGCCTTAATTTTATCTTTTGGTGTTATATAATTGTCTTTTGTTTCATCTTTAAAACCTAATTCTATTAATTTATTTTGTAACATCTTAATATACTTAATAAATTCTAACTTAGTTATATATGGCATCTTATCTAATCTATCAAAATCATATTGTCCTCTTTCAGTATCATAGAAAAATTTAATTTCAAATCCAGCAGGATATCTATGAGATTTAAAAGCTAGTTTATTCCTAACTCCTTCAAAATGATCTTTAGCAATACTTGAATATCTTTCTAATACTTCTTTATCTGATCCTGTTGCAAATCCATATTCTTTCAATGTATCTAATAATATTCCTAATACTTTATAATGACTTTCATCGTTCCTTGAATCACTTCTATTGTAAAAGTATAAACTTGTGTTATAATCGCTTAATTTAAAACTATGTTTATTATTCATATTATTTTCCCTCCATTATAAATATTAACATTATCATTCCACGTAAATACATCTATAATTTTACTCTCACCATTACTAAATTTAACTCTCATTTGATTGAATTTAAAATCATAACCTTCATAAATTTCAATAGGTAAACCATACATTGTATTAGGATAATCTTTAAATTTAGTATTATCAATAGTAGGTATTTTCTCCAATAATACTTTTAAGGCAAATGTACCTATTTCTATTTTATTGGCTACTGGTGGTAATTGATTTAACTTTTCTGCCAATTTATCTAAATCATCTAATGTTATTGGTTTTGACATTGAAGTACAACTAGCAAACTTATCTTTTCCTGTAAGAATTGCTTTTGATAATATATCTTTTATTTGTGATTCAGTTAATTCTTCAGATTCAGTATTAAAATAATAGTTAGGTTTATAACCTTTAAAGAAAGAATTAGTATATTCTTCATCATCGTCTAAAATATATTTATAAGCTTCTATTCTATCTTCTTTAGTTAATGCAATCTTATTTAAATCTTTATTCATTATTATTTATCCTCCAACTTATGCCCACAGAATGGACAGTATTCAATTTTTATACCTTCACTTATTGGTGCTATAATTAATTCATTGTTATCTAATGTTATCATTTTTCTAAAGTAAGTTACGTCCAAATAATTATTCCATTTCATACTAATAGAAAATTCATTATTCTCATCAGCACAACCATAACAACCTTCACAATTACGATTATAATCTTTACTTCTTATCATGTCACATAAGTTATCCTCTGCATATGTAGTTCTAAATTGCAACTTCTTTTCTGTTTCCATTATTTCACAAAATTCACACATTATTTTACCAACTCCTTTATTTATTTGCATTTTCTAAGTAAATTTAAATGACATAAATTCTTATAAGAATTATCATAACCAATTTTATTTTCTAAAGTTTCGGTTAATATTGATGTGCAACTATCTTCTTTCATTAATTCGCTCATGTATTTATTGATTATTTGATCAAGTAGATATTCGCCACAATTCTTATCTTCTTTCTTTTTAGACCTCAGCCATTCACAAGATAACTTTATCAAATCATTGTCTTCTTCTGAAATAGTAAAACCCATATTTATTCATCTCCTTCTATCAAATCTAATTCATTATGATTAACTAACTCAAACCATCCACTACTATCAGCTATCATAACATCCCCACTAGGTGAAGTATTTTTGACTTGTGGAAAGTAATTTTTAATAGTTACCATTTCGTCATCATATTTTACTTTTAATCCAATTTTAATATCTGACTTTTTCATATAATCATCTCCTTTTCAAATTGTCATTTATGCTTTATAAAGTTTTAATCTTTGTGTCTGAGTCATTTTTAATAAATTATTAGCACATTTTAAAAATAATTCTTTATCTTCTTCTAATTTATATATTTCTCCAATACAATATTCGATATTGCTATTTTTCAAGTTCCCATTATCTAAAACAATATGTAATATTCCACCCACAGGATATTTCGCATATATTTTACGTTTTAATTGCAATGTTTCTTCATATAGCTGATGTTTTTCTTTTTGTTCTAAAATGTAATCTTCCATGTTAATTCGCTCCTTTTAATTTATATTTAATTCTATTAATTTGTTAACTTCCAATAAATTCATGTTTTTAAGTGGTTATTATTTTAACTCTTTAATAATATTATTATATAACTTTCTTTCCTTTTCACTCATATATGATTGAGCTATGTTAAATAATTCTTTTATTAATGTATTTTTATCTTTTAAGTTTTCTTTCTTTTGCTTTAAACATTCTTGCATGAAATCATTAGCTTCTTTGCTATTTAAAAAATAATTATTCTCATCAACATTACACTCTACTTTATCTATTTGATTTTTCCATAAACCATCTAATTGTTTTATGGAAAATACGTATGAATTTCTAGTCTTTATATATCGTGGTTTACTATTTATTTTATATTTTAGGTGCCAGTGATAATCACAAACTTCATGTATAAAATCTCCAATTTGTAATTGTTCTATTTCTGATTTATTCATCATAATTCTTTTCCTCCTTTAAATAAAAATTAGATACAAGATTTACTAACTTAAGTTAATTTATCCTGTATCTATATACTACTCTTATTCTGTTTTAAAGTCAACTATTTCTTTTAATTTGTTTCTAAGATAATAATAGAAAGTGTTATAAATATATTTTCCACTATGTTCTTTATCTGTAAAAAAGAATGGACAATTATATTGTTCTTGAAACGAATGTAATGAACCAACAAAGGATTCTTTAGGAAAATCAGTTTTATATTTGCCATCACATATATTTGAGTAATTACTATCTTCTATTAATAACCTCAATACACCATTACTACGTTCGAACTCCCTTTTAAATCTTTCTCTTCCCTGTGTAAAATTACCACTAATTTCTTCAGCATTAGCTTTTCTTTCAATAGATATTTCGTCATTGAAGTATATGTTATCTAATATGCCTAAAGATTCATTTTTAAGTATCATAAATGAATAATCGCCATAATCCAATTTATATTCCATATAACCTATTTTATTTGATTTTAACCACATCTTAATATGAGAGTTAACACGTTCACGTGTATCTATTAATATAACAATACTATTTATAATTTGTTTTATTTGTTTATCAGTGTATTTTTCCATATATAACCTCCAGCACTTTTGCATTGTTTTCGTATATTTCTAGCAATATTCCCTCTATGTACACCCGTATCTCTTTCTGCATCCATTATACTATTAAAGTCATTTACTAGATTGTATTCAAAATCATATTGATATACTTTTATTCTTTTATGCTTATTTTCTTCTTCTAAGTTATCTTCTTTTAATACTATACTAATATTTTCACGATTATATATTGTACTTTTTCTGTTGGTTTTTATATCTTTATCTATCTCGTATAGTTCTGGATTTTGTTTTAGTTTATCATAATTGGGTAAAGATTTAATATATTTTATATAATTAGAAAATATCAATAAATAATCTTCTACTGTATAACCTTTCTCTCCATAACTTTTATATTGAACATGATTTTTATTATAACACCTTCCAATCATATTTATCCATCTCCAATATAGTAAATGCTTAGTTCCGTTATCTATATCCATAATAGCTATTCCATATATACTCTTTTTAGTATATATATCTATTATATTAGTTTGATTATGTATACTTCTAGTAGTAATTCTTCTTGTATATCCACTTTCAAATTTTATAATTCTTCCACGGACATCATCTTCTACATATCCAATTATCTCAAATGTTTTTCCATCTTTGTTAATATACTTTTCTCCAATAGTCTTATTTATTTTACTTCCCTTTTTCATTTAAATCTCCTTTATATACTCTATTAAAGTTCATCTAATACTTCCTCCATGTTTGGTATAACCGAATAATTAGTTATATGCCACTCGATTTTATTTTCATCAACTTCAAATAATGGTTTTACATTACCCTTTTTATCAGTCTTTTCTCCAACTTTTTTCCACCCAAACTTCTTTTCCATAGAATGAATATAAATTACATCATTAACATTTAATTCACCATCATTATTCCACAACTTCTTATTAATTTTACATTTACATGTAGCCCCATTATTTAAGCAGTATGTATTTACTATAGGAGTATATTTAGTATTAATATCTGTAATTAAAGCATATCTTTTTTCGATTTTTCCATTTTTATAATCTATATAACCTAAGATTTCATTTTGAAAAGCAAGTTTTTCTTTAAAACTGATATCTGTATTAGGTATATTGACTACTTGATCTACTAATAACTTATAAGTATCCACTTCTTTAAATACTTTCTCCGTTTCTTTATTTGCATACTTTCTAATTAAATTTATATTTTCATCGCTTAATTTGCTTTTACTAAACTGTTTTTTACTATATAACTTATTATATAAATTAACTATAGTTAATAACTTTTGTGATTTGCCAAAACAATCAAAATAATCTAATTTAATAAGTATTTCTAATTGACGTGAGTTACAAGATGTATTTTCTTTAATATCTAATAATAAATCTAAAAAACTATTATATTTATTATTTTGAGATAATTCATATACTTCATCTGCCACCTTATTATTAAGATTTTTAATTGAGCCTACTCCTTTATATATACTATTTGTTTCCTTTGACATAAAATAACTAGCTTTTGCATAACCAAACTTAGGTGATGATATACTTATTCCCTTACTATTAGCATATTTAATTATACTAATAGTCTTCTCTTCTTTATCTTTGTTAATATTTAATGCTGTAGTTATAAATTCTAATGGATGATAATATCTTAGGTATCCAGCGATATATCCAATATATGTATATGGTACAGCATGATTTTCACTAAAAAGATAATCCGATGCATCAGTTATTACCTGTATAAAGCTTACAATTAATTTCTTAGATTCTTCTTCATCTACATTATATTTTTCTTTCATAGTTTTAACGAAACCACTTGTAATTTTAGGAATAAACTTTTCTGTACCTGTTTTTTTTGCAAATCCACGCCTTACAATATCAGCCTCACCCATTGTATACCCACAAAATTCATGTAAGAAATTCATAATTTGCTCCTGATAAACCAAGTACCCCATTGTTGGGGCTAGAAATTTGTTCAATGCTTCATGTCCATTATCTCTAAATTCACCATTAGATAATGCATTACGATAACTTGCACCAGCTGGTCTAATAGCACCATTTCCCATTGAAACTAAATCCACATATCTAAAATTTGGATTAACTTGTTTAATTTTATTTAATGTTTTTTCACTTAATAGTGTTTTTATAAAAGCACCTGCACTATCTGATTCCCATTGAAATATCAAAGTATTATCTTTAGCCATTGATTGCCACACATCTTCTTCATCTGGTGTGTTTTCAGGAGTTAATCTTTCTATATTAGATAATTCGCAAGTTTCATTTATTATTTGAACATTATCTAACCCTAATAAATCTAACTTAACAAAATTTTGTGTATCTATTGATTTCATGCTTATCATTGATACAGGATGTGAACAAGTTGATATACTACATAATCCCATAGAACTATCTAAAGGTATAGGGCTACAAATTTGCCCACATGGGTGTGTTCCTATAGAAACTATAGTTCCATTGATTATATCAACATATTCAAACACTATTGGATATTCTTTTCTCATTTTAATTTCATCAGTTTCTATATTTTCACATATATAATTTGAAATTTTTAAATAATCGTCCATGTACTCATGAACTTTTTTACTAGTACTATCTGTTAAAGTTCCATAACCTTCTACATCAATATCCATTTCTTTTTTTAATTCTTTAGGTAAATCTTTTTTATATAAAGCTCTACATACATCTCTAATACTACCCTTTAGAGCAACTGTGTTAAATGTTATTATATCAGCACAATATAAATCTTCTTTGCTATATATATAATTTTTAACTAATTCTCTATGGTTTGGAGACCAGTCAGTATCAATATCTGCTAAACTTACTCTTTCAGTATTCATAAATCTTTCAAAATTCATTTTATGTTTAATCGAATCTATTTCTGTTATCCCAATTAGATAAGCTATTTCACTTCCAGAACACGAACCTCTTGAATATCCAGCGAAAATGTTATTACTCCTAGCCCATGTTTTAATATTTTCATCTAATAGCAAAAAGTCTACTGCTCCATTATGTATGTATGTTTCTAATTCATGTTCTATTCTTGGAATATATTCTGTTTTGTAGTTAGATAATTTATTTACTCCCTTTTCAACTATTCCCTCATTGATTTTTTGTTTTAATACATCTAAAGAATTATCATATAATTTAGGATACTTGTATGACTTATCAACTTTAAATTCTTTAACTCTATCATACAATCTATTAGTATTTTCTAAGGCTTCATAAATTTCTTCTTCTGATAATATATTTTGCTTTTTGAATAATTCAACCAATTCATTGTATGATTTTAATGTTAAATCCCAACCATCTTCATTATCAAAAAAAATACCTTTTGATTTTTGTAATATTTCTCTACCTTTTGCGTGTTTGTCATTTAATGCATGAGTATCAGTAGCTACAAGTAATGGAATATTATATTTTTTATGTAATTCACAAAGATATTTATTATAAGAAATTTGGTCTTTTACTAAGTGGTGCTGAATCTCTAAATAACATCTGTTTGAGTTGTCAATTAAAAATTCAATAAATTTATCTTTTAATTCATCATTTCCTTTGCTTAATATTCCACCCAAACATGCTGTACTAATTAATATTTTACTACTTGTACTTATTAACTCTTCAAAGGTTATTCTTGGAGTATAATAAAAATGTCCATCTTCTCTATTAAAAGCTTTTGAAACTAAGCTATTTAATTCTTCAAATGATTCATAATCAGTAGCATATAAACAAACATGATAATTATCTCTTATTTTTTCATCTAGAGATTCTGTAACATATGTTTCTATAGAATGAACATATTTAAAACCATTATCTTCACATTCACATTTCTTTTTATACCATTCAAACGTTGAACCATGTTCTGTAAAACAAATTCCTTGTATTCCTAATGATTTATCACTTTTAATTTGTTTTATGTAATCTGAATATTTTGTTACTGAATCTATGTTTGTTACACCATTACTATACATTGTGTGACAGTGTGTTAATGTATATGTATTACTCATTTTATTCACCTCTTATTATTTATTTTATTATCTCAAAATCAACAATTTCAATCTGACCTGTATTATTATATGTATCCATAGTGCATTTGCCTATGATATTTGCTTTTAATGACTCATTTAACAATTGTTCTTTTAATGCATTTGTTGGGAACTTTTTATTGAATTTAATTCCATTTACAAAAAACACTATTCTTGTTCTTTTAATATCACTTTCAACTATGTTTAATTCTACATTTTCAAAAGCTATTAAAGGGGCATCTATCTTATTTCCAAACTCATTTTCTAATAATGCTAACTCATTTACTATGTATTCATCTATTTCTGATTCATCTAATATAAAATCTACTAGATACTCTTTACTATCTACAACTTCTTTATCTTTATATAAAACATTTAAATATTCTTTTAATTTGTTTAAATTATCTTTTTTTAATTGATAACCACCCGCTTGAGCATGACCTTGTGAGAATATAACTAAATTACTATTAAGAATATCTAATCTTGTATCAGTTGAAATACTATCTATTCCTCTAAAACTTCCTCCAATAATATCCTTTTCTCCATCAACATTTCTATATAACAATGTAGGGAGTTTGTATTTATCTTCAATTTTTTGTGCTACTAATCCAGTATGTGATTGATTTAATGTCTTTCCTACATCTAATATAATACACTTATCTTCTTCAGCAATATTAATTTTAGGTTCTATCTTTTTCAAAGCTGATTTAACTGCATTGTCCTGTTTAGCTTTAACATTTTTACACATCTTCGCTACTTCTAAACAAAAATCATAATCGTCTGATACAAAAGCTTGATACATTTTCATTTTCTCTTCTTGTGTTCCACTTCTAATTGTTCCATTTAATTTAGGAGCTATTACCCATCCGATTTTATCGATATTATATTTACCTTCTAAGTCATATTCATTTACTTCCATTAATGCTTTGATAAATAGGTTATTTATTTCTTTAGTACCTTCATATACGAAATATCTAGTTTCTAACTCATGCAAGTCCATCATATCAGCAACATTACCTAATGCAACTAAATCTTTATATTTACTTGACTTATCTTCAAATAGATAATCATCTAAAGCTTTTATAAATTTATAAGCAACTCCAGCCCCAGCTAGATTCTTATTTGCCACATTTTTAGATAATTGATTATTTATTACTATTGCATCTTTACTATATCCACCATCTGAGTGATGATGATCTATAATAAGTACATCTATTCCTCTGTATTTCAATTCCTTATGTTGTTTGTAATCATTGCTCGATGCGTCCGTTAATACTACAAGATTAACATTGTCTTCAATAATAATATCTTCTGATAAACCATGTTGTTTGTTCGTATGTATTTTTAATTCTATATCAGCATTAGGAAATGATTCTTTTATTCTGTTGAAAAATATAGCAAAGCTTGTCATTCCATCAACATCACAATCCCCTATTGTTACTATTTTGCTATTATTATTTAAATGTTTTAATAGTAACTCAATTCCTTCTTGCATATTATCATAATTATTATAATCTTCTATAACTAACTTATCTAAATTAAATAAGTCCTTAGTTATACCCCTATTTTCTAAAACTGTTTCTACAGGTGTAAAAGTGTAATTATTACCTATTAATTTATATTTCATATAATCATCCCTCATATTTAAATTTACAATTATTATATAATTGCATAAAAACTTCTTTTCCTTTATCGCTTGGGCTTTGTTTTTTCTCTAATAAATCCAAGTTATCATATATATAATAAACATTGCATAACCCTTTAAATTTCTTACATTCTATAAATATTTCTTCTAAAGTAATATCCTTATCAAAAGTTAGCACTATGTCTTTTCCTAATTTAAGTAATTTATTTAATTGTATTGGGCTAATACTATGTTTGCTAACTGCTAAACAATTATTAATTTCCATACTGTCTAATTGCATAACAAACTTTTCAGCTTCTCCAACGAAAACTTCATCAGCAGATAATATATCAAAGTAATTCTCATACAATCCATATAAATAATACTCGCCATGATATGGATAATAGTAATAGTATTTTGGTATACCTCTAATTTTGAAATTTTCTTCTAATGTTCTACCTTTAAATGTTAACAGTTTTCCATCATCGTTTCTAATAGGGAAAACAACTCTATTATCTAATATATCATAAGATACTCCAAACTTATTTTGAGTTAATTCGTTTATTCCATCATCTGAAAATAATTTACATTCATTTCTTATAAATCTTTCAATAAAGGTTTCGTTTAATATTGATTCTTCATAGTATAAATTTGATTGTTTTTTACTTATACTTCTTTTAAATTGTTTTAAGAAGTCATAACTAGAACTTCTTTCTTGTTTTGTATCTATCCCATCGTATTTTAAGTTGCATATTTTACATACATAACTTATTGCTTGATTAAATTTACATCCTTGTAGGTACTCTATTAGTGAAAATATATCTTTATATTCCTGTTTATTGTATTCATTATTTGTATGTATTACAGAAGATAATGATTTATTTAATTTAACTTGAAGGCTTGTAGGATTATCACCATCTGGAGGTCTAGTTGATTGAACTCTTTTGTTAGGAATTGTTTTTATTCTATTACATCCTAAATCTTCAAGTATTTTTTCTATTTGAGTTGGATTATCTCTTAAAAATTCTTTAATTTCGTCCTTATTCAATCAACTTTACTCCTTTCTAATATGGTACTGAATCTCCCGAAAACGGAATTTTAGCTTGTTCTACTCTACATTGATCCCCATATAACATTAAATTTAAATATTGGTCATCCTCCATAATAGCTCCATTTCTACTAAATCCAACTCTTAATTTTAGATTTCCAGCATCTTTACCGTCGGCAACAAATTCTTCTTTTGTTTTTCTCATTACATATGATAGAGTAGAACAGTTTCTTTCAATCTTAGAACTATCTGCAACTTTCATTCCTGTTCTATCTGATTGACAAGCACCTAATACTGCTAAATCTAAAGAACCTGCAATATCATTTTTAAGCCAATCTGTAAGCCTACCTAGTTTTTGATATTCTTTATCTCCATCAGAACCATCATTAGCTTTTACATAGTCATATACTAAAAATTCAATACCATGTTTTAGTTTTAAACTTTTAATATTCATAAACATCTCTGCTATTTCTGTAACTGGCTTATATATATGTGTATATGGCAATGTCTTAATAAATGCTAATTTTTCTTTAACCAATTGTTCTTCTTTTAATGATAATTCTCCTGTCTTAACCCTTCTATTTTCTATGCCTGTTAAATACGAAACTAATCTTATCATATGATTTTCGGTAGACATTTCTCTGTCTATGTATAAAGATGGAACACCATTAATTGCTAAATTCCATGCCTCATTTGATAATATTTGAGACTTTGCTGTTTTAGCAGGTGCTGATATCATATTCAATTCTGTTTTTTCATATGTTGCATAATTATTAAGTGCTTCAAATTTACTTGGAAATCCAAAGAATCCACTTCCTCTTTTAGAAACAATATTCTCCCATATCTTATCTACCTGTTCCCCTAGTGTTAATACTTCTTTATTACATATATATATTTGAGAAAAATCTGCAACTTCTTGTTGTAATTTAAAATTAGTAACATTAATATCTTCTTTACTTTCTATAATATCATTTGATAACATATGTAATTTAATATAACTATCTCTTTTAAAGGATGCAGTTATTACCTTGTTAGTTAACATTTCATATTCTTCAATTGTAGAACGAGCAATCATTTTTAAATCTTCTAAATAATCTGGTATGCTATGTATATTACTTTTTTCTTCAAAAGACTGTTTATGATATTTACTATTTTCTATCTCATTTAATAATAAAAACGTATCTATTTCTATTATACCTTTTGCATATAAAGTGCTTATTATATAGTAAATGCAACCTAATTCTCTATTATAAAACATATCTGGTTTAATATAGTCGGATTTTAATATATATTCGGGGTGAACTAATATTGAACCTATTAACCCAGTCTCAGCAATAGTATCTTTAGGTAGTTCTATTTTATGCTTTTCTTCAAAGTTTTTTACGTCTTTTGCTTTCAATTCCTATTCACCACCTATATTAAATCTGTCCATTTTTTTGTTGTAGGTTTATAACTAAATTTAATTTCATTTATATTTAATTTATCATCTAAATCTTTTTTTACTTCTTTATACTTTATTGATATCTCTTTATTTTTAAATTCTGTTTTTAGTCTTCCTTCATTACAATAACTTGCTAATCCAAAAGGATTATTTATAGACTTATTATTTTTATGTATATAATTTAATACAAATAAAACATATCTTGCTGGATTATTCTTTTCATGAATTAATTGTTTAATTACTTTTCTTAGAATTTGCAAAGTGCAAGATGGCATATTGTTTAAATAATATTCTTCTATTTGTTGTTTTATTGTTTTTTCTTCTAAACAATCTTTATGATAATAACAATTTCCTTCTTTTACCGCTTCTTCTTTTGATACTTCATTATCATGTTTACAATAACTATATCTGCATTTCAATTTTAAAATCCTCCTTTACAAGGAAAGCCCACATTAAGTGAGCTTTTAAATTTATTATAGTGATTCAAGTGCCAATAATACTTCCTCAGCTACTTTTTTACTTGTTATACTATTAGGATTTGGATCATCTCCATTTTTACTCTTTACAGTAGTTGATACTTCTTGTCTCTTTCCACTATTAGCTAATTCTTTGCATTTTTCTAATATTTCTGATTTTAATTCATCTAATGTTTTTTCAGGAATTTTTGATTCTTCTTGAATTACTTCTTTTTCTTTGATGTCATCAACTTTAGCTTTTTCAATTTTTTTGCTAGGTTTAGGTTTAACATCTTCATTTAGCCCTTCGTTAGCCCATCTAATAATTCTCTTTCCATGGTCTTCTGTTAATTTAACAGCATTATCATTTTCGAATATATGAGTATTATCCTTCATAGGTTCGGCAGTATTTGTTTTTTGGTCTATCATAAATGTTGCAGTAAATTCGTATTCAAAACCTTCCCTTTGTTTTGCTCCAACACCTACTTTTTCTACTTTTGTATTCTTTCCACCTTTACCACTATCTTCTTGAGTCATTACATATTGGTCTTTCCCTCTCATTGTGCAAATCATATGTACTTCACTTGTAGCTATTTTTTGAATAAACTTTTCATGTCTAGGAGTTACTTTACCCCAATCTTGATACTTACCACCTAACTTAGATTGTATCTCAAGACATCCTCCTTTACCTTCCCATTCTGCTGATGATGAATCTACAATTACTATATCGTAACCTTCATCCATAGCATAATCAATTGCATCAATAAACAATTCAGGTTCATAATTAGGTTCAAGGTCAATTATGTCATAATTAAATTCATTAGCGTAATATCTTCCTCTTTTACCTTCTGTATTAAGCAATATTATTCTTGCTTTTTTACCTGTTCTTATTTCAATTTCTTCTGCCATACCAGTTGCTAATCTTAAAGAACTATAAGTTTTTCCTCCACCTGATGGTGCCATTAAAGCTATCTTTGCATATATATTTTCTCTCTTTGCTTGGTTTATAACGAATTTTGCCATTATTAATCAATCTCCTTTAAATTTAAATTATTTTATTGTACATCCCAAATTAGGGATTTTATCTTTTGTGTAATATTTATGTTAATTTATTTTAATAAGGCATATCTTCTTCAACTATATCTTTTTTATCACTAACATCTGTATTCTTTTTAAATTCAGCTAAGGCTAAAGCTTCAGTAATATCATTTCTGTCATATTTTTCTCTAGTTGTTTTTGCTGGGTCTACATCTACTATTTCAATAAATTCATCATATCCAGTAATATTTTTACCACCACTTTTAATTACTTTTCCTTTAAGTGTTTTTCTTTCAGTTACTTCACCTTTATCTTCATATATAGGATTTCTAACAACTCTCATTGTTATTTTCATCAAATCTCCTAATTTAACATTTTCTATAAAATAATCTTTAACATCTGCATCGTTTAGTTTTGCTTCTAATTCAACCATAGCACCTTTATAATTAGCCACTCCAAGTTTAACTGTTGAACCTTCAGGTTTTTCACTTACGACTACACTTTGAACTAATTCATTAACTTCTGTAAATTCAGGTGAATCAAAATCAATTACATCACTTTTTTTATAAATATCTCCTATAAGGTAATCTATTTTCTTTCTATATGTATTTACATCTACTCTACAATTAATATAAACACTTTCACCATCTTTAAAATTTGCTTTTATTTTATCAAGTGCATCTTGTTCATTTAATTCTTCTACTTCTCCATTTGGATCAATTTTTACTTTTGTATTTAATGTTGAGTTTTTCCAATCACCAACTTGTACAAATAACGAATTGTCTTTGGCTGTTTGTAGTCCAAATGATAAGCTTCTTTTTGAATCATTTGTGTAAGGTTCTTTGTTGCTTAATCCCCAAATTTTTCCTTCTAATCTTAAATATCCTTTAGTTTGTTCCATAATATTTCTCTCCTTCTGCGTTGGTCGCTACCCTTTATATTTTTGTTAATTTATTCATAATACGCATTTTAACTTCTCGAGTTAAACTTAATGCAATTTTATACTTTTTATTTTCTATTAATTTGTTAAAGTCCACATAAAATTATTCTTTTAATTAAATTTGTGTATATTATGCAAAAATAATTGTATATTCAAACTGTTTTATTCACTAATATTGCATAATATACATGGTTAATTATTTATAAAAGCATCTAATAACTTTTTCTTAAATTCATATTAAACTCTTGACCTATTAATATAATCATCTGCATTCGTTTCTACTGGAAATACTGATTGTACACCTTTTAGTAATTTAATTGCATTAATGATTTTTTCAGTGTACTCTTCACTAACATCTTTTTCAAAAACTACTGTTAATCCTTTTGAATCCATTATCTCACCTCATTTATGTATTAATCCCAATAACTAATTTCTGTTTTTATTACTTCAATTAAATCATCAATGGTTTCAATCTTTTCATCATAATCAGCAAAAGCAAAGAACTCATCTACTAATAACGGATTTGATTCATTTTCATTTAATAATTTAATTAGTTGTAATAATTCTATTATCTTTGGTTGTTTTACATCTGCTTGTTCAAATTTTGGCAATTTCATTGTAATTCACCACCTTTACTAATTATATTTAATTTTCACATTGTTCTGAAAATAATTTCATATTCCATTTATCATTTATTGGCATATAAACTGTTTTAGGCTCTTCTGTTATTTTCATATTCTTTTTTATAAGATTGCTTTCTCCTGTGTTCTTATCAACAAGATATAAATCAAAACTACTTGTATCTATATTATTTCTAATCATTTTACTAACCTCTAATATTTAAATTTCAATAGCTTTAAATTCATCATTATATAATCTAAATATGAATTCCATCCATTTACAATCTTTAGTATCTTTATCTTTGTTATATACTTCCTTTAGTGATTCAATTGATAATTTCCTATCATCCGATGACATAAATTTCATTGCTAGAACAAATCCGCTTGCAAAACCTATACGATTATAATTTGCTAAATCTTTTTGATATGCCGACTCTTGATTAATTTCATTAAATATTTTACTACTTTCTTTTTGTTTATAAAAATCTTCGATATCCATTTCTTACACTCCTTTATTTTATTAATTTATTGCTAAACATTTATAATTTTATAATTGTTCTATTTCTTTATCAATATCTTTTATCCATCTTTCTAGAAATACTACTTGTCCTTTTGCTTTTGACTCTATATTATCATCAAATGCTCCTGCTAATAACAACATAGTCTTATCTTCTGTTTGCTTCTTGCATTGTTTCAACATCTTTTCAACATAAGCTTTTCTAACTGATAATTCATCTTCTTTTGATAATTTAGCCATATTAAGTTGTTCACTTTCCATTTATTTTACCTCACTTTATTTAATTAAGCATTTAATATGCTTTATTGGATAGGCTAAACATCGTCAGCTCTACTTTCTAAAAGATTTATAACTTTGGGACTTTTCGAGTAGGTTATCTATCCAATAAAACATATTCTGTTAATTTGTTGTTACTACTTTCTTAGTTTACCATGTTTTTCTTATCTTGTAAATACCTTATTTCTATTAATTTATTGAGTTAACATAAAACATACTTTTTAACAGGTTTTCTGACTTCTACAACCTAGTGTTTGATCCATTCTTGAAATCTGTTAACTTGATAATTATTAGTATTTTCATTAATTTATTATAATTTATCTTTTTTATGTAAGTGGTAAGTTTGTTACTTCTTACCACTTCTTTATTGTACTACCTAGAATTTACTTTGTCAACATATTTATGTTAATTTATTTCTTATTAGTTTTATAAAAATCTTCATAAGATGCAATATCTATTTCTTTATGATATTCAATATATTTGCTTGTGTCGGTATTATTATTTATTCTTATAATTTTAGCATCTCCAACAACTATAATGCCATTGTTATTCTGATCTACAAATCTTAATCCATCTGATTGACTTTCAGATTCTACATAAACATTCTTTAATATCCAACAATCCATAATAGTTCCACCAGATTCATTAAGTATTACATAGTCAGCCTTATTAGTAGTAAAGTAACCACCTTTTAATGCATTTCTATTCTCCCAACTAGCAAAACAACCAGTTAAGCTAAAACACATTACTCCTGTAACCATAATTAAACCTATTTTCTTTTTAATATTTTTCATGTTATTCACTCCTTGTTTTATGTATTTATATTAATTTGTTTCTTGGTACATTCTTATATTAACACATACATTTTCCAATTGCAATACTTTTTTATAAGTAATTCTGTTAATTTATTTAATCATCAAATATAAATCTACTAAACAATACTCCAATACTACATATAATAGTAAAAACAATCATAACTCCTGTTGCAAAGCCACTAGTTTCAATATTAATATAGTTAAAATCTGCAAATTGTTTTCTTTCAAACTTTTGCTCTATCAAATTACCAGTATCATTTATAGTTGTAGCAAAATTATTAATATCACATTTATCTAACATATAATCTCTTACCTCTGATTTTAATATTTCCACTTCTGACCAACTAAAAGGATAACACCAAGTTACCTTATCATCTCTAATTCCAAAAGTAATTACAAAATCATTCTTATTGCCACCTTGCCAATAATCTTGTAATGCAAAGCCATAGTCCTCAGACACATCACCTAAATTTACAAATATAATATTTACTTGCTTATAAGATTTAACTTTGTCTTTATTATTAGGATTATTTGTATCATTTAGTTTTGAATTGACTTCATTTAATAAATCAATTGATTGTTGTTTGTTCGGAATGTCTCCAATAACTCTATTAATGTTATATTCACTATTAACTTCTTTAGGATAGTTTGGCAAATTAGGATAGTCTTTTATATTTATTTCTTTATGTTTATAAATACTATAACTAGCCTGTACTTTATTTTCATATGTATGAATTGAAGCAGTTGGCTTATTAATTGGATAATATTCATTTAGTTCTTGTGTTGAATTAACAAAACTATCATTTAACTGCCTTCCATTTGGAATTTGTGATACACTAAATTCTCCATTATCGCTAGTTTTAATATAGTTTTCTGCATCATGATGCTCCCAATACCCTTCATGATGAATTGTTTTTGTATGGGATTTACCTTTACTATCAGTTTCAGTAACAGTTTCGTCCCAAGGTTTATGATATTCATCCCATTCTTCTGTATGCTTATTTGATGTTATTTGTCCAGACCATGCTTCTGAACAATCAGTTTGTGACTTGTAATCAATAAAGGCGACTAACGAATTAATCACTAATATAGCAAGAATTGATAAAGGTATTACAAACCATTTTATATCTAATAAAAATTTACTTATAAGTGCAATTATCCCTACAACAACTGCACATATTATAATAGTAGTCATCTATTTATTCTCCTTTCCTGTGAGGTTAATTTCTTCATCCTTTCCATTTTTAAAAGCTTTATCTGTTTTATCTGAAGTAACTACATAATCTTTTGCATCTATATCTTTTCTTCCTGTTATCATAGTCATAACTGGCTTCTGTTGAATATATGTATTATATTCTCTTATTATATCTGCAATTTGTTTTTGGTTATTATCAAATGTCTTCCTATTAGCTGAAATTTCTCTTTGAATTCCTGTATATACTTTAGTATCTAATTGAGGATTTTGTTCTTTAATTGCTTTAAACAATAAATTTTGGTCTTGATTTCTTCCCTCAATTAATCCAGTATAAACATCTTTAAATTGTTGTGCTTGTATATCTGTTACTTGTGTCATTTCTTTTAATGATTTCCACATTGAATCATAATTACTTTGATTTGATACATATTGAGCCTTTATTCTTTCCTCCAATGATACTGCTGTATTTCTATGACTCCATAATACTCCTCCTGAAATTAATGCAATTAAAAAAATTGTTCCCAATGTCATTCCAAAACCTATTAATACTTTTTTCACTTTAATATTCCTTCTTTCAATTTATATTTTAAGTTATAATATATATCCCACATTAACTTGAATTTTACTATTTGTGTTTATCTGTTTAAAATACTCTCTAGTTAATTCTTGTTTAATATAATCTTTTGTGCTTAATGATGATTTTATTTTAATATGTATTGGCAGATTGTTTTCTATACATATTGCATCAATAAGTGTATCACCATTAATTCTCTTTTCCATTGCCATTCCTGTAATTTTAAATTGTAATTCATTCATAATATTAATTCTCCTTTTATATTTATTTATATTAATTTATTTGTTATTCAACTTTAAATTGTTTATTACAGTCATCATATGTAAATTTAATTACTTTTCTAACAATATTATTTTTATCATTTAAATCTACACAATATACATTAACAATATCATAATCAACAACAACATATCTCACTTTAAAGTCTGTTTTCGGTTTGTATAATATAATTCCTTTTCTCATTGACATATAATCCATAGTACAATCTCTCCTTTTTTATTATTTATCTTTACATTAATTTGTTTAACTTCCAATAAAAGACATCTTTTAAAGGCTTATGTACAGGTTACAGACTAGCTATATACCCATTCCTAAATTTAATTTTTTTACTTTACTATGTATTTCTTAAATAATTCTTTAAATATGTAATATAAACAATTAACTACAATACTGTTCCCTGCTTCTTTGTATAACGCTGAATCTGAAATTCCTAATTCTTTTGCTCTATCAAAACATTCATCTCTAAATCCCATCAGTCTCCAACATTCTTTGGGAGTAAGTTTTCTTATTCTGATATTATCACCTTTTTCAATAATTCCAGTTCTTTGTGAGTGATTATCTGGAAAATTTCCATATCTAGTATCTAAGCATGTACACATTCCATCTTCTCTTTCTTTTAAAACTCCTCTGTTATTAACAAAAGGAATTTTATTTATTTCTTTTATTAAAATTTGTTTCGGTTGTTTATAATCTGTAGCCGTTAAAGAACCCATAATGCCTTTATCTCCATATACTAAATCTCTTTCACCAAATCTAGTACAATTATCTCCTTTTGTTGTTCCTATTTGGTTTAATTCATTTCTGTCAATATCTTCTTTTCCGTTTAATTTAAATCTATCTTGAATTTCTTGTGATAAATAATATTTTTCGTCCACTTCATCTTCTAGAAAATCTTTTAATCTCAATCCACTATCAAATCCTTCAGGAAAATTAAATAACCCATCATCTATATCATGTCTAACACAGATAACAAATATTCTTTCTCTGTTTTGTGCTATACCATAATCTTTCGCATTTAAACAAGTAGGTTGTCCATTATCTTTTTTAGGATAATAACATTTATAACCATAAGATTCTATTTCGCTTACTATATCATTAAAGTCATCTATAAATTTCTTTTGAATTAATGCTTTAACATTTTCTATCATTATGTACTTCGGTTTTTTGGCTTTAATAACTTCGATGCCATATTTAACTAAACCACTTCTTGTCGGTGTCCCATCTTCATTAGTTAATCCTTTTTGTTGTCCAGCTCCAGATATATCAGTACAAGGAAATGAAAAATTAAACAAATCAAAATCTATCATATTATCATAATCTAATTGACTTACATCTCCTAGGTTATTTAAAAGTATTGTGGCTTTATAAACTTTATATAATTTATCCTTCTTTAATCTAGGGATACTAGATTTTTGTTTTATAAAATCCCAACCTACATTTCTACTCATTAACAGTTTTCTCATTTCATCTTCTGAAGGATATTCAAAATCTAAAGTATTAGTTTTATTTATATGTATTCCTGCATAAGAAATTATTGCATCTATATCAATTTCAGACATTCCTACTATTTCCGTGGGTACTCCAAGTTCTTTTAAAGATTGATGTAGTGATCCAATCCCAGCAAAACTATCAAAAAGCTTAATCTTATCCATTTTAAAATTATATTTTGTAAAATTATTTGTAAATTCTTTCATTGTTATATTACCACCTTCATTATTTATTTGTATTTTGGGTTCTGTTCCTCCACCACTACCTATTCCATGTAATGTAGGGCTTAATCCTTGGTCTGAATAAACTCTTCTTCTTGATTCAAAACCCTTGCCATCTATCATACCTACTTGTATTAATTCATTCATTTCTATTATCACTCCTTGATTAAAACTACAAGTTAAAGTTTGTGCAATTTGATGTCCAATTCTACCACGCCTAGTTTTACTATTAGGTTGTTCAAAATTAATTGCATCTCCATCAACTCCAATTGCATAACCTTGTTTTGTAGCTTCTCTTACTCTAATATGGTCTTTATGTATTTCTATGAAGTTATCTATTGATATCACTTCCTTTTCATTTTATATAATTTATTAAAAAGCAGATAAAACTAATATTTTAACTGCTTGTACAAGTCTGTAAACCCAGTCATAGAGCCATTCTTAAATTTTACTTTTTAGCATTTTTCACTAAATCATAGATATCTAGTCCATACTTTTTACATGCTGGCTTCAATAAATCATTAATATTGTCTTTAACAGTTCCTTTTGATATTTCTCCATTTTTATTAAAGAAATCTTCAGCACTTTTAATTAATTCATCTATAGTCATCCAATATTCTTCATTACATTCACAAATTGGTGCATTATATAACTTAATTAAATCAAGTGCAATTTCTAATCTACGTCTTGTTTCTCTAGTTATATCCCACTTATAATAATTCTGTAAGTAATATTCTTGTGCAATCCCTCCAAACTTTCTACTCATAGCTTTTAAATCACAAACCATAAATCTTATGTATTTCATAGGCATATTTTGTCTAGCCCAATGTTCAGGATGGTGTTTATTATTTTTATAATGATGTTCCCATGCTTTATCAAACTTTCTCTTTATTTCTAAATAAGAATTACTTAAACATGATTTACCATTGTTTAGAGCTTCATAATCCCAATTCTTTTCTAATTCAGCACAACTCATTCCGTAACAACAATTGCCATAAAAATATTTAGCATAAGGAATAAATTCACAAGATAAGAATTTACTTAAATCATGTGTAAAAGCATGTATAAATAACTCTCTAGCTATTTTTCTATTGTTATTTCTCCAATAAGGTTCATTCCAATATTGTTTTGCTAAATTCATACATTCAATAAATACATTTTTCTTATGTTCTAGTACGTATTTTAAATATTTATAATACATTTTATTTCTCCTCCAATTCATACATTTTATTTAAAATAGTTTGATAATGACAAGAACTTTCTAATGTAACTTTATTACTATTCATTGTTGATTGAATAAACTCTTTTAAAGTAACCCATTTTGAATTTTTATTAGTAAAATTTGATATATCTATTTTACTTGGATCATTTGTTATATTCACAATTGCTCACATCCTTTTTAGTGTTTTATATTACTTTTGCAATTTAATAATTTCTAGCACTTTAGTTTTTGCGTCTATTTCAGAAAGTTGTGTATTATAATTAAATTGTTCGTCTTTCAAAACAAACAACATTTCAGCCCAGCTAAGTCCTCCACGGCTTGCTAACCTTTCTAATGTTTGTCCACAATGATTTATAATTGCCTGTTTTTCATGTGGTTTTATTATATCTAATTCAATATATTCTTTTGAATTTGTACCAAGTATCGGGAATTTATTCACCTTTTATTTCACTCCTTCTAAAATATTCCTTTTATAAAAACTCTCCAGTAACCACATTAAATCCTATTTCTTTAGTTATGTTATAATTCGTTTTTAAACAATAGTCATCAAGACTTAGTTCCTCATCATCTAATGTCCATTCCAATGTTCTAATTAACATTATACATGGAGCTAGAAAAAGACCTTTTTCTTCTTTACTGAATTCTGCATCATTTTTCAAACCTCCTACCAATTCTTTCATACTTTTTAAATAATCACTTTTATATTTTTCAATTATTTCTTGAGATTTCATTTGCAATTCCTCCTATTTATTTTAATTTGTTAACTTACCATAAAAACATTATTCTATCGTGTTTTTAGTCTCATATTTAGACCAACTTTTTGTAATACATCTTGAACCTTATTTGAATTAAGCATTTGAGTCTTTTCTAATGATTCACAGAAATCTTCAAATGTAGCCAACTTATCTAATGGATTCATTTCTGTTATATATTTTGGTTTAAATATATGTAATCCCTTATCTGATTTAACGATTATTTGTTGTTGTGTAAAATTTATAATTATGCCTTTCTTAATATAATAAGTATCTCTTGCGTCATTTTCATATGTAATTTTATAACTTTGTCCCTCTTTTATTCCATATTCTTTATCTAAAAAATTCATTTTGTCATTCTCCTTTATTATTTAATATTCTTTATAATTTGTTTAACTTCGATCAAATTCAAGACTTTAAAGTAATTTATCCACTTCACATACTGGATTTTTCATATCTAAATCACTAATAGAATATACATATCCATTAAACGCTAAATGCTTATAATTAATACTATCTGCAACCAATCTGCATTCTGAATAATCTCTTCCTAGAATTTTGCAACTATCAAAAACATCTCTCCAATGAATATTAACTAATTTCTTATTTTTATCTTCTATATAATCAATAAATCCCCCATATGCAATATCTAAAATATCTATACTACTATCAACTTTAGTTCCATCTTCTAATACTGCGAAAGTTCTATTCATTTGAGGATTACAATAATAATATTTTATTTGTAACCATTTTGTATTTTCATTACCTATTCCTCCGCTTGTTAATCTATAATTATGAGGATATTTTTGTATAATCTTTTTTCTATCTTTTAAAGCTTGTATTATTTCTTCGTAAGTCTTATATTCCATATTAATTCACTCCTTAATTTATTTTAATTTCTGCATAAAATTTCCATTTTAAGACAATTTTCTATAATAAATTTGCTAAAATTTTAATTATATTTTTTAATTCTTTTATCTGATTATTTAATTTTGAATTTATTGCATTATCTATATCATTTTCTTCTTGCATTCTCATAATTTCTTTTTCTCTATTGGTCAATATATTATTTAGATCATCTTCTTTCTTAGCTTGTTCCATTGATTTATATTCTAATTCTGATATGTATGATTTTTGTTTATCTATATCATTTTCTAGTTTTTGTCTAAAATTACCTAATGATATATTTGCTAGTTTATATTCTTTATTTTCTTCTTCTAATGTATCAATGTTATTTTTAGCATTAGTAAACCATTCATCTAATTGTCTTTTATCATCTTTTAATATCTCATTTTCTTTTTCAAGCCTAAAACATTCTAATTCATAATCTGTTCCAGCAGGATATTGATTACCACATATTTTACTATCTGTACATTTTCCTTTTTTATTTTTAGGACATTTTTCGCTTTCTTGGTAACAGGTTTTATTTTCCTTATCTATTGCATATTGTAATTGTTCTTCTGCATAATTCATAAATTTTACCTCTCTTTTTATTAATTTATTAAAATATATTATTCAAATTCCCATCCATTTAAAATACAATTTTCCAACCCTTTTAATATGTATATAGCCCTATGTACTAATACCTCTTTAGCAAAAGCTTGACTCATAGGAATATCCCCTAAGTTGTTTTCTTGCTCATATTTTTGCTTCTCCCACATGATGTTTCTTCCATAATCTCTCGTATGTATTCTATTGATAATTTGCCATATGTATCCTTGGTCTTGTTTATATTTATCACAGAACTCTTCTATTCTCTCTTGAAGAAATTCTCCACTACACATTGTCATATCAACACCTCCATTTTTATTATTATTTATCTTAATTTATTACCTTTAAGATTATCTTACTACTTGTGCTAATTACTGTCAACACTTATTTCCATTAATTTGTTTGTTTATATTTCATCCATATTATAGTCCTCTCTAATATAATCTATTAAATCATTAATAGTTTCCTTAATATGTTCATCATCTCTTAAAATAGGATGAATTTTAGCCATACATGAACCTTTTGCTCCTTCTGATTTATATTTCTTATAGTTAAAATCTACCCACAACAAGGGCATTTTTGTTAGGTTTTTAGTTAATAATCTTTGTAATAGTTTCATTTATTTTTCACTCCAATCTTTTAAAATTAAATTTTTATCTACTTGTCTATAAAATATTATTCGTTTAAAATTTTATTAATATATGGACTTTTGGTATGTTTAGTTCCATCTATTTTATCAGCCACACATGAAAAAGCTTCAAATATTCCATCCCTATATCCCTGTACATATAACTTTTTATCATTTTCTAAAATTAATAGTTTGTCACAAACTTTTTCAAATTCATTTTCAAATTTGTGTAACAGTTCTTTTAATGATTCATTCTCATTCATTTTTTATTTCATCCTTTCTTAATTCATTTTCAGTTAAACCTAAAGTTTTATATGCTTGTACTATTTCTAATTTAGGGCAGTATGCCCTATAACTTAAACATCCTTTTTCAATGGATAAATACTTGATAAAATAGACATATCTTTTTTTAATGCTTCAATAATAAAGTCATCACATTCTATAATACTTTTGAGAGATTCTTGATTCTCCAATTTTGACATATTTCTTTTATGTTTTTGTAAATCAGCTATTTTATGTTTTATACACACTGTACCATTATCTATTGCATTAAATAAATCTACATATATTCCATAAGGAATATAGACCAATGCTCCATTCGATTCAAATGATTCAACAGTTAAACCACCATTTTTATACTTATTCATATCTTGAATACCAATATTAGGTCTTTTATCAATGGGTATAGATTTCATATCTATTAAATCTTCTTCATAATTTTCTTCACTATTCAACACTATATCACCTTCTCAATCTTATATTCACCTAAATATTTAAATCCTTTTCTTGCCATTAATGCATATTCGCCCTCTTTATCTGCTGATAAATCAAGTTCATATACAGATGAAATATAAGGTTCTATAGCTTTTGTTATAGCTTTTAAGTCAATAGTATCCGTCTTTATTTCAAATGATTCATTATTGATTCCAATATTTTTAAAACTTATCTTATACATCTAGTAACACCCCTTTAAATATATTATTTAATAGTGTTACCATAACATGAAAGATATATACTTATGACCAAATAAAAGTAATAATTTGTTTAAATATTGAACACACCAAAATAACAACCATCTAAAATTTTTGAAGTTTTATATGTAATAGAACCATCCAACTCATAAATAACCTTTTCTATAGTTTCTTCACTTCCATCTATATTTACACAACTACCTTCTTTAAATTCTAAACTCCCTACTTCATGTTCATAGAATTTCTCCCATTTATCTATTTTTAACATTGGAATAGGAATTCTAGAAATTTTGCTTGCCTCCTCATTAATAGAAGTATATTTTCCTAAAAACACTGCTTTCATAATATTAATCCCCTTTCATTATTTATTAACTCTTTGTAAAAGAAGTAATTGATTGACTTTTACATTTCCCAACTACCATATGCCCAGTATCCTAATTTTTGACCACAACACTTGCACTTAACACCATATTCAATACAATAATGTTCTTCATGATATTGTCCATAGTCTTCTAATTCTTTAGAATTACACTTGTGACATTTTAGTGGTGATCCATCGTTATCAATATAACCTTTCTTTATATCTCTCCATATGTAGTATCTATGTCTTATATCACTAGTTTTGTATTTAATTCTTTTAAATATATTAGGCTTTAATAATTTATCCCAATCACTTTTCATATAAACTCTTTCCTTCCCATAAATTTAATTCTTGAACATGATATCTAAGCCTTTTTAAATACTGCTCTACCATACTTCCGTCCATATCATCTAAAGTACAAATATACCTATTAACACTATTATGAAATTCTTCTTTATCTTCTTTGACAAGTTGCTTTAATTCTTCAATTCTATCTGTATTTATTTCTGATTTCTCACTAACTTCAATATACTTTTCTCCATCTTCTTCAGTAACTTTTAATTCAAAACCATTGCCACTATAGGAATAAGTATCTGTTAATTCTGCTAATTGACTTAATTTAACTTTAAACATTATTTATTAACCTTCCTTCCCATCATTTCTAACTTACATTCATCTTTTAAATATCTATTGCAACTTAATATCAATTCCACACTTTCATTTTTCCATTTTGAATGCTTACATGTAATATGATTATCTAAAGGACATGGATTATTCCCAAATACAATGGTTACTGGCTTATTCTTTGGTTCTTTGAATATATAAATTGTATCATTATTTAATTCCATTATTACACCTCTTTAATTTATTATTACAGTAAAATGACAATTCTATGGTCTTTTAATCTCTATATTCAATTTTCAAATTCTTTAATTCTATATGTTCACCACATTCTAATTCTTCTATAGTATCGTCACCATACTGATTGTTTATAAACAAAGACCTATTACAATCACAAGAATAGTTTCCTTGCTCAAACATCCAGTGTGCCATTTCTTCTTCATATTCATAGCCAAAGTCATAATCTATAATGTATTCTTTTCCTTTATATTCAAAAGTACAAATTGCAACAGTTCTTTTATGACTCATGATACCATGTTTTTTATTTCTAGCTAGTCCCAAATGACTATACTTGTTTAATTTCTTTTCAAAACACTTTAATTCTTTTTCAGTATCAAAATAGTAATAACCTTCCTTAATTCCCAAATCCTTTTCAATTGAAGGTTCTACATCATTATTCCATGCCCCACCCCATATTTGTATCATATATTCTTCTTTCATTTCTTCATCCTCCTTAATATCTAATATAACCTACTACACCAGTTTCAATATTTCTAACTTTATAATCATCACAATCTTTACTTATGTATTCATATTTACTGCTATCTATTCTTTGTGACTGCAAGAATAGTTTAAATTGTTCTGACATTATTAATTTCTTCATAATTTCTCACCTCGATTATTTTTAATTTATTTCTATTCCTAATTCTTTAAAGTTTTTCTTAATTTTCCTTCTTACTACAAACCCTTTACTTCCATATGAAATTAAAACTATTCCTATAATAATTAAAAATACAAAAAACCAAGAAAACTCAATTTTTACTTCTTTAAAAATTATTATATATGACATAAGCAACCATGGAAATTCTGTAAATACTCCGAAGATAAAAAATATCTGCCATCCATCATAGAAGTTATATTCTCTTTTTAAAATATATTTATTATTTTCACTTGTAGAAAGGATATCATAGTTGATATTGTATTTTTCAGATTGTTTATTTATTAAATTAATATATTCAATTTGTAGTTTTGTATTTATTTTGTCATCTATTCTGTCTTTAAGTTCTATATTTCTTATATCCTGTTCTTCTAGTAGATAATTATCTATTTTCATTATATGCTATACCTCCACTCCATCTAAAATCTTCATTTTACCTTGTTTAATTTATTATTCTATGATATCATTCGTCTTTTCAATTTTATTCTTAAATCCATTTTTATTCCAATAGTATATTATTATACCTTCTTTGCCAATACCATAATCTTTATAGGTAACAATTTTATCTAATTGAACATCGTAATTATTTTCTTGTCCTTTTAATTCTTTTATTAAATCTTCTAAACCACTTAAATTCATTTTTATCCTCCTAAATTAATTCTTTAACTTTTTCTTTAAATTCAGTTATTTCAATAATGTTAAAATGTTTATCAACTGCTGTTCCATCTTCATTATATATCTCTATATCCCAATTTGTAGTCACAGTAATGATTCGTCCATTATACTTCTCTAATTCTTTAAAACACCACATTACATCATAATACTGAGTTATATCCTCGAGTAAATCATATTCTTCCCATTTAAAAATTTTAATACCAAATAATTTTTCTTCCATAATTATTCCTCCTCATTTTCTGCATATTGTTCATATTCAAAACTAGTTTCTATTGACATACTCTCGAATCCATAATTTTTTATTAAATAATCTCCAATATCATAAGTATCCTTGCCTAGCACTTCTCTAGCTTCTTCACACATTTTTTCAAACTCTTTATATGTGTATTTCTTATTACTTACTACATAAGTAAAGCCATAATTATAATCGCTTGCGTCCTTATCATACCAATAGTTTTTAACTTCATAAATGTATTTATCTTTCATAACTTTTTCCTCCAATTAATTATATTCCTCACAACTATCATCATCTTGAACTATTATACCATCTTTTACACGCAATGAAGTTTATCTTCTTCGTCTACATGAGAGTTAGCACAGTCAAAACAGGTACATTCTTTATTTTTCATATTTTTTTATACCTCCTAAAGTCCCTATTAATGCCATTCCTGTTTTGTAATATTGCTTTAAAATGGCTCATTTAAAGCCTTTGTGTCTATTCTCTTTGCGGAAAATCTATTACTTTTCCTTCTTTCTTAATTCCATTTACCTCATCATTAAATTCGTCTTCCATTCTTTCATCCATTTGTGATTCAGCTTGTTCACTGATATGATTATCTTCTAGCCATTGATTTAATTCTTCATGGATATAGAATCCTTCAATAATGTCATCAGTATTAGCTATTCTTTCCATGAAATCAGAGTATTCTTTGTATTGTAATTCAGTATATACTTTCTTCATTATAAAACCCTCCTATAATAACTCTTTAATAAACATATTATAATCACAACTATTAATTTCTAAACCTAATTTACTTATATAATAATACAATTCTTTTTCTTTCTCAATAAATATATTCTTTAATGCAGGAACATAATTAGCTTTTTCTAATGCAAAATATAATTGTTGACTATCTAATTCAGCAAAAATATAATATTGTATATTGTATAACTTTGATAATCCTCTAAGTTCTTCAACTTTATATTTTGACAATGCAGTAACATCAATTATTTCATTTTTCTTATTAAGAATAACACAATGTCTAACTAAATAATGGTCTTTACCTCCAGTATAACAATATCCTATTTGATATTTTCCCTTTTGATAATCTTCTAATAATATTTTAGCTAATATGTTTATACAGTTATTATAACATTTTCCTTTTTCAATTAAATCTTTTGATTTTAAATATAACTCATATGTCTTATCAACATTTAATTTAAAATTTTTTATCATTAGTTTTCTCCTTTCATGTTCCAAGTAAAATTATTGATTTATAAGAATATTGCTATTACTAGCATAAATACTACAAATAAAATTCCTAATGTCATTGTAACATTAAAAGATGTTTCTTGTATTTTAAGTTCATTTTGAAGTAACATTATGTCTAATTTTCTCAGTTTATTCAAATTATCTCACCTCACTTCAAACAAAAGATAGATATTATTTAAACTTGCAAGGAAGAAATTAATCTTCCTCTTTATTATCACACTCTTCACAAATACTATTAAAAGCTGAAGCTTCTTCTAAACTAATAACTTTTCCACAATCAGTGCAAATTGCATCTTCAGTCAAATCTATAGAATCAATTATTAGACAAGCATATACTTCATCCATAGTTTCATTATAATGATCTGCAACTTCTTCAACATCAGATTCATTTAGTTCCTCATTTTCTCTTAGTTCTAGTAATCTTTTAATATCTTCATCCCATATTCCTATTATCATTTTAGTTTCCTCCTATTCAAATATAATTTCTTTTATCTTTTTATTTCCAATATGAGTAATCATTTCTACTGTATGAGTTTCATAGAATTCATCTAATGTCATCATTTCTTTATCAAATTCTTTGCAATATTCTGAAACCACTTCTAACTCTGTTGAAGCATATACTAATGTATAATCCTCAATATAACCATTTCTATAAACTAAATATAAATTCTTTTTCATAATTTCATTCCTCCTAATTATTTTTTAATACACATTCATCTTTACCAAATACCCAATAAAAATTACTTATCACTGTTCCATTAGGGCTATTCTCTTTTACTTTTCCTGTAGTTCCATAGTTGTCTAATACCTCATATTCTTCTTCACAAAATATTATAACATCACCTTTTTTAAAATCTCTCTTTTCTGAATCCATTATGATTTCACCTCCAAATTTACGATAAACTATAGTTTTTAAAAGCTTATTTATTACCTTCGTTAATAATATTCATTATACCCTCTAATTGGTTCACCGTAAATCTACCATTATTACAACTATAACGTTCAAAATACGTATTTCTAATGTTTCTATATAATCCCTCAGCTTTTTCTTCTTCAATTATTTCTTCTTTATTTAAATAAAGCTGATAATTATAACTACAATCTGTTTTATCTCTATAATTATCTTCTTTGCTAAATTGGTATTCATAGATTTCATTCCATTTTACAGTTATATACTTTCTACCAATTTTTGTAACTTCTCCATCGTAGCACCATTCGTTAATATTTTTTAAACTCATATCTTTATTTTTTGAATAGTAACTTCCATCTATAATTTTGACTATAACCTTTTGATCTACTTTTAAATCTAATTTTCTTGCCATTTATTCACCCCATTATACTCTTCAAGCATCTTTCTAACTTTAGTAATTTCTTCTTGACTATGAACTGTTCCGCCAGTATTATAATCTAGATACCATTGCAATACTTCTTTCTTAGTTTTTAGATTGTTAACATTAAATCTTATTGTTTCTCTTCTTAGAGTAGGTAATATGTCCTCAAACTCATTCCGTAAGTATCCAAATACTCTAAGTTCATTAGCTAAGAATTTTCTGATAGTAGTTAGTCTTTGTAATCCATCAACGCAAACCATAGGCATTTCATATTTACCATTTATATAATCTTCGCATGTACCATCAATAAAATAAGGACAGTTGAAATATATTGTTCTTGCAGTCTTACCACCTCTTAGAAAGAACTCCATATATGCTATTTGTTGTTCTTCGCTCCACACACAACCTCTTTGAAAGTCTGGATTTAATTCTAAGCCATAATCTTCAAAATAATCCTTTAACGCTGACTCTAAATAGTTTAAAGATATACTAACTTCATATTCTCCATCTGGTGTAAATTTAGGGATATCATTGATTTTCATTTAATTCCACTCCATTTCATTATTAATATTATACTAAACATCTATGTATCTGTCATTCCTTAACCCTAAATTAAGTATAAATCTTCCAGTCTAATAAGTCAATACTATTTCTATTAATTTATTTAAATAATATAAAAAGTTTCTAACAAATTTATTCTCTGCTAGAAACCGTTACCTATGATTTATATAACTTCCTAAATCATTGTTTAATTCCTTATTCAACGTGTCCTATTTTGCATTATCACTAATACTACTTTAGTTTGATATGACACTCCAAAGGCTTAACTTCGGGCATAACGAACCCTACACCTCAGCATTATCGTTTTAGTGTGATTTATGCTGAATATCTACTTAGATTTATACTTGCATTATAATCTCTATCTATAACACAACCACATTCCTCACAGATATAAACTCTATCAGATAGCTTTAGTTCCTTTTTTATATGACCACACCCACTACAAGTCTTTGATGATGGATACCATTTATCAGCTTCAACAAATTCAATCCCATTAAACTCGCATTTATACTGCATTTGTCTTTTAAATTCATATAAACATTGTTCTGCAATAGCTTTTGATAAATGTTTATTTTTCATCATACCTTTAATGTCAAGTGTTTCCATAACAACTCTTGATGGTTTGGTTTTCACTATCATATTTGTTGCTTGGTGTAAATGATTATTTCTTATATTTGTTAATTTTCTATAGACTAATTTTATTTGTTTTTCCAACTTAATCATATTATTAGTCTTATTTAATTGGTAACAATTTTCACTCTCTTTCTTAATTTTATTATTTTCATATTTTCGATTAACTTGTTTTTGTAATCTTTTTAATTTCTTTTCTGTTTTCTTAACTTTTTTAGTTTTATTAATATTTTTGAATGTCATTCCATTGGAGCATATTGCTAAATCTTTGATTCCAAGGTCTATTCCTATTGATAAATCTTTATTCAATCCAACCTTAGTTTCATTGTGTTCAAACCCAAATGTTAGATACCAATATTTTCCGTCAAAATAACACCTTGGATTATTATATTTGGGCAAATTGGGAATGTTATAATTAGTTTTATACTTAACTTTTCCTATTTTTTCTAAATTTACTTTGTTATCTTGAAATTTTATAGCATCATATCTAACATAAAATGATTGTTTTGAGTTTTTCTTAGTTTTAAATTTAGGATAATTAGATAATCCTTTGAAAAAATTTTTATATGCCGTATTTAAATCTTCAAATGCTTGTGATGTGACTTGAGCACTCACTTCTTTTATCCATTGATAATTTATATCTTTCTTTAAAACATTATTAAATTCTTTTCTGATTATAGTTTTTGATGGATTTTGTCCTTGTTTGTAAGCATCTTCCCATTTTGCTCTTCCCCAGTTATAAGTAAATCTTGCTATACCACATGATTTAAACATTAATGTTTCTTGTTCTTTTGTTGGTTTTAATCTTACTTTTATTGACTTTATCATATTTTCACCTCTCTTTCTAAATTAATAATATCATAGTGTTATCACCTTGTCAACATTTTAATTATATGCTATTATATTCTTGAGGTGATAATAATGACTATTTCTAAAGATAATACTAGAACACAATTGACTATTTCTAAAGAATTAAAACAACAATTAGAACAAATTGCTAAGGAACAAAATAGAAGTTTTAATAATTTAGTTATTACTATATTACAATCATATATAATTAACACTCAAAAATAGGAGTAATATATTTACTCCTATAATTTATTATATCCTGTTCAAATTAGAATTTTATAGTAATATGTAATGGCTACAGATAAACTATAGCCATATTCGTAATTTTACTTTATAATTGGCTTTCCACATTTTTCACATTTAAGACCATAACTATATTCTTCTGGGTCAAGTTCAAGTATATAATCTTCCCCTGTATTTTCTCCAAATTTGTGAATTTCTTCTTCACTTAAAGTCATACAATCTGAACAAATAATTTCTAATCTGCCTTTTTCTTGTTCATCTACTTCATATTTTTTATAAGCTTTCCATTTCTTTTCTTTTAATATCTTTTGGTTTTCTAATGGTATGTTTATAAAATTCAAATAATTTTTATATAGTATAGAATCTTCGCCATAGTATTCTTCATATATTTTCACTATCTCATCTTGTGTTTTACCATCATAGTATTTGTGTATTCCTTCAGTAGTATTTAGTTCTTTATTTTCTTTTTCAGTATAACCACCAACACTTAAATCTCCTATGTTTTCAATGTCATATTCTATACATTTATTAAGCATCAATTTAAAATAACTGTCTTTTCCTTCTTTTATTTCTTTTCCTGTTAATATCATATTATACACTTCCTTTTATTAATTTGTTTTTATATGTATAATTATATATGTATTACTTTAAATAGTCAACGGCATTTTAATTATTTTAATTCATTAATCGCTATGTCATAATATTCTTGTTCCTTTTCAAACCCTATGTAGTTTCTATTTAATTCTTTACATGCAATAGCGGTAGTTCCACCGCCTATAAACGGATCAAGAATAATATCACACTCGTTTGAATTTAATTCTATTAATCCTTTTATGTATTCAATGGGTTTTTGAGTTGGATGTCTTTTATCTTTCCCTCTAGGTGGATTAAATTTTCTGTTCTTTGAATAATAATCTTTTTTATTTGGACATGTATCTATGTCTAATAAATTTAATGCAGTTCCATTATCATATATTCTAACTATGTATTCTAAATTTTGACTAAATCTATTTCTATTAAGTATGCTCAATGGTTTTTCCCAAGTGAGGATTGTCCACTTTTTCTTATTAGTTAATGCCCAGTTTAGATAATAAGGTATTAACGTATCATTAGTAAATATGTAACAATTTAATTTAATCATTATTCTTTTAAACTCATTCATCATATTATTTATTTCATTTCCTCCAAAAGAACTCATATCTTTCATCATAGGGCTATCAAAGTTGTACATAGAACTATTAGCTATTTTTGATTTTCCTTCTGTACCATGTGTCTTTCCACCACCTTTATTGTGAAGATATGGAGGGTCTGTTATTACTAATTTAATACTTTTATCTGGAATAGCCCTTAATCCATCCTCAGAAAAGCAATCTACATTTTTTATGTAATTATAATCCATATGCTAATTTTCACCTTCTCTCAAGGTAAATTCTGCTTCAGCATTACATTCCTCATTAGAACACAAATACCTTTTAACTATTCCTTTTTCATTATCTATACTAATATCTTCTAAGTCGATATCATCCATCCACATCATTTCAAAATCACAATAAGGACATTTCATTTTCAATCTTCCTTTCTTCTATTAATTTATTACGTTCAGATAAATCATTTATTTTATTATCTTTTTAATTTCAAAATCAATTGCTTGTGATAATATTATTCCCAATAGTAGTATAGATGAGTACTATCTGCAATTCCTCTTTTTTCTTCTTTACTACTATTTATAGTAAAATACCCACAATTCGTATCGTATCCATATAAAAGTTCCCCTCCATCTATAACTAAAGCTATTTGATCATCCGTTAAGTTATGAGGATTTGATAAAACTTTATACTTTTCACTTTGCCCTCTTTTAATTTTTTCAATGCAAGTGTAAGTTTCCAATTCTTTATCTGTTATAACATAATTAAATTCTGACACTCTAGCTTTTTCACTTATTTTATAATAAATATCTTTATTTTTCTTTAAAATTTCCTTAAAATTATCCTCTTTATAATAGTCTATATTAACTAAATAGTACTTTATATCGTCCAATATATTAGATATATAATTTAAAGATTCTATTTTAACTCTATCTATAGATTCACATAGTTTAGATTCGTCATCATTTTCAAGATTTAAATTTATTTGAAAAACTTTTTCACTTATTTCCCTAACATCATCCTCCATTTTTATAATAATATCAATATCGCAAATAACATAATCCAGATTCTTATATGATATATTTATATTAAATTTTGTTTTCATCTTTAAAGGAAAATTCCAGAATAATTTTAATACCCATTCTTTATCAGAATTCATTTCAAATTCTTTTCTTATTTTTGTCATATCACATATTGTTTCATTTATAAATTCCAAGCAGATATTCATGTATTTTTTAACTAGATTTTCATTTATCATTTTATATTTTCCTCCTTTCTCTTTACCATAAAATAACATTTTTACCTACTTATTTAATACTTTCACTTATTCTTTTTTTAGCAATTTCAAAATAAGGTTCATCTTCTGTATTCATCATTTCTATATCAATCCATTCTATATTATATCCTTCTCTATTTAATTCTTCACAACTTAGTCCATGAGTACCACTTCCAGCAGTTATATCTAATGACTTACCATCTATAGGTGTAACTAATTTAATAAGCCACTTGATTAATTTTTTAGGCTTGACTGTTATATGATTACAATAATCACCCTTTTCCTTTTTAGTTGGCTTTGCACAATATAGAAAAGGTGTATAATCATCAGAATCTATATTTAAGAAAAATCTACTTGCCCCACCTTCACTTGCTGGAATATCTTTTGGTTGTACCCTTCTCCCTCCGTTTCTCTCATGTGAAATATCCCCACTTTTCCAATCCGTACCTGCAGGTTGACCTTTCTTAATTGCTCCACTTTTTAATAAACCGCTTTGATTATCTAATTCTTGTCCCATACATGTATCAAATATAATATTAGCTGGAAATCTACCTTCATTATGTACACAATCTCTAGCTTGGGTTAATGGTGTACTTCCAGTTCCATATAAACTATCTGCAGTTCCAAATCCTATTGACTTTGAATTCTCTGTAAAATTACATTTAGCTTTTACTAAATCTAAATCAGCTTGATTTTTATATTCAATTCTACAAGCATCAATATTCATAGCTCCTACACCATATTCTTTTATATTATCTATGTATTTTCCTTGTAATGGCTTTTGAAAAACTGTTATAATTTCTTTAGCTGGTTTCAATCCACTTGTTTTCCATCCATTAAATTTCTCTGCTAGTTCAGTTTCATTAGCCTTATCAAATAATTTTCCTATATCTTGATTCTTAGGGAAGCCTGTAGAATAAACCCAATCTATTTCTTCAACTATTTTAAATCCAGCATCTTCAAACGCACATTTCATTCTATGGTTTGTTTTGTGATGCCCAAATATTAACACGTATCCACCATGTTTAACGATTCTATGTAATCCTTCTGCTCTTTGTTTACACCATTCATAAAAATTACTATATGTATCCCATTTCTTACCCATGAATTTTAAATCATATGGAAAATCAGATATACAATTGTCAAAATAATTATCTTCATATTGTTTCATTACTTCTAAATTATCACCATTTATTAATGTTCCGTTTCCTATTTTAATTTGTTTCATTTTACACCCCTTATTATTTTAATTTATTTGTCAAATTCTTCGATACTGTTTATAGTAATACAACCATCATTTATATCTGTTTTTAGTGTTTTAGAATCAACTAAAAACCATCCATCATTAAATAATTTTTCTAACTTTTCTTCAATACTTTCAATTAAGATTAAATTTTCTATATTGCCACAAGGACATATCTCGATACAATATTCCCTTTTGTCTTCTAGTTCACTTTCTATAAAAGTGCAATGTTTTTCATTGTTATAATCCAATTCAGGGCATTTTGTAATACATTTATAATTTTTCATGAAATATATTCTCCTTTCTTTTTAATTTATTAATATTCTTGTAAAATCCATAATTTATTGGCTTTTTATGTACCACTTTTATAATCTAAATAATCTTCCCAATCATCTTCTATGTATTCTAAATGGTCTAATACTTGTAATTCTCGTTCCTTATCATAATATTTATAATTAGGATACCAATCAAAGAAATCTTTATCATGTTTACTAGAATTACAAGTTGTACAAGCTGGTATCATATTTTCAAGAATATATCCTCCACCATTAACTACAGAAATAAAATGATCTTGTGCTAACTGTCTATTATTTTCTTTAAGTTCGTCTTCTTCAGTTTTACCACAATATGCACAACAATTATTAAAACAAGATTTTATGTATCTCCATTGTTCTCCTGTTAATGTAAATGGAAGCTTGTCCATTCGTTCTCTTCTTCTAGTTTGAAGTTCTATTTTCTTATCAGGATTATCTATAAAATATGTCCTAAAATAATCTCTATAATATTCTATATTTTCCACCCTATATTTATCATTTCTATTTTTATATCTTTCTTTATGAGCTTGATAATATTCTCTACTGTTCTTTTCAAACAATTCTTTGTAATGTTCTTTATTGTTTTCATAATATGTTCTATTTTGTATTTTTATTTTATCTTTCTTTTCTTGGTATCTTTTAATATTATATTCTTTCATGCATTGTTTACAAGTTCTCGATAAGCCATCTTTACAATTTTTGTCTCTATCAAAATATTCAGATGTGGCTATAACTTCTTGTTTACATTTATTACATTCTTTTGTTTTCAAATAACTCTTCCCTTCTTTTTATTAATTTATCAACATACTGTTAAAATCAACCTTCTACTTGGTTTTTATTTAAATAATTCATCTAATCTTGATTGTTCATCTATCCACTTATTTCCTTTATTTTTGTTTATGTTATCAATAGCATTTCTAAAAATCATTATATCATTACTAATCTGTTCTAATAATTTTTTAGGTGAATTATGATTCCACCCACTTTTTAGATTTTCAAATAATCGAGAATTACAATTTTCTTTAGCATTATGATATATTACAATATCTTCAACTTTTATATAAACAAATATATGTCTATCTGATTCTTCTTCAAACCCATATGAAATATTACCCAAATTAATATTAAATCTTTCTCTACTAATATTATAATTCAATAAAGTATAATGATACTCAAGTGTTTCATATGTTGCATATGGAAATTCTATAGTTAGTAATTCTTTAAAATTTGACTTTTCGTTTATCATTTTCCCCAATGTTGTTAATTCGCTTATTATATTTTCTGGATTTTCTGGATTTTCTAAACTTTCTGTTTTGTTACTTTTATTTTTTCTAAAAAACATTTTAACCTCTCCTTATATTATATTAATTTATTAAACTCTTGCTAAAATTAACTTTTTATCTAGACTTATCCTCTATAGATATAACCTCAACATTATATTCATTACAAAATTCTTCTATTAAAGTATCAGAATATATACAGGTATAATCAAACATATACCATTTAGATAATTCTTGATTTTTCCAATAGTCACTCAATAAAATTAAAGTTTGTTTTTCTTTATAATTCTCAACAATAACAGTTTTAATAATTTCTTCATCTTCATCTTTGAATGTTATTTCTGTTCCAACTGGTAAAACAGATTTCACACCTTTTTCTAGTCTGCCTATAGTTTGTTTTAATTCGTCTATCTCATGCTTGATTTCTATTCCATCGTTAATATTTTGTTTATATTCTCTTTTCTTTTCTTCTAATGCTTTTTGATATCTTTCTAAATCACTCATATGTTCTCTCCTTTAACAATTAATTAATACTTTTCCAGTACCTTTACAATTTATACATTGAAAATCCTCAATGGTTGGATTACGTCCCTCATGCTGAAAATAGTCTTTAGGATAATAATCCCAGATTCCAGTACCCTCGCATTCAAAACATGGAACAAATCCATAACCTTGCTTAATATTTTGTCTAGTTACTTTAACTTTCATGGGCGTTTCTCTATACCACCCTAAATATGCTATTACTTTCATATCAATTACCACTAATATCTATGTATGAAGCATAAATTCTTCCATCATCACCCCAGTAACAACCAACTTCTTTAACTCCATCTTCCTTTTGATAATGTTCTTGTAACCATTTATAGTGTTCTATCATACTTCCAAAACTTATTGATTTTATATCTCTCACATTACTCACCATCCAACATTTCATTTATTGCTATTATTTGCTTTAAAACATTACCATATAAACTCTCATTTTTATCATTGACATAATTTTTGTCTAGTTCATTTTCTATATCTAATAATATTATTTTCCTTCTATATATTGATGTTCCAAATCCTTGACCTTTTGTTTTATATCTTTCATAGTCAGCCTTTAATACTTCATCAATTGATTTAAAACTTTGTAATCCTACTATAATTGTACTTCTTAATCCATCTCTTAATTCTTTATTCATTTTAATCATTTCTCCTTCAAATTTAATTTATTTCTTTTAATTTATTATTTATTCCTTTCTGTAATATGTACTATCAAAAAGATAATTAATGGCACACCTACAGAAAATATTATTGCTTGCATTATTCTTTCTCTAATGTCCATTTATCTTGCATATACAAAAATACTGGGCAAGGTCTATAAGTTCCATTAAGTTCTATCATCAAATCTCCATATACTCCCTTAAAAAGTTTGAATTTATCATCACCAACTCTTTTAAATTTTCTATCTTTATTTGAAAAGTTGTTTAAAAACGCTATTACTTGAAACATCGTACATTCCATTTGTTTTATTCCTCCATACATAACTATTTACATAATTTTTCATATAGGTGTTTAGTTTCAAAATAATCATATAAATCATTACTACTTTTAAAATTAACATCTCCTTTAAATCCCTTGAATTCAGTCTTATCAAGCTTTAGCCTATTAATAATATCCTTTATCTTATCTCCACGTTTAAACATATTTATCATTCTTGTATACCAAGGCGAATTAATAAACAATATTTTAACTTTTTTATCAATTCGACTATAGTCAAAACTCTTTACCCCAACAACATCAATTACATAGAAATCAGATACTTCTAAGTCCTGTACTGTTGTATAATATCTGTATCCGTTATAATTAGTTTTTGCCACAGCATCATTAAATTCTTTATCTGCAATTTTGTCTGTTACAAATTTATGCCCTATTTCATCTTTACATCTAGGTTGTCTAGTTGTTCTACTATTAACTTGTTTCATATTAAACTGTCTACAAATTTTGTTTATTATGTAAGTTTTCCCAGAACCAGATGCACCAACTACTAACCATAATATATTTTTACTCATTATCTATCACCTACACAATTCCCAAAATTTTTTCTACTAATGTTTTTCTTTCACCATCTATTTCATTTCTAACACTTCCATAATGGTTATATACATTTATTATTTTGTTCTCTTCTATATTAAACACAAGTGTTAAATTCCCATAAGCCCTCTTTATAGTTGCAGAGTCTCTAAAGAACTCTTTCCCAACATTCCAATTTCTAATTAGTTTATGTATACATGTATCAATACTTTCTTCACTGTTACTTTTAATCTTGCACCTATATTTACCTAATGCTCTTTCAGAAATATCTACTATTTCTATATTATTCTTTTTTATTTTTTGTTTTAATACAAACTTTTCAATTAATTTTATCATTTCTTTTTCCCTCTTTCTATTAATTTGTTACTTTATGAAAATTCAATTTTTTAACTCTCTCATACTCACGCATACTCGTTCATGCTCTTGTTTTCAAGCCTAAATTTCAATTAAAATCAGTATTTTAAAATGAAAATGATTATCAGTTATTTATATTCCTCTATTACTAATATAGTCACACCATTTAATAAAAGCTTTTATAATAGGCTCTGTATTTGTACTATCTGCCCATCCACAAAAACCAATAAACCCATCTCTATTAAAAGAAATACATTCTCTCCCTCCAAAATAACTTCCATCAACTTTTATATATGCATGATGCAATCCCTGTTTAGTGAATTTCTTATCTTTATAACCTAATTGTTTAACCTTCATACCCATTTCTTTTGAATACTTTGTACCATTGTTTAAATATTTTTCTAGTTCTTGATCAATAAAATATATTAGTTTTTCTAATAATTCTATATTTATATATGCATAACTTAAACCTTTGCTTTTAAAATATTCTCTTGCTTGGTCATTATTCACACTCTCTTCAACTCCTTTAACATCTTATATTTTTTATTTAATTTATTGTATACCCTGTTAATTGCTTCCTGTCTTATGTATTCTTGTCTTTCACTTTCTGGAATTTGACTTAAACATATTTTCATAAATCTTACCTCCTTAATTATTATCTTACAACTTTTCTTAATGCTTGTCTATATTTATTTCTGTTAATTTGTTTAATTATTAAAATCCACTATATTCTCCTCCTTGATTTAACATTATTTCTAACTCATTTATAACTTCTTTTAAGGTCTTGTCCTTATCTGTTTCTTTTAATTCACGTTCTAGTTGCAGTTTTAGTCTATTTATTCTAGACTTAGGCAAATAATCACTAGGATTTTCAGTTTTATCTCTTATAAAAAATAACTCATTACTTGCTTCTATTTTTCTCGACTCCATTTCTTTATATGACTTTTCTAATTTATCAATTCTCTTTTTTAATTTATTTATGTATTTTTCATCACATGTATTATAAAATTTAGTTACTTCTCTGCTTAAAGACCTTATCATAGAATTCTTTAGAATATCCATTTCTACTTTTAATTCTTGTTTCTTAGGCTTTTTTAGTAATGTTAAACACATATTATCTCTAGATTCATAACTACCATATACCCCTATTTCTTTAGGAATTTCATCTTTAACTTCCTCAAATAATTCTTTAGGCATAACATAATAGTTGTAATGACCTACAAAATTATGACCGTGTTCACTATGAAAATCAGACTTGCTTATTTTTATTTCATAGCACCTGAATATATCTTTAAAATCCATTGTCATATAATCAACTCTTTGACGACCGAACCACCCAATAGTCACTTCAAAACATCCTAAAGTCTTTCCTATAGTTTCTTTATATATAGCTTGTTCAATCTTTTCAGTTAATTCTGTTTTAGCTATTTCAATCACCTTCTTTACACTTTCTAATTAATAATAAATCCCCTTAAAGCACGTCTTTTAAAAAGTCATATTTTACCAATTATATTTCTTCATTAAATACTAATTCAGTTATAGAATAACTACCTTTAACTTTGTTCTCTTTATATATTAAAACATTCTGTTGGTATTCTCCTTCCTCTTGATATGGAGTCTCTTTAAAGTAACCTTGTCTAACCATATATCCACTATCTTTATCCATATCTATTTCATAACCATATTTTAACCAATCTAAAGCAACTCTCTCAAATATAAATGTGTGATAATGTCCTTTTATATAACAACCCAAATAGGCATCATCTGAACTTGAAATTTTAATATTGTCATATATTTCTTTCTTTTTATCAGAATATTTGTCATAAACTTCTTCTTTAAAATTCATTTTATTTTTCCTCCTTAGTATTAGATTTTAAATTTCTTTCATCCAATATCTTTTTTATTTTATATTCTACATTTAACCTTTCAAAATCACTTAATATAAATCCCCATAACTTCATAAGTTCATCATTACTCATATTCTCTAAATTTTCTTGTTTTAGAAAGTCTTCTAAACTAACTGCATTATTTGAAGATTCTATTGGCTCTATCCTTTTTAAACAATAGGAGTCCATTTCATTAACCCCTAAGTTTTTACATGTGCCAGTTTCTCTATTGCTGTCACACTTCATATTCCAACACTTTAACCATTCTGACATTCATTTTTGCCTCCTTTTAAAATATCACTTTTTAGTTTGACTTATTTAATTTATCTTTTAACGTTCTATTTTCATTTTCTAAACTCCATGTGACAAGTTCTATTGAAGTTAACCATAATACTTGAGATATTAACATTATCCATATTCCTGTACCTAAATTAGTTCTTACTCCTACTAAATATGCTATTAAAAAACTTGGTATAAAACAAACAGAACCCAATATTGTACCAATTAATTGTTTTTTATCTCTAAATTTAAACATTACTTTTCATCTCCTTTACTTTCTTTTACAATTTCGATTACTGCATAAGTACCTTTTTTATATTCTTGTGACAATTCATCGTTATGTATTTTGATTAACTTTTTCACAAATTCATCACTTAACATACTTACATCTGCCATCTCCTTATGTAATTTATATTAATTTGTTTGTCTAAACTAATATTAGCATAAACTACCAATCAATGCAATAGTAATTCTATTAATTTATTTAAATATTTTATAAAAATAAGGAAGTATTATTTTACTTCCTTGCTTGATTAATTTTCTTTCAACTTAATTTCTTTTGGCTTCATTATAAATTCTAAATAATGTTTCCTACAATATCCTTTAGCATAATATTTTCTGCCACATTCATTAATATTACAATGTTTTATTTTAACATCATTAGAATACAAAGGATCTCCATGATTATACCATTTATTATAATGACTTCTACAGTAACCATTACCATAAGATTTTTCATTGCAACTACTTACTTTACAAATTGTTGGATATTTTATTCTTCTTTCAATAAGTGTTATCTTCCCATGGTTTAAATACTGATGATAATGTCTTATGCAATATCCTTTAGCTAAAATTATATCATTGCACCCTTCTACTTTACAGATAGAAATATTGTCATTCCCTAATTCATTCTTTAATTCTAGATTTTTAAATCTTTGTTTATTATAATGATATTTACAAAGGGTTTTAGAGTAAACATTTTTATCACAACCATCAATAGAACATCTACTATCTTTAATAATGGGGTTTACTTCTAATTCAGGAGTTAGTCTGCCATGATTCTTTATTTGCAAATAGTGCTTTCTACAATATTCCTTTAAACCATATCGTTCTTTATTACAATTATCTGCCTTACATTTTTCTTTCATAATATATTTTCACCTCACAGTAATAGTATTATCTATTATTTAAGGTTTATACATTTTCGATTAACATGCAATAAAATATTCCCATAAATTGCAAATTTTAAAAGGTTTTTCAGAAAAGTTAAAAGGCTACAACTTAGTCATAACCTCATTATTGTTTTTCTTATTTTTATCTAACTTCTAAAACTTTCCACAAATTTTTAATAAAAGACTCTCCTACATTACCACTTTCATATAAATATCTTACTCTATTCCTATATTCTTCTTTTCCTTCATATGGGTTATTTATTATATCCGTAGCATTAGCATAAGCGATAGATTTTCTTCTTTTCCCATGTAAATTTAATCCAAGCATATAAGAATCAATTTCTTTTTCAAAGGCTTCATAAGTGATCAAATTTTTTAAATTTTGCTTTAATTGGTCTATAAGTTCTTTATTTTCTAAATATCTTTCTTTTAACATTTAAAGCCCTCTTTTATATTTCCATTGATTTTTTATTTTTTCTTGTTCATAAGCTTCTCTATTGTCTATTTCTCTCCAAGTGTCTTCATAATCATTACTACCATAAAAATTACAATCATTATATTCTTTTCTATACCAATCGATAAATGGACACATCACACCTGATTCAATGCAATCTAGTGAAAGGTCTCTAAAATTAGATACTCTTTTAAAAGCTTGATTGTTAATCATTAATATCCCATCAGTATCTTTTGACATTAAAATTTTATCATTGTCAAAAACTTTATTTAATTCAGTAATAATTTCTTTGTTATTATAATTATAATCATGTGATTCTTCTTCTAGTTCAGTTTCCACATCTAATATCAATTTAAAAATACCTTTTCCTATATGTTCAAATAATCTCAATCTATTATTGTTACTAAATTTTATTTTTCCACTTTCTAAATCCTCTAAATTGAAATCATCTTGGCATATAAATTCAATCCATCTATTTTCATTATTACAATGTACGTGTAAATCCTCAATATATTTTGGAGCAGAACACTCTATTATATCTTCAACTAGCCCACCATATTCATCTATTGATTTTATAAAACTATAAAAAGGAATTATTCTCATTTCTTTTGATGCTATTCGTTTTAATCTTTTATAGACTTCATATAACAATCTTATTTGATTTATATAATTTTCAGTTTCTTCTCTTTGGATTTCAACTTCTTTTTTATACATTTTCTCAATAAGCTCATTCTTGTTAAGTTTTTTTATATCTTCTTCAGTTATATGATTTCTTAACAAATACCTAGTTATATCATAATTATCTTTTAAAATTACTGCTAGTTGTTCAAAATCTTTTATATTCATCACTTCACCTCATTAGTTTTTATAATAAAATTATAACACATCCTAAATACCATTTCCTTATATTAATTAACATAGACACAATATTTTACGATTTTATTTAATAAATTTTTCATATATCCCATATCACATTTTTGTTCAACATGTTCTATATTACCCTCTAAAACCTTATCTCCAACGGTTAACCTAATGTCTCTTCTTTTAATTATTATCATTAGATTAAGCAATATTTTATATAATTCTTTTTCAGTATATAATATTAATTTTTCTTCTTTATAAGAATATCTACCGACATTAATTCTTTTATCTATAGAAATTTCATAATTTTCGTCTATATTCATAACATATGCTATCGCAATACTTTCATCTTCAATTCCTAAGATCAACTTCCCTATTTCTTCTTCTTTAACGATAATGACATTATCTTCTGATCCAAACCATTGTTCATAAACTTCTTTATAACTTTTCACCTATAACACTCCAATCTTATAACTTAATAGACTTAGCTCCAGTTTCAATATTATATCCTTTATTTTCTAAATAATCATATGCATCACTAATTATTGTTTTAGATGAATTACATTTTAATGTACATATTTCTATATTAGAAAACTTATTTCGTAAAGCATTAAAATATTTTATGGTTTCAGTGATATCCTCTTTGGTCATCATTTTTATTATAATACACTTATGAATTCCATTTACTATTTGAATTGAATTATTATCAATATCATCCATTGATGTGACATTTAAAATAAATAATTCTGAACTAAATATTTTATCTTCTAATTTTTCTTTTTCTATAATTTCTTCAAATAGATTTTTTCTTCTTGGAATAAATATTTCTATATTGCCATTGTCTATTTCTGTAATTCCTGCCAAATCATTTTTATTCATACTTTTTAATTCTGGACGTTGTTTAATCATTTTATTATAAATGTAATCAGGTAAAGACTCTCGTTTAAATACCTTATATTCATAACCATATTTTTTATCAAAGAAACAAATTGAATATTCTTGATTATTATCTTTATCAATTAAATAAACTCTATCGGTATTACTGTCTGATGTTTCTATAAGCCATTTATTTGAAATATTTTTTAATTTAAAATTATCTTTATTTAATAAATATTCTACCCTTTCCTTATGTCTATCAGTAACTATATTATTACTAGAAATATTAATCTCCATCACAAATTCACCCTTCCACATTTTTATATATTTATTATTATACCAATTAATGTAAATAATATACAATAAGAGCTGATATAAAATCAACTCCTATAAACCATTTATATTGCTTTAGTAACTTTTATATCCATGGTCTCTTCAAAGCTTTTTACTAATAGAACTACCATAGATAGTTTCTTTTCTCCATATATTTTATCAATAACCTCTTTAAAATCATTATAAACTAATCTATTGTTTTTACCATATCTATCTATTAATAAATCAAATATTCTATTCTTAGCTAATTCTGATAAAGATATTCTTGAAATATTATTATCTCTACAAAATATCATAGTCTTATTATAAATCTTTTCTTTGGTTAAATTAGAATCTAAAATAGTTTCATTATTGTTGTTTAATTTATCAATAATATCTAAAAATGTTTTATCAATAGGTAGCTGAATATTCTCAAAATCAATAATCATTTTTTCTCTATTTATATCAGTCCATTTAATTATATTTAGGTTATTTAACTTTACCCCATATCGTGATAATATAAATATTGCTTTATCTTCATTTGTGCAATCTAAGTTGTCTAGCATATTATAAAACTCATTTAAATTCTTGTAATCAACTTTTCTCACTCTTTCCATTGCTATTTTTTCAATATCTTCTTTATTCATTTTAATACACATCCTTTTAATTTATTTCATACTTATCATTTCCATTATTATAGAAATTATTTATTTAGTATGTATTTTATTTATAATAAATTATAATATTTTTCCTCTGCTTCCTTTCTAACTCTTATCGCATCTTCTTTATCTAAATATGTGCCTAAATAAATAACTTTTTTATTAGCAACAATTTTTGCCATCCATTTTCCATATTTTTTATTTAAATAAACACCTTTGTATCCACTTGTGTTTGTTTTTGGAGTTTTATTATGTTTTGAATTTTTTACTTGTGTTGTTATTATAAGATTGTCTTTTCTATAATTAAGACAGTCTCTGTCTCTATGAGCAATTATATACCCTACTGGAACTTCCATATTTATCAAGAATCTTCTCAAAGAAATGAATTTTCTATCTATAACACAACTTACTTCAGTTTTTCCTGTTTTCTTTATGGATGCGAACCATTTATATTGTTTTATCAAATTTACATCGTCTAAATCAATTATTACTCTTGCTGTTTCAATATTATTGCTACAAATTACTATTTCTGCATAGTCATTATATATAATCATATCATTAGTACAAGAATTATCCGTCACAGTTCTTCTAGTCGTTCTTTTATCTGATTTCTCTTTTATATATTCAGCATGTTCATTTGTTTCTATTTTAAATCCTTCACTTTTTAAATAGGTTAGAATATCATTTATTTTATTTGAATTAGTATATTCTTTTAATTTCTTATAAACCTCTTTATTGTTTAATATATCAGTCTTACTTATTTTACTTCCTAATTTTCTTACTAAATACCATTTTAATTCCGATTTCATATGTATCAACCTCTCTTTATTTTCTTAATTTGTTGAACTCTATGATATTAGTATAATATTTATCTTTTACTTTGTCAACATATTTCTATTAATTTATTTCAAAAAAAGAAAAGAAGACTAAAATAGCCTTCTCACATTATATTGCTAACCTTCTGTGTTTATCATCTTGTAATTCTTTCATTAAGTCTATGTCTAGTTCATTAAAAGGTATTGATTTTACTAATTTACAAGTATAATATGTTCCATAATCACCATAAGTAATTGCTATATCTTTACTATATCTACTTTTATTTGGCTTTGTTTGAAATCCTTCATATATTTCTAACTTATTAGTATCTAAGTTAATTACATAACCCCATTCACAGTATAAAGAATCATGGATAAATTCTTTCCCCTCAATCATATATCTTAAATCATTTTTATATAAATCTAGTTTTCCTTGAGATTTTCTTAACAAACAGTACCAGTCACAAATACTCTTTTCTCCAATATCACCATTATAATATTTTTGACATTCTTTTATTTGCTCTAAAGTTGGTGTGCTTTCTTCATCTACCATTATCATTTTATTAAAAATATTATTTATTTCATCTATTGTGGTAGACATTATAAATTTAATAATAGTCTCTCCTAATTCTCTAGGATAACTGTCTTCAAATCTATAAGTGATTTTATCTATTCCATTTTTATGAAAGCCATATACTCCTCTTGTTCCCATAGCAATATCCTCCTTTACTTATCTTTCTTGGCAGAATCAAAAGAATCTACTCCTATTAAATCTACCAAATATCTACACATTTCATTCATTTTCTTTTCTAAACGGATATCTCTGAACTCTAAAACTTTTTCTTGTTCTGTTTCGTTTTTATTATTCATAAATGCTACTTCCTTTCAAAATCTTATATTACTATTATACCATTAATTTGAAAGAATATACCTATTGTTCTAAAATATTTTTATTAATTTATTAACAGTAAATAAATTGTGATTTTTATAGGAATTGTAATTCTGTATTATATGGCTTGTCCTAAATTTTCATTATGTATTAATTGTTGATTTTGCTTTATGTATTCATTATAATACATCCATTGAAATCCACCTGAACTTAACGATCTACCTTTTAAACACTGACTTATTCCACTTGCACTTATTTTTAATTCTAGTTGAACTTCGGTTGCCCCATCCCATTTTTTTATAAAGTTATTATTTAAATCTAATTGAATTATAGGTTTTAAAGCATATGATTTAGGTTTAATAAATGGAGTTATTTTATCTTTATTTTTTATGTAATCCTCTTTGTACTTAAATAAATATCCTTTTGATGTTAATCTCTTTCCATTACATACAGCTCCAACATTCCCACAACTAGTATTTAATACTCTTGACGCTTCAGTAACACTTCTAAATTCATCTATGTATTCTCCATTTAAATTTAGTCTGACAATTGCTTTAGTTTTTCTAGAATATTTTTCATAAGGAATAAGATTATCTTTTATTTTCATGTATGTATCTTTTAAGTACCACAAATATCCTCCTGCTGATTTAGGGGTTTTAATATTATCATTATGAGAAATACATTGACTAATATCTCCTTTATGTATTTTATATTTTACACAAGCTTCTTCTAAACTATCATATTCATATAAAAATTCATTACTTAACGATAATTGAACAACAGATTTATTGTTATATGTACGTTCGTATGGTTTAATATTTTCAATATTTTTATTGTATTCTTCCTCATACATCCACATATATCCTCCTACTGATTTTTTATCTCCATTTAAGCTACAAACAGATGATATTGAGCATATATTTAATTCTTTTTGAGCCATAGTTATAGAATTCCAAGTTTTTATGTATTCCCCTTCTAACGATAATTGAACTATTTTTCTGATATTATGCCCTCCACATTTACTACGAGTTTCTATCATATTTTGCTTAGAATCATAGTCACATAAATTATTTATAGCACCTTGTTTTAAATAACGTCTAACAGTACATGACTTAACTTGTATTATTTCACCTATTTCAGTTAAATTTTTAATTCCACTATTCCAATAATCACAAGCTGTTTTGACTAAACTATTACAAGCATATTTATTACATTCCAACCAATCAATTTTAGATAAATCAAATAATTCCGATAATCTGCTTTGTAATACGTTTTGTTTTATAAAATCAAATTCACTATATCTACAATCAATAACTATGTACTCATCTATTTTATTTTTCAAAGCTAACTCTTTCTTTAATTTATCATTTTCCTTCTCTTCCTCTAATGTTTTTGAAGATTTATGTTTAAATAATTTATCATAATGTTGTCCACCATGTGTCTCAATTATATATTGTTTGTTATTCATTTCAAAATAAAAATCATATCTTTTATTTCCACATAATCTTTTATTTTGATATTTTATATTTTTTGACCAACTAAAAATGTTTTCTCTTTCAACTTCCATGTTTAATTGTTTTAAAACAGAAAACATAAATTTTTCTGGATAACTTATACCATCACTACACGCATCACATGAAAAACCTGCACTTACTATCGTAGCAATTTTATACATTTTTTCATATCCACAATCAGAACAAACAAATAATCTTTCGTTACTACTACCACAACTTATTGAATATCCATCTTCAGGATTCTTTAATAGTTTTGCTATATCGGGGCGAATTGACCATAAATCATTATATCCTTTTAATACTTTGCGACTTGGCGTACAACATACATTGCAACCGTTATATAAAAGGTGACCTTCCTCCATTATATCAATGTTACCACATCTATTACATTTATATGTATAATATTTCATGTTTGTTGTTGTATGCCCACTCCTACATTCTTTACTTTTATGTTGTTCAATAATAATTTTTCTATCTATAATAATTATATCTCGCTTATCGTCTTTTATTATTTGTCCTACTTCATATTTAAATTTAACTTTCAATTTTATACCTTCCTACATTCTTTATATTTTATTTTTATATGTAATTAACAAGCTTGTACTAATTCTATATTATGTAATTCTATTAATTTATTTTTTATGTCATATTTTATGTATTCTTCTGGAGTTAAATCTTCTATGTATTTAAATTTGTATCCTTTATAATGTATCCGTTCACCTCGACAAACTCTTGAAATACCACTTAATGATAATATTACACCAAATATTCTTTGACTATTGGTTGACATATCTAAAACTGATTTAGACAAATATGCATTATTAATGCATATTGTTGGCTTTAATTTTTGTAATTTCATTTTTATTATATTTTGATTTATTATTTTTTCTTTTTCATCATTTGCATCATAGTTACAATAATTTAGTATCTTTCCTTGTTTCAACCACTTACGAACAGTATTGTGAGAATATCCCATAATTTTTCCTATATCTACTGTTGTTAAATCTAAATTGTTCCTTTTATGTTCACAAGCCACTTTAACTAAATTGGAACAAGCGTATTCTTCTATTCTTAACCAATCAATTTTTGATAATTCAAATATATTAGCCAAATTGCTTTCTTGTATATGGTCTTTAATCCATTCTAATTTAGAATATCTACAATCAATCACTATGTAATTTTCTTCTTTAATTTCATTATTTAATGCTAATTTTCTTTTTAATTTGTCATTATTTTGGACTTCTTCAACTGTTTGTCCACCACAACTATCAAACGCTTTCTCGTAGTGCTGAATCCCATTTATCTCACAAATATATTGTTCATTATTTAATTTAAAATAAAAATCATATTTATATTTGTCACACCATTCAAATGTTGTTTTTGTTAATTGAATTTCAAAATCAATTCCTAGTTGTTTTAATAGACTAAATATAAATTTCTCTCCATAAGGTACTGAATCACTGCAATTACAAGATATTCCATGTAAATAATATATTTTATTTATAGGTATTTTTATTTTCTTTATAGTCAAACAATCAGGGCAAATTAGATTTATCTTTTGATTACTTGTTTTTGTATATAACTTAGCTTCATCATAACCACCTTGAAAGAATGGTATCATCCATTTATCTGTTTTAACTATTGAATTTATTTTTTCTACTACAACATGTCCACTACAACAGGAACAACCTCCTTTTAATACACTACTCTCTACTACCCATAATTCTTTTTTGGATTCTTGGTTTCTATAATGTTTGTCACAATCAAATCCACAAATGTTACATTTATATTGATACCATTTTTCTTTAAGTATATTTTTCTTGCCTCTTTTATCAATTCTCTCTCTTTCTATAATTTTTCTATTAACAATGGTAATATCTCGTTTCTCATCTTGCAACCTAGTACCAATTTCAATTTTAAAATCTGAGGTATATTTTTCTAATATTTTACCAAGTTGACATTTAGTAAAATTTCTAAATCCAATTCTAAAAATTGAATTATTATATATTATCTTCAATTTACCAGATTTTTTATCATAATCTATAATTTTAATATACCCATCTATATTTTCATAAATAAATTTAATTATATATCCTATTGAATTTACCCATAAAATTCTATTACCACTTTTATTATGTGGTAAATCATCTAAAAATACTTTTCTCATGCAACTACCTTCTCACTGGTTACACCATTTATTCTATAAAAGTCATTTAAACTTAAATATTCTGGAGTTTTATTTTGGTCAACACTTTTAGCCATCTTTTTTATGTATTTATTAATTTCTTCTTCACTAAAATCACCATCATATATAACTTGAAAACTTTTTAGAGCAATCATATCAGGACTAAAATTTCTAATATTAATTAAACAACCTTTATACTTTACTCTTCCATAATAATTTTTATATTCTAATATCTCAACACTATCACCTAATTTCTCTACCAATTCATCTATAACTTCTTTAATATTTGTTCTTTTTGTAACTATCATGTTAATATCACTCTCTTTCTTCTATTAATTTATTGAATATCTATATCAACTTAATTTATTTTCAAATTTAAGGGAAGCCGAAACTTCCCATTATTATTTATAAAGTAGATTTTCTTCTCTTCCAATCAAATATAGGCTCTGGCTTAAATTTACTAAATCTTTTTTGAATTTCTCTGTAATAGTTCTTATCATTATAAAAGATATTATTAATCATGTTCTTTATAGCTTTATCATAGCTTTTCTTAAAGTATTCTACAGTATTTTTATCATCTTCTATCCTGTCTTTCCATTCATTTAATAATTTAATAGTTTCTTTGGAATGTTTATATTCTTTATACCAATTAATATCTATAACCATGTTTACCTCCTTATATTCTCTTAAATTACCTCACAAGGAGGTTTTATCTTTCGTTTGATTGTTTTTAATTTATTAGTTATTAATTGAAATATTCTTATTCATTGCAATTCTAACGATGAAGTTTCTCAATTTATTTTCAGTTACCTCTTTTATATTGTGTTCGTCATCAGAACCTTTTATATGATTGAAGAAATGATGTGATTCATGTATACCATCTTTTATTATAAATTTTATTCTTATGTATCCTTCAGCATCATAACTAGCTTCTATTGAATGCTTATAATCTTTAAATAATTTATGTATGTTTTCAAGATTATTATTAACTACTGAATTAAAAACTTCAACCTTATTACCTAATACTTCTCTTCTTTTTAGTATTTCATTTTTAAAGTCAATATTGCTTTTTATATTTAAGTCTCCAGCACTTTCTTCATATAGATTTGCATTTCTTCTTAATCCTCTGACTGGTTTTTCTTTTTCAAACATTTCCTTGTACTCATTGCAAATATCAAAATATTTGTCAAAGTCTGCATCTCCAAGTCGTTCTTTGGTCTTTTTTATTTGCTCTTTAGTTAATAATCCCCATTCTTCAAGTTTCTTTATTCCTATAACATAATAGCTAATGTCTTTTCTCCAGTTAAAGAAATTCATTATAGGATATTTTATAGTAAATACTGATACATATTTCTTAGCCTTTATATCTAATTGAGGTAATCCATCGTCAAACAAAACCATATCAATAATTTCATCTTCATCAAATCTTTCGTCCTTATCATATATAGTTATCTTTTCCCCTGTATTAAATTCAATAAACAACTTCTTTCTTGAAAAGTTATAGTATCTAATTGATTCTCTTATAATCTCATCCAAAGCAAACATTTCTTCAAAACGGTCTTTTAATATCTTTAATTGTCCTATATTGCTATTTATGTACTGAACGGTTTTGGGTTTATCCTGCAATACTTTATTTGCTAATAGAAAAGTCTTACTACCTCCTCGGCTTATATTAGCCATTATTATTTTTGATTCATCTTCTATAATGTCTTTTTGCCACTCTGTAAATATTAGTTTCTTTATCATAATTACATTTCTCCTTTATCATTAAAATTTTTAAGATATTCTTCTAAATCATCTCTAGGTATTATTTTTACTTCACCATGAAACATTTCATCTTTTATACCTTCTATGTATTCATCAGCTACCAATTCAGTTTCAAATATAAGCCAATCTTCCATTTCTATTAAGAATATTGGATCATATGCTATTTCCTTATCTGTAACCATGTAGAATTGATTAACTTCCTTATCATATTCAAAGGTATATGATTTTGTACTGTCATGTGCTAAGTCAGGTAAGAATATTGCTTTTAATTTTTTCATGTTTTTGTCTCTCCTCTTTATTTAATTATTTATATTTAGAAGACTTCTATCAACTTAAAAGCTTTTAAAAATCTTCATTTACTTAGTTTTTTCTTTTAGTTAATTAATTATTTTTCCCAACAATCAATTTTTAAATATGTATTAGCTACAAAGTTTAGCAATATTTCTGAAGGGCTTTCTATTTTATTTGACTCTACATTAAAATTTAACTTTCCAATTATACCAAAGTTATCATATATAGTAATTCCAAACTCTTGTATATCTACTTTCACTTTTTCAAATGGGTTAAATAATTTTTTAATATCATCTGAATTTTCTTTAACTAATCTTTGAAACTCGCCTTTATTGATTTCCTTGATTCCAAAATTATATTCTATTCTTTCATTAAAATTTAATTTACTCATTTTTAATTCTCCTTTTTTATTAATTTATTAATTCTTCTTTACTGTTTCCCAACCTTGTCCATTAAATTTAGCTACTATTGGTTTAGATTGTCTTGTCTTACCTATTGAAAAATAGATTTCTACAGTATTTTCGTCTATGTAGACTGGTTCTTCAAAGTGTATTTTAATTGATAATTTACTTGTATCCATAGTTCTCACCTCATTTACCTAATCCTACCACATTGGAATTTGAATTTCAATACTTATTTCTATTAATTTGTTGTTTATTTTAATCATAGTAATGCTCATATAATATATCTTTATAATATTTACTAATAGTGTCTCTATATGTCTTCATGTCTCCAACACATGTTATACTTCTTATTCCATCAATATCTGCTACTTCTCCAAGAATATAATCTTGAGTAATTTCAACCTCATTATCTTCCTCATAATCATCAATTGACATATATTTGCTTAAATCCATGCCTAATGCTTTTCCAAAACAATCTATATGTTCCCTCCCCTCATATAATTTATTATCCATTATAAGAAAAGCATTTATTCTTTGTTCTTCCCAATCATAATCTTTTGGCTGACGCATTTTTATCACTCCTTTATTTTTTAAATTACATCATTTTTCTTTAATCTTAGTCTTATATCAATATAATCTTGAGTTACTATAAATGAATTATCTGATGTTTTTATTATAATAGCATTTCCACACCCTCTAGTTTGTTCCGCAACAGTTAATTTTTTATTTCTATACATACTTCCTATTGTATTAATAACATCATATGTTAATAAGTCATATTCAGTAGATACACAACCTATTTCTTTTGAGGTATCTGAGGCATTCCCACCATTTTCTTTACATATATGTGTTGTGATAAAAGAATTACTATAATCTAATTTAAATATTTCTGCTATTGTATTAATTAATTTCTTTGCAAATTCTTGTTTCATCTTTACATCTCTCCTTTTAATTTATTTAACACTTGATAAAATAGCCATTTTATAACAATAACTAGGTGCTACAAGCTAGTGATAGACTTATTCTTGTTTTGTAAATTTCTCAAATTTCTCTACATCTTTAATATAATCTTCAATATATTCTCTTATAATTTTTTCGTCTGTTCTGAAGTCTATGTCTAAAAAATAATCGCCATAATATAATCTGTCTTCTGCAAAATATAGGTTTCTAGCTTTTACAAAATTAATAACTTCATCTATTGTCTTAAACACAATGATATCATCTTTTGATATTGTGTTTTCCACATTACAATAATTTAGACTTTTTAATTTAAATTCATATTTCATCTTATTCAATTCCTTTCCTACTTTTAATATCATTTATTAGCCATTCTAATTTACCATCTGTAATATATCCACCATCTTTTCTCTCTTTGTTATACTGATCTATTATTGTTTTGGAATACCATATTCCATCTTCATCTAGTTCTCTTATGTGTATTATTCCACTTAATACATTCCCACAATTTGGACATATAATATGTCGTATCATCATTCCGTGCCCGTCCCTAGGATTAACCCATGTTGTCAACTCTTTTTCTTGTTTAGGATTTTCAAATTTAAAATTCTCTTCATATTTGCCACACTTAGGACAATAAAATATATTTTGCATAACTATTTCTCCTTTATTTATTATTGTTTTACATATCTCCAGCACTACCATCTGAATATAAGTCTTTCCAAAATTCTTTTCCTATTGTAGTTTCAATATCCTCTGTTCCTCCAAAAATTTTATCTACATATTCATATCCATATTCTGATAATAAATAATTATAATCAGCATGGTCATTATCATAATCATCATTAATATCTTTTTCTATTTGTTTAATTAATTGGATTGGTTTTAAATTATATTTTTTCATTTCATATTTTGCGCAATGTTTAATTATTAACTCTTTAAATTCTTTTAGTATAGTTTTATTCATTCCACTTATATAATATAATTCTGAAAATAGTTCTGAAAAATTTTCTAATTCAGATTCAGAAAAGAAATTATATTTTTTCTTTTCAAATGCTATTTCAGACGCAAATTCTTCATCATCATAATAATCCCATTTATAACTTTCATCATCGAATACATTATCTATTGTTTGACCATTAAATTCAAATTTAAACTTCCTTTCTTCAATTTCTTGTCCTTCAAATTCTATTGTTTCTTTCATATTAATCTCTCCCTTGTCTTAAATAATTAAATCTTTTTAAATGTATAAATTTATTTTTAAAATTATCTGGCAACTTTTTATATTGCTCATCAGAATAAACATCTAATTGTCTTCCTTTAATTCTATAAGCCGTATACCATTCAAAATCACAACCACATGATGGGCATATCTCACTTTTATTATTTATTTTACTTTTTAACTCTTGATACCCACAACTGCCACAATACTCTATTTCTTCTACTTCTTCTTTTTGAATATCAATTATTATTTTCTTCCCATTATAATAATAAATAGGCTTTCTGCCTTTTTTCTTAAGTATATTGTGTAATATAATAAAAGCACTACCAATTCCTACACATTGATTATAAACATCATTTTGAAAGTTTTTAATTTCTGATAAGTTTATTGTTTCCATCGTTGCATCTCCTTATTTTTTTTATTTTATTAGTCTTATACTTTTTAAAATATGTTATTAATCTTTTGATACTTGCTTTAATATCATCATAATACTTCTGTAAGTCCTCATATTGAGTATTATATTCTTTCTCTGTTAGTCCTTCATCAATATCATAAAATTGATTATAATTAACATATAAGTCTTTTGTTTCAATATTATATTCCATACACCATCCACTGTTTTCATGGTTACAATCTATCACATAAGCTATAACACATTCATTTAAAGCGTCAATATCATTGTCTTCCTCAATCATTCTAACAATAATGTTATCATTTGTAATTTCTGCACTAATTTCATTAAATCCAATTTGAGTTGTTTCTATTTTATTCATTATTTTCTTCCTTTCTATTAATTTATTTCCTTTTAAAATTCACCATTTAATAGAATATTCAACTCTATAAAGCTCCTATTTAAGCCATTCTTAACTCTTTAATTTATGCATTTCTAAATTCAAACTTAGCATATGATTTATCATTATTGAACTATCTATATATTTTACTTTTTCATAAGCTTCCTTAATTTCATTTAAAGTATAACCTGCAAGTATATTATCCTGCAATAAATCAAAAGAAATTTCATCTTTGTTAATTTTATAATATTCCTTTAATTCCTCACCACCAATCATTTCTAAAATATTTAATTTATTATTATATTCTATATCTTTTTTTATAGCGTCACAAAGTTCATAGACATTATCATAAATCATTTTAAAACCCTCCTTATCCCCATTCTATATAGTAAAGTTTCTTTCTTACACGCCATCTTTAATAATATTTTTTGATACCACATTAATTTGAAACCTAAATAATCTTCGGCAAATTTTACTGGATTATTATACTGATTTCTAAACTTTAAAAATTCTTCTTTCCATATCTGAACCCTAATTTCTTCACAAATGTTTTTATATTTTTCTATAGCATAATAATAGGTACTTGATAATATATTGTCTATCTTTTTGTAGAAATTCGATAATTCAAAGTATTCTTCATTCATAATTATCTCACTCCTTCAATTTTATTTAGCCTGTCTTTAAATTCTCTTTCTTTGTATTTTCTAATAGTTTCATTTAGCTTATGATTTTCTATTAAAGTCTTATTTAGTTCTTTTTTTATAGTATCCCTAGATTGTTTTACCATCATATGCTCATGTATTCCTATACTTTCAGCATATTCATTTTTTAAATTATGTATTTGATTCTCATATCCTTTGACTTTTGCTTTCAGCATTTGATAACAGAAATCATTTTTCTTTATATTTTTATCCTGTTCTTTAATTTTGTCTTGTATTAGTAAGCATAATCTGCTTTCATCTATATTTGATTTTATTCCTAGTATATTTGCTATTCGTTGTAATTCATTTATCATTTTAATCAATCCTCTTTCATTTTTATTTATCTTAATTTATTTTTATCTATAGACTAATCTCAAGATACCATTTAAAATATCTTCAAATTAACCCATACGGGCTTTACCTTTTGTTCTTTATGTATTTTTATCCACCTCCTCTATTAACTAATTAATTTGAGTACTGTTGTTTTGTAATTCATCCAATCTCTTTAACATATAGTCAATTTCATCTTGACTTAGAATGACATTAGAATAATTTTCTTCATCAATTTTTTCATTATCTAAAAACATATATTTCAATTTATTCTTTATATTATTTATAAACATTAAATCACCTCCTTTAATGGATTTTAATATAATTTATTGTAGATTTAACTTTTGACATAATCCATCTATCTGAGTAGTTAACATTCTGCCTCTTATAAATGGATTATGAACACCAATAGCTAATACAACAATACTTATTAACTCCTTTCTAAATTCTTGTCTTGTCACTCATATCACCTCCCTTCAATGGTATATTTTACAAATGAAATATAATAAGGTATCCAACCGGAAACATTATTCCTACTATTAATACATTGTATATTATATACTCTTTTAAATCCGCTTTCATTGATTCATTCCTCCTTATGATTATTTTTAATTATATTAATTAATTTATTTTTATCTTATGTATGCCTTTTCTTTAATGTCATTGATTAATTGTTCTTCCCATTCATCAGATCTACCTGCAACCTTACAAGCTGATAAAACAACTAGTGTGTTTAAAGTTATTATAATTACTGATATTATTGTTAACATGTTTTTCACCTCTCTTTTCTATAAATTTATTTACGCCCTATTAATTCAATATAATTATTGTCTTCGTTTATTTTATAATCTTCATACATATTTGATATTTTATATATTATATGACTCTTTTGTTTATTATCTCTAAATTTCATTTTTATTGTAATTCCTTTTTCTTTTGGTAGTTTGCTTGATGTACAATACATACCATTTTCATCTATATTTGCTTTATTTAAATTTTTACAATTTATTTTATCTATAAGATTATCTACTTTTTGAACAACGTTATTATCCACTTTTAGTATTCTTATTTGATAAGAATTCATCCCTTTTTTAATTTGATTTTTTAATCTTTTATTTTCTGAACTTATTTTTTCTTTTTCAATCTGAATATTATTTATTTGGTCAATAAGTGGTTTCATTGTAACCAATTCATTTTTAGTTCTTCTTCTTTATTGTCTAATTTTTTGCAATCCTTTTGTTAATTCCCAACCCCTATATAAATCAAACTTGTCCAAATTCTCTATCTTATGTAGTAAATCTAATTGAGCATCATCTAATGCTTTTAAATCAACCTTTAGTTTATTATAATATTTTTTAGATTCTGTTATTTTATTATTGATATTGTCTGCAAAATCAGTAGCCATACACATTTTATCATTTCCTTTCTTTTATTATTTGTTTTAATTTATTATTATAATAAAAGTATAATCCTACCAAATCTAAAAGTCAATAGATATATAATAATTATTTTTGTTAATTTGTTTATTATGTATTAGTCCGTTATTTCTACTATGTAATTAACCATTGCTATATACAATGGCTTTGGAATTTGATTTTTATATTGTTCTGCAACTTCTTTTATGTAGGCTTCTTTATGTATCTTATATGCAGTAAAAGCTTCTTCAACATTACTATAATGACTTCCAATTTCAACCCTTGTCCATTTTCCATTTATAACTTTACTCATTCTAGCATATATAACATTATCATATATACTTACACCAATTGGAGTATTTCCTCTTCTTGATACCCCTCTAACAAATAATTTATTAATCTTTTCAGGTACAAAAATACAATTATCAGGACTATATATTTTGTTCCATTTATGTAATATGTCTTTATCTATACACATCTTTTCATTATCTACTTTATAATAATTTTTATTGAACCATTTTTTAAAGTTCTGAAAATTATGCCATTCTTCACAAACTGTACAACCTTTATATGACGTATTTTTTGAATAACTTTCATTATTATAACATCTATCTAATATATGATGCCATCTACCATATTCAACATCATTATTTATACCTGTTTGTTTTTCTTGACCAAGATACCCTATACCAAATATCTTTTTGTCATATGGGGAACTTGATCTTCCTTCTTTGAAATCTTTATAACTACAAATTTTTATGTATTTATGTACGTTATCATCAAATTCAATCAATACCTTTTGCGAATTTGTATATTCAATTATTGTCATTTTTGTACCATTATTATTAAAATTTATTTCACCAACTCTATATGTAAAATCAATTTTATTTTTTTGAATAATTTTTATATTTCTATTTCTTATAAGAGCTTGTTCAAACCAACTATAATTTTTGTTATAAGCTATGTGTCCATCTTCAAATTCAACATCTATGTCTCTAGAGTTTCTATACTCTTTTATCCACATTTTTAATCCTTGATTATTATATTTTATTTCTCCTGTTCTATCAATTTTACGACTCATTTTCTCTCCTCTGTATTAATTTATTTTTTAATATTATAAGAAAGTAATCAAGATTTCTCTCAATTACTTTCTTATGTAGGATAACTATTAATTAATAATTATTATCCACGTCCTGAACCAGTTGTTGCAAACGCTACAACTGTCATTACAACAGTTGATATTGTTACGATTGCAGTTATAATTAGTGCTTTAAATCTTGCTTTTGTCATTTGTATTTCACCTCCTTTTGTAGTTGCTATTAACATAAGATATACTCATGCTAAATCGCAAATACAAAAGGATTTTTAAAAATGTAATTTATGATTTTATATAATTTGTTTGAGTTGATTTTTAATTAATAACAATACGTCATTATAAAGAGAAATATCTACTTTTTCTATATCCTTAATAAAACTCTCTAATGTGTCATTATATTCAGTGGTATTGTTATGTAATAGTATGTCTTCTACCACCAAGAAGACAACCTTAAAATTTCCTTTTAATATATTAATATTAAATTCTGATATTAATTTTTCCATATATTTATCTTTATGTGCATAATCATAATCTTTGTAAGTATCATAACAAAATTGGTGTATTTTAATTAATTCTTCATTAGTTATTTCATCTTTATAGCATACAGCATAATTATTTAATGCTTTGCAGTATCTCTCTTTATTAATTTGATTATTTGTATAATTAGGGTGAGTATCTAGCATATCTTTTAGTGCTTTCGCATAAGGTTTTGCTTCACTCATATCTGATATATTTTTTTCTTTTAATATTTGCATTATAATCGTGGTCAAGTTGTGTAATATTAATCTTCTGCATTCTATACTTTTAAATTTATTACCAATTTGAAAAAACATTTTTCTTAGTATTTCTTTTGCCTTATCCTTTGAAACAAAATCCCATATATAATATAACTTCTCCATTTCTTCTAATAACATTTCCTCTTCACTCATTTTTAACACCCCATTCTATTATCCTATAGATATTTTTCTCTCCCTTGTATATTCCACATAGTAATCTTTATAATTTATTCCATTATCTTTGCATATTCTTTCTAAATGGTCTAATAACATTGACCTCTCAGATAATAAGTGATTTAAATTATTTGTTTTTGACCTTCCAAGTACTTTTTCATAGCTGTATATAAATTGTAATGTTTCATTTATATCATCTTGTACATATTTAGGTAATTTTTCTAATGGACTTTTTTCTTGTAATATACCCCTTTGAATATTTCTAGCCTTTTCAACTTTCTTTAATACCAACTCATCTACAGTTCCAATGTATGTAAGCAGTTGATATCTTACATCTATTGGCGTATCTTGTTCTATCAGTATTACCGATTGCTCCTTTAATCCAAATCCTTCTACAGTAACGTGTACTGGAATATTACTTGCTTTTGCCATATTTGAAGTTAATGGATACACATTTATTATATTTGAAAACCTATTGTTTATATCATTAGAATCTACTAATGCCGGGCGTACCCCACTTTGTAGAGATCCTCTCCTTTGTCCAAAATCTACATACCAAAGTTGACCTTTCTTTACTTGTTTCTTTTCTTCTTTATTATTATAATTTGTTTTATCTATAGTAATTTTTTTATTAATATTATTACTATATACAATTTCTTTTGCTTCAATTGATTTGCTATCTTTAATTTCCTCTTTATCCATTTTTGTCTTTATTGCCATTAGTTGCTCTTGAAAATTATTCATTACAACCACCTTCCTTTAATTAATCCTTCTTAAATTCCAATTAAAATTACTTTTTTATCACTTATTATTTCCATTAATTTGTTTTGACCTATGTACTAAGTTTAACTCTAATTCCATATGTTGTCAATACTTTTTTGTAAATTATTTATAATTTATTTTCACTATTTCTTTTTAATTAATTTGTTTCACTTCTATACTCTTATATTACTACTATCTTCCAAACATGTCAATACTTATTTTAAATATTATTTTATTTCTTTTAATTTATTGATTCCCTGTCCATAAATACATATTATACTATATAGAAATCATTGTCAACACTTTTTATTAAATTTATCTTAATTTTATTAATTTATTCTGACATAATATAATCATATACAAAAGAAAAGGCTAGAATCAACTTCTAACCTAACTTTCAACTTTGTTTAAATCAGCACTTACTTCTGATTTTACTTCTATTTCTTTACTATCAAACTTTTCCTCACCATTTATAAATTCTTCAAAATTTATTTGCTTTCTAATTTTATCTACTACCTCTTTAGAGTTTTTTTCCTCTAAAGATACTACTGATTCACCACTTTTTCTTTTGTCTATAACCATATCTTTTGTTAATGCTTCATAATAATCTTTTAATGTATAAATAGCACTAACATTTACTTCATCTCTAAAGTTCATATATACCCATTGTATGTCATCTGTAGTTATTTTTCTTGTTTCTCTAATTTCTAATAATAAATCAATATATCTAGATTTTATTAAATCTCCAAATGCTATTCTATCTATTTTGGCGCTTTTACAACCTGTATAAACTTTACTATTAATTGTACTGTAATTTTCAATCAAACTTTCATCTCTTGCACTATTACTTTTCTTTAATATATAATTGTAATCAGTTGATTCGTCTGTATCATTACTCAGTTTATATTTATCAATCCACTCTAAAAATCTATCATCAACATCTATATATCTAATTAATTTACCATTATCAATTATTCTCACTCTTTTATTCTCATAATCAATATCATTACATCTTAAACTTCTTGCATGTATCATCTGTTTACCTGTGATTCCATATCTAGCCAGTAGCAATGGCATTGCATTAGACAAAGATGATGCCGTTTCAATTTTTACTAATAGGTTATAGAATTTTCCTAATCCCCAAAGATTATTAATTAAAACTTTAGACATATCTTTTATAATTTCTCTTCTATTTAATACGTCAATTACATTACCACTTATATCACCACGACCAACTCCCCAACGTTTATAAATGTTAATAAAATGTACTATATTATTCTTGCTTGGTTGAGAAAGTCTAAATCTACTTGCAAGAATTTCATCTACTTCAGTTTGGTTAAAAAACATTACATCTTTTCCTAATACTAATTCATTTGGATGAATGTGATTATTATATAAAGACCACATATTTTTTAAAGTATTTTCGTTATCATATACTTCATTTAAAAATGTCAGCTTTGCTTTTTGTATACTATCATAACTCTTTATAAGATCATTCTTTTCTTTTATTGTTTTATATTCTTGCCCTATAAAATATTTATTCTTCATTCTCTATCACCTCTTTAGCAATATGTTTAAAGTAATTATATATTTTTCTTACACTAAAACTTTTCCAAGTTAATTTTAAAGGTTCTAAATCTTCATTTGTCAAAGACATTAGTTTATTTCCTATCTTCATTAAATATTTTTCATAATTATTCTCAAATTGTCTCAGTTCATTTGCTATTGCTATATATCCAATAAATATATTAACATCGACTAAATGAGTTTCTTTTTCTAAATTTTCCAAAGTTTCGTGTTCCATTAATAAATATTCAAAAAGCTCATCTATTATATTAGACATACTTTCTGCAATCATTTTTCTTTGTAATTTAGAATTCACAGGAATATCAATAGCATGTTTTTCTATTGTTTCACTTAATATAGCTGAATAAGTTATACTTGGTATAGCTATATATTCATCATATGTCTTAACTACTTTTTCATTTAATATTTGTGAAGATTTAATCAATAATTCTACAAAATCATTATAATCACTATTTTCCAGTGTTTCCAACCATTGCCTATCAGTATCACTTCTTTTGAAAATTTGATTTACTACTCTTTGAGCTCCTTTTAAATCTCTTATTGTTATTTTTATTGGGAAACCTCTATTTTCCAATAACTTTCCTTTTCTTAATACATTTTCATATGCTTTTATACCTGCCATTGTTCTATGCCAACCATCAAGTGGATTTATTACTGTATAATTGATTGATTGTCTGTCATAGTTTGGAACTATTTCAACATTATATATATTTTCAAATCTTTGTTCCATTGCTACTTGTGGTACATTTTTTTGACTTTTTAAAAGGACATTATATATTAACAGGTCTTCTTCATATACTCCATTTTCAATATCTTTAGCTATCTCATTTACTGCTTTATTATTAAGACTATATGTTTTCACAATTGTTCCCTTTGTCCCTATTTCTTTATATACTGGTGCTCTTTGAGTATCATAATTGTAATTATAAATAGTATTATTATAACAATCATATAATGTTTGTAATGGTACATACCCTAATAAATTATAATCATCAATCTTTATCATATTTTTAATAAAAAAAGAATCAACTACTTTTAATTCATTCATTTTATTATCATATGCTACAAGTAAACTATTTTTAAACCATTTGTTAGGATCAAGTATTTCCCAATCTAATGCAACCTTAGCTCCTTCAATAAATGCGACTTGTTCCAATTCTTTAAAGTCATACCATTGTTTATCTCCACCAAATAATGCACTTATTAGTCTAACAGAAAATCCCTTTTCTTGAAATTTTTTAGTTAAAGTATCTGATAATTTTTTATTTTTCCCTTCTTCATTTATTATTTTATCAATTATTTTAAATTGTTCTTCTTCTGGAATCAAATCCTTAATTGTTTTCATTTCCATAACATTTCACCTCTATTTAAATTTTTGCATTCTATATTATTAATTATTTACATACTATAAATATATTATACAATAAATTAATAATTAATGCAACAAAAAAGCGAAGATATTTTTATCTTCACTTAATTTATTTTCCTTGATTAAATTATACTCTTTCCAACTCATGAATACAACCATTAATAAATAAAATTTTAACTGAATTATTATTTTCTATGTAATAAATCTCTTCAATAATGTCTAAATTTAATTTATTCATAATTTCTTCAATTTCTAATTCATTTGTAATATTTTTTTCATCAATTATTCGAACACCTAGTTCACTTCCGCACAGAAAATATTCAAACTCATCTATGCTTATTATTTGTCCCAAATCTTGTTTAACTTTTTCTATTCTCATTTCCATTATTATCGTCCCCTTTATATTTTTATTTTATAAATAAATTAATGCATTTAACTTGTCTACATTTTTATTTTATAACAAATTAATATAAATAGCAATACATTATTTATTTAAATTTCCATATTTTTATTGAGTATTAATTTTAGCTAATCAAATATGATTTTACAATATTAATACCAAAATCGGATAACTTTGATACTAATTTCGGACTATTGTTGTAAAACACATTGTTAATAATAACCAAAGAATATATAATTAAAGCTTGTATGAAAGGAGTTGACGTTTGATACATGGTTAAAATGAAATTACATATACTATTGGATAAGTATAGAATCAGTCAACGTGAATTCGCTCAACAAACCCATATTAGATATGCAACAGTTAATAGTTATGCGAATCAAACTTACAAACATATAGTCAATAAGCATATAGATATTATTTGTACATATTTTGATTGTAACATTGAAGATTTAATTGAATATACAAAAGATAATCATTAAAGATTGGATATAAAATTAATATCTAGTCTTTTTTATTTGAATATTTTTATGTTAATGTTTGTTCTATTGTTATTATATTACAGAACATATGTTTGGTCAAGTTGTTATTATTATTGAAATTTTACTATTTTAGTTGTTAAATTTATATCAATGCCCTTATGTTCATTATATACCCTTATGTTCAAAATACATATTACTCTGAGTAATATCGTTCTTCTATTTTTTTATTATTGGTTATAATTACCTCTTGATTCGACTAATTATGACATGATATAATATTTTTACCTGTACAGGGAAAATATATTTGTCGAAGGGGTGGCAAATATGATTTGCAATTTATATACTTTATATGTAAAACGATTTCGTGAACTAAGAAGAATGACTCAAAGTGAACTCGCTTTCAAAATTGGTAAATCACAAGGATTCATATCACAAATTGAAATGGATAATAATATCAGAACCAAGTCAATATTGCTTGTAGACCTAGTTCTAATAGCACAAGCACTAAATGTATGCCCTAATGATCTTATTAGATATCGTTGTCGTCAATGTCATCGTTTTGATATTTGTACTAGACACAAATATTTAGAAAAAGATGATGAACATTTTAAAGAACATTTAGGCTATTATACTTAATTTAATTATAAAAGCAAGTATAACTAATTAAATTTGATATAGTTATACTTGCTTTTATTTTTATATATTATTATGTTTAGACTAATTTTCAAAATTATCTCTATATCTCATCAATTATTCATCAACTCTTTCTAAATTATTAGCTTCAGCAGTTGTTATTTTCATCCTATCTACTCCATATTTAACTTGTACTAGCTTAAAGGAAGGTATATGACCTATAATTTCTCCCTTTATTTCTTTATTAAATAAATCAGTTCCAGCTACGCTAATGCCCTTTAATGCGTCTTTATAATCCATAAACTACCTCCCCATATTATTTTTATATAATTATAACATTAAACTAACATACTTCATATATCATATTATTTACTGATACATTAACATTATTAATGTTCTCAATGGTTGTTATTATGCCTTTGTAGACTATAGAAAACATAGAATCACATATAAAACTTAAATCTATTGATTTACCTAATGGTATTTCTAAATTATTTTCAATTATATCTTTTATCACTTCTTTAATCTCTCGTTCTGGAATATATCTTTCTCCTTCTTTTTGTATTATTATATTTTTATCATTTATTGTTAATGGTATTATTTTATTCATATTTATATCCTTCTTTCACATAATCCTTATTGTTTTAATTTATTATGTAGTTTATTAATGTTAAAAAAGAAGAATTAGTGAGTTCAAATGAAAGTAACATTTTATCTAGACACATTTTTTAAGCCATTCTATTTCTTTTTCAATAGCTTCTTTCCTTGAATATATTTCACCTTCAAAATCTCCGTAATATGTTATGTTTGCACCTGCATATCCTTGAAATGATTGTATTCTATCTTCTGCCATTTCTTCTATTGTAAATTGTTTTATTCTTTCATAATTATTCATTTAATTTATACTTCCTTTCTTAAACTAATTTTATATAATAATTTACTGTTTCAGGTATTTCACCTTATTTTAATTCATAGCAATTATTCTTATATAATTCTTCCCTACCATAACCATAAACGCTCCCAAACGGCAATTTTAATTCTAAGTCTATATCTAATGACTTTAATAAAAAGAATACTGTATGTTCTCTATTATCTTTGTTTATGTCAATTTCTATTATTTTAATTAAGTTTGGTATTTTAGAAAGTAATTTTTGATATAGTTTAACTATTAAATACTCATGTTCAATTTTGTAATCTGATAACATTGATTCATAAGCATGTATCATTTCGTGTAACAAAACACGATTGTTTATACGAGAAGGTACTATATTAATGACTTTCCAAAATCCAGTGCATTCACCTGTAAAGTCATCATTTTTATCTACTACGTTAAACTTCCACTCATAAAAATCTACTAATGTTTCAGGCATAAACTTTCTTGCATCTTCATTAATATTCATTAGAATTACATATTCAATATCTTGAAAATATTTCTTTTGAAATTGAAGTGCTTTAATAAATAAGTTATATTCTGATTTAGTCATACCCTGTTCAGTTATTGGATTATGATATACAATTTTAGATTTATTAGTCATTCTACATCTCCTCACATACTCTAAAACTAAGATTTTATGAATATTTATCCAAATGCTTGTTAATTATTTTTCTTGCTTCCTCATCATCATTTAATTTTCCCCACAGTTCAGTATCAATCATTGTAAAGTCCACTTTTTCATTCGGAACATCACATATACAATATCCTGTTTGCTTAAGTTGTTCAAGCCATATAAAAAATTTATTCATTTTATTCATCCCTTTCTTATTCTACAATGAATCCCTCATATTTCTTTCCCTTAGCTACTATTTCACCTATTTTATAATCTAATTGTTTTCTTGATAATTTTATTTGATTATTCTTTACAATATCATCATTACTTAACATCATACACTCTCTATTAGTAACAATTCTTATAAAATCATCTTCTATTTTTTGTACAACGCCTAAACTTCTAAATTTCCAAACTAAAAAATTTGTAAAAGTATATATCTCTACTTCATCTCCAGTTTTTAATTCATAATTATTTAAATGTACTCCTGTTGAAATCCCACATTCAATATTATAATTACGCATTTTTATATACATACTTTAATCTCCTTTCTAATTGATAATTATTTTCAATAAAATCAGATATTTATAGTCTGTTTTCTACTTTCTAATTTTAATTTAATTTCCCTGTCTATCATCGTTTTAATAATTAACTCTATATCTTTATCATATGTTCCATCTTCTTTGATATCGCCACTATCTATTAAAGTGTTTAATAAAGAATTAAAAGAATTTATATTATCATTTTCTTCTTTTCCATTATTCCACCAATATTCACTATGTCCACTCATTTTTACTAACGCATCAATAAACTTATCACTTGGCGGTTTCCCTTTACTTACAATATGACTTACATAACTTTTGTTTACTTGTGCAATCGTAGCAATATCACTCTGCTTGATTCCATTTTCTTTTATCCATGTATTTAGACGTTCATTAAAACTCATTGGTATTCACTCCTGTTAAATTTCCTATTTTACTTTCTCTTCAATTAACTTTTCTAATTCTTCTAAAGATTCTAATTTTGTATATTCATCATTAACAATCAATTCTTTTAAGTTTGTTGCTAATTTAAATTTTTTAGTTTCCATCAACAACTTTCTTAACTCATAATAAATATTATTAACTTTTTGAATGTACAACTTATGATTCTTTTCATCTTCAAAACTGAGTTCATAATTACTTAATGGATACCAGTTGGCAATTTCTTTTAACTTTTTACTAGCATTATCTAAATCTTTTAAAAGTGTTTCTTCTTTCTTTTCTATATATTTAGCTTTCTCCATTATTTTCTTCACCTTCTAACCTTTCTTTCATTTCATATAAAGCTCCTATTCTACCACATAAATTATCTATACCACTCCCCATATCTTGAACAACTCCAGATTCATTTGGTATATAATCTTTCCCACTTTCTTTATAACTTTCTATTCGATTTAATTCGCTTTCCAATTCATTTTTTAACAATGTCATTTTTGATTTCAATTTATCTATAGAATTATTAATTCTCATTTGACTATATCCTAGTGCTTTCATACTAATTCACTCCTCATTATTCTTTATTATAACATAAATTTTAATTTTCTAAACTCTTCCAAATAAAAGATTTATTTTAACTATTCTTCCTATATATTATCCATAACATTTTTAATACTATCTTTATCCATAGTTATATAAACTCTAGATGTATTAGTCAGTTATTTCAACTTTATATTTGTACATTGCATCATAAAGTTTATGTGGGATCTTATTTTTGTAGTAATCTGCTACTTCCTTTATATAATTCTCTTTATATCGTTTGTAAGCACTAAATGCTTCTTCAATTGTTGGATAGACTCCAATATGAATATATTCTCCTATAAGCACATTTTGACATCTTGCTCTATATTTATTAACTAAATTTTTAGTTAATACTACTCCAATTGGTAAATCTCCCCTACTACCATCCGATTTGCAAAATAAAGTATTTATTCTTTCTGGAACAAAACAACAATCGTCAGGGTTGTATATTCTATTTCCTTTGTGTAATATATCTTTATCTAAATGCATTTTTTCGTTATCTACCTCATAATAATTATCATCATACCATTTAGCAAATATTTGAAAGTTATGCCATTGCTCATCACAAGATACATTTTTATATGTTGGACGTTTTTCTTCTAATTTACTATCATAGCATCTTAACAACATTGAACTCCAATGTATATACTGTTTTGTATTTTTATTTTCTTTGTCACCTATGTCTATGGACTTATATTTTCCTTCTCCAAGAAATCCCACGCCTTGTGTAGTTTTATCGTATGGACTAATAATAGTTCCTCTTAAAAATTCTCCATATTGTCTATTTTTTAATATAGCTCCATCTTGGAATTGTATATCTATATCGTTTGACTTTCTATAATTTATTATTGTCATCTTTGAACCTAATGTATTATAATTATTTTCGCCTACTCTATGTGTTTTAATTGATTTTAAATGGCTTTTTCTTTTCTCAATACATTTTTTATTTGTGCAACCTCCACCTCGCTGTAAACTGCTAATACTAGCGTTCCATTCGTGATTACATCTTTTATCTATTGCTAATATTTTTATATTATAACTAATATATTCACCTAGTATTTCAATGTTTGGATTTAAAATTTTTATCTCTACTTTGAATTGTTCTGTTGTTTTCATTACTTTCCCCATTAAATATCTCCTTCCTTATTTTATTATTGTTATTACATTTTTTATTGATGTCGTTTACCCATTTTTTATTTATAAATTGTTTAATGGATTCTTACCAGCCATGTCCCTTAATTCTTCTTCTTCAACTCTTAGATATTTTTCTGTTGTTTTAATTGAACTATGCCCCAAAGCACGTTGTATCTGTCTTATATTTGCACCAGCATTATGAGTTAATGTAGCATATGTTCCTCTTAATTTATGTGGTGTATATTTTTCGTCTGTTAACTCCGCTATATTTAGATATTTTTTTACCATATTTCTTATGCTATTTGTACTTATGTTTGTTTTATAAGCATGTGATAAAAATAAATATTGTTTTACTGTATCAGATATTCCTTCTTCATTCCTATTGTTTAAATAATCCTTAATAGATTGTTTACAAACATCATCAAGATATACAAACCTTTCTTTTGATCCTTTTCCCCATATTTTAATCTTATCATCTTTCATATCTTTTATTTTAATATTTGCAAGTTCAGATATTCTTAAACCACAATGTAAAAATATATTTAGAATACATTTATCTCTGTAATAATTTACGTCATCCTTATCTAATGATTGTGTTAATTTTACAGCCTGCTTTAAACTTAATGTTATTGGTTCAGTTTTAGCTTGCTTAGGACTTTCTAATTCATAAGCAGGATTAAAAGTTATTAACCTTATTTTATTTTGTAAATACTCAAAATAAGCTTTTAAAGTTGCAACTTTTCTACATCTTGTACTAGCACCATTTTTACACTCTTCTATTAAATAATCCATAAAATTATGTAGATGTTTTAATTTAATAGTTTTTATATATTTATCATTAATAGCGTGTCTGTCTTTTCCTCTGTTACTCTTAAGGAATCTTACAAATATTTTTAAATCATTCTCATATCCTAATACTGTCTTTTCTGAAAGACCTTTTATATTTCTACAATAATTTAAAAAACTTATTACACTTTCAGGTAATTGTATTTCATTTTTAGTTTCCATAAAATCAATTCCTTTCTTAATTCTATTTCTTTTAATTTGTTTATATTTTAATTATATATCTATTTTATGGAAAAATCAATAGTTTTATTACTGATTTTTCTAAAAATATACATTAATTTATTTTTATGTATTTAACCTTTAAATTCTTGTATCCTAGCAAACTCTCCATAATACTTTATTTCACCATCATTTCTAGCCTTTACTGCATCTTCTAATTTATCATAATAACCTAGTCCTATTGTTTTATAATCTTGTTTCACATAGGCATACCATTTATTAACATTATTATAATAGTACCATATGACACCTTTATATCCACTTGTATTATTTTTCTGTTTATCAACATTACAAGAGTTCTGACGTATCGTACAGATTCTTAAATTATATTTTCTATTATCAAATTCATTAGTTAAACCATCTTTGTTTATATGGTCTACTGCTTGTTTTCTATCAGAAACATTCATTATAAACCTATGTAATAAAATCCGTTTACCCTTTATATCTGAATAAGCATAATACTTATATGAATATTCTCCACCTGCATGTTGTATATTCCAGTGATATTGTCTACATTTCTCATAATCTTCTAAATCAATTTTTAAATTAAATATTCCATGAGTTGGATTTTCTATGTTTAATTCAACATAATCCTCATATTCTATCCATTTGTTTTTTACAATTTTATTCCCCAAAATATTCTCCTACTTTCTTTAATTTATTTATATTATTAATACTTACTTGTCTTACATAAAAATCACCTCCTTAAAAACAAGTATGATTTGAAAGTAGAATATTTAATTTATTTCCGAATAGAATGATAGTTTTAGCAACTCTAGTTATAGATTATTATTAACAAATCCTTTTAATTCGTCTAACTGCAAACTTTCTTCCTTGCACCAATTTTCTTTTAACTCATCTATATACTTATTTGCACTATCCTTCATATTTTCATAAAACACTTCATTATCATCCCAACCTAATTTAAATCCCATTAAGGCAATAATCGCACTTTTTAGAAAATCCACTTTTAATTCAAAATTTCCATCAACATTTCTTTTCCCTGATTCTAAATATCTTAATGTATGTTCTATTTGTATCCATTCTCTTTTCATTTTACATTCTCCTTCTCTTAATTTATTTTATTAATATACTAATTCATTAAAATCTATTTTAAATCCTTCAGCTTTACCATTTATGTACTTATCTCTATCTAGAAATACAAATTCGTTTTTATCTTTATCAAAACCTATAATCATTCCGATTTCTTGCAACATACCTTTTAGTAAATCAAATTGCATCTTTATAATTCCTTTTTTATCTTCCATACTATAATCACTCACTCTTTATATCTCCTTTAATTTATTTTATCACCACAAAACAATGTGTTTAACAACTTATTTATATTCACAACAATCATTATAATCGTCCATAGATTCTATACCTTTTTTAATACATTCGTCACATTTAATACATTTGTATTCATTAGTTGGCTTTAATCTTAATTCCTTATTGAATAATAAACAATCAGGCTTTATATAAAAACTAAAACTTGAAATAAATCTACACCCTTCACAACAATCTCCATTTGGTACTTTTACATTAACATTTATATCTAACATTTTCTCACCTCACTTTAAGTAAAATTATGATTTCATCTTGTTTATATATTTACTGGTCTATTCATAAAATAATTCTTAAATTCATCACAATAATCATTGCCAATTTTGCAACGAGCTTTATTTTCTAAATCTTGATAAACATTTTCACAAATAATACAATCACTTTTAAATATATCTATATTCACTTTCCCATCTTTTTCAATAATATTATTTTTAGTTTCTTTAACTATATTGTTTATATTATAGATATCATTAGTTATCTTTGAAATATGTATATCATCTCCATTATCTTTTGTATAAGAAAATTCTAATTCATACTCCCTTTGAATTGTACATTTTTTCATATCTTATCAGCTCCTTTTAAATTCAATATTTTAGTTACTTTATTATTTCACTTCATTTAATTTCATAGTAAAATAAATTCTTTCAATATCTTCTTTTAAAAGAATAACCTCACCATCGTATTTACCAATACTGCTATAAGTCTTTATTACATAATTACCATTACTGTACTTTTCTAATCTTAAATATTCATTATCTAATAACACTTTTTCATTCATTATTTATTCCTCCTTAATATCCAAAAATTCTTAATAATCTTTTAACTCTTAATTTTAATTTTTCATACTTATTATTTTTAGACCCATAAATCTTTTTTATAGACATTAGTATACCTCTCCTCTGCATTATGTTTTTATTCTTATATGTAATATTTGCTATAAGTTAGAATAGCAATCTTTAGTTACTGCCGAATGGCTTAGAACTTATTAATGTTTATAATACTATTATAGCACTATTTACCAACAAATCAATACTTATTTATGTTAATTTATTATTATTTTTATCTTTTGTTTATTTCTCTATTCTATATGTATGACTCCAATTTACTTACACTTTTTTAACTCATCAGTACATTTCTCAGCTTCGTTCATATATGCATTTAATAATATCTTTTCTGCAATTGTACTTTCTCCTGCTAATAATAACCCCTTTACTAGACCTTTTAATACATTTACATTCTTCATAATCAATACACTCCTTATTTTCTTTTTTTAATTTGTTTCTTTAATATATTATATGTACAGAATTCTGAGATATTACAATAAATAATAAATTAATAGAAATATTTTTATTAAAATACCGAATTTATTTAGAATTAAAAAAGAACATACAACTATAAGTATGTCCTCCTATCTATTATATTTACTTTTCAATTCTTACTCCACCAGCTAATTCAATGATAGTAAGTTCTTTTTTTTCATTTGTTTTAGTATCTTCTATAGTATAAACCGGATGTATATATTTTTTATTTATATCTATTACTTCATATACAATACCATCTTTATTTATAATTTCACCTATTTGTAATTCATCTGTAACTTTTATCTCTACTACCGCCATGTAATTCACTCCTTAATATTTCATTCTTCTTCTATATTGGAGCATATAAATTCTCCTAAGTTCCACATACTAACATAATAGCACTCTTTATACTCACCTTTAAATTGCTCAACTCTTCTCTTAGCGTTATTGTCTTCTGAATAAAACTCTATCATTAATTTTTCTGAATATAGATCATCTTCATTGCAAATCAGCTTTAAATCTTCAATATCTTTTTTAGGACTTATCACACTACTATTTGGTTGTATGAATACTGCAATTTCTTGTATTGTTTTACTTATTGTTGATAATATATTGTCATTAGAAAATACTACACTATGTTTTAACATTTTTAATTCCTCCTACATATTTGTAAACAATGTCCTTATTGAAATTTCTTTACCACATTCTGAACATTGTTTATCTTCACCTTTTGGATAATTATCTTCTTGAAATTCTATTTTTGCATTACCACAATATGGACATGTAATACTATTTTGATAATTATCATCAGATTCTTCATAAGTTATTGTTAAAATTCTATTTAATTTCATAATAAATCACTCTCATTTCTCTAAAATAACTCTTTTAAACTAATTTTATAATATTTAGAAATTACATTTTATTCAGATATTTTTTCTAATAATAATTTAATCTTATTTAGACTTTCAGCTATGTCATTATCTTCTGTGATACCCTTCTCTAATGTTTTGATATAAAATTGTAATGCAGTTTGTAATATAGCTTTTTCTTGCCAATTAAATTCCATTTATAACACTCCTCTTAATATTAATTGATAATTATTTTCAATAAGCAGGTAAAACTCTTGTTTTATATTAACTCAATTATTTTAAGTTCCATTCTTCATTTTCAATATAATTAATAATTGCTCTAGGATTGCAAGACATTTCTAAAGAATCTACCAAACAATCCTCAACACCTAAATTATCATATATTCCCTTGCTCTCTAACCATTTTCTAACTTTTTCATTATGTTCATTTGCCATTGCTCTATATTTAGCACTTTTATTTATACTATCTTTAATATGTTTTGTTACTTTCATAGTATCTACTCCTTTAATTCATAACTATAGACCCATTTAGGAGCTTTATAATTTTCGTGGTCTTGATTAAACCCACTTCTAACTCCATGAGGGAATCTATTTAACAATCCTTTTTTATACATAGAACTTAACAATTTAGATAGTTCTTTACATTTAGGCGCACCAAAATTATCTTCAAATTTAATATCGAATTTTTCTACATAATCATAAACAAAATCAGAATCCAACATATCTACAAATTTAAAATTTGCTTTATTAGATATATAATCAATTATCCATTGTTCTTTCTCACTCAATATTAAAACCTCCTCCACCCTATATTAAATCCATTTATTTCCATTTAAAAGAACTATTTTATATGGTATATATTACCTTATGATAGTTTATTTGCAAGTTCCCAAGCTAACTTTTTTAAATCTTCATCTTCTTTTTCTAATTGTTCAATTTCTTTGATTATATTACATAGTAATCTTTTTATCTCTTTTTCTTGTATCTCATCTTTTGTAATTTTACTTAATCCAAACTCAAGTGTATCAATACAGGCTCTTAGTTTTGTAAATTTCATATTAGCACCATCCTCATAAATTTATTTTAACATTAATTATTTAACTTTCCTATGTATTTCCTTACTAATAATATATCATATTCCAGTTATAGTTTCAAGCTTTCTTCTGTTAATTTATTTACTTTTATTTTAAAACTAATACTTCCATATTCTCTTTAATCCAATTTTCACTTATTCCACGCTCTATGAGTTCATTAATCTTTGTATTAACATCACCTATAAATTTTAAAGTGACATTTATATTACAATTATCACAAACTTTTATTATCTGTTCAAAGAAATTATATTTCATTTTCAAATCCTCCCAACCAATTAAAATTTGATTTTTAAGTTGTTTTAATTTATTTATATTCTTGGTCTACAATCTTTTTATATCTTTTATGATGTAAAAATCCATTACTCATAGTTACTTGATTAAAACATTTTTCAGAGCAAACATATTCGTGTCTTTCTTCACCTTTATAGTCAATAACCAATACACTATGTTCATGACCACATATTTCTTTACAACCATAACATCTATATGTTCCAAAATAACTCATGTTAATCCTCCTCTTATTATCATTTTTTCTAATGCAATAAACCAATACTTCTATTTGTTAAATGAATTTATATCTATTTTATTTAAATTTACATTATTACCTCTAATATATAGTCCTAAATCAAATTTTTCTTGTAATTCTTTTTTAAACTTTGCTCTTTCTTTTTTAGTTAATTTAGACTTAGAAAATTTTTTCATATTATCACACCTTTTTACTATTTCAGTAATATGAATATTTCATTTGAATATTTATTTTTTTAAACATTCGTTGCAAATTATTCTATAGTTATAATCACCTCTAAACATATCATAAGAATGGACATTATGTTTAGTACTTTTAAATACGTTTTTTATTTCTCCACAATCAGCACATGTATAAAATCCTAATAACCATCTTATAATGTTATATGTCCATTGTATTAAAAATAATATTGGTGGTAAATGTATCTCTTTCATTTTTATCTACTCCTTTCTAATCTACTTAATTTATTAACTCCAGTTAAATTTCCTGATTTATCAAGACTTTTTATTTAATGTCTTCTCTATAAATCCTGAATGTTTCCTTATTACTATTTATAACATCATAAGTTCCATCTAAATTAATTTTAACTATCTTAACAGTTAATTCTATATCATTATTTATAATTG